TGTTGCTGGGCGATATGATCTTCCGGCCGCACATGGCGTTCGGCAGCGACGCCTTCATTGGCAGCGGAATTGCGTCACTATATACGAGTGGTTTTACCTCTCAGGAGAAGTGGGTTGCAGGCGACGTTCTGATCGAACCGCTGTACCCGCTCAAAAGGTAGAAGATGCCTCGGTCGTTTCCAAAGGATCTGGAATACAAGGTTCTCTACGCGGTGATCGTCGCCGGCAAATCGGCGAGGTTCGCAGAAGCCAAGATGATCGTGCTCTTCGAAGAGCTCGAACGTCGCGGTCTCTGGAAGGGGACGTGGTTCGCGTCCCTACCTCAGAGGATGCCGACGCTGGTGAGTTGCCTCAAGGCTGCTCGCGTCGGCAACTACGACAAGAACTCCGCGGCCTTTCACGGCCTGTTGAGAGCCCAGCTCGATCTGGCCACATGTACGGTCGCGGAGCTGGAGGCCATCAAAGGGATCAAGCAGAAGACAAGCCGCTTCTTCATGCGGTGGTCGAACCGCCGGGATCGCTACGCGGTCCTGGATGTTCACATCTTGGCCTGGCTCGCGGAGCAAGGCCACAATGTCCCGAAGATCACGCCCCAGTCCAAGCGTGAATACGAGCGGGTGACGCAGCTGTTCCTGGCCGAAGCCGATCGCCTGGAGATCCACCCGGTGGACCTTGACGAAAAGCTCTGGCTGGCTCGGAATAAAAGTGGCATCCGCGAATAACCCCAACCGAGGAACCCACGATGCAGATGTACTGTCTGATGCAGGGCGACAAGCCGATGACGGAAACCGTGCGCGACGCGCTCCTCGTGAACGCGTACGACATGTACCAGGACAAGAAGCGGACTCGCCGCATCCGCTCGAAGACGTACGACGGTGTCCTGGAAACGAACCTGAAGCCGGTCTTCTTCGTCGGCATGACGGGCCTCGTCTTCGATGCTCTCGTCAAGACGGAGTCGGCCGGCGGAGAGACGACTGTCCGGTTCTTCGTCCGAACGTCGGACTTGGAGGACGGCTTCCTTGAACGGGGAAAGTGGGTCGATCACGAAGAACTCGGCGCGATGGTCAGACGGAGCCTCCGTCGTCACGCCGAGATGAACTAGGAGTCCGCCATGCTTCGACGTGTGTTTGGTTGGATCGCAGCGTTCTTTCGTCCCAAGGCGATACCGCCCGATCCGAACATCTTCCACGCGAAGATGCTCATTCCCGAGTGGATGGATGGAGTGGGTTTGCTGGTTCAGCTACGGCGGATCGGCTCCGTGCAGCTGTCCTCGCCCGGGAAGTCGCCGAAGTATGGCGCCGTGCATTTGTCGCGGGTCCTCGGTCCGCGGGCCTTACTTGAGCAGTTCTACCGCCAGTACGCCGATATCACAGGTGCTGATGGTAGGAAGTTGCTTCTTGGTGGCGTCGTTCTTGTCGACTGCCAGCTCACGAACATTGCGGTCTCCGTCTGCACCCCGGATGGCCGTCTGGCCGTCTGCGAGGATGTGCGGCTGTATGTCTCGTACGAGTCGGCCCTCGCTCTCGGCGAGTGGCTGCAGACGGCCAAGGAAGATTGACGGCCGGTCGTCAGTCTCGTAGAGTCCCCTGTTGTCGGGGTGGCTCAAATGGTTAGAGCACCGGACTTCAAATCCGTTGGTTGCGGGTTCGAATCCCGCCCCCGACACAGGGTTCATTTCAGAAGGAGGACCTCACAATGGAACATTGACCGCACCTCCCAGTGACGCAGTATCTCTACATCTTCGTCCGACAAGATCTACCGCCGCCCCAACGGGCCGTGCAGGCGGTCCACGCAGCTCTGGAGGCTAAACACCTCTTGAATCTGACGTGGGAAGAACATCCCCATCTTGCTTTGTGTGGGGTCAAGGATCTTCGGCAGCTCAATGCTTGCGCTGCCCACCTCCAGCACTGTCACATTCCGTTCGTGCTCTTCCATGAGCCGGCACGGAATAACGAGGCGACAGCGATTGCCACAGGTCTTGTCAGTGGGGAGACACGGCGTCTCCTCAAGAGATATCAACTGCTCAAATTGGGAGAACCCAACGATGACTCAGGTCACCGAACGCAAAGAGACGGAATCCAGGTACGGATTCCACCCCTGTAACTACGAAACCTGTGCCCTCCTCAAGCGCCTTTGTCTGGTGATGAGGAAGCACACCTCTCTGGCGGCGACGTGGTATCGGCAAGAGGGAAAGCAACCTCAGAACCGGCCACTGAATCGACCGCAACCGAACTTCAAGCTGGCCTGTCCCGAGACTTCGGAATACGTTCCGGTCCCGGATTGGCCGGCCACGCGTGAAGCCGGAAAGCTGGTGACGATGGAAGCGTACCGTAGCGGCTACCACATCGATCACTTCTGGCTGGCTCGCCTTTACAAGCGAGCCCGGATGCCTCAGCCGACGCAGCCCGAGCTGTTCACCGCAGCCGAGCTCGCTCAGATCGAGGCGTACCGCAAGCTGGCTGACGGAGAGTAGCTATCCCGGGACGGCAGGACTTTCCTGCCGTCTCTTTTCTTTTGAGGACGTCATGGAACCTATCAGGGTCAATGTAACCGGGGTGCCATCGATTCGTTGGTTCTTTATGCTTAGTTACCTTGGCGGTTATGAAATTCCCTTCCGCGACGCGGAAGGGAAGATCGTGGTCCCGAAGTCGCTGGCACTTGCGGACACCATATTGCAGCGGCTCGATGAAGACGCACAGAAAGCTGGCGCCGATCGCGGTGTTGCTCGAATCGGCATGGGCGCACATAAGTGGCGTCTCTTCCAGTCGGAGATGCCGCACGTTGAGATCGAGACTGAGGCCGAGTGGCTCGCGATCATCGAGAAGATGAAGGCAAAGGTACAGGCACTTCTACTCACTACCTTCGGAGGGCTCAATGGAGACGGCGACAACGTCAACTGAAACTGTCGAAATTGCTTGCTCGGTCTGCGGCGCCTTGCGCAACGTCAAGCCGACCGTGAAAGGGAAGCCTCGCCCGCCGCGGGGTTGGAAGAACGTTGGGAGTACGCTCACCTGCTCGGAGTGCTGGGGCAAGACCTACGCGATCCGCGCGATGACGATCCCGATCGCCTCGGCGGACTGGGAGGTCTTTCGCCCGATCCTGCGGCAGGCACAGGAGGCAGTGACTCACCTCAGCAACTGGGCGATCCGGAAGCTGCTGGCGAACGACGTTGTCCGCGGTCCCGGCGAGGAGAAACTGCCGAAGATGCCGCCGATCTACCTGTACGGGATGGGACCAGAGCTGGCATCGTGGCAGACGATCGGCAAGGGAACCGCTTCGGCGGTTCTGATGTCAGTCGAGCAGCGCTATCGCAAATTGCGATATGACATGATCTGGCGAAACGCGATTGCGCCGCCGAGCTTCCGCTTTCCGCAGCCGGTTCCCATTCGGCCGGACGGGTTCAAGCTGGAACGCAAGGACGAGCGGATCTTCCTGATCGCCAATGTCGGCGGAGTGCGGCACGAGCTGATGCTCTCTGCCGGCCGGCAGTTCAAGCGGCAGACGAAGGCGATCGAATGGCTGATGGAGCATCCCGAGCTCCTGGGCCAGGCGGCGCTGCTGGAAATCGAAGGCAAGCCCGGCGATCACCGGCCGGCGAACAAGGACCGAGAGAACGGAAACGGGAACCGGTCGAGCCGGCGGTTGATGGCGAAGATCGTCGGGTGGCTCCCCATCAAGGGAGAGTCCATTCCCGACAACACGCTGATGGTTCGCTCAGACAAGGATTCGCTCCTGGTCTGCGTAGACATGGACGATCAGCGGATCTGGAACTACAACGCCGATAACGCCCGGATGATTTCGAACCGGCACGCGGCCCACCTGCGGGAGTTGTCTCGACTGAGCGACGACCGCAAGGCCGAGTATCGGAAACCGCGGCGGGACGGAAAGCCGTTCCAAGCTCACGTTCAGGAGAAGGCCCGGCGTGACCGGAACCGGCTCCAGACGCTGTGCCACCAGGTGAGTGCCTCACTTGTTGCCTACGCAGCCCGCCGTAAAGTGGCGGAGATCGTTTATGACGATACGGACCACTCCTTCGCACCCTCGTTCCCGTGGGCCATGCTTGGCACCATGATCGAACAGAAGGCTCGTGCGAAGCGGATCGTGGTTCGTGCCAAGACGCCGCCGGAGAAGGAGGAAGAGTCCTCCGACGAAGGCGAGACGAGCCAGGAGCAATGACCTTCAACTCCTTGGATCAGGCCCATTGCCAGGGCCAAGCGCGGTGTCGACCGGGAGCGCTAGCCGCCCCGGTTCGACCGCGGAACGCTGAGAAAGAGATCGGGATTCCGAGCAATGTGCTCACAGCCCCGAAACGTCCGGTGCACCCGCCTGAAACTCGACTGCAAGTCCCTGGAGAAGTGTGTCGGCTTTGCAAGGAGCGACAGGATACCATTGCGGCAAGATTCGGACGTTCGAGTACACCTCGTTAGGGTTCGGACGCAGCTTCCGGCACTGGCGCACTGCAATGACCTCAGGGACGCAACAGCACCGACACGGCGAGTGATGTTCCGCTCGGACGCAGTATCACGTCAGACGATCGTGTCATGACAGAAAGAAGTCCGTACGTCAGCAGGTCTACGGGGAATGTCGCAGGATCAAGGCAGCACAATCCGGTTAGGCAGCGTCTGCTGTCCGTATTGCAGACAATGTGCCACGTCCTGAACGTGAGATTACGTTGAACAATTCCCAGAGCAGGGGCACTGATTATCAACCCCTGTGTCTACGCCCGCTGCAAGGGCGAAGCGCGAATCAGATCCAGAGCGCTAGCCGCCTGGAGACACTCGCGGAACGCTGTGAAAGGTCGGGATTCAGGACAACGTGTCCACAGCCCCGAGACGTTCGCTAGGAGGCCTTTCGGCAGGTTGCTATGGAGGGCAGGTTCACACGCACGAGGCAGCTCAGCCCAATGGATGCAGGTCTCGGCTCTAGGTTCTGTGCAGGACCATCGTTCACGAAAGCAGAGCATGGCGCATGCAGGCAGCTGCCGGCACCCCGCAGGACAATGCCGGTGAAGAATCCCGCAGTTACGAGAGGTGGCCGTCTCATCCGCAGATATCAGGGAGTCGACGCACTATGGACATTCTCATTCAAATGCTCATGGTGCTCGCGGCCATGATCGTATTCATCACGTTTGCCTTTGTGCTCGTTGTCCTTGCAGACACGTACGAGCATCAGGCTTGGGTTAAGAAGCCTCAACAGGAAGGACAGGACTGGAATGATCGTTCGTGGAACGGCATTCGTTGAAGCACTCAAGCGGCAGCTGGACAGCCGCCAGGGTTTGGATCCCTACCGATCTGACGTCGGCCCCGTGCCGCACGTCAACATCAGCCAGAAGCGTCGTGACCTCATGACGCTCGCCGGCCATCTTGTGGCGATGGAAGAACGGCGCCTGGTCAAACTCACGCCCGCGGTTCTCCTCCAGGAGGGCTTTGAGGACGCCACCAACAACGGCCCACCGACGTACCTCCTTTCCCGATATGGCCGGCGGATCGAGGTGATCTTCTTTGACACCCATGTCCGCTGGAACTTCGTGCCGGATGAACTGGCACCGGAGAACCTGCTGGAGATGGATCTCCTCTTTGAAAGGCTCAGTCGCCAACCATGACCGACGAGATCAAACTGCCCAAGTCAGCGCTCGAAGCTAACGACCTCGCTCTCGAATTTCGCCGCGAGCTTGCTCGGGCCGTACCGCAGCTCGACGAGAAGTCCATTGAGACGGCCGTAAAGCTGCAAACTGGAGAGTTCGAAGGGTTCTTTCACGCTGAAGCGTTCTGGGTTGAGACACGCGAATACGATGGACTCCAGCCCATCAACTTCATTCGCGTCCAGACCACTCCTTCGGGAATGGTGCGGGCAGTGATTTCTGTCGATCACGTCAAGTTCGACGCCTATGACGATACGGTCAGTGGGGCGGTCGAAGGACTGGTCTATGAGCTTCAAAACGACCTTCGACGCACGGAGGACAAGCTCATTCGCACGAATCAGTCTCTGGCCTCGCTGGTGCCCAACCTCGACGGTTTGGCAAGTCTGGTGTACGAGCGTGGGTTGGCACCCGGCCGAGACATCTACGAGGCAGCGGCTGCTCAGGTGGTCGTCGGGGACAAGTTCCTGTGGCTTCACTCACGCGAGTTCCGGTGGCTGCCTGTTCTGGAGGTGAGAGCAACGTCCTTGCCGCCTCGCAACGGACAGGAAGTCCCTGCGGTTCGCATTATCTTTGACAGCGCTTTGCTGTCGGATATCGTCTTGGCCGCTGACGCCATCTGTGCGATCAGTCGGCTGAAACCTCAAGGAGTATTCGTTGACGAGTCAACTTCCGGAAGTGACCCCGCTCGCGCTGGCGGAGTCGAAAGTCCAGACCCAGGCGCACATCTCGCGGGTTCGTGACCTTCTCGGCGTCATGGCGACGGAGCTTCTCCTTCGCGCATCGAGGCATGACCTCTCCAAGTTGCAGTCTCCCGAAGCGGAGTTCTTCGCTGTCTACACGCCGTTGCTTGACGGCGTGACATTCGGGGACCCGCAGTACAAGGAGTTCCTTGCGGCTCTCAAGCCAGCACTGGATCACCACTACGGCCGCAACGACCATCATCCCGAGCATTACCGGGAAGGTACGCCCGATCCGGAGATGCTCTCCGATATTTCTGCGCTGGAGCGGTCGACGGATATCCCGCAGGCTGTCAAGGAGCGGCTGGTCGCTCGGCTCCAAGAGGAGGCGGCAAACGACGTCTCTCCGATCAACGAGATGAACCTGCCGGCCATCCTGGAGATGACCCTCGACTGGAAGGCGAGCAGCGAGCGTCATCGCAACGGCAACATCCTCCGCAGCATCCTCATCAACACGCCGCGGTTCCGGATCTCACGACAGCTCGCCCAGGTGCTGGTGAACACGGTCAAGTTTCTGGAAGGGAAGTGATCTACCTCGTTTCGTTCGTCATGTCGTTTGTGGCTGTATTCCTTAAAGGATTCCAGTACAAGAACGTCATCGGCGGACACATGCGCCTGGTCATTGTCACGGCCTTCCTGATGGCGTTCCTGGATGTCGCCCTGGTCTTTCTCGTGGTCAAGGGCGACTGGACCCTCGGGTTCTCGGCTGGTTGCGGGGCATCATCCGCCATGTACCTGTCGATCCGATTACACGATGCAATCTACGGAGCTAAGCATGGACGCGACGACAATCGACGCCCCAACGATTGAGTGGGTCCGGAAGCCTTGCGGCTGCCAGATCGAACCGACTCCGCACTACTTGGCTGCAGAGCATTGGTGGTGCGCCTTCTGCGATGAGGGCAAGCCTGTTCCGAAACCGATCACGTCCGATACGTCTGAGTACGGCCTTATGGCGTTTGCATTCCTTTTTGGGTTTGCGATCGGCTTCATCATTCCTCGATAAGCAATCCGCGGGTATTGAATCCGGAAAGGAGTCTATGGCTCGGGAGTTTACCCCATCTGAGTCTGCTCGGATTGCCGAGATCCAGGAGCAGATGCGGCGCCTCGAAGCGCTGGCCAACAAACACCATCTTCTAGTCGTCGGCGTTAGTCCGCGACGCACGATCGTTGTCGAACGGGGCTCAGCCCATCCGCTTGCTAAGTCGGATCAGCAGGCTGCTGCTTGGTTCGGTAAATCCATCTTCGGCCCTGCGACCCGAGAGGACTGCGAGGCCTTCATCGTTGAACGCCTGAAAACGAAAGGCTTGTTGTGAAATCGTTCAAAGACCTGTCGGCTGAGGAGCAGCGCGAGCTCGGTGAAAAGATCCGGCTTGCGGTTGTTGACCTGCTCCCGCCCGATACCGACTTCTCGTTCAATTTCGGCGTGCGGCCGGGACCGGGCGAGAAGCACACTGGCGAGACGCTGCTCCACGGGATGACTGTGAGCAGCTTGCCACCGCGGCTGATGTCGATCTACTACGCTGGCCTGTATCTACGTCACCTGCACTATCGCCACGACGGTCAGCCGGCGCTCCTGAACGAGTTGGATGCCAAGACTCGCGACGACTGGGCGTCCGTGGTTGAGGAATCGTTCAAGGCGATTCTGCCGGACGATATGGAGTACATCCTCTTCCTCCTGCCGCACGCTGAAGATCAGACCGGCATGCCTGAAGACGAAGTCCGGATGAGCGAGCGTGTTGTGCTGCTCTCGTCCGTGTCGCCGGAGGGGATTGCCCACGTTTACGACAACCTGGCGGCGGCGGTGAAGGCGAACCTCCCTAACGAGGAGCCTGGACAAGCCCCGTCCGAGTGACGATGCTGCGTTCCGTTCACTCCATCCTCTGAAGGATCAGTTCATGGCCAAGTTTGAACCCGCTCTTCGCCACCGGTCGCATTCGATCCGGTGGGCCATCTTCACTCCATCAGATCCGCAGCCGGTCCCCTTCGTTGATCCGAAGGGGCGGATGCTGATCTTCTGCAATGCTGAGTTCGCTGAGCAGCAGCTCGTGCGAGTTCAGAAGCAGAACCCGAACGCGATTGTCGTCGGGATCAGTGCCGGCCGCTGGGACGCCATGCGAACCAGCCACAAGCACGCCATCGTCACGACGGAGCGCCAGGTCACCCAGGCGATCCGCCACAAGGCCAAGAAGTCGGCAGTCGCTGCTGCATCCGAATAGGGGCTCTGACTTTCAACCCCGATGTCTAGGCCCATCACCGGGGCCAAGCGCGAGTAAGGTCTGAATGCGCTCGCCGCTCGGAACCGCTCGCGGAACGCTGCGTAAGTGGCCGGGATTCAGGACAATGTGTCCACAGCCCCGGCAATGTTTGGATCTAGATCCTGATGTTGTGGCGGTAGAACGTGAGGACCTTTAGCACCACGTCTCGATCCTGATGTTGTGGTCCCTGCTGGCCAGATTAACGCAGAAACGCTCCTCCGCTGCGCAGGCCGCTGTACGTCGCAGTCAGGCACGAGCCATTTTCGACTCAAGCCCGAACAGTCCAAGAGCAGAGGCTCTGACAATCAACCTCTGTTTCTAGCCCCGCTGCCAGGGGCGAGCACGGATGAGGCCTGAAGCGCTAGCCGCTCAGGACCACCCGTGGAACGCTGAGTAAGTGGCCAGGATTCCGGGCAATGCACCCACAGCCCTGGCGAGCGTTACATCCTGTAGGAAACTGGTGCGCCGGCAGGAAGGTCAGCAGAAGGGCCATGCTTACAGACAGTCGCTCCCGCTAGTTCATCCATCTTGATCACAGGGTTATAGCAGGAGTTAAGGCTAAACTCGCACGGTTCAATGGTTCCAGCCGTGTGGCGGAGCCGCAACTTTCACCCGAGGAACCATCATGGCTGACACGTATCCGAACGTCTTTGATGACGATCAAGGCCCGATCGCGATCCAGGAGCTTCAAGCCGTCGCCGGCATTACGGAGTCACTGGAAAAGGCCAAAGCTGGCTGGGTCGCGATGTCGGCCTCCGGAAGACGCCAGACGACGATCGCGCACGCGGTTATGATCGGCCGGCTGCCCGGGGTTAAACCTCCAGAGCTTCCTCCGCTCGATCGAACTGGTGGCTTCCTCACTTTTGTTCAGGAGGGTACGAGGCACCACCTCGGCTTCCTTTTCGACAACGAGGCCGGGCTCGTCTTCGATTCGACCTTTGGCCAGGTCCCGGTGACGCCGGAGGAGGCCAAGGTTCACAACCAGCTCCTCAGCACAGCCGAGATCAAAGGCTTGGACGAGACCTGCGAAGTAGGTCAGGGCCGCATCTTCTACCAGAAGCGGCACGGCCAAGGCACCGCCCTGACGACATGGACCGGCGAGGAGGTCGTCGTCCTGGATCGTCGACCCAAGAAGTCGGCGACCTTCGTCCGTAAGGGGCGAAAGTTCCGCGCGGACTTCAGCAGCGAGGACGAAACCGTTTTTGTGAAAAGGCTCACGTGAACAGACTGCCTTCTCGGAAACCAAACGAAACTTACGAGCTGGCTGGAGTTCCTGTCCGGCTCTGGACGACGCCGAAGACGGTCACCGCGGCGATCGACTTCCCGAAACGAACTCAGACTCGCGTCTTTCGCACGAAGGTCGCGGATCGAACGTTCATGGCGATGCGATGGGTCGAGGATCAGGTTCGCGCTTCCAAGGGCGTGGATGCTGTTCCTCTGACCCGTCTGACTGTGGAGCAGGAGTTGCTACGCGACGTGGTGTTGTCCTTGGACACGCTGTACGCAAACGCACCGGACATGATGGTCGGCAGCGTTAAGGGCTATTTCATAGGCACGGAAGTCAAACTCCGCCGGTATCTCAAAGACCGGGGCATTCGGGTAGGAGACAATGAGTCACACTTTGACGCTGCTCCACCGGGAGCTGGGTGAACGGTGCAGACTTCGTCTGGGCCATGCAAGACAGGATCATTCTGAGGGCCGTATGAGCCTACGGATGTTCCGAATCTACCTTCTGTTCTGGGAGCGGACCTACGACCGCTCCGACATCTCAGCTTGCCAGCGCCGTTTCGCTCAACAGTACGGCCGGTTAGCTCTCTATCAGCGGATCAACCGATTTCGGATTGCCGCTGGCTACACACCACTTCGCATTCCGTGAGGATCCATTGAACACAGTGAAACTTCTGCTCGACAACGGCTACTTCATCAAGGGTCGGCACTACCGCCGGCTTGAAGGAGTGGCTGTCGAGATCGCCGATCCAGGCAAGCCGGTCACGTTCGATACCGTGATGACTCGTCACGACTTCGAACTGGCTCAGGCCGATGGCAAGCTCGTCTGGAGAGGGGAGCGTCCTTTCGGCTTCCCGCAGCTCTCCATGATTCCCTTCGGCCAGGTTGTCTCGGCCAAGGGCGGCTTCACCTCGGTCACGGTCGTTCGACCGGACGGAACCGAGCTGCACGGCAAGTACAACTTCGGCAAGAACGAGCCGTTCTGGCGCCGGCTGGGCTTCCAGCGGGCTGTCGGTATCGCGGCTCGCGAAGAGATCCGCCGGCTGCGGAATCCGAACTGGCAGCCGAAGACCGCTGCCAAAGCCGCGGCCGATCCGAGTTGACAAGTCACAGGTGCCAGGGGTGCAATACTCCTGGCATTTGTTTTGGAGCATTCGCTCCACATCCGCCGTCTCAGACGGCCTCTGCCTGTGAGTGACAGGCCAAGGGTTTTTCCGATGGCACGTTCTTCTTTGCGTCGGGGTTTCACGTTGATTGAGCTGCTGGTGGTCATCGCGATCATCGCAGTCCTGGTGGCAATCCTGCTGCCAGCGGTCCAGCAGGCGCGCGAGGCTGCTCGTCGCAGCACCTGCAAGAACAATTTGAAGCAGATGGGACTGGCTCTCCACAACTACGAGTCCGCCTACAAGCGGTTCCCGAGTGGTGGGGAAGGAACGAACTGGACGGCCACGCAGGCGTCCGGGCTGGCGACCGAGGGGCTGACCCTCACCAACGGTCAGTGGGTGGGCACGAAGCACGACACGGCGTTCGATCCGCATTCGACGTTCACGTCGCTGCTGCCGTACTTCGATCAGGCGCCCGTGTACAACACGATGGACCTGAAGTACCACTACAACGCCGCCAGCACGGTCACGACCTCGCCGCAGTACCGGAACCGGGAAGCCGCCAAGACGAAGATCGCCGCCCTGCTCTGCCCGAGCAACGGTGTCTACGTCGATGATGAGATGGGGTACGGTCAGACCGACTACATGCCGACCGTCTACACCGACATCGTGATCGCGTCGACGGACCTGACGGGGACCTCGGCGACGACGGTGGCCCTCGGCCGGCGGAATCCGGCGACGTCCACGGATCGGAACTCGCGTCGCGATGGAGCTCTGTCTCTGGGCGGCACCGCGATGGGTCTGATCACGGACGGAACCAGCAACACGGTCGCGATCGCGGAAGACGCCGGCAAGCAGTACCTCACTGCCAACGGCGGGATCCGCAGCAAGTACCTGGCCTCCACCGCTAACGGTGGGACCACGGACAACTGCAAGGACGCTTCCGGATCGGGCTCGGCCAGCCGGTGCCCGAATCGGTGGGCTGATCCCGACAACGGCAGTGGTGTGTCCGGCCCGCCGGCTCAGGCTGGTTCGACGCATCGTCTGATCAACAACAACAATCGTCCGACCGGTGGACCGACCAGCCCGACCCCGGGTTGCCCGTGGACGACCAACAACTGTGGCCCGAACGACGAGATCTACAGCTTCCATGTGGGTGGTGCTCAGGCTGTCTTCGCTGATGGAGCCGTTCGGTTCCTGAGCGAGAACACCGACGGCGCCGTCATCGCGAAGCTGATCGCTCGTAACGACGGAGAACAGGTCGACCTCCCGTCGACCAACTGAGTTTCCTTTTCCGGCACCGGGGCCTCCTTTCGGGGAGGCCCTTTCTTTTGGAGGCAGCCCTCATGAAAGCTGTTCTGGCAGCCCTGGGCTGCCTTCCGTTTGCAGAGCTGGTCATTGTGGTCACGCTAATCGCCTTGCCGCTGGCCGGACACGACGCTGTCGAGTCCAGCCGCAGTGAGAGAGAGTTCATGGACAGTGTCGAAGCGGACGTCAACAAGCCGGCTGCGCTATCGCACCCGATTGTGGACGATCCGCTTTTGTTCTTGGAGCAGCCTGACTGCTCCCTTGCGGGGTCCAAATGAAGACGAGTATCACGCTCATGCTGGGCGTGACGTTTGATCCATCCAAGACGACCCCGGAGGATATCCGGGTTTGTCTTGGGCAGTTACTCGACACGGCGACTTCGACGCCGGGCGTTCTTGATGAGATCGGCAACCCTGAGATTGCCGAGTTCGACGTCCACCCGACAGAATGGGTCGAGCCCGAGGACGAACCTGGGCTTCTCGTCCCGGACGGGGACAACGCTTGATGCTCGGAGGCATCGTGAGCTGGCTGGACTTTACAAACGGGCTGTTTGAAATCGTCGGTGGCTGTCTGGTCTGGTTGAACATTCGCCAGATCCGAAGAGACAAGGTGCTGAAGGGAATCTCGATCTTTCCGATCGCTTTTTTCACTGCCTGGGGCTACTGGAACGTCTTCATCTACTACCCGAGCTACCGGGCGTGGTTCAGTGCCGTCGGCGCCCTCAACGTCACGATCGCCAACTCGATCTGGGTGACGTACATGATCTACTTCCGCCGGAAGTATCGCGGGTTCGTTGTCGATCATCGCTTCCTCCCGAGGGAGAGGTGGAGCGACGAGAAGGGCTACTACCGCGATCACGACTGTTGCGGGCACATCACGCATTTTCCGCTCAACTCCACGCTGGCCGACGTCGATCACTGCAACCGGCCGCGGAATGAGCATCTCCATTCGTATTGAGAAGGTCATGGCCAAAAGGAAAGCAACCACGGTTCGTGCGAAGGAGTCGTACGACCTGGATGAAGTTGAAGAACGCAAACCGCGACGCCGCGGCGGTTGGCCGAAGGGCAGGCCGCGAGGCACGAGTTCGCAGGTGCTGAAAGAAAAGAAGGTGGTGTCCCCGCCTGCAGCCAAGAAGCCGCACTATCCCGTCGAGGAGAGAGGTGCCGACAGTTTCACGGAACTGTACGGCGGTGGGGTCTTCGATTCGCCGGATGGCAAGGACGTTATCCTTGTTCATGCGGACGGTCCAGCCTCTGCGATCCGGCTGTCGATCCTGAATGGGCAGATCCATTTTGAGCGGCTGGACGACGATACAGCCCTGCTCGAAGCGCCGGATGGTCACCACCAGGACTACTGCATTCTGGTGGTACAGGACACCGAGTTGTCATGCAGTATCAACCTGGAGCCGGCGATCATCCAGGGCTCGAAGGACTACCTGACAAACGTGAGCTCCAGTGCAGCACTGACAGAGGCAGTCAACAACGCCTACGAGGGCAGTGGTCGGACTGTGATCGCGGTTTGGCCGAAGAATCTGTACGAGCACAAGCGGCCGGAGCTGTTTGCGAAGCCGGACGAGCATTCGCCTGTTTATCGGATCTGACATGGATCAGCCGGAAGTCGTCTTAGAGACGCGGTATGCACGCAATGTCCGTCACGCCAACCGGATGGCCGACACGGATGCTGAACAAGTCGCAAAGCTCGCCGCCGAGTTCATGGTCTCTGGCGTTCGCCACGACATGAAGCGGCACGTTTTCACGTACTTCCAGACCAAGACGATCTGGAGAGCGTGGGACCCGGACATCGACGACGAGCGATTCGAAGAGCTGATGCAGCTGGTGGAGGCGTTTCGTGCCCAGGGGTCGTAAGAAGCAGGTCGGTCGGAATCGGACGGCCGGGATGCACCCTCAGGTCTACAACCGGCTGAAGGTGCTTGTCGAGAAGACCTGGAAGCTGACGGATCCGTCCTACCTTCAGCGCAAGTATCGGCTGCAGGAGATCCAGCGTCTTATTCCGCCGTCGCAACGGCCGACTGACGGCCAGATCAACGGCATACTGGCCCGGTACGCGGATCAGGCGTTTTCGCCTTCCGGTGTGATCTACGGCTTCGCCGTTCGGTTTCCAGAGGAGTACAGCTTCTCTCACAAAGACCGACACCGCCGGATGCACTTCTACATGGCCTGGTTCACCCGCGGAAAGAAGCGCCGGATTGCGTTCTTCTTCTCGCGGTGCAGCCGGACGTCTCTGCCGAAGCATGCTTGGGTTCTTTGGCGACGGTGCTGGCCGGATCGCTACGAGCTGCTCTACAAGCGGCTGCGAGAGCGGACCCGAAAGCACGCGGCCCGGATCAAGACGATCCTGCTGCAACCCGTGATCGATTTTCCGCAGTCCGATCCTGACCTGATGCTGCTAGGGATCTCTCCTCGTGGCAGTCTGTTCTTCGGGCGTACGTCTGACCGCTACAAGCCGTCGCTGCCGGAAGACCAGTACACCTACAAGTGGCGAAATCACAACCAGCTCCGGCAGTTCGCCGGCGAAACAACCTGGGTCGCCGTACCCGTCCAGCCTGGCTTCTATGCCCTCTTCGTAGGCGGTGTCCGCGCTCAGTGGCGTGGAGATGTCTGGTACGAATCGAAGTGGGGCTCTGTCGCTGAGGCGGAGATCGACGAGCGGCTTCCGCTGGATGCCATTCTCGATCTGGCCCGCCGCGCCATTCCGCACGAGATCATGCACGCGGATCACGCCCGTGCGCTCGACATTCACTAGGAGCAGTATGCCTCGATACGATCGGCTGCGCATGTGCCAGGAGTGTCCCTTTCGCCAGGGCGCTCCTCGCGGCTGGCTCGGCCCTCTGACGCCTCAGGATCTGCACAACATCGTTCATCACGATGGAGACATGATCTGCCACGTCGATATCCCGCGGCTCAAGCAGCTCGGACTCGACGATGACGCCGTGCTGGAGCACGGCAACCACTGCATCGGCGCCCTTCGCTACGGACGTTCCGTTCTGAAGCGGTTTCACGACGAAGAGAAACAGCAGGCTGCCGAGTTCGCGATGAAGATCACGGACGATGCGACGATCGCACCATTCACGATCGAGGAATACCACAGTCAACCTCTAGGATCGAAGCACGATGTCAAACCCAAGCATAACCGTGGTGGTCAAGCACGGAGCAGTTCAGGAGATTCGAAACCTCCCGGACGATCTCGTCGTCGAAGTTCGTGACTATGACGTTGACGCCCTCGCACGCACGAAGCGGGACGACGACGGCGAGCCGTACGACGCTTGGGAGTTTTCCGCCGCCTTACCCCACGGGAAGTTCCTGGAATGACCACGTTCCTCAACTGGTTTGCGGGAGCGGATCTCCTCTTCCAGATATTCCTTTTCCTGCTGTGGGCCATTGTTGGCGACAACGTGACACCGCAGGGTCGCGAGCTTTTCCGGTGGAACGCGCTGATTCACATTTGGCTGCTGTTCCTCATCCCTCTGCTCTTCATTGTGAGCCTGTGCCGATGACAGATCGCATCGAACTTCTCTGTCTGATGCTCTCAGACGACGTCCAACTGCACCACCCGGGCTCGACCTACAAAGTCGATCCCGGTAAGCTCCGGTCCGCATTGGAGGTGGTCGGCCTCAAGCTGTCTCTTGAAGGCGCCCGGCTTGACACTCCGAGGACTGATGCGAAGGAAACGAAGGAGGCCGTACGAGATCTGCTGCAGCGGCTCGGGATTAAGTACAAAGGTCTCCGTTCGTACGTGAAGGATTTCACTGATCTCGCCCGCGGCTCCCGACGTTTCGTCAAGGTTCTCGGCTTTGTCGGCCCGGATCCCAAGTTCGCGATCGTTGAGGCGTTCGCCGCAGACCGCGGCTTTTCCGTCACCACTGACTGGCCCGTTTCGGGCTGAGGACCTATGGAAATCGATCCTCGCCCCGCTAAGGGGACCAGGTTCAAAGACATCTCAGGCCAGACAACCGCGACTGGAATTGAGGTCCTACGGCATTTGGGCTTCGTTCGGAACATCGCTGTCTACGCTTGTCGGTGCCCGAAGTGCGGTAAGGAGTTTGACGTAACTCGGACCGCGCTTTACGTTCAGAAGTCTTGTGGGTGCGTCTCTAATCGCGGCAACCCCACGTCGAAGGATCGGCATACTTATTCTGGTTGGAATAACCACCGTCACTTGATGGTTCCAGAATGGCAGGCGTCCTTCAAGGCGTTCTTTGCCGTCGTTGGTCCGTTGCCACCAAATCGCTATCTGCGGAAGCGAGATCCTGATCAGCCGTTGGGTCCGGATAACTGGGTTCTCAGCGATAGCCCAAGTCATAAGATGTGGCGGTTCGGTCCCGAGCTGGTTTCCGGTAAGCGTTGCCAGGCGCTATTGGGGTTCACCCGACAGCGGCTGCACCAGTTGATCAAAGCCGGTCATCTTCAGAAGCGTCTTGACGAGCTCTACGCCAAGCTCAATCCGAAATGATTTCCCGTGATCCGATCGGCACGGTTTGCCGTTCGTGTTACGTCCCTTTCCTGCAGGAGCCTGTTCCAATGATCTATCGGCTGATCGTCGTACTCATCATGTTCGGTGCGTTTGTCGGCGCCCGGGCATACTACGAGGAGACCACTGTTGTCCGGCAAACGCATGAGTCCATCCACGCCCAGTTCGACGCCGGGCAGCAAGATAAAGTGGCGGAGCAGCGGCTCCGTCGCCGTCTGGAGAACAGCGGCTGGGCTGTCGGTGGCGGGCTTCTGACCTTGGTCGCGCTCGCGATCCTGATCGGCGGGGTCGACAAGCAGTGGTTCAAAAAGTGGACCACCGGCGCTGCTCTGCTGCTCCCTCTGCTTTCCAGTGGTTGCTGGTGGAAGCCGTTCAAACCGGTGAAGTTCGAAACGATCGGCACGAACGAAGAGGCGTTCGTCATCCCCTACGTCGGCGACAACGCTGACCAGGCCTCGACGGAAAGCGAAGCCTTCCTGAAAGCCAAGCTCGTCAATACCAAGCAGGTCGAGATCCCGCAGCAGTGGGTCCCGAAAGGCTATGAGTACATGGGTGCGGACGGCGAGTGGCGCGACGCAGCTATCGTGATCAAGGTCGATCGTTCGCCGGTCACCCGGGAATGGACGGCCGACGAGAACAGCGGTACGTCGAACAAGAACGAAGCCATCTGGGTCATGACGGCGGATCAGGTGGAGTTCTCCACCGGATGGACTGTCACGGCACGAATCGCATCCCGCGACGACGCGGTCAAGTTCCTGCACAACTACAGGAACGAGACGCTCGCCGAAGTGCTGGACCGTGAGGTTCGAGCCTACGTCCAGACCGCCTTCGGGCTCGAAGTCACCGACCAGCGGATGGACAAGCTCCGGCTGGAAGCGACACCGCACATCAAGAAGGTTATCGAAGCCACGACTGCGTTCTTTGTCGAACGCGGGATCACGATCACCAACCTGGGGATCTCGGGCGGCTTCATCTACAAGGACAAGAGCATCCAGACGAAGCTCGTCGAGGTGTTCAACGCCGAGCAAGAGCAGACGATCGCCACTTCCAAGGCGGCGGCTCTCCAGAAGGAAGCCCAGGGTAAGGCCGACGCCGCAAAGGTCGCCGCACAGGGCGAGGCGTCCGCGACTCAACTGCGTGCGGAAGCGGAAGCGGAGGCCACTAAAGCTCGTGCCGATGCGTCGGCCTACGAGATTGAGAAGGCTCGCGAGCAGCTTCCGATTTACCTGCAGCTGCGGCAGCTGGAGGTTCAGAAGACCCAGATTGAGAAGTGGAAGGGCTCATTCCCGACGATCTACGTTGGTCCGATGTCGCCCAGCTCACTCCTCAACCTGCCGCCGAAGACGACCCAGGCACCGTAGCCTGAGTCTCCCACACCGCGTCACACGAAAGGCCACCTCCGGGTGGCCTTTCTTCATTTCCAGAGGACACTCATGAAGGTTCTTGGCCCACACCACGTTTCACTGATTTTGGCTCAAAGCGGAGCTCCGGAGGGCAGCGACGCGATTCGACGGCTCCAGGAAGCGATGACCGAGTTCTATCGTGCGTTTTCATTTGCCTCGTCCGTGGCCGCGGAGGTGACACGTTCCGGGCTCGTCCTACTCGACATGGACGGCCTCACTGGCGGAGTCGAGGCGTACTTCGCCTCGGTCGGCGTGCCGATCCATAAGACGATGGCCGCTGTCGGCGCCGAGGGTACCTGGGATCCCAAGGAAACGCAGGACGAGCTGGCGAAGGCCCATCGCACGATCAATCTCCGGAACAAGAGGTTGCGGGACGAGATCCAGGGGCTCGCTAATGAGCCCGACGACGCTGACGACGATGACGACGAGGAGGACATGGAGCCGGATCGGCTTCCCGTGCTGATGACGATCGAGCATCGCACGGGGTCCATCACGATCCCGTCTTTGATCGAAGTTGAGCCCGGCGAACGCGAGACCCTGGAGGAGGACCCGACAAACGAGCAGTCCTTGTCTGAGGTCCAGGAAGATCTGGCCGAGAACCAGGACATGGTCGTTGCCGCCTACGGGCTGGTCATCGGTCCCTCGGAGTATCTGACCGTGACCCGGATCGAGCCGATAGCGAATCTGATTCGTGGATCGGTAGCCCAGGAAGACGTCCTGCCGAACATGGACGTTGATCAGCGGAATCGCATTGTACGGCTCCTCCGGGATCTGTGCATGTTCGTGTCAGACACGGAGGATCTGGATCTGCACGGGCTGTACGACATCCTTTTCCCGCCGATCGTCGGATCGCTCCACGACGGTGTTCGGCAGGCCCTGGAAGCGGATGGCCCGATCACGAACGCGGATCTGGTCGCGATGCACCGCGTTATCCTGTTCCGCGCTGCGGCGGGCAATGACCGCGTCATCGACTTTGTTCGGTCGATGACCCGGCAAACACTGCGCGAAGGGCTATACGGGCAAGATCCGCAGCCGTCTTCTCCGTCTGAGGAACCTTCTCCGGAAGGGCCGTAAACCCGCCCTTCTGTTTCTTTGTCTCCTTGGCCCAGCGACGAGCTGTCCCTTTGGGCAGCTCGTTTCTGGCCTCGGCGGCGAACATCCATCTCTGTTGCGATTTGCTTCGGAACGGCATCACTGACCTCCTGTCGGTGATTTCGTTCTACCACCACCAACGTCATGAGGATAGCTGTGACCTACGAAGACCTGATCACGCAATTCATGTACACGTCCTTCCCCAAGATGAACGTGTCCTCCGAAGTGCAGTTCGAAGCCATCTCCGCGGAATTGTTCGGCACGAAGCAGCGACGCTACGGACCGATGCCGTCCCCGGAAGTCCAGGCGGCGATTCGGGGCGTGCTGCGGTCTTCGGATCGGCTGAACGTGCTCGTTCCCTGGGGCAGCAGCAAGCAGGACGCGACCCCGCTCGACATCCTGGAGTTCTTCGCTGTCCGTCAGCTGCTGTGCCTGCGGGACGGCATGCGGCGGCACGGGAAGGAAGTCGAGTTTCACGTCCGGATCGAGGACCTTACGGACCGGGTGCTGTTCGGCGTCACTCGCGCCGCCGCGATCGATGAGTACGCTGCCAAGTTCGAGCGGCTCCTGAAGTTCATGCTCGGCGACAGTGTCGTACCCATCCGGGAATCGATGCTGACGAACTGGTCGTCCTTCAGCCTCGAAGTCGAGAACCTGGCGCCGCTGTTCTACAACTACCTGCAGGGCCGGGCCACCGGCACGGATCTGCAGAACGCTGGCTGGAAGGGAGACATCCCCGAGGAGCAGCGGCAGTACTACTACACGGCCTACCAGGTGTTCTATCCCGGCCAGGATCACAAGTGGATCCTGGCGAGATACTTCGCCGCGACGCTGGCCCGGGTTCGCCTGAGCGCGACTGCGATGCCCAGCGGGCCTGTCGTGGGCCTGTCGTTCAACCGGCCTGTGCCGGGGACGCCGGTCAACAAGAACCGTCTCTACTACCGGACGTTGCCGGAGCGCCACACGAGCATGCACCGTGCGCCGTGGATGTCCACTGGTTATTTCCGGATCGGTGAGGATAATGCGTGCGTCCCGAAGTTCCGGGACTACAACGAACCGCTGGAGCTAACCACCCACCACGTTGACGTTGGTGGAGTCCACGTGTTGGCTCCGTACTCACTCAAGGAATGAGATGGAACCGATTGAAGTGCAGGGAGTGCTGGGGTGCCGTGGACGCTGTGGATGTCCCCAGGGACCGCAAGGTATCCCTGGGCCTCCCGGACATACGGGTCCGCCGTACGTTCCCGGCCCACAAGGGGATGTCTTTATCGTCGGAGTTCAACAGCCGGACATGGTCCGGCACTTCTACAAGGGACCGCAGGATGCTGAACCGATTTGATGTTGTCATTGGCCTGACGATCCTCGCGTTCGGCTGGCTGCCCATGTTCATCCCGGAGATCCATGCGAACAGACGTCACCGTCACCACTGAAGGGGAGGTTCGCCTTCCCGAAATTCCAATCGCCTCGCCTGGCCGGAACTCCCATGCCAAGCGAGGCGATTTCATTCAATGGCGAACCGCTGGCAGCGACTTCTTCGGTCGCGTCATCGGGTTCGTTGATCCGCCGGAGAGGCAGGCCGAGGGACTGCTGATCGTCGTTGCGATGCACCTCCATACGCTGGCTTGCGAGCGTTGGGTCGAGCCGAAGGACGTCTACGACTGCCATACGGTTCGCAGCGACTACGAGTACGACAAGCTGGAGTGGCTGTTCGGGAGCGACTTCTTTAAGACGCCACCGGACCTAGCCCGTCAGTGCTTCGACAAGCTGGCTGACGAGCTTGTGCCTGGCCGCAAACGGTGCTGGAGCTGCCAGCATTGCAAGGCCGTCCACGAAGTCTTCTGGCGGTTCAAGGAGGCCGCGAGAGACGCCACCAACGGGATCGATCTCACGATCGTCAACGATTGGAATCGTGTTGCGAAGGCATCTCCCTGTCTTCGAATTTCAAAACCCGCGGATTGAAAGGACCCTATGGCAACCCGTAAACCGACAGTTCGAATTCGAAAAGACGACCAGCGCCGGCTCAAGGGCGCAGCGAAGGTGAAGAAGTCGGGTGCGAACGAGATCCTGGCCAATAGCTCTGCGGCCTTCCTTCGCACCGCACTCAGGACCGGGTTCCACCTGACCCTGAGCGAGCCGATGATGGAGATGTTGACGAGCATCGAAGGCGGAATGCACTGGGCTCGGACGCGGGAGGGCGGCAGCGTCCTCCGGCCGAATAACGTGATCGCCACCCAGATGGCCCTGGTCAATCGAGGCCTGGTGATCGAGAATCCCAGCGTCATCCCGACAATCCGCAATCCGCGGCGGGAGAGCGATCACTGGGTCAACAAGAGCCTGGTGCTGACGCCGATCGGTAAGGTCGTTCTCACGCTCTTCCGCGTCGCTGGCATTTACGTGCCAGACGAGATGGCCCAGATCCGTAAGGCACGTGGGTGAGACGTCCGCATTTTGTTTCTGTGGGGCTGCAGCGGGCTAAAGCCGCTCGGCTACTGAGTGCCCAGCTCAAGCAGGAGATTCCGCCGGAGAGCATCCGGCCAGTCTCGGGCTGGGCTCGAAACGCGTCCGGCGGCGACAACTGGGAGGTCTTTCTAGGCGATCGAACAGTTTGTCGCTGCCGCGTTTCTCTGACAGACTTCCTCAAGGAAGCGAAGGCCCGTGGGTTCTTCGTTTTCAAGGGGTTGATTCAGTTCGGGAAGAAGGAGAAGTAGAATGGGCCGAACGACAGGAGGTCACCATGAAGATGGATCTCGTTAAGGCCGGCTTGCTGGTCGGCATCACCTGGATGCTGACGTTCTTCGCTCTGAACGATACTCACGGCAAGGCACGTCGCGAACTTCAGGAGCGGTACAGTGACGCTCGCCGCGAAGACAGCCGGGAGATCAGCCGGCTGAACTCTCTTATTCGCCAGGAACGTCGGGACTGGCGGGCTCACATCGACAAGCTCGAAGCGGATCACCGCAAGCAGCTTTCAGCTCAGGAGACTCGGCACCTGATCGAGCAGGCCGATCTCTTCGCTCTGATGAAGAAAGAGAATCTGATCGCCGAACCTATCGAACCCAGAAAGCAGGAATGAGCAAGAAGCCTAAGATCGGGCAGATCGGCCGCAGTGCCGCCAAGATGATTCGGGTCTGCGACACCTGCCCCTTTCTCAAGGTCAACCACGGGAAGCCGCATCCGGCGAAGTGGTACTCGATCAAGAATCTTCGGCGTCTGTGGAATGGCCTCCGCACCGGCAAAGCACCGGGAATGGTCTGCCACTCCTCTGATCCGAACAACAAGGACTACGGCGGCGACAAGAACGTCAAACCGGGGCATGAGCAGGAGTGTGCCGGCGCCCTGATCCTGATGATTCGCCACGCCAACGAGTACGGCCGGCTCTCGAAGCTGGCCTACAAGGTGAAGTACCCGCTGGGTCTCACCCTCCGCGCGTTGGCCACCTTCGTTGAGGCCCAACTGTTTGGACAACTCCCGTCAGTCGAAGACCGCTCCGCGGAAGTCGGCTTGCCCTGGGAGAACGACACCTCTGGAGAGAGTGATGCCAGTCAAAGCAAAAGTGGAAGTCCCGGTTCCGATCCAGGCTCTGCTGGGTGATCAACCGAAGGGTCGCACCTGGGAGCGGTTCTTGACCGAAAGTTGCGAGATCAACAACCGGGTCAGGCACAAAAGCGGCCCGCCGACGATCCTCTACACGAACGGCAACAGCAACTACATCCTCCTGCCCAACCAGGTCGTTGTGCAGAACTTCGGCCCGCACGGAGCGAATCTGCTCCGCGAGATTCGACAGCGTGGTTGGTTGCCGATCCTGCAGGAACTCATCGACGAGATGAATTCTCTGACCCGGGACGTCGGAATGCGACGTCCGCTGATCAAGCTCGACAAGGAGGGTCGGCTCGTTCGCGAGTCCCACGCTCAAACCGAGAAGCCGCGGTGGGCCGTCTACGCTCCCGGCGGCGAACGCTGGATCACCTTCGCTGACGACGAAGCGACTGCGATCCAGAACGCGATTCCGATGTTGGCCCGGCTGCTGGACATGACTCTCAGCGCGTTCCGCCAGGCCCACGAGAACAAGCTCACTGCCCGGCGGATGCCGGACGATGTTCGCGAGAACGCCGACGCTTCCGCAGTCGAAATTCGAGTCGACTGATGAACCCCTTTCGTTCCATTCTCAACTGGATCCACCAACTCAACGAGCCAGCCTTTCGTCCGCCACAGACGTTGGCCGATGTCTCACTGGAGATCCTGCTGATCTTGGCCCAGACGGTGCGGACGACCGCGCCGGGACGGGTCATTCGCATGACGCTGGAGCGGGCTGGCTACCCGCATGACGTCGCTTCCTTCTATCAGAGCATGGCGGCTCTGGAGGATCAGGGCTTGCTCTCCGGCCGGCTATCGGACGAAGACGAGCTACATGGCTTCCGGGCGCGATACTACACGGCCACCAAGGAAGGTGAGGACTACGTGCAGTTCGCGTTCAGCGTGCTCGACCAGATACGAACCTACCTCCAGGAGGACTGAGTGTTCTGCGAGGAATGTCTTCGCAAAAAACGCTACACCGCTCGCGAGGAATCGAGACCTGGGCAATGTCTTGAATGTGCTCGCAAGCTCGACATCTATCCCGTCACTGAACAGGACCAGAAGCGTGAGTTTCGGTGGCGACGCCAGATCCTTGAAGACCTCGGCGCGACCGAGGGCAAGAACGGCATCTGGCATATCCCGCTGGCCGAAGGAGAGATGACGGACATCGTCCTCTCGACCGGCTACATCAATTCCTCCTTCGGTCCAGGAGGATCCGCTCTCATCTTCAACTGGTACGGCCCGATGACAGATCAGATCCGTCATCTGGGCCTGACTCGTGGAGTCCTCAATGAGAACCTGGATGGAGCGGGAATCTGATGAAACTGACCCTCTGGCGAAAGGGGGACCATGTCCGCGTCTATGTGAACGGACATCGGTTCGAAAACGCTCGGATCTGGTTTGGCCCAGCTGATCCGGCACGCTGTCAAGACATGCCGGCCGGCCAGCGGCCGACGTGGGCGCTACGAGGTGACGGAGACTTCGGGACCATCCCGAAGGAAGCCGCGCTATCTGAAGTGCGAAAGCAAGCTCTGCTCGATGCTGGCCTCATCGGAGCAGACACGCCAATCAAAAACTACCCGACGTTCGAAGAGATCGTTGCGTCGGTTTCCGCGGCCTCACGTTGAGCCGCGGACAAGCTCGTCTGTCCGGAGATGTTCCATGTTGCGCAATTTCGTGCGGTACGTTGTGGACATTTTTCTCATTGCCTTCTCGGGGCAAATCGTCGTGGCCTGCACCTCTCCGATGGGGATGTACATGGTGATGCCTCCGAACTTGCTGCGGGATCCGGCCAAGGATCCGGCTTCGAATCCGCCCGCCGAGGGTGAACCGACGACCTAGACCGCGTGTCTGGTCTTGCAATCAAGGACGGAGTCGGTAGACTCCGTCCAACTGGGCGATCGCACGTTGGTGTGCAACCGATTGTCAATTCCATGCTCGGAAACGAGCCGACTGATGATCGTTACCGAAGGTTCGATTCCTCCATCGCCCGCCTTCCCGAGCCGAAGACAGACGGTTACCTTTGCTCCCCAACCGGAGCCCAAAACGCCTTCTGTTGGTCCCACGTTCGGGTTCAATACACCGTGAGCCGAAGTTAGTTCGTTATCTCTTGAGGTTGGCGGTTCGAATCCGTCCAGGGGCGGAAGCCCATGTAGCTCAATCGGTAGAGCACGAGACCAAAACGCGGACTTGCAATTTCATGTTCACGGCTCCAGACACTGCGAGCCGAATGCTGAGGGTTATCCTGTTAAGATGACTCCCTCGACGACTTCCATGTTCGCAGTTCAAAACATCACGAGCCGATCGGTATCTGTTCTCATCGGATCTTGGGGTCACTGGTTCAAATCCAGTCGGCGTCGAAAGGCGCTGTAGCTCAGCGGTAGAGCACAAGAATTGACTGGATGCCAACTTCCATGTTCGTGATTTCGCATTCGTGAGCCGAATGACGTTCCTTATCGATTTCCAATCGCGTAGCCTGGGTGCAACTCCCAGCGGCCCCTCTTTCACGGGGCCGTAGTGTAGTAGATAGCACACGTCAAACAGGGACATCAGCCCCATGTTCACGGATTCTTTCAGCGGGCCTCGCTGACCACTCACGCCGAGCATCCTGTTCGGCGTTTTCTTTTGTAGGAAAGGCTTCCCATGAACGCGTCACGCTACGCACGTTCGGCTTCCACCCGTCAGACTCCGCAGTCGCAGCCGATCCCCGGCAAGCCGATGGAGAAAAACAACGCTGGCGGCTTCTCGTTCGTCGTTGATCACTGGAAGCAGCTTGAACGCTTCCTGATCCTCGGCACGATGGGCGGATCGTACTACGTCACCGAACAGAAGATGACGCAGGACAGCATCGCCGTCCTGGCCAAGTGCGTGCAGGAGGACGCCAAGCGTGTCCTCGAAATGACCCGCCGGATCAGCCTCGAAGCCCTGGCGCCGAAGAACGACCAGGCGGTCTTCGTCCTGGCGTACCTCGCCGGCCAGAAGGAAGAGCTCGGTCAGCAGGCCCTCGCTGCGTTGAACGACATCTGCCGGACGGGCTATCACCTGTTCCAGTTCGTCGATGCCGTCGAGCAGTTCCGGGGCTGGGGTCGCGGCCTCAAGCGTGCCATTCAGAATTGGTATCTCAGCCGGCCGGCGGATCAGGCTGCCTATCAGGCCGTCAAGTATCAGTCGCGAGTCGTCTCGGAAGGCGGCAAGGCGTGGTCCCATCGCGACGTCCTCCGGCTGTCGAAGCCGAAGGTGCCTTCCGACAGTCCGCACGGCAAGGTGTTCGACTGGATCGCCCACGGCCGTGCCGGCAGCGAGGCTCCCGCGATTCTGGGCTTCGAAGCTGCGAAGGCGGCGACGTCGGCCAAGGAGATCATCAAGGCGATCGAGACGTACCAGCTGCCGCGGGAAGCGATCCCGACCGAGTACCTCAACGAGCCGAAGGTGTGGGAGGCCCTCCTGCCGCACATGGGGCTGACGGCGATGGTGCGAAACCTCGGCAAGATGACGTCCATCGACCTCATCAAGCCGTTGTCGAGCACGACCAGGTTCGTCACGAACGCCTTGACCAACCCGGATCGGCTGAAGAAGGAACGGGTCCACCCGTTCGCTCTTCTGCTCGCTTCGAAGGTCTACGCGAACGGTAAGGGTGTGAAGGGGTCCCTGACCTGGAACGTCGATCAACGGATCATCTCCGCCCTCGACGACGGCTTCTACAAGGCCTTCCAGTACCTGGAGCCGACGAACAAGAAGTACCTGCTCGGCGTCGACGTCAGCGGGAGTATGCACAGTAGCCACGTCGCGAGCGTGCCCGGTCTCTCGGCGGCGGAGGCGGCGACGGCTCTGGCTCTGATCCCGATCCGGACGGAAGAGGAGACGCATGTCGTTGCCTTCACGGCGGGTCGTAACGGCCGGTACGACACTGCGGCGGTGACGCCGTTGGCGATTGGCGTCCGGGACACGATTCCGACAGCGATCGCTGAGATGCGGAAGCTCAACTTCGGTGGGACCGACTGCGCCCTGCCGATGTTGTACGCTCTGGCCCACAAGATCGAGGTCGACGTCTTCGTCATCTACACGGACAACGAGAGCTGGGCGGGGCAGATCCACGCCTCCCAGGCCCTGCAGATGTACCGCGAGCAGATGAACCGTCCGGCCAAACTCATCGTGTGTGCTTTGACGGCCACGCGGTTCTCGGTCGCTGACCCGAAGGATGCCGGTCAGCTCGACATCGTCGGCGCGTCGGCCGACGTTCCTGCCGTGATGGCGAGCTTCGTGAAGTAGCTCGCGATCGATCCCTCACCAGACCCGCAGCGTTTGCTGCGGGTCTTTTCATTTGGAGACCACGTTGCCCCACATCTTTTACGCTCTCGACTGGACCGTTGCCCTCTACATCGTTATGCACGGCCAAGTCCTGATGTGCCACCACAAGAAGATCGGCCTGTGGCTGCCGATCGGCGGTCATATCGAAATCAACGAGACAGTCCTCGCCGCACTCCATCGCGAGACTGACGAAGAGACCGGGCTCGAAGTCGAGATCCTGGCCGAGGTGCCGCCTCAGCTGGAACCGGACATCACCCCGATGCCCAGACCGCGGTTCGTCGACGTTCATCCGATCACGCCGACGCACTCACATCAGTGTCTGATCTATGTTGCAAAGCCGAAGAATCCGGATCAGCCGCCGCGGCTGTCGGACGAGCACCTCGAACTCCGCTGGATGAACAGCGAGATGCTTCGTGACATGGCGGACCAGGGCCTGACCCGAAAGTCGGTGGCCTACTACGGTCAGGTCGCAATTCAGGAAGCGGCCTGACTACAATCCCACACCCCTATGGATGGAGGCCGGCATGCAGTTGAGCTCGGAGGAATGGATTTCTGCGGCTGATACGGTCAGCTGGATCAGCTGGCGCTTTCTCATCGGCTGCTGCATCATGTTCGCGCTCCTTGCCCTGGCTCGGCTCCCGTCCGAAGGGCAGATGATAACTGGCTTCTCGCTGATGCTGCATTCCTTCATTGCGATGCGGCTCATTGCTCTGTTCTGTCGTGTTCTTGGCATTCTTCTGGAGGACTCATGACCGTTGCACTGGTGACCGGCGCGTCCGGTTTTATCGGCCGAGCCCTGGCCGCTTCCCTCGTTGCGTATGGACAGGAGGTCTATTCCGTGACCGGTGGAAACGGCAATGTGCCGCCCGGTATTCCGATCTACCGAGGGTTGTACGGGATCTCCCCGGACGATCTGCCGAAGAAGATTGACGTCTGCTATCACCTTGCCGCCTTGAACGACACCCGCGGTGAAGATGCCGGGGCCTACGACCGGATCAACGTTGCCGACACGATGCGCCTGATGGACCAGGTCATCAGTCGTGGCTGTCCTCAGTTCGTCTACGCCAGCTCGACAGCTGTCTATGGCGATGCGCCGGCGCCGTACGTGGAGGGCGTCACTCCGGTGGGAACCTGCAACCTGTACGGACAGAGCAAGCTCAACATGGAGCGGGCGGTTCAACAGGTCGCTGAAAACCACGGGATCAACGCAGTCGGTCTGCGGCTGTGCAACACCTACGGCCCGGGTGAGTCCCACAAGGGGCTCCGTGCGAGCATGGTGCATCAGCTGCTCAAGACCAAGCTCCGCGGCGAGACTCCAAAGCTGTTCGAGGATGGAAGTCAGCAGCGGGATTGGCTGCACGTCGATGACGCCGTTCAGGCGTTCCATCGGGCCGGCTTCCACCAGATGAGCGACATCTTCAACATCGGGTCCGGCGTCGCGACGTCCTTCCGGGACCTGGCGATCATGATCTTCGGGAACGACTGGGAGGTTGAGTGGATCCCGAATCCGTACGGTCGGAACTACCAGGCGTTCACGCTGTGCAACATCTCGAAGGCCCGGCAGAAGATGGCGTACAAGCCGATCCGGCGCCTGAAGGAGAACCTTCCGGTGTACCTGGAGTGGCTCACCCAGCACGGGTAAGGGAAAACCCGGACCTTGAGCGGTCCCTTGAGGTGGTTTAGGCTGCATCCTTCGACCCCGCACGCAAGGAGGCGTCTGGATGGGAGACAACCTGATCACGACCTGGCTGTCGAGCTGGGAATTTTGGGCCTGGTTGATCGGTGGCGGATCCGGACTGTGTGGGGCCATTTTTGGATTCGTTCGCCTCGGGGTGAACCTCCACAAGGCGTACTCCACGCTGAACTCCATCGCCGATCAGTTCTCGACCAACTCTGGTTCGACGATGAAGGACTCGATCAATCGGATCGAGCACGGCCTCGTGCGCATGAATGGCATGGTCCAACGGATCGTCTCCGACCTGGCCCTGGCTGTCATTCAGACGGACGAGCACGGGTACTGCGTCTGGGTTTCGCCTGAGTGGCGATACCTGACGGGGCTTACCCTGGAAGAAGCGCTCGGTCACGGCTGGAAGGCTGCGATTCACCCGCAGGACCGGCCGGCCGTGACGGCAGACTGGGCAGCCGCGGTTGCGGAGGCCCGGATGTTCCGGATGCGATTCCGGATCACCCCAGACGCAAAAGTCGCCTGGGTCGACTGTGAGATCGTCCCGATCTTCGCAGTACATGGGAAAGTGACTGTCGGAATGATTGGATCATTCACCCCGGTCAAAGCCGAGGAGATCGTCGTTGTCGACAAAATCACCGAGTCCACCGTCGCCAGCGCGGAGAGAATGGCAGCGCGGCTTCAATGACGCGTTCAGCGCTCGACCGATGTCCAAGCGACGGGGCGTCGATTACGTGAGCGGATACGAGCGAGGCAAGCGCCGAAGGCGTTTGGAGACCTAAATTCCGCTCCGAAACGCGTCAATAAACATAGTGGATTCACTTAGCCCACAAGACCCAGGCATTCCGCCTGGGTCTTTCCATTTCTGAGGAGCCGAGTCATGTTTCGTCAGCTTGCGTTCATGTTTGTGGCGTGTCTGATCGCGGTGCCGGCTCTGGCCGACGACACCGAAGCCCAGCTCCGAGAAGGTCTCGGCATCGACGCCGTGACCGGCCGGTTCAAGCTGGTGTACGAAGAGTGCAACGGCAAGATCCAGCCGACCGGAGAGACGTTCCTTTCGCTCCGCTCCCTCGACAACCGGACGATGATGGTCCACGAGATGCGGATCGTCGACGGCAAAGAGATCGAGCACGGCAACAGTATCTTCCGTGTTCAGCGGGTTCGTCGCACGGGGCTGACGACTCAGCCGATCTTCGAGTGCCTGGGGTATGAGAAGGAGCAGGATACAAAGCCGAGTCGAGCGGCCATCCTTCAGCGAACGGCGCCAGACGAGATCTCGATCTGCATTTCCGACGAGCCGACCGCAATGCCGCGGAGCTTCGAATCCAGGCTTGGTGGTGACAGTGTTCGCGTGATCCACCTCGTCCTGCGAACATCACGTTCGGTCGGTGTTGAGGCCGCGGCGAAGAAGACGGCCGAGGAAGGAGCCGAAGTGGCTCGGACGCTCGGGATCTCCGCCGGGATCTGCGGGTACACCTGGCTGATCGGTTTCGCTGCCAAGGCAACAGCGCACTGGGTATAACGGGAGCGGCGAGAGCCCACCGTGGCTGCAGTTCGTTTGTTGTGAACTGCTATGCCGGCTCAGCCGGCCGGATTGCCAGGAACGTTCCTGGCCGTCCGCGGTCGCCCACGAGAGAGGTGGCGAAAAACGCTCTCGAAACTGGCAGCCAGCTGTTAATCCCAGCCTGGACGTCGGTTCCTCTGGCCCGTCGAGCCGATCTGGGAAGGTTACCCTCAGACGTTCCCTTCCCGTACGTCATGTTCGGCGGTCTTTCACATTCAAGCCCGATCACAGTTGAGCGAGGGTAGAGCTGGCCCGCCTGCTCTTGTTCCTGTGATCGGGTTTCGTAGTCCCAGGCGGCGGTCGAGCGGTGCGAGTGCTGGCCCGCCTCAATATCCGTTCCCGTCGCCTGGGCTTTGTATGCCTGAAGAGGGTCTCCCGACGTTCGAGTTGGACGCAACAATGACAGCGCCGGGAGACCCTCTCGTTTCTCCTGATCTACGAGCATCATGCCCGGCTTCGGCCGGGCCAGGTGCTTTTCTTTAGCTATCAGAAGGTCTAAGGTGCGTTGAGCAAGGAGGCTCACGTCATGGAAGACAAGACCCGGCCGCACAATCTCCTCACCCTGCTGAAGCGATCCAAGGAGATAGACGAAGGCCGTACAGACCGCACCGCGCTCCGTCTGTGCTACCAGGTCGCTGCAGAGAAGAGCGACGACCCGAAAACGAAGAACGGGTCCCTGCTCGCAACAGAAGATGATCGAGACGCGCTGCTGATCTATGGCTGTAACCGGTTGCCCTTCGGCTTCGAGCCGACCGAAGAAAACCTGAAGGTGAAGGACGACATAGTCGTCCATGCCGAGGAAGACGTCATCTTCACCGCGGCTCGGTCTGGGATCGTTACCCGTGGCGCCATCCTCTACTGCCCTTGGGCCATCTGCGAGCGCTGTGCGCGGGCCGTCATCATGGCGGGGCTGAAAGCTGTCGTGGTCCACAAACCGGCACTGGATCGGACCTACAAGAAATACGCTCAGACAGTTTCGAAGGGCGTGGCTCGGATCAAGAAGGCTGGCATTGAGTACCGCGTCGTCGAGGGTCCACTCGGTGGTTGCGAGGGCCTGATGAACCATGAGGTGTGGCATCCATAATCTCTGCTTGACAGCTGATTGATCGCAGGTATGCTTCAGGAGTCGATGCTTCGGTATCAAACCCGAGCCTCCTGAGTGGGAAGTGAGACGGGCAGCCGCTTGGCTGCCCGTCCTCCTGAGACAAAATCAAATGGCCCGCGAACTGTTTAGCCTGAGTTCCCTTGAACGCTCATCCGGCCTCTTGTGCGCCCTTGAGTCGTTCGAGTGGTATTGCCTCTAAGGCAGCTCGGCAGACAGTCTCTTCGACAACAGACCCTACCGAGCGTTCCATTTCGGAGCGTAACTCAGTTGGTAGAGTCATCGGTTGAAACCCGGTGGTCACCGGTTCGATTCCGGTCGCTCCGGCCTCACACGGCCCAATGATCCAAGGCTGGCGAGTCGAACTCCAAATTCGATTGGCAGGGTTCGATTCCCTGGGGCTGTGCTCAAAGGCTGCGACGTTTGGACACCGCGTAGACGTCGCGGTGGCGGTTTACCGCCCGTCGCAGCCACAAGACGCCGTCCATCCGGGATGGCCCGTCGCAGCAAACGATGGTGAGGTCAGCTCGACACTGACCGGCGTCTCACGTCCGTACGGGTACTACGGCCTGACAGAAGGGAAGGTGCTTGTGACACCACTCCCGGACTCGGATCAGGTGAAGTGGCCCGCCCCACCGAGATTGGGCATTGGAAGGCCCCGCGAGCTGTAGACTCGCCATCATTGCGATCTTGTCGGTTCGACTCCGGCTCTCGGTACTAGGAGACCATCATGTTTGCACCTCATACTCCATCCCGTTCTCGCGACCTGTACTGTCAATGCCTCCTGGAGCGACTAACCCCTCGTGGATTAGAGCGAACCACGAGTTGGATTCCCGCCAAGTTCGCTATCGTCGGCCGCATGATTCGCCTGCGTGACGAAGATGGCAACTGGGAAGCGGGATGGACGGTGCGGTCGGCGAGTGTTCCCTATCCTGAGCCGTCCTCACCGCACCAGCAGATTCGTAATCACAGGCGAGCGACTGGTGATGCCAGTCGATAAAGACGGCAGCGTACGCCATGTTGGACAGAGCGGCACGGCTCAGACCCGTGTGCATGCAGGTTCGATCCCTGTCGCTGCTACTTTGACGATGATCCTCAATGGCAGAGGGACTGGTGTATGGCCAGTGCAGATCAGCCAACGGTGGAAGGGACTGTCCGCTCGCATGCAGAGCGGCGGGAGGTACTGCCAATGTGGCCTGCTCACTAGGTTCGATTCCTGGCATCGTCACTTACGGAAGGTCCCGCCAACGGAGGCAAACTGGTCTCGAAAACCGGGGGCGCGGTAAAACGCGTGGAGTTCGATTCTTCGGCTTTCCGCTTGGAAGTCATCCGGCCACTGGTTTGCCGGCGCCGGTTGCTACCTGGACGGCCCGCAAGGGTGTGAGGGTTCGAGTCCCTCGACTTCCGCTATGCCGCGTTCGTCTTCGGGGAGGACAGCCGTCTTTCTAACGGCTTAGGTGGGTTCGAATCCCATACGCGGTATTGCTCAACCCCCAACTGTCGGCTAGGATCCCGTTGGAATTGCCCGGAAAGCGAATAGTCTTCTGTGAGCTTCGGCTCGTGGTTCCCAAAAGGGCCATCTGGTTGCGTGCGTTCGGCATTCCGATAGCGATCCGGGACACGAAAGACCCTGTCATGCGACGGGGTCTTTTGCTTACTCTGTGGTGTAACGGCAGCACATCGGTCTTTGGTGCCGGTAGTCTGGGTTCGAATCCCAGCGGGGTAACTGATGGATCACAACCACCCCTTCCTCTTCGACGTGAGTCTGTCCAAGACAGGCACCTGTTCACTCGCCGAAGCTCTGAACATCCTCGGTGGCTTCAAGGTCACGCACGGTTGCCCCGGGCGGCACGTGAAGGACACGACGAACTGTCTCCTTCAAGGGAAGGTCGACTACAGCTTGCTGGAAGAGTTCGACACCGTCATCAACGTTATGACGTTCCGGTTTCGGGAACTCGACCGGGCCTACCCGAACGCTCGCTTCATCCTGCTCGACCGCGACGAAGACGCATGGGTCGCCTCCATGCAGCGGCAGCTTGCCAGGGTGAACCGTCGTGCGATCGAAGCGCTACGTTGGGCAAACCTGACCGACTTGCTTCGCCTCCTCAACCTCGGCTGCGTCCACACGAACGACGACGAGACTCTGCGACAGGCGTTCCGCCAGCGAAAGCAGGAAGTCGGGCAGCACTTCCTGGGACGTCCGGACAAGCTGCTCTACATGCGAATCACAGAAGGGTGGGAGCCCCTCTGCAAGTTTCTGGGCCGGCCGATCCCGGACGTGCCCTTTCCGTGGCTGAACGCCACATTTCAATCCGCGGGAATTGATCATGCGTGAGAGACCGGAACCGGTGTGTTACATCGACCTCGACGGTGTGCTGGCTGACATGCACGCCGCTGCCTTCGAGCTGGTCAACCGAACGCCACCGACTGAACCGTACGAGTTCTACGGAGCTGTGGGCGTGACACACGACGCGTTCTTCGGCCTGACGAGCTATGAGTGGTGGGCGAACCTCAAGCCGACCGAGTACATGGAGGACATCCTCCAACTGGTCGACGCTCACTTCCCGCGGAGCAAGCAGTTCATTCTGACCGCGCCGCCGTGGATGCACGATCGTGAGCACCCGGGTCTGTCCTTTGCTTCTGCCGGCAAGATCGACTGGGTCGCCAAGCACCTGCCGAAACACTTCCGGACGCAGACATTCATCGGGAACCACAAGCAGGAGTTGGCGAAGCCTGGTGCGGTCCTGATCGACGACACACTCCATCAGTGCCTTCGCTTCTACAAGGCTGGCGGCTCGGCCCTCTTCGTTCCCGGCCTCTGGAACACCCGCGAAATGGACCGGATCCACAACCGGGTACGGGGTCTCCGCGAAGGGATGCAGCACATCGTTCAGGGGTGGAAGACGGGAACGGCCTTCCACAACACGCTCGTTGTGCCGCAGGAGAAGACATCGGAAGTTGCAGACTTTCTGGCACCGAAGGCCGGCTGATCCGATAATCGCGCTTCCACGGAGGGAGCAGGATGTCCACGGATGGACTCGCGGCGCGACAGGCAATGACGAAGCTCGGATTCGGGTTGGCGGATGTGAAGTATCACATGCCGACGATCCGGCTTCCGGACACGCTGGGTGGGGCTGCAGTCGGCGCCCTGGGAGGGCTTGGCACTTACGGGCTCTCCCGGGCGATGACGCCCGATGATTCGAAGGACCAGCCGAGCCTGGCCACCCACCTCGGCGTCGGAGCTGCGGCCGGGGCCGGCATCGGAAACCTCGTGGGCGATCGGGCTCGCCGGTATCTGGCGAACAACCTGATGCCCTACGAGTATCAGAGCACTGCTCGAAAGTCGCACGGGGAGATGCTTCGTCCCCGATCGCTGCAGCACGTCTGGGACACGATGATCCTGGACAAGCCCGACACCCAGATGACGGACATGCTGCGGAACGAGATGCGGAAACCGCAGTTCGGGATCGACTCCCGTCGCGAGCTTCTGCGCCGCCACCTCAACCTTCCAGTCCGGGAGGGTACGGAGATCTTCGAGAGTACCGGCATGAAGCCGTTCACTCCGTCGTTCAAGCCGAACGGCAAGCCGCTCTCCGGCGGGATCCCCGGGACGTATGAGCACCTGCAGCTGAAGCCGGATGCCCTCTCTCGTTACCCGGACTCGGACCGCATCGTCGAAGACACGCACACGACGCCGAACGATCCGTGGTCCGAGATCTTGGCTCGGCACGGAACGCAGCAGATGGGCGACAAGACCCGCATCTTCGACCACTGGGACTTCGGTCTCAGTCCGGAGGAGCGAAATGTCGGTTGGGACTACCTGAAGCGGACAGCCACCGGCGATCCGGGAATGCAGGAACCCATTCCCTTCAGCCAGCTTCGGACGTGGCGTCGAGATCAGACGGTCGACGATTTCGCGGGCCGCACAAGAATGGATCATCTGAAGACCCTCTTGCAGCGTTATCTGCTGAATGACATCCTCGGGACTGGCGGAGTCGTTTTCGACCAGACCTTTTCTAAGACCGGCATGGAGGCCGCAGTGAATCAGAAACCAGCGAAGGCTCCTCGCGAGCGGCGGGCGATGGGCGGTAAGTTCGTCGGTCGGGGCAAGTCCACTCCGGCCAAGACGGCTCTTACGAAGATGAGCACGCGGCTTGACCTGCCGGATTTGGATCAGGTCACGCAGCAGATGCAGAACATATCGCCCCAGATCCTGGCGAAGATGTACGGTGTTCAAGGCCTCGGCGCTGCTTCGGGCGGTGCTATTCCCGGAATCGGCTTTGGCACCTTGTTCGGAGCCGCAGACGGATCCGATCGAGGCGACATGCTCGAAGGTGCTGCGCGGGGTGCGATTCGCGGCGGTGGTACGGCTCTCGGCGGCGGGCTAGGCTTCGGACTTGGCGGCGCAGCTGGAGCCCTTCTCGGCGGTGCGGCCGGCGGGGGTATGGAAGGAGCTCGGGCTGGCGGTCAGATCGGATCGCTCCTGGGAACGGGCCTGGGCGCCCTGACCGGCTATGCCGGGACCGGTGCGATGCTGGGACCGCCGAGTCCGGCTAAGACGGCTCTGTGCAAGATGGGGCTCATGGAGGACACGAAGTGAACTTCCTGAACGCGATCGCGAACTTCTTCCGGTGGATGTGGAATCCGCCGAAGCCGCCGCAACCGGACCCGGTTCCTCCTCCGGTTCCGCCCGCTCCGCCGGTTCCTCCCGAACCAGAACCCCAGCCTGAGCCGCAGCCAGAACCGGCACCTCAGCCGGAATACTCGGAGGACGTTCGTCAGCTCCTCAACGCCCACAACCAGGCCCGGAATTCGGGCGCTTTGCAGATCAACCGGCTGCTGATGTCGGCTGCCCAGAAGCACGCCACGTGGATGGCCCAGTATCAGCGGATGTCGCACATGGGTGCCGGCGGTTCCGACGTGATGCAGCGGGTGCAGAACGAGGGCTACCAGCTCCGTGCAGTCGGCGAGAACGTGGCCTACGGCTACCGGGACGTCAACGCAGTGATGGACGGCTGGATGAACAGCTCCGGCCATCGACGGAACATTACGAACCGCGCCTTCACCGAGGTGGGATTTGGCATCGCCAAGACCGCCGCGGGCACAATCTACTGGTGCACGGTGTTCGGGACGCCCAGTGGCGCCGGCGCCCGGCCGGATCTGGTCCGGTCGGAGACACACATGATCGTCGAGTGTCCGGCTGGCATCGCGCCGCCTCTTGAGTGAGGTCCGTCATGGACTGGTCAACGGAACTGCCCCAGCGCGTCGCGAGGCGCCTGGGGCAATCTTCTGCGCCTCAGTTTGATCCGATGCTGGCACTCTCGCTCGTCCAGCTTCTGTTCAGCGTGATTCGCTTCTGCTCGCGGAAGAGCGCGGAGACGCAGCTCGCTCAGGCGAAGCGCCGACCCCGGGGCATTATTGCCCGGCGGTTGAAGCGTACTCTGGCGGAGCGGTACGCTGCAGCCCATCCAGGAATCCCCGATGCGACGATCGAGGAGTACGTCGAGATTGTGGTCTCGTCCCTGGGCGACGATCCCGATATCCCGAGCCTGATCGAGGCTGCCAACAAGGAGAGCTGACGTGCACAACCACCGAACGGAAAAGTGCAGCTGCGGACAGGTCATTCTCACCTGCCGTTGCCCGAAGAAGGACAAGCCGGTTATCGTCCGTACGGACGCGTGCAGCGCCTGCCGTAAACGCGTCGCCGCGGAGTCAGAGTCCTGCCTCCGTGTTCTGGCCGGGGCAGGGTTGGGATTGAATCCATCGTGACGATTGAGCAGCAGCTGACGATCGGAGATCTGTTTGGTTGGTGGCAGGGGGTCGAGGCGATCGCAATCCGTCTGCTGCACGAGGCGACCCCTTTTGATCTGCAGAACGAAACCTACCTGGCCGGCGCGATCGCTGACGCAGAAATTCCAGGCGTTGTTCCCACCGAGTACGCGGCGTTCCTCAATCTTCTTCGCGACAAGAAGGTCCATTCCTTCTTGCACGTCGGGGCCGAAAACGGAGCCCTGGCGACGCTGACCGCCGCCTACCTGGCCCGTGTCCCCGGGTTCCGAACCGTGGACGCGATCGACAGCGAGCCCGAGTTCATCTTCTACGAGCGGGTGCGGAAGTGGTTGCCGCTGAACTACAACGGCGGCACGAACACATTTCAGATCGGCGGCACCTACTCCGGCGTGCTGCTGTCGTCGCTCGACGGGAAGCGGCTCCTCGCGGATTACCACAACAAGGGCCAGCAGGCGACTGTTCTGGGCCTCCAGCACCTCGCTGACTCGAACCCCCTTCGGCACTCGTTGTGCGGTCCAATGGGGATCTGGTTGCACATCAAAGCGATCGAGAAACAGGCCACCTTCATTGAGGTGTGCCACCACCCGGACAAGAACGCTTGCGGTCTCGGGATTCGCGTCCGGTGACGTTTCTGGTATCGTGATCTTCTCCACGTTCCAGTTTGCGACAAGGATGTTGCGCGATGGCAGAGAAGACTTACGGCCAGATCTTCGAAGAAGTTGCTCAGAACCGCGTGAAGAAGGCCTGGGGACGACCCAGCGGCTCCGCAGCCTACTTCGGGACGGCAAAGCCCGGCATCCCGGGACCTCCGGCGAAGAACATCTTTGAGCGGTTCTTCCGGTCCTTCTCGGAAGGTACGCCGACGATGACGGGGCCGAAGGCCGGTCCAGTCACATCGCCGGGCACGGGCGGATCACCGATGGATCCGACCGTGATCTTCAAGTCGCTGGGTGGCACCCAGCCGACTGCGACGCCGGAGCAGCAGGTTCAGATCGGCCGTGGGCTGTGGGACTACGCTCGCGGCCAGATGGGCAACAAGCCGACGCCGACACCGATGGCTCCGACTCCGGTCCGTGCCAGCGACATGGTGCGGCCCCTGGCGACCGCCGCGGGCGGGCTTGGTGTTCTGGGCGGCGGGCTGAGCCTTCTGGATTCGCAGCAGCCTGGCGGACCGTCCCCGGCGAACCTGCCGGCCCGGTTGGGCCAGGGTCTGGCCGACGCGGTCATGCCCGCTCCGGTCTCGGCGCCGGCGCCCAGTCCCGTTCCGCCCCAGGCTCCTCAGGAACCGGGGATGTTCCAGAAGGGTGTGAACTGGCTCAAGGATCACGGCCCGCTTGCTGCCGGGGTTGGTGCTGGCGGTCTGGGGCTGGCCTACCTGCTGCAGCAGCTTAACTCGCAGCCGGACGAAGACGAGCAGCTCCGGCAGTACGAGGCCCTCTACAAGACCAGCTCGGCCGGTGCCGCTGAGCTCCTGGGGATCATTCGCTACTGCGCCCAGTGCGGTATGAGCGAGGAACGTGCCTCCGCGTCGATCGAGAAGATCGCGTCCTACCTGCCTTCCGTGAAGGAAGCCTGGGACGAGTTCAACTCGCGGACCGTGAAGCGGGCTTGGGGCTCGATGGCTGGTCCGTCCTCGACCTCGATTCAGCCCTTTAAGGCTCCGACGCCTCCGAAGATCCCCGCCCCGAAGCTCGACGTGCCGAAGCCGCCGGCTGCCGGTGGGAACGGCATGTGGGACTACGCCGGCAAGGGTGTGTCCGCCGCTGGTCGCGCACTGAAGGGCGGCTGGGACACCGGTGTCAACATGCTCCGCAACTCCATCACTTCCGGCCGTGGGGCGACCCAGGCGGCTGTGGGCGGCGTGGGGACGGCGATGGGTGGGCTTGGCTCGCTCGGGGCTCGGGCCAGTGACGCCGTTCTCGGAACTGACCTGACGCCTGGTGCAGACGCCTTCACCCGCTCGATGGGTGACAGCACGATGGCCGGCATGAAGGACGTCGGGGCCGTGATGTCGAATCCGTTTGGCAACCCGCTTCCGAACGGGACGAACGTCAGCCAGAACCAGAACGCTCAGTGGAACGCAGTTCCCGACAACCTGCGGGGTGGCGTGGAAACCGCAAGCCGGCTGGCCAGTGGCGTCGGAAACGCGGCCATCGGCGGTGCGATGGGCGCCGCCGCGGCGCCGAGCTACGGAGCCATGCCCGCCGGACAGGCTCTCTGGAGCGGCGGTAAGGCCGTCACAGGCATGGGGCTGACCGGTGCCGGGTATCAGGCTGCAGGCAACGCGGCCGGTGCGGCGCTGAACCAGGACGGCGCTCCGCCGATGGAACCGGCTGAGACGCTCAATCCGGACGCCCAAGGCAGCACGGAACCCGCTCCGCCGGCTATGCCGAACAACCCGGGTGAGCAAGGTGGGGGTCCGATGCCGGAAGCCGGTGCGCCTCAGCCGGGCCAGCCGCAGCCGGGCCAGCCGCAGCCGGGAGCACCGCAGCCGCCGATGGCTCCTCAGGATCAAGCTCGCGACGTTCTTCGTCGAGTCGAGTCCGGGGAGATCGCGCCCGAGCAGGCCGCACAGGAAGTCGAGACGACCCTGCAGGGCCTCCTCCCCGAGTACGCTCAGAAGACGGGTGAAGCTCCGGATCAGATTTGGCAGCGGTGGTCGCAGGGCGGATTCACGACCGACGATATCGAGACGGCGTTCCAGGGGCTGGCCGCGGATGGTCGTGTCGAAGCCTCGCCGCAGGGCTTCATGGGCTTCCTGGAGGGCTTCAAGCAGCTCGACACGTGGGAACAGGCAGCCCTGGTCATCGGCCTGCCGGTCGGTCTCATGGGGATCGCCAGTATGCTGGGCGGCGAGGGTGGCCTGATGGGTGCCCTGATGAGCGCTCTCGGCCTCGGTGCGGCCGGTGCTGTGGCCTACGGCAACAACATGGGCGGCATCCAGGACCTGATCGGCGGCTTCATGGGAGGTCAGCAGGGTCCGGCTCCCGCACCGACCCTGTCGCCCATGCCGGGTGCTGCGGCAGGTGGGGCGGTTGGCGGAGCCCCTGGTGCTGGTGCCGCAGTTGGCGGAGCCCCCGGTGCGGGTGCCGCGGCGGGTAGTGCCGTAGGCGGCGGAGCCCCGGGTGCTGGTGCGGGTGCCGGTGCCGGCGCTGGCGTTCAGAGTCCTGGCGCTGTGGCGGGTGGTGCCGTAGGCGGTGCAGCTCCCGGAGCGCCCGCTCCTGCAACTCCACCTGCCCCGAATCCTGCAGCTCCCCCTGCTCCGGATCCTGCAGCACAGCCGGCCGGTTCCCTCGGCGGCTTCCTTCAGGACCAGATGATCTCCGGCAGCGAGATGTCCCAGATCATGAAGAGCCCGCAGATGCGGATGCAGATGCTGCAGATGCCTGACCAGCAGCTCGCGCAGATCGTCCGCAATTCGGCGGCGGGAGATCAGAATCTGGCCAAGCAGATCCAGAGCGCGAAGTACACGCCGGCGATCCTCGGTGTGCCCTACGTGCAGCGGATGTATGGCCTGACCGAGCAGGAAGCGACCAAGTTCTACAACGTACTTCAGCTTGCGTAATTCGACGCTGGCTGCTCAGATGTTGTCTGCCAACGACCCTGCTCTGTGCCGACGAGAACAACCAAGGGCAGGGTCGCAGCGAGCAATCGCTGTGGGTGCGGCAGCTCGATAAGGCACGCATAGCACCCTGGGCGGTGTCGGGAGATGGAACTGCAAATGCCCGTCGAGCGGTAGTCCTCAAGATTCCACCTGCGATCCACGAAGCGTCGTTCCGAAGCAAGACGCTGCACCGCTACAGCAGAAGGCAAAGCGAGCATGGTCCCTATCCGTCGTCTTCAAGCCGCGGCGCAGGTACGCCAAGCTCGACGAGTCGTTCGTCGGACTCGACCAGTCTCTTCGGGGTCGGTCGAGTCCGACTCTCTTTTTGTGACCGGCGGAATCGGCGATGTCCTGGCGCTCGACGCCTTCATGACGGACCCCGAACGCGAGCGAATCCGTCGCGTCTTCTACTGCACCCGCAAGGAAGAACCAGTCCGCGAGATCCTCAAGCTCGCACTGCCGCGGGTCCTCGAACACCGCTCCGTGTGGGAGAACTGGGACGAGCGTTGGTGCTACCACTCGCTCCCGGACTTCGTTGCTGAGCAGCGTCTCCAAGGCCACAAGGTGCCGCAGGAGGTCATGGCGGCAGACGACTGGAGCATCCTCGTCCAGTTTCACGCGATTCGTCGCGGCTTCCGTCAGTACATTGGCAGTCAGATCGGCCTCCGCTCGATTGAGACGAAGGGTCTGGTCAACCACGAGCGCTATGCCATCATCTGCCCCTACTCCTCAGATAAGCGCGATCGTCGTCGTGACTTTTCGAAGGACGACTGGGCCTGCCTTTCCTCCTGGCTCAACTTCAAAGGGGTCACGGGCTACGTCCTGAATGACAAGTCCGAGGCGATCCCACCCTATCCGAACTTCGTCGACCTGAGCGGTCAGACAACCTTGCTGCAGGGGATCAAGCTCTTGCGGAAGGCTTCCTACTACATCGGCATCGACAGTTCGCTGTCGGTGTCCGCGGCGAAAGTCCTGCGACCGGATCAGATGGCCATACGATCCGTGAACACGCATCTGTACAAGTGGCAGGACGTGTATTACGCTCCTCACCAATCCTTCGACTTCGTCGGAGAGCACCTGGCCAGACTTCTCAACAGGATGACGTGATGGATCGCGTGATTGCTCACTACCCGGCACGGCTGTCGGGTGCAGACCTCTCGATCTGCGATTACCCGGGCCTTGCCTACCAGACGGACATGCGGAAGAGCGTCCCTTACGACGACGCCTACTTCGACAAGTACACCGTCTACCGTGACCTGGAGATCTTCACCAAGCTGCAGGAAGCCCGGATCAACACCGTCGAGCGTCTCAATCCCTACACGGTGATCGACATCGGCATTGGCGACGGGGCCTTCCTCGAAGCGCTGGATCAGCGGCGCCACGCTCAGTTCGAGGCCACGAAGGTCCCCGGTCTTGTGCTCTATGGCTACGACGTGAACGCCAAGGCCAAGGCATGGCTTGAAGAGCGGCGGATGTGGCTCGACATCTACACCCATCTGCCGCCAAAGGGCGTCGTCGCCTGGACTCTGTGGGACGTTCTGGAGCACATCCCCGAGCCGCACCTCCTCTTCGATCGGATCCGCCCCGGGGACTATCTCGTCACCTCGATCCCGATCTTCAAGAACCTCGATCGGATTCGCGAGTCCAAGCACTACCGGCCGAACGAGCACTACTACTACTTCACCGACGATGGCCTGCGGTCCTGGCTCCGGCGGTACGATCTGGTGTGCCGCGTGCATCATCGCCTGGAGGCTGCGGCCGGCCGCGAAGACATCGAGACGTATGTCTTCCAGAAGGTCGGCGAGCGGAATTGAATCCGCGGGTATTGAATACCTGCTGCGGAGGTGGCTATGGACAGCGAGACTGCGCCTGCAGAGCAGGCACCGCTGACGGCGGAACGGTTCGGTCTGATCTTGGATCGAAACTTCCCGGTTCAGCACTCTCTGGTGGAACGGGTCCAGATCGGACTGCACAAGATGCGGAGTAGCCGGGTCGCTATCTGCGGCCTGGCTCGTGACGTGGGCCACATTCTTCCGACGCTGATCCCGCAGGTGACGGCCCTGCTGGAATGCTTCCGGGAAGGAACGGTCGTTGTCTACGAGAACGACTCCCACGACAACACGGTGGACCTGCTGCAGGCCGAATCCTTTGAGGATGACCGGTGGCACACGATGTGTCACAAGCTCGGTCAGCATCGGTTCCCGTCGAAGCGAAGCGTGGCCCGTTCCTGCGGCCTGGCCTCCTGCCGGAACGTCTACCGCGAATACGTGCTCAGCCACTTCTCCGAGTTCGACTACGTCATCGTGCTCGACTTCGACACCCTGGCCTTTTCACTGCCGGGGGTTTGCCGGACCTTCGCGGAGTCGGACTGGGATGCCTGTGCCTCGTTTGGACTGCAGGCAGAACCCAGCTGGACGAGCCCGACAGGATTCGCCAACTTCGACGTGTGGGCCTGGCGGAGCCTCAAGCATCCAGAACCGCACAAGCCGGGAGACCCGGCTGTCCGCGGCTACCGGATCCACCGTGGCGCCCCGCTGATCCCGGTGTTGTCGGCGTTCGGAGGAATGGCCGTCTACACGATGGACGCGTTCTCAGTCTCGGCCTATCGTGGCGGTGACTGCGAACACGCCCTGTTTCACGAAGATCAGCGACGACGGGGCCTTGGACGGTTCTATGTCAGCCCGGATCAGCTGACGGCCGTCCGCTAACGTTCAAGGAGGAACGTCATGAAGCGTGCACTGTGCATCGGCATCAACTACGCCAACTCGGAGATGGAGCTCTACGGGGCTGTCAACGACGCTCAGGACTGGGCCACCCTGCTTGTCGAGCGAGGTGTCCAGGTTCAGAACGTTCTGCTCGAAAAGGAGGCCACCCGCGCCAACATCCTGAAGGGTCTGACGGAACTCCTGCAGGCCACCGGGCCGAACGAGTTGGCCATCATCACCTTCGCCGGCCACGGGACCTGGGTGCCCGACTTGGATGGCGATGAGATCGACGGTCGAGACGAAGCCTGGTGCCCCTACGACCTCGACAACGAGCTGATTCTGGACGATGAGCTGTACCTCCTGTTCGACCAGAACCGCAAGCCGGAAGCTCGGGTAGCTCTGATCGCCGACAGCTGCCACTCCGGAACGGTCATGCGGTCCGCTCCGAAGAAGAAGCCCGGCAAGCGGGTGAAGAAACGCTTCCTGCCTCCGTACGATCTGCCGCAGTTCAAGGGGCTGCAGAAGTCGATCGATACCGCCCTCAAGCAAGAGCACATGCCCCTGGCGTGGATGACGCAGGGGGTCGTCTGCATGTCCGCTTGCAGCGACAAGGAGTTCGCCTTCGACACGGAGTTCGACGGGCGCCCGAAGGGTGCCTTCTCGTACTACCTGCAGCAGCTGATCCCGAAGCTGCCTCCGCAGGCGACCTACCGGGATCTGTTCCGTCTCGTCCGAAATCACCTGCCGAGTGATGAGTGCCCGCAGACTCCGGTCCTCTCGGGACCGAAGTACGCACAGCTGTGGGAAGTCTTCTCCAATGGCTAGGAAGCTGCCGATCACCCAGGAATGGCTGATCTGGCAAACGTTGGCAATGTCCATCACCGCGGCGGTGATGGAATGCGTTGAGCGCGGAGAGCCTCTGTCCCGCCTTGCCATCGAGTCGGACCTCGAAGGCAGGCGTCTGCAGAAGATCTTTCTGGGATTGATGCGACGTTTGAGCCCAGTTGTCAACCGACTGCAGGCAATTCGGTCCGAGGACAACCTGTACAACGCAGTTGAGCGCTGCGTGTACAGGTTGGTCGAACACCGAACACAAGTCCTCGAAGATCTGACCCCAACCTGGATCCGGATCACATTTGAATCCGTCAGCCGTGTTTTCCTGGAAGTCCCCAATCTCAATGAAGATGAGTAGTGACCAGTACGGATTTCGGTTAAGGTGAGACGCGTCACGTCTGGGCATGGCACTGCCCGGTTAGGAGGGAGCTTCACGCGAGGATTGCGAGGGCTCCCAGGAACGGTCTCATGGGAAACTGCGGAGACTATGGAGGAGCAACGGATGTGCCTGCGATGCCGTTGCGAGGCGGAAATTCATTTTCCGTCAGGACCCCGGGAGGGGATCCGGGGAGACGTGACCTGGACTTCTACGAGGAAAGGTCCGTGACGTCAGACTTTCAACTAGGCGAAGCGTCCGGCTACCTCTTGAAGTCCGCGGGTGACGCGGTCGATGCCCCCGTTTTGGCGGGCCGGCTGATTGCGTCTCAGAGTGGATGGCTGTTGCTGACAGTCCCGAATGATCTAGTCAGGGGTGTCTTCTCGGCGATGCGGGTCCTTGGCGCAGAATTGCCCGGGCCACACAACAATGAACCGCTGAATGCGCATATCAGCGTCATGCGTCCGGAAGAGATCGAGCAGATTGGCGGCATCGACGTCATCGTCGAGCGGGGAAGGGAGTTCCACTACCAGCTTGGGGCGCTGCAAGAGGTCGCGCCAACGAGCTGGAAGGAAATGTCGCGGGTCTGGTTCCTGAAAGTGAAGTCTCCGGATCTGGAGAAACTTCGCAAGTCATACGGGCTGTCAGCACGCCCCAAGAACAACGAGTACGATTTCCACATCACCTGCGCGGTCCGGAAGAAGAAGATCCTGCAGGAGAACAGCGACGTCGCGAAGGCAGCGTCAGCGCACGGGATCTTTCAACATAAGTGCGGGCACGAGACCCGGTGTCGCTGCTCCCACAATGAGCGGCACGTCGTCGACCACGACTGTCCGAGTTGCATTTGGGCCGCGGAGAAAACGTCCTCGGCCAAGCCTCTGATGGAGCTGGAGAGGGTGCTGGCATGGACGCCGACTTCGTTGACCAGTTGAAGATCGCGGCCCTCCTGCCGGGCGTCGAGCTGCAGCCTCAACAGAAGCGGATCGCCCAGACCGGGAAGGACGAAGAGTCCCGCATGCTCCTCTTCCACGACGTGGGGAGCGGGAAGACTCTGGCCTCGATCGCTGCGGCAGAGAACGCCGGCAAGCCGTACACGGCTATCGTGCCAGCGGCACTGCGTCCCAACTTTGCGAAGGAGCAGGCCAAGTTCACTGACGGCTCGCTGATGGGCAACGTTGTGTCCTACGAGGGCGCGACGGCGGGCAAGGCCCCGGCCGCGGACACTCTGATCGTCGATGAGGCTCACCGGATCCGGAACCCTGAGTCTCAGCGGACGCAGGCAGTGACGGACCTGGCGAACAAGGCCAAGCACGTTTACCTCCTCTCGGGCTCGCCGATCGTCAATCACCCGTCCGATCTCGCGGCGCCGATGTCGATCCTGACCGGCGAGCGGATCACGCCGGACGCGTTCACACACCAGTTCATCAAGCAGAAGACGGTTCGCCCGGGTTTCTTCGCCTCGTTGTTCGGTGTCACGCCCGGCCAGGTGATGGAGCCGAAGAACGTCGGCCGGCTGGAAGATCTGCTGGCGGGCCACGTCGACTACCACGCTCCCGATAAGCCGCTCGTGGATCGCACAGACGAGATGCACGAAGTTGACATGTCGGACGAGCAGACGACCGCGTATCGGTCGTTCTGGAACTCGATCCCCTGGGTCCTGCGCTACAAGCTGCAGAACAACTTCCCGCTCTCCGCCCTCGAACGGAAGCGGATGACGTCCTTCCTGACCGGACCGCGACAGATCGGGCTGTCGATGTTCCCGTTCATGTCGAACCCGGACCCGTTGGCCGCGTTCGATTCCTCGCCCAAGCTGCAGCTGGCCTATAAGCTCCTCAAGGAGCAGATGGCGAAGAACCCGAAGAGCCGAGCGCTCGTCTACTCGAACTTCATTGACGCCGGCCTCCGTCCCTACGCCGCGGCCCTGGAGCGAGACAAGATCCCCTACGGCCTCTTCCACGGCGGTATCGCCGACCTGGAGCGGAAGCGGATTATTGAGAGCTACAACAACGGGTTGGCTCCGGTGCTGCTCGCCGGTCCCGCCGGCTCGGAAGGGATCTCGCTCCGTGGCACTCGGCTGATGCAGATCCTGGATCCGCACTGGAACGAGGCTCGCGATACTCAGGTCAAAGGCCGCGGGATCCGTCACGATAGTCACGGCTACCTTCCGACAGACCAGCGGAACGTCCTCATCCAGAACTTCCTGTCCCGCCCTCGGGAGCCATCCTCTCTGGAACGGTTCCTCGGCCTGACCGATGATCGGTCTGGAGCGGACTATCACCTGCGGCGTCTGGCCGAGCAGAAGGAAGAGATCAACATGAAGTTCCGGGATCTGTTGAAGGAGATCGGACAGCGCAACCAGAAGGAAGCGAGCGCGATCGACGAGCTGGAACACCTCAGTTGGCGGGAAGTCCCCGCCCGGGTGCGAGCTCTGTACGAGCAGGCGGCGCCGCTGGTCGTGAAGTATGCGGAGGCAGAGGGCTGCTGGTTCGTCCATCCGGAGAAGGGCCTGGTCAGTACGATCCCGGCCGACGAGCCGGGCTGGACGATGTTCAAGCAGGGCGCGATGTTCGAGGGGATTTCGGACATGTGGTCGAAGGTCAACAAGCCGCTCGGTGGGCCGAGCCCGCTCTCCAGCACGCTGGTTGGTGGAGCTCTGGGAGCCGGCCTGGGCTACGGTGCCGGCTATCTGATGGACAACATGCTTCCGGAGCAGTACTTCTCCGGCAAGCGGATGCGACGCACGCTGGGGCTCCTGGGCGCCGGCCTGGGCGCTGCTCCGGGTTTGTACTGGGGTCTCAAGACGCCGCACGGGTGGAACTCGAACCTGTCTGGGATGGGTTCCGAGATGCCGGCCGACGACTTCGGCTGGTCCGGTCGGACGAAAACCAACGCCGCGGAGGACATGACGGGGACAATGTTCCTGTCGAATATCCCCGTCGACGCCTTCGGGAGTGTGATCTGGAATGACGCCGCACGGCCCGGCTCGAACTTCGGTGGCACGCCAGCGCAAGTCGCTGCAGCCGCGAGCGGTACGCTCGTCGCCGCCTCGCTGGGGAGCGGTGGAAAGCCCTCCGTTTCGCCTTTCGACATCGCCAAGACCGTTGCCTTCAGCGGGGCTGGGGGATTTCTCGGTGGGTTGCTTCTGGGTAAAACAATGGGAGCCCTAGCGGGCCTCAATCCCGAGGCCCAGGTGGGCCTGCAGCAAGCGGGCCTCTGGGGCGGGTTGTTGACCGGTGCCATCAGCGCCGCCTTCGACTGACCGATCCGACTGCCTCCAACACATGGATTGTGGACGAGTGCTGAAGCAGGTCATCATTTTTGGGAAGCGCTGGCGGTTCGTCCGCAAGTATCTCCGTAATCTCGATGGGTTCACGACGGGTGAGGCCAAGACCCAGCACCCATTCTCTTCTTCCGATCTCAAGAAGCGTGAGATCGTGATCTCGACCGCCATCTCGGGCGAGCGAGAGCTGGACGTCATCATCCATGAGGTCCTGCACGCCGCAGACTGGCACAGGTCGGAGGAATGGTGCGCCACTGTGGCGACCGACCTGGCCCGTATTTTGTACCGACTCGGATACAGGAGGGATTCCGAATGAGCAAACCACCGAAAGGGCCAATCCGACTGGCTGCAGAGCAGCTGTGTAGAGAGTATCCCGATGCAGCCTCGCGAACGCTCGCCAGGCGCCTCGCAAAGGAGTACGGCATCTCAATCGAACAGGGCCGTGACTACGTTCGCACCATCCGCGGCAACAAGGGCAAGGAGCATCGTGACGAGGCAACGAGTCCACGGCCGAACGGAAAGGCCGGCACGAAGCCGACCATGCCGCCGAGCAAGGCTGAAGCCTGGGAGCCGGTCGTGCTCCCGACTGGGATCCAGTTGGCCGTCCTGTCGGACATCCACTTTCCCTTCCACTCGGAGATGGCGCTCGGCGCCGCGGTGAAGTACTGCAAAGACCGGAAGCCAGACATCCTCCTGATCAACGGAGACTATGGCGACTGGTACTCGGTCTCCCGCTTCCAGAAGAACCCCAAGGATCGGAACCTGAAGGAAGAGATCGCCTGCCAGCGTCAGGGGCTGGCGTGGCTCCGCAGCGAGTTCCCGAAGGCGCGGATCATCCTGAAGAAGGGGAACCATGACGAGCGGTGGGACCACTACATCTGGAACTACTTCGCCGAGGTAGCGGATGATCCGCTGCTGGACCTGGAAACCTGGCTGCACGCGGACAAGCACGGTATCGAGATCGTCGGCGACCAGCGGCCGATCATGGCCGGCAACCTGCCGATCTTCCACGGGCACGAACTGCCGAAGGGTCTGACGAACCCCGTCAACATGGCCCGCGGAGCGTTCCTCCGGATGAACGACACGGTCCTGGTTGGTCACGGCCACCGGTCGAGTCAGCACTCCGAGCCAAACTGGAAGCACCAAGAGGTTGCGACCTGGTCGACAGGCTGCCTGTGCGAGCTCTACCCGGAGTACGCGCGGATCAATAAGTGGAACCACGGCTTCGCCTTCGTGGAAGTCCTCGCGGACGGCGAATTCAACATCGACAACCTCCGGATCGGGTCCAACGGGAGGATCAGAAGTAGCTGAGGGAATGAGGCTTCCGTGGCCGGTCCATTCGGGGTACAACAGGGGAGTCGCGGCATGCTTAGCGCCGCAAGGAATTGGATTCTCCCACTCAAGGAATGAGACCCAACATGGACGTCTTCGCACAGATCAAGTCTGTCGGCACTCTTCAGAACTTCCTCGACCTGTCGCAGCTCCCGGCGTTCCTCAGCGCCGGGGCTCCGCTGCTCAACGCGGACCTCAGCTCCTATGAAGGGACGCAGGTTGCGGTTCAGCTCGCCCTGAACCTCGTCTGCCCCTTCACGGCGATGACCAAGACGACGCTGGACGATCGGGTTTGCCCGCTTGCCCAGTTCGTCGCGGAGCGGACGCTGCTCGTCAGTGCCGCCGCGGCCGTCGTGTACGGCGTATTCCGCCGCCGGTCGGACAACCATCAGGTCTCCGCCGCTGACGTCGAGAGCCTGGTCGACGCCGTCAAGGCGGAGCTGCAGAACGACCCGAACGCTCCGGACTCGGAAGCCCGGCCGCGCTCGCTTCTCTTCAACCCGACGACGGTTCTCACCGCCGTCCAGCTCGTGATCGAGCTGATCAACCTCTTCCGTAGCGGCAAGCTGACTCAGGCGGTCTGAGCCAGCAACCCGACGACAACGGACTGTTCTCGGAGCCTCTCATGCTCAAATTCCTCGCGCCTGTTCTCACGCTCGTGGGAACGGCTCTCACCGCCCAGGCCACGTACGGCCTCACCGCTGCGGCCAACGCTGGTGTGCCCCTCACGTCCGGGTACAGCATTGCCCAGATCGTTGCCGGGCTTCTCGGCGCCGGCGCCCTTGGCTCGCGGGAGCTCTTTCTCCGCGGATCGAGTGGCGTTCCGCAGTCGAAGCTCAGCTTCCAGGTCGGCGACCGTAAGGTTGACCTGGTGCTGTCCGGCGAATCCACGCCTGCCTTCGCGCAGGCCGTGACCCAGGTGGTCGTGACGACCCTGGGCCAAACGACCGACGAACCCAAGGAGGGGTCGAATGTCGCGAAAGCTGCTCGGTAGTGCGCTGCTCCTCGGGATGCTGGTGGGGTGTGCCCCGCCGGTCCCCGGTCCGCAGCCTGTTCCGAACCCCGTCAACCCGGTCAACCCGGTGAACCCCGTCAATCCGGCTGTGCCGGCGGACCCGACGCTCAACGCCCAGGTCGCCGATGCCTTCCAGACCAGCGGATTCACCGACTACCAGATTAAGGCCCGCGACTATTGCTCGCTGTACACGGCAGCGGCCGATGCGGTCGAACTGGATAAGTCGATCCAGACCGGTGCCGCCGCGCTCTCCGCGCTGGCCACTGCCCGCGAACGGATCGGACTGAAGACGGGTCTGATCGTCAAATTGCCAGTCGTCGTCGACGCCTGGCTCCGTACGCTCCCTGTTGGCGATTTGGATGACGCCGGCCGGGCTGCGTTCGTTCTCAAACTGCGTCAGCTTGCTGCGGCCTGTCAGGCCGTTGCCGGCTAACGGGAGGACATGGATGTCTGCTCGTAGTCGAGGTAAGCGTGAGCAAACACGCGCCCTCCCACGTGGCTTTACGGCGGATAACCTCGGCTGGATCAACAACCAGAGCGAGGTCAGGCGTACTGCTGCCGCTGCCACAAACTGGTTCCCGTCCCTCCGCGAGGCTGCACCCGCCATGATGGCGGCGGCTTCGTTTCCGGACACCTTCCTGTGGCGAGCTGAGCTGAAGGTCCTGGGGCGAATGCTCCGGGCCTTCAAGCAGACCCTGGGGACCTGCGTTTCGCAGGGCTGGGGCCGCTTCGCTCAGGACCTGTTCCTGATCCAGATCATGTTCGGCTCCCTGGAGCGCTGGGTTGCCCCTGTGGCCACCGAACCGCTCTACGCCGGCTCTCGGATCGAGATCGGGAAAGGCCGGCTCGGCGGGAACCAGGGCTCCTACGGGGCCTGGATGGCGGAGTGGGTCCGACAGTGGGGCGTCGTCTTCCGCCTGAAGTACGGTCAGTACGACCTGCGGACGCCGGACGACAACATCGCTCAGACCTGGGGCACGAGCCGTAACGGTGTTCCGGCGGAGCTGGAAACAGAGTCCCGGCAGCATCCGATCACCTACATCGCGCCGGTTCGCTCAGCCGAGGAGGCGCGAGCCTCGATCTGCAACTGGCGTGGTATCCCCGTCTGCTCGAACGTCGGCTTCCGGAACTTCCGGGACCGCGACGGCTTCGACTATGCGAACGGGACGTGGAATCACTGCATGTACTTCCGGGGTTACTTCCTGGCCCGCGGAAACCGGCCTGCTTTCGTCTGTCAGCAGTCTTGGGGCAATCAGCCGATCGGCCCGAACAAGATCTTCTGCGAAAGCGGAGAGGAAGTGGAGCTGCCTGAAGGATGCTTCGCGGTCGACTTTGCGACCGTCGATCGCATGCTCAAGCAGAACGATTCGTACACCGGTGCTGGCGCGAAGGGCTTCACCCTGCAGCACCTCAAATGGAGTCTCGCCGCATGATCCAGTTTCTGTTGCTCGTGCTCCTCGCGTTCTGCGGGTGCACAGGCTTGGACCTGTCCTACAAGTCGAATTGGGCTCCCTCCTACGCCGATCTCTCGCTGGCCCGAGCGCGTTTCGCTCTGGCCCGTACGGACGGGGAATTCGTCGACGTTCGGGAGGTGGTCAATGACGCCGCACAAACGACAGCAGATACTGGCCGCGCTGGAGCAGCTGGCTACCCTCAAGTGCCGAATCATTCGGTGGGACCTGGTCCCGCCGTGCAAGCAGGTCCAGCGGTCCAGCCTCCGCCGCCTCCGCAAGCTGCGGTTGAAGACCCTCCGATCCAAGGAACGTTCGAAGAAGACCGGCGAGTCCCCCAGTACGCCCCCGAAGAAGCAATCAAGATCGAAAGCCTCCACGCTCCCAGTGGACTTGAGTTCTGGGCCGAAATCGACACGGCGGACTGGTGTGGCTTCTGCAAGAGCTGGATCACCCAGACGGCCCCGTCGCTTGCGCCGGTCTACACGACCGGAAAGCAAATGGACGGCACCGCCCACATCCGAATAGTCGATCACGGTTCCTCCGAGCCCGACTTCCGGCTGCCGCGGTTCACGTTCTGGTATCGGCTCCGGGACGGTCAGGTAGCCCAGATCGGCGAGCCGGTCATTGGCGCGATCGCCAAGGACGCGTTCAAGACCGAATGGAAGTCGCGGGTCGCGATGGTCGACGAGCTGAACAAGAACCGTTGGAAGGTGGCGCCGCCGGCAGCGATGTCCGGGCCACCTCCAACGGCCGAGCCACCTCCCGAAGACGCCCGGGTCTGGGAGGCTGTGGCCGTCAGTCTGGCGAAGGCCAACAACAAGCCCGTGCCGCGGGCCGGCAACCCGGTCCCGATGAACAAGAAGGACTTCGTCGGCACGATGCTCAGCCTGCTGGGCGGTCAGACGATCCAGCTGTCTGATGGGATCACGGCCACGTCGAATGCCGAGGTCCGGATCTCCGTTCGGCGGCAGGGCGACACGCTCTCGGTGAGCTTCCTCGACCCGAAGCCAAAGGTCACGGTCAAGAAGTTCATCAACATCACGACTTCGATCGACGGCTTCACGGTCACCAGCCGCGAAGCCCGCGTGCATTTGGCAAACGTGCCGAAGATGCTGGAACCGACGTTCCCGCTTGTCGGCAACTGATCTCGGTCGATACAGTGCGACCACAGGGATGTTTCTCAGTCACGGAGGACTTGCGATGCTTCATATCGCGCCAATCATTCTGTCGATCTTCGGGGCCGTCTGCGGTGGGCAGGTCTACATCGCTCCGGACGTCAAGCCGATCGAGGCTGCAGTTCGAGTGAAGTACCAGAACCTCACTCAGAATCACGAGCACTACGGGTCCGGAACTGTGCTCGAATCGAGCCCAGAGCGAACCCTGGTTTCGACCTGTTTTCACTTCGAGTCCGCGAAGCTCCCCTCGGACGACACCCGCTACACCATCCAGTGGGGTAAGGACTTCGCCAACCAGGCACAGATGTCGGTGATCGGGCAGAGTAGCCAGTACGACACCCAGCTTCTCACGGGGCCTGGCAACCTCGGTCTGAAAGCAGTCGACCACGTCGACGACCGGGAGTGGGTTCCCCGTGTCGGTGACGTCGTTCATGCGGTTGGATCGCCGCTCGGCGTCCAGCCGAAAGAATGGCTTGCCCGGAAGGCACTCTGGCTGGACAACGAAGGCAAGATCGTCACGGACGACACGGCGATTATCGTCGACCACATCCCGACGTCCGGAGAGTCCGGCGGCGGGTTGTTCAGTCCGACCGGCACGCTGATCGGGATCTGCATCGGTCGCGAGCCGCCCGCCAATCCGAAGTACGGCATGTACTCCCGGGTCACGAAGCTCAACGAGTTCCTGGCGATGGCGAAGTACAAGAGCCACCGGACACGGCAGGCCGAACGGGCAGTTGCCGATGTCATCATCCGGGACGGGCAGACTGCACCCGCCCAGGTTGAGAAGGCTCCGATGCCGGCGCCACGTCCGGTCGAACAGACGCAGTTCGTACTGCCGCCGCAGGCTCCCCAGCTCCAGGCGGCTCCACGTTACTCCCCTCCTCCGACTTATCAGCGGTCCCGGAAAGGCCGCTTCCACGTTCGGTAAGCAAAGGATTGCTGTCATGGCCCATCGCGGTCGCCTGTCACGTGCTTTGGCTGCAGCTCCGTTTCAGATTCGAGGCGGAGCCAACCGAAAGATCTTCCGGTACAAGTGGATCACGTTCTTCGCGGAGCGCGGCCTGCTGCGAACACTCGACGAACGGGACGGGGAGTTCAAGACTGCGTCCCGCGCTGAGTTCCTGCTGCGAGCGGACGCCATCCGGCAGAGCCGGGATCGCTCCACCTGCCCGAAAGAAAAGGCAGAGATGCAGAAGTGCGTCGAGGATATGATCCTAACCTGTCAGCAGGCCGACGCACAGGGAGATCCGTTCAAACCTGGTGTCATGAGGCAGATGAAACACCATAATCGTTACATGGGTGGCCTCGTACCGAGGAGCCCGATTTGGACCCCCGGGAGCTGAGATGACCGACGCCCAAGCCTACAAGTTCGGATTCCTCTATCGCTGCGCGGAGGAGGGCCTGACTGTCGAAGAGACTCGGGCTCGTATCAAGCAGGCTGTCGCCTTCGTTAAGCAGGCCAACCCGCTACAGACCGCGTGGAACGCCCTCACGACGCTCGGGACGGCCGGCGTCGCGGGCACCGCGGCTCTCTCCGCGGGTGCGGGAGCTTTGGGCGGTCTGTCGCTCGCGAAACTTCGTGAGCCGGACGTCAACCCCGAAGAGATCCGTGCTCAGGAAGAGATCTCCGCGTACAACATGTACACCTCGCAGATCAAGCAGCGGAACGCGCTGCGGCAGCTCCGACAGCAGATGCTGAAGGGCCGCAAGCCGTCCTTCCAGTTCTGAAAGGCACCTCGTGCATCCGATTCTCGCAAAGTTCCGCAAGGACCGCGGTGGGGAAGCTCACGGCGGTCGGCTTGTTTGGGGACCGGGCACGGACGGAATCCCGATGCGAATGCCGACCGGCTCCAGTGAGCCGGCGCCTTTGCTTCGGGACGATGAAGTTGATTCCTTGCCGCTGTCGCAGGACTTCAACAGCGGCACGTTTCGGATGAGCAATCCGGAGGATGCGAAGCGTTACCACTGGATCATGGATCGTGTCCTGGCGGGGTGGTTCACCTGCTACAGCCGGCACCCCATGCCCAACCCGGTAACGGGAGAAATGGTATGGTACGTGGAGTGGAGCCAGAACTACCACGACGTCACATAGGGTGCATGGATGCCGACGAATATGATGCCGACCCCCTACTCCGTCCCGGGGGCGACGAACCAGCTGAAAGCTCGATCGATTGAGCAGCTCCTCCAGATGGGTTTGCTGAGCGCCGGCGCGGGGATGGCTCTCCGCGGAGCCAGCGGAGCTCTCAACCTCTTCGACCGGAACACAACCTCTCCGCCGAAGATTCCGAACCGCACGGTTGTTCTTCCGATTCGTATGCCGGTCCGCCGGCAGCCCGAGGAAGAGAAGCTCGCCGCTGCCCCGGCGGCACCGGCCAAGCCGGGCCTGCTCTCGGGGATCGCTGAGAACCTCGGCCACATGTCCGGCGTCTTCGCTCCCGTCGTGAACGGCGTCGAGCAGATGCGAGGCCCGCTCATGGGCCGGCTTATGGGCGACAACGCCGCGACGTTCTCCGACATTCCCTGGGCCTGGCCAGCAAGCGCCGCAGCCCTTGGCGGCGGGCTCTATGGCGGCTACAAGCTGACCGACTCCCTGTTCGATTCCGCACGGAAGAACGAAGTCGACAGCGAGCTGGCAGCGGCCCGGAACGAGTACGAACAGGCTCTCAACGCCCAGCACCTTGGTAAGCAGGCCAGTGATGATCTCGACTTCGTGTACGAGAAGCGTGCGATCATCAACAAGGGTCTGGGCATGCTGGGCCTGCTGAACGCGATGCTGGCCGGCGGGGCCGGGCTCGCGACCTACAACTGGGCACGGAGCCGTAGCGAAGGGGATGCCCTGAACGAGGCCGTCCGTCGCCGGAACCGTCAGCTGTACGACAGCAGCCCGCGGCCGGTGATCGCGATGCCGGTCCCCTACCACATGCCGCCGGCCCCGAAGAAGCCCGCGATTCCGACGACGGCGACGCTCATGCCGCCCGAAGAAGAGAAGATTGCCGCGCTCCCTTCGGCCAAGTCGAATGTGCGGCCGAAGGGAGTCTCCGCGAGCCAAGCCGCTTCGTCCGCTCTCCAGCGGATGAACCAGCGGAAGATGCAGATGCAGCAGTCGATGCAAATGCGGCTGCAGCAGAACCAGGGTGGGTTCTCCCAGACCGATCTCTCCGGAATGACGACGCCAACGTAACATGCCTGACTTCATGGACGGCCTTCTCCCCAGCCCCTCGCCTCTGCTGCAGGGGCTGGATTCACAAATGGGCACCCCTCCGGCGCCCGCTCCCTGGTCTCCTCCGCCGCTCGCTCAGCCGACCGGACGTCGAGGCTTCGGGGACGTCACAGCCATCCGGCAGTCGATCTTCGACAACGTGCTGAACTCCGCGATGAAGTTCCAGCCGGTCGAGAGCAAGACGCACCGGCTGGAGCTGGTCGACCCGGCGTACGAGGGGCCGGAACGGTACTCGAAGAAGGACCAGAAGAACGCCATCCTCACCGGGAAGACGCTGTCCCGGAAGCTGAAAGGGACCTGGCGCCTGGTCGACCTGGCCACGCAGCAGCCGATCTCCGAACGGCGGGCTACAATCGCGAACGTCCCCTACTTTGGGGACCGCGGGGCCTTCATCCTCAGCGGGAACCGCTACTCGCTTGGCCACCAGCTTCGCCTCATGTCCGGAGCGTTCTCCCGCCAGAAGGAGAGCGGCGAGCTGGAGTCCCACATCAACGTGCTCCCCGGCCAGGGGCTCGCGCATCGGGTGATGATGGATCCGGAGTCCGGGATCTTCAAACTCAAGATCGCCCAAGGTGAGATCCCCATGTGGCCGGTCCTGCGGGCAATGGGTGTCACGCCGTCCCAGCTGAACGAAGCGTGGGGACCCGAGCTGGCTGCCGCCAACATGGCGAAGAACGATCGCGGCGCGGTCGACAAGCTCTACCGGCGGCTGGTCCGCGGCAACGAACCGGACGAGGGACTGCGCGGGCAGGCCGTTGCTGAAGCCTTCCGGAAGATGAAGCTCGATCCGGAGGTCAACAAGGAGACCCTTCGCGAGGCATTCGACAAGGTCGACGCCCCGACGTGGCTCGCGGCCACCCGCAAGCTGCTGGCGATCAACAAGGGCGAAGACGAGACGGACGACCGCGACAACCCGGCCTTCCAGACGCTCCTCGGCCCCGAAGATCTCCTCGCAGAGCGTTTCGGTCGAGACAAGAACATGCTCCGCCGGATGCTGTGGAAGGGCACCATCCGCAAGAACCTGGACCATATCCCGTCCGGGATCCTGACGAGCGGCCTGCTCAGCGCCATCACCGACAGCGGTCTGGGGAACCCCGGGGAAGAGATCAACCCGGGGATGCTCATTGAGCAGATGTACCGCGTCAGCCGGCTGGGTGAGGGCGGGATCCCGAGCGTCGACTCGGTGCCCGACGAAGCGCGGAGCGTCCAGCCTGGACAGTTCGGCTTCATCGACAGCCTGGTCACGCCTGAATCGCTCAAGGCCGGTGTCGACTCCCGCTTCGCCTACGCTGCGGAGAAGGGGAAGGACGGCCGTATGTACGCTCCCTTCCGGGACGCGCGGACCGGCCAGACCGTCTTCAAGTCACCGCAGGAGATCACCAAGGCTGTCCTCGCCTTCCCGAACGCGATGGCGACCTACAAGGACCAGGTCCCGGCGCTCGTCGGCGGCAAGATGAAGTTCGTGCCGCGCGACAAGGTTGACTTCGAAGTGCCGAACATGGAGAGCACACTCTCTCCGATGGTGACGATGGTCCCCATGAAGTCGGCCATGAAGGGGCAGCGGGCGGCGATGGCCCAGCGAATGCTGACGCAGGCCCTCTCGCTCGACGACGGGGAAGCTCCGTTTGTCCGCACCGGCGTGCCGGAGGACGTCGACGACAGCTTTGAGAACCGGTACGGCGAGATGTTCGGGGCATCCCGCAGCAAGGTCGACGGGACGGTCACCCACGTCGACAACGACGAGATCACGATTCAGACGCCGGACGGCAAGAAGGAAGTCGTCGAGCTCTGGAATCACGACCCCTCGAACCGAAAGACCTACCTCCACAACACCGCCGTTGTGAAGCCCGGGGATCGCGTTGGTCAGGGACAGCTCCTCGCCCACTCGAACTACACCGACAAGAACGGAGTCGTGGCCCTCGGCCGGAATGCCCGGACGGCCTACATCGCCTGGAAGGGGATCAACTTTGAGGATGCCTTCGCCATCAGCGAGTCCTTCGCCAAGCGGCTGAGCAGTCAGCACATGTACCAGCACGGGCTGGACCTGGACGACAACATCCGGACGAAGAAGCGGGACTTCATCAGCATGTTCCCGAGCAAGTACCCGCGGAAGGTGCTGGACTCGATCGATGACGATGGCGTGGTCAAGCCGGGAACGATCCTGCAGCCGGATGACCCGATCATCCTCGGCGCCAAGCAGAAGGAGCGGGCCAAGAACTCACTTCACAAGGCCCGGGATCGGTCCTTCTCTGACCAGACGGAGACCTGGGACCACCACTCTCCCGGAGAGGTTGTCGACGTCGCCAAGACGGACAAGGGGATCGTGGTCACCGTCAAGAGCGTGATGCAGGCCCAGACCGGCGACAAGATCTCCGGCCGCTACGGGGACAAGGGCGTCATCGCGAAGATCATCCCCGACAGCCAGATGCCTGTCGGTGCAGACGGTAAGCCGTACGAAGTGCTCGCCAACCCGCTGGGGATCATCACCCGCACCAACCCCGCCCAGGTGGTTGAGGCGACGCTTGGCAAGATCGCCGCGATGACCGGCAAGCACTACAACGTCAAGGACTTCAAGGACATCCCGGACCTTGTGCAGTACGCTATGCAGGAGCTGCAGAAGAATGGTCTGTCCGACACCGAAGACCTGATCGACCCGAGTTCGAACAACCGGAAGATCCCGGGGATCTTCACCGGCAACCGCTACTTCATGAAGCTCCACCACACGGCCGAGTCGAAGGGCCAGGGTCGGAGCATGGGCGGCTACACCAGCGAGGGGCTGCCGGCGAAGGGTGGTCAGACCGGAAGCAAGCGGGTGAGTCTCCTGGATGCCAACGCCCTCCTGAGCCACGGAGCCACGGAGTTCCTGCGTGACGCTGCCGTCGTGCGCGGACAGCAGCATCCGGAGTACTGGACGCAGTACATGAGCGGTCACGCTCCGCCGATGCCGAAGGTCCCGATGGTCTACAAGAAGTTCGTGGATACGCTCCGCGGCTCCGGGATCAACGTGGTGCGGAACGGGACACGGTTCAACACCCTGGCCCTCCGCGACGCCGACATCGACGAGTTCGCTGGCAACCGCGAGATCACCAATTCCGACACTGTCGACTGGAAGGGCGGGCTCAACCCGGTCAAGGGCGGTCTGTTCGATCCAGAGTTGACCGGCGGGCACGGCGGTAACCGGTGGAGCTTCATCAAGCTCAGTGAGCCGATGCCGTCGCCTGTCATGGAGGAACCGATCCGTCGCGTCCTCGGCCTGACCGAGAACAAGTTCCTCGACATCCTCGCCGGCCGCGAGAAGCTGAACGACCGCACCGGGCCGAGCGCCATCAAGTACGCCCTGGACTCGATCAACCTCCCGCGAATGATCGAGAACGCTCGGGCGGATATCGCGTCCGGCAAGAAGACCCGGCGGGATGAGGCCATCCGGAAGCTGAAGTACCTCAAGAGCGCGGAGCAGCACGGGATCCACCCGCGGGACTGGATGCTTACGAAGGTGCCGGTCATTCCGCCGGTGTTCCGGCCGGTGTCTGTCATGCAGGGCTCCAAGCTACCGATGGTGGCCGACGCCAACGCGCTCTACAAGGAGATCATGGATTCGAACGGAATCCTGAAGGATGCGGCCGGCAAGTTCGACGACCTGGGTGATGAGCGCCTGGCCGTCTACAACTCGTTCAAGGCCCTCACGGGTCTGGCGGATCCGACTCAGCCGAAGAACCAGGAACGCAAGGTAAAGGGACTGCTGAAGACGATCTTCGGTGGTTCGCCGAAGTATGGCTTCGTCCAGCAGAAGCTGATCGGCTCGGTGGTCGACACGGTCGGTCGCGGCACAATCATTCCAGACCCGGATCTCGACATGGACGAAGTGGGGATCCCGGAAGATAAGGCGTGGGAGGTCTACAAGCCGCACATCGTTCGCGGACTGGTTCGCAACGGGATGAGTCGGATGGACGCGGCCCGAGCTGTCACGTCGCGGTCCGATCGCGCCCGCACGATGCTGCTCCGGACGATGGAAGATCGGCCGGTCGTGCTCAACCGGGCACCGACGCTTCACCGGTACAACCTGATGGCGTTCCGGCCGAAACTGATCCAGGACGACACGATCCACATCTCGCCGACGATCGTCACCGGATTCAACGCTGACTTCGACGGCGACGCGATGCAGTACCATGTTCCGCAGAGCGACGAGGCTGTCGCAGATGCCTACGAGAAGATGCTGCCCAGCCGGAATTTGCTGGCGGTCTCCAACTTCCGCGCTCACCAGCTGCCTGGGAAGGAGTATGCTGGGGGCCTCTATCGGGCGTCCAAGCCTTCGCCGACCTCGAATCGGACTAGGACGTTCGCTACAGTGAGAGACGCAGTACAGGCCTACCGCCGGGGCGAGATCGGCGTGGACGACAACGTCGAGATTATCAATCCCCGGTAATTACTTCTGGCAAGGAAGCCGAGATGAGCTTGCTCAACCCGACGATTCTCAAGCTGGCTCAGCACGAAGCCAACAACCCCGGTCAGGCACAGCCGTTCTTCAAGGCGTCGGTCGTGCCGCCTGGCGGTGGAGCCCCTCCGGGCGGTGCCCCGGGTATGCCGCCGGGTGGTGATCCGGCCGCGATGGGTGGAGCGCCGGCGCCGGGTGGAGCCCCTGGAATGCCTCCGGGCGGTGGAATGCCGGCCGATCCCCTCGCCGGGCCTCCGATGGGCGGCGGAGGGGGCCAAGCGGATCCCGCGATGGTCCAGGCCGTCGTTCAGGCCATGCAGATGATGGGCGGAGCAGGCGGAGCGGGCGGCACCGGCGGGATGCCCGGCATGGGCAAGCCGGCCACGAAGAAGGTCGACCCGGCCATCCTCGACACGAAGCTCTGGCAGATCATGCGGATGGTCGCCGAGATCATGAACCACATGCAGATCCCGATCCCGGCGGACGTGGCCCTCGGCCCGCCGCCCGATCCGATGCAGATGCAGATGGCCAATCAGGATCAGGCCGGAGCTCTTCCGGCCGGTGATCCGGCCGCTGCGGGGATGGACCCGGCGGCTGCCGCAGGCGGTCAGCCCAGTGCGATTCCACCCATCGACCCGATCCAGGGTGCCGCCCCTGGAATGGCTGCCGGCAAGACGGCGAGCGACTACCAGGGAATCGGTTCCTCGGTCAGCAAGTCCGCGTCCTCCTTGACGCCGGCCCAGTCGATGGCAAACCTGGCGGCACTCGCAAGGAGCCTCGGTAATGCAGATCGAGTTTTTCCAAAAGCTGGCTGAGCCCCAGGTCGCAGAAGCTCGTCGCGTCGTGATTCGCAACCGCCAGGGAACCATCGTGGCGGTTGCGATCGAACTCGCAGACGGCCTGGTCCAGGCCTACACCTTTGAAGATCCTCGGTTCGAGCAGGTACTGGGTAACCTGGGCCTCAACCGATCGGAAGTGCAAATCCGTCACCGTGACGCACCCACGCTGTCCGACGTAGGGTTCTGATGCTCAAGACGACGCTAGGCCGACTACTCATCGATCAAGCCCTGCCGGAAGGGATGCGCGGTCGGAACGCCGTCTTCGACAAGAAGGGCCTCAACGCTGTCTTCCAGGAACTCGCGGAGAAGTATCCCGACCAGTACCGCGAGGTCACGAAGCGTCTCTCCGACATCGGACGGGACGCCGCGACCAGCACCGGCAGCTTCTCCTTCCGGCTGAAGGACATGCTCGTCTCGCCGTCTGCGATGCAGATGCGTCAACAGCTTCAGGGCAAGCTCAATCAGATCCTTGCCAAGGGCGATCTGAACGATGACGACCGAGCCCAACAGATCGTCGATGCGGCGATGGGTTTCCGGGAGCCGATGGAGAAGAAGATCTTCGACGAGAGCAGGGAGGAGAACAATCCCTTCTGGCAGCAGATCGCCTCCGGTGCCCGCGGTAACGCCGGGAACCTGAAGTCGCTCCGCGGCTCCGACCTGCTGTACGTCGACCACAAGGGCCGGCCGATTCCGATTCCTGTGCTGCGGTCGTACTCCGAAGGGCTGTCGCCGGTGGAGTATTTCGCCGGTACGTTCGGCGCCCGGAAAGGGGTGCTCGATACGAAGGGGTCCACGCAAGACTCCGGCTACCTTGCCAAGCAGCTCAACCAGGTCAACCACCGGCTGGTGACGGTCGGGACAGACGATCCGGACGACTACGACCACGGGAACCGCGGGCTGCCGGTCGACACAGAGGATGCCGACAACGAAGGCGCCTTCCTGGCCTCACCGGTCGCGGGTTACGACCGGAACACGATCCTGACGCCGAAGGTGCTGCGCGACATCCAGGACCAGGGCTTCAAGCGAATCCTTGTCCGATCGCCGACTGTCGGCGGTCCCGGGGATGGCGTCTGGAGCCGCGACGTCGGCGTCCGGGAACGCGGATTCCTTCCGCGGCGGGGAGACTTCGTTGGACTCGCCGCTGCCCAGGCCCTGTCGGAAAAGCTGACACAGGGGCAGCTCTCCTCAAAGCACTCCGGCGGTGTCGCCGGTGCCGACAAGGCTGTCTCCGGCTTCAAGCTGATTGACCAGTTCGTTCAGGTCCCGAAGACGTTCAAGTCCGGGGCTTCGATCTCGAAGCTCGACGGCCGCGTGAACGAAGTCACCCCGGCGCCCCAGGGTGGATTCTTCGTCACCGTGGGCAATGACCGCCACTACGTCGGCCACGGCCACGAGGTGAAGGTCAAGCCGGGTGACGAAGTCGAAGCTGGCGACGTCCTCAGCGACGGGATCCCGAACCCGGCTGAGATCATTGAGCACAAGGGGATCGGGGAGGGCCGGCGGTACTACACCAAGGCCTTTGCTCAGGCGTACCGGGAGGCGGGCATGGGCGCCCATCGCCGGAACGTCGAGCTTCTTGCACGCGGGCTGATCAACCACGTCCGGCTCGACGACGAACTGGATGACCGGGTGCCGAACGACATCGTCTCGTACCAGCAGTTGGAACGGAACTGGCAACCCCGGGCAAGTACGATCCGGATGCACCCGGGCAGTGCCAAGGGAAAGTACCTGGAGAAGCCGGTCCTGCACTACACGATTGGAACGAAGATCCGGCCCTCGGTTGTGAAGGAGCTGCAGGAGTTTGGCATCCAGAACATCGACGTCAACGACGACCCGCCGCCGTTCACGCCGGTGATGATCCGCGGAATGGCGAACCTGGAACAGGACGAGGACGTTGTCTCGCGGCACCTCGGCTCGAACCTAGAAAAGAGCACGCTCAAGGCTGTCCACCGCGGCGACACGATCGATCCCTTTGGGACGAGCTACCCCTCGGCGATGGCGATGAACCCCCTCAACTTCGGTCGAGAGGGTCTGACGCAGGGCTGGGAGGCCGACCCTCTCAAACCGAAGAAGTCCCTCCCGTCCGTTTTGGACGGGCTCTAACGAATGTTTGCCCGTCGTTGTCGAACTGATACGATGGGCCTCACGGCACGGACCGCCACGCAATTCACCACGGATGGGTGCAATGCCTCAAACTTTGACGCCTCGGAACATCAAGCGGGCCTCGGAAGCCGGGAACGACGTCCCGTTCGAGCAGGCATTTTCGTCGCTGGCCCACTCCTACTTGACGGACAAGGCCCCGAAGCTCCTCGACTACGAGGTCGGCTTCCAGCTCATCGACCGGAACGAAGATGATACCCGCGCTGTCGGGATTTTCGCGTTTAAGGTCGGCTCCCAGTGGCTCTACGCTCCGGTGTTCTTCATCGACGGGGACCTGAAGGGGCACGAACTCCTGTACCTGAAGAACCAGGACATGTTCGTGCCGCTGAAAGAGAACTGGATCAACTACATCCTGAACAAGAAGCCGATCATCCTCGGCAACGGGATCGACAAGGGCGAGGCCTCGCGGCAGACGCTGCGCCCCTCCCTGTCGCAGTTCACCCAGTCACCCTCGAAGTACGGCTCGGCGATGCCGCCCTGGGCGCTCGACGCCGTGGGCTGCCTCTACAAGCACGCCACCTCCAATCCGCTCGACGGGACGGTCCATCTGCCCGAGCTGCTCAAGGATGGCGGTCTGGAGATGCTTGATCTCCTGAAGATGGCGGCAGACAAGTTCCCGGATCTGCAGTCCCAGCTCGACAAGTTCTACGCGCCGGAGGAGTTCGCTGACGCCTTCGCGCACATCAAGCAGTCCGTCGATCGCTTCCCGGTCCGGGACAAGTACACGCACGACTCCCTCTACGACATGTTCGAAGAGGCGAAGTCGCGGTCGCCGATGAAGACCGCCGGCTGCGAATACAAGGTCACCGGCTCCGCGCCGCCCTCGCCGAAGGTCGTTCGCTCAGAATCCCAGAGCGGCAACCCGAAGTCGCTGCTGGACGGGCTCGTCAAGCGGGGCTCGGTTTCGATCCACCGCTTCAACAACTTCGCCCAGCCGTCCCTCCTGCTCACCGAAGAGCAGCGGGAGAAGTTGGCCGCGGAGGGCTCCCTCGTCGTGGACGACCGCGACGACGACGAGATCTCCAAGGTCTACGAAGTTCGCGAAAAGGAAACGTTCGAGACCCCGACCGAGACCGGGCTGTATGACGTCCTGGTCAAGCCAGGCTCCGTCGAGAAGTGCGTCGTCATCATCCACCCGATGAGTGGCAACGGCCGGAAGCGGTTCGCGACCGTGATCCGCGCGGGGAGTGGTGCCAGCGAGCGTAACTGGCTCAACATCCACGCCTCCTATCTCTACACGACGAAGTACTACCCGAAGTCGGAATTCGAGAAGTGGGTCGAAGAGCAGAGCGATTCGTCGCCTGAGTCGAGCGATCGCAGCGAGTACATCGCCATCAACGCAACCGGGAGCGCCACGCTCCCGTTCACCGTTGATCGGTCCCTCGGAACGTCCGATGCCGGCAAGTCGTGGGAAGTCAACTTCGACTCGTACTGCTCGAAGGAAGATCCGGCCTTCAATCTCGGCCGCAACTACTCCGGCATGCCCTACGACGATCATGAGGGCTACGACAAGTACACCGATGGGGAACGCCTGCACCTGTCGGACAAGAAGGGAATCACCTTCCGGTCGAACAAGGGCGATGTCACCGTCCCCAACGACACGAAGATCATCAAGGTCCGGCACCGGAAGTCCTGGGAAGAGCAGTATGGCAAGGACTGTAGCCCGTGCATGGCCGGCGCCGACACAGGCGAAAGCGATCCGCCGCCGATCCGCCCGGGGAACCTGCTCGACGTCCAGTTCGAGATGATGAAGCAAGCCAGTCAGCTCAAGATCTGGTGCGATGGCTGCGAAGCGGTCATCAACAACCAGCGAATGCCGGCCAAGCAGGCTTGCTTCGACCTGATCGTCAACCACGGCCTCCGCGAAGCGACGGCCCGCGAGCTGGTGAAGCGCGCCGATGTCGCCTTCAACCTGCATCACCGCGGTCTGAACCTCCGCATCAAGTACGCCAACCCGTACGGGGTCGAGCAGACGGTCACCGCCCCGTCCATTCCGCCGATGGACGCCCGGTTCGACGGGGTCATGGGCGGCAACATGCCGACCTATGGTTCCCAGGCCGACATGCTTCCCGTTGACTCAATGGAGCCGAATCATCAGGCTTCGCGGGACGCGTACCAGCTTCAGGGTCCCGAACCGGGCATGATGCAGTACGTGCAGCAGGCTGCCCAGAGCGGTCAGCGGGAAGTCTTCGACACCAGCGTCATCTCGACGCTGCTCAAGTCGACCCGCGACGACCAGCTGGTCGACCGGCATATCGGTCCGATTATGAAGGGGATGGACCGGATTGGCCGGCTGCTGCTCGTGTTCTACTGGAACCCGGAAAAGTTCCAGGAGCGGTACGGCGAAAACGAAATGAACGAGCTGGAGAATGCGTTTTCCAGCACCTTCGACCAGACGGGTGAGCTGGTCCTGTTCCTCAAGCAGAAGGCCATCCAGGCGGTGCCCGACCAGCGCATCGATCTGAGCCTGTCCACGGAAGGATAACGATGTCTGTTCCCTATGACGTTCGTCCCGCAGTCGTGACTGTGCCGGCTGCCGGGAAAGTGATCGAACTCGGCGTCCCGAGCCGCGGGTATGTCCACCGTGTTGCCGTCAAGCAGCTCAGTGGCAACCTCGACGGCTTCGAGTTCCGTGTGTTTAAGAAGGACACCATCTACAACGCCGATGGATCGCAGGGCACTGAATTCGCTCAGGCCGAACTCTTTGAGATCGGTGCGAAGGTCACGGTGACGAGTACGAATGCCGTTGGCATCCTGCTGGAAGCCAATGGCCACGCCTACATGTGCCTGACCGGCGACAAGCAATCCGACAACCAGCGGAAGCTGTATCTGTACATCAAGCCCGCCGGAGCCGGTGACGCGAAGACGTTCGGATACTCCACGACGATTACGCACCCGTAATCCAATACCCGCGGATTGGAATCGTAATGTCGATCGAGTTCTCGCCGCGGAACCCCGTGCGCTCACCAAGTTGGCGCTGGGACCGGGCCAGGAACGTGTTGGAGGATGGTGTCCCGTTCTCGCGGCGACGGGATGACAAACACGTTCGCAGGGCCATTGAATTTCGACGTCGTCTGGAGGAGGCCACCGTCCCCAGCCAGATTGCAGCGCTGGAGCTGTATGACGAGGGGTTGTTCTGGGCTCACCAGATCTTCCACCAGACAGACGAGTACTACGAAGCTCTGAAGCACGAACTGGAAGCCCGGATTCTTGCTCAGGACACAACCGAAAACACAGCTCGACGCTGCTGTGCCACCCTGGAGACGGTCCTCGCCTACGAGACCGTCTTCTTCAACGTTTCGGAGCGGATTGAGAATCGCGGCTACATCCTCCACCGCGTGCTTGGTCCCCAGATCCACGACAACCTGCGACCCTCGGACTGGCCGCTCCTGTGGAAAGTGTTCGGCTACTTCGGCGGTCCCGTTGTTCTGGACATGATGATCGACCAGCAGGTCGACCCGCAGCGTCCGAACTCCCCGTCCGAACTGTCGAAGTTCGTACAGGATCTGGCGGCGAAAGCGATCACCCGGAAAGCAGCCGTTGCAGCCCACACAATGGGCATCAACGACTTCAACAGCCCCGAGATCATCGAGCAGTTCACCAAGCTGCTGGCGGTCGAAAAGGCGGCTGGTGCGGGGGGTGGCGGACCCGCGACGAGCCTGGGCGATAACGTCGAGGCATGCCTCAAGGCTGTCCGGTGGTTGGCCGGCCCTCGTCTTCCATCGGCGCCGGGCGTAGAACCGACGCTCCTTCAGCAGTACGATACAAAACGATTCGAACTGCACGGCAACGAAGCCATGCAACTTCAAGCGGGAAACAAACCGGTCCTGACCCTCGGCGAAGAGGACTGGTCCTATCCCGAGCCAAAAGCAACTCTCCCTGACCTCACGGACGAGGAACTCACCGATGGAGCGAATGAGCAAGGAAGCTGAGAACCGCATTCTCGACGCGGTTCAGAGCGTCACTGCGGCCGTCAGCGAGGGATCGGACCCAACCGACGCTGTCGTGAAGATTGCTCAGGAGCTCCAGCTCCCGATCGGTCATGCGCGGGTCCTCGCGAACGCCTACAACGTCGCGGAATCGACCTACGTCCGGCAGCAAGGGAACTCGGTTCTCGAAAAGGCCGCGGTCTTCGCAATGGCCGATCCGGAAGAGATCGTCCGCCGGCTGACGCCCGAGATCAAGACTGCCGCGGCTCGGGAGTACGAGACCCTCGTCTCCGCCGAGTACAGTCGCAGCCCGTCCTGGCTCGACACGCCGACGATGACAAAGTCCGCCGAACTGCACATCCCGCTGCAGCCCCGGCCGGCGGCGACGGGAATGACCGTCAAGCAAGCCCAGCAGCGAATCCGGAATCGGGAGCAGAACATCGAGCTCCTCCGCCGCCACGCGTCCGGCTACAAGACCGCACTCGCCCACGGCCTGGACGACCTGGCAGTCTGGTTCGCTGGCGCTCATCCAGCGGCCTACGCCACGGCCGTGAAAATGGCTGAGGCTCGGATGCCCGGCGCCCCGGTGCTGCTGCTGAAGCGTGTGGCAGCCTCGCACCCGCACTTTGCAAAGGCTGCGGCACTGCCGGAGTGGCAGCAGTTCGACGCCAAGCGTGAGCCGTATCGCACGCTCCAGAAGCTGGCCGATACGGCACACAGTGCCATCGCCGCGGACGAGGCCGTCAAGCTCGCGATGGAGACGCACGTCATCCTGACCGATGAAGAGATGATCCCGCTGACCGGGAAGGCTCCGCTGACTCACGGCCTGATCGATCCGCTGGAGAAGGTCGCCAACATCATCCCGTTCATGGGAGCGAACATGGCCCGCGACGTCGTGGGCTCGATCGCTCGTGGCATCGCTCCGCCGGACAAGGACAAGCTCGTCCAAAAGCAGATGCAGGCCATCGGCTCCCCGGAGCACGAGCAGAAGATGCAGGACATCTCGACGCAGTCGATGCTGCACGACCTGCTGGCCAATGACGAAGTCGTCAGCGGTTACGACCCGTTCGAGGTCACGAACGCCTACAACAACCTCAGCCAGATCGCTCCTCGGACCGCTCAGCACCCGCTGGCCGTCCAGGCGATGCTGCGAAAGCAGCTCTCCCAGGGTTCCCTCGACCCCTTCGAAGTCGAGCAGGCGATCAAGATGGAAGGTCAGCTGAGCAAGCTCAACGGAGGTTCCGGTGGTTCCGATTTCGCTGCTTGAGAAGACGCCCCAGGAAGCCGCCGAGTTCCTCGTCAAGACGGCCGTCGTCAGTCGCTTCGTCGGGAGTTTCGTCAAGAAGGGCGACCAGCTCCTCCAGAACGCACTCATCGGCGCGGGCGTCGGCGGGTTGGGTGGCCTCGGTCTCGGGATGTTCGGGAAACGTCGCAAGAATCCGCTCGCCTCGGCGCTCACGGGAGCCCTGGCGGGCGGTGCCATTGGCGGCGGTCTGTCCTTGATGGGCAACAACGTTCCGGACTCCGGCAAGAACGAGCTCTACAACAAGGCGATCGAGGAGAGCGCCAACTTCTCCCCGGTCGACAACATGGTCTCTGCGGCAAAAACTGTCGCTGCCCCGGTCACGAACGCCCTGGGGGTCACGACCTCCTTCGACCCGAACCTTCCGCAGCCGAGCGTTGGGAAGCAACTGAAGGCGTACGGCGGACCGATGCTCGGCGCCGGCGCGGGCGTTGTCGCCCAGCACGCCGCAAACACGGTCGGTGGCCGCTTCAACCCGCTGGTGAATCGCCGCGTCGGAGAGAACCTGTCGACGTACGTCGCCGGAAAACAGACCGTCGCTCCGGGCCAGGCTCCGACTGCGGTCCAGAACATCATCCGCGACCTGTACCATCCGACTGGCTCACCGGGTCCCTCGACAGCCCAGATGGGTCTGTACGATGAAATGGCGGACCATATCGGACGGGGCAAGGGAATGCCGTTCGTCGGCAACGCGCGGCTCGGCCGGATGGCCCAGAACCCGGCGATCCTTTCCGGAGCGCCGACGGCCGGCAGTGTTCTCAAGCAGCTGCCAGCGCGGGGCTTGATGGGATCCCTCATGCGAAACGCCCCCGCGGGGATCCTCGGCATGCTGGCCGGGGACTGGGCTCAAAAGCAGCTTCCCGCCAACATGTTCGGTTCCGACGTCGTAATGCCCGCAGGACAGTAACCCATGCACCTGAAGATCATTCGACCCGATTCGTTCGACTTCCAAGGCAAGCCTGTCACCTGCATGGTGAAGATGTCGAGCCGCGGGCTGATCGGCAACGACCGCGCTGACTTCCTAAAGTTCGGGAGCCACGAGATCGTTGACGCACTCGGATCGGTCAAGCTCGCCAAGAACGAGATCCCGCTGTATCTCGCGGCGATCGGCTCGACGGAGTACTACGGCCCGAACCGCAACGGCGACGGCTTCCGGGAGGCCACGAATCGGGCGACGCACAACACCTTCGAGAAGTACGCTCGGGTGTACCGGGATCACCAGAACAAGGATCCGGAAAAGTCCTACGGCCGCGTCATCAAGTCGGCCTACCACGATCCGGTGCACCGCATCGAGCTGTTGGTCGGCCTGAACGGGGACGAGAAAGTCGCTTCACTCAACGGCGGGCTTGTTGCCGACAAGGAGCTGGAGAAGATCGCCAGCGGGAAAGAGATCCCCTGGAGCATGGCCTGCCGGATCGATCACGACGTCTGTTCCGGCTGCGGCAACAAGGCCCGTACCCGGGAAGACTACTGCGACGAGTCGAACTGCAAGTACGGCGGGCTGCAGCACAACATCGCGAAGATGGCATCGGACGGTCACATCCTCCACGCCGACAACCCGAATCCCCGGCACTTCGACATCAGCCACGTGTGGCGCCCGGCAGATCGCATCGCCTACGCCTTCGGTGTCCTGGAAAAGGCTGCCGAAGGCCGCGTCGTTGGCGGAGCAGAGCTGGCCGAACGGATGGGGCTGACCCTCCCGCTGGCCCTTCTGCTGGAAGACGCGCCGCAAGCTGCTGTCGACCAGATCAAGATTGCCTCGATCCTCGCGGACCTCGACAACGGGCAGCGCCACGGTTCCGACCTGGCATTCTCCGCCGCGGTCCGCCTGCCGTTCGAAATGCCGAACCTCGGCAATTCGAGCAGCTTGATGAAAGAAGCCCTGTGTGCGCTCGCTCGCCACCGGATTGTGCTGCCGGTTCAGGAATTCCTGACCCTGGCCACCGGAAACGAGAAGATCGCTGCAGAGGTCGCCTCGTCCGTTCAGTCGCGTCTGCCCGGAATCTTCCGCCGGATGCTGCTGTCGGACGACGTCACCGAAAAACTCGCTTCGAATCCCTTCGTCCCGTCCCGCGCTTGTGGCGTGGAGCTGGATCGCTGGGCACTGCGCATGAAGCAAGCCTTCGGTGTTGAGCCCTCCGTTGTGCGCGATCGCGCCACCCGCGCTTCCATTCGCGGCGTGAATCCCGATACGCTCTCAACGGTGAAGGAAGCGGCTGCCAACGAGACGGATGACATGCTGGCTCGGCAGTACGCTCTCTACAAGATTGCCGCGCTTGCGGTGATCAAAACTGAAGCCCACGATTTCGCGGGTATTGCAACTTCGTCAATTCGTCAGCATTATGTAGTCTGATCGCTGTGGGTCTGGCGCAGGATGCTGACCAAGCACAAGTCAAGGAGTGACACGAGCGATGGCTCAAACCCAGAAGAGTACGTTGAGCGCTGGCATCGAAGCCGTGCTCGAAGAGATCCGGGTCGGCACGACGAAGTCGGCCGCGGTCAAGTCGGCCAACCCGATCAGCGAACCCGGCGAGCACTCCGGACAGAGCTCGCATCCGACCGCGAAGGCGGAAGACGGGCTCCAGGACGCGAAGGAAGGCTTCCGTTCCTCGGAGAACTCCGCTGACGAAAAGAAGCGGCCCCAGGGCAGCATGTCGCCGGACAGCGTTCCGGAAGTCGGCGACCGTCAGGACGAAGTCCAGCCGAACAAGGGGACCTCCCAGTCCTCCACCGGCGAAGACCCCAGCGTCGAAGACGACTACAAGGGCGACAAGGACGACCCGGGCACCTCGCATCCGGCCAAGACCGACGACGGCGAAAAGTACGGCTCGTGGACGCTGACCAAGCTCGCCTCGGCCTTCAAGGAAGTCGCCAACGACGTCCTGGCCGACGTTGCGAACGGTCGGCTCAACAAGCAGGCGGCTTCGACCGCCCCGACGTCCACGGGAGCCGCGGCTCCCGGCAAGTCGCCGCCCGCATCGACGAAGTCGGCCGCTGAAGCCGGCTACGAAGCGGCAGCGATGCTCGGGCAGAACGACCTGAGCGAAGACGACCTGGCACAGGCGTTCGTCGCCCAGACGATCAAGGAAGCTCACCTGGCCGCGGATCTCACCGCCAACTACCTCGCTGAGTTCGCCAAGGCCAAGCAGGCTGCGGACGACGGTGCGAGCGAAGGCGAAGACCACGACAAGCCGGGCGATGAAGATTCGGGCGCCAGCGAAGCGGGCAGCTCGGACAAGGGATCCTCGGGCGGAACCGGTGCCCCGGCCGAGGGTGGCGCGTCGAGCGGAGCCCCGCCGGCCGCAACGGGTGCCCCCGCAGGTGACCCGCTGGCGGCAATGGCTGGTGGCGGCGCTCCGGCGATGGATCCGATGGCTGCCGGTGGTGGCGGGGATCCCCTGGCCGCTGGCGGAGGCGCCCCGATGGGTGGTGCTCCGATGGGTGGCGGGATGGGCGGAGGCCCGATGGGCGGCGCTCCGGACACGATGGGTGGGCTGGCCGACATGGCTCCGGCCGGTCCGGGGGCTGGTCAGCAGGAACTGCTGATGCAGCTCATCGCCGCGCTGCTGGAAAACGGACAGGGAGCTGATCAGCTCGGTGCAATGGGGCAGAAGGCGGCTGGCACGAAGTACGCCAGCATCGACTTCCGCACGCTCGCCGATCAGGTCAACGCCTTCCGGAAGGCGGGCAAGTTCGAATTCCGGGCGCCGGCCAACAACAAGCAGGCCCAGATGCGGGCGGACTGCCGGCGGATGCTGGCCGAACTGTCCTAATCCTCCCGTCCTCAACCTCAACCCAACCCGCTGCACTGCAGACGGTACTCGGAGACTGACACGATGAGCGCAACGAAGACCGAGCCGGCGGACCTGTCGCCGGCACAGAAGGTCACGAAGATGGCCCAGATCGCCAGCGAGGCGATCGGCAAGGGCCTCGCGGCCGAACAGAACCTGGAGACCTTCCAGAAGAAGGTCGCCGCGGAGATCCCCCGGGCGGTTGACGCCCTGGCCCGCGGCGGGTTCATCGCCGAAAACGAAAAGCAGGCCATGACGCGGGTCTTTCAGGAAGATCCGACGCGGGCCTTCGAAGTCATGGTGCGGATGGCGGATCGCACCGTGCAGGAAAAGACGGCCTCGGCTCCCAACAAGCCGGCCCTCGGAACCAGCCAGGGGAGTGCTCCCAGTCGCACCCCGGGCGTTCCCGCTCACTGGGACAAGTTCGCTCAGGCGATCATGGGCTAAGGCCCTGCTGAGAACGAACACGGACTGTTCAACAACATCACACGGAGGTGTTTCTCCTCATGGCCCGCGAAATGTACGAGCAGATGTACGAGCACGCACTCGACTACCTCAAGGGGTGGCCGAGTGAGACCGCGCTCGACTTCGATGCTTTCCTCTCTGCCGACGTCACCAAGGAAAATGTCTACGGTGGCTCGGTCGTTCACCTCGACTCCGCCGGCAAGTTCATGCCCGGCGCCACCGGTAAGCAGGTCGCGATCTTCCTGCACAACCGGGCGGACGACTTCGACGTCAGCAACCCGGGCGGGAACAACTGGTTCCCGATCGCCCCGAACGGGAAGATGTCCGGTCTCGTCGCCTTCGGGCCGTACGAGCTCCAGACGACCGAGTTCAAGGCGGAATCGGGCGGCAACGCCTATGCCCCGAACGACCTCCTGCACTCGCCGGACGAGTCGGAAGTCGGCGGCGGCAACGAAGACGAGGCCGGTCTTCTGTACAAGCGGAAGAGCTGGACCGGCGGCAGCAATGCCGCGATCGCCTCGGGCACGGACAACATCTGTGGTGTTGTCTCCCGCGCTGTGACGACGAACGCCCACGGCGTCAGCGTCCTCAGCTTCTGGCCCACCTGGCTCCCGACCATCGCCTAATCCCGCCCCGGGATAAGCGATCGGGCAAACCCTGATCCCCAACAATCACACACGGAGGTGTGTTTCCACATGGCCACTCGTTCTGAAACGCAGCTGCTCAACGAACGGTTCTTCGAGCACCTGCGGACCCCTGGGATGGAGAAGCAGGCCGCTGACGCGGTCAACGACTTCACCCGGACGACGATGCGTGAAGACGGCTTCTATCGCAAGATCATGCCGCCGCTCACCATCACCAACGATGAGCTCGATCGGCAGGTCTACACGGACAAGCCCTCGAAGGTCATCGACAAGGAACCCGGCTCGCCGATGTCGATCAGCGTGCCGTTCGCCACGAACCCGATCGGCGTCTACATCCGCGGTCCCCGCTACCTGGTCACGTTCCAGCGTATCGTGACGCCGCGGTTCTCGAAGGACGTCGACGAACTGCGCACGTGGGAGATGGACATTCGGCAGGTGCTGAGTGACAACTCCCTCAAGGACATGATGGCAGAGGAGGACTCCAAGTTCCTCGCGGCCGTCAACACCGCGCTCGTCGGTGCCGACCAGAACACCTACGCTTCCGGCGTCCCCCAGTGGGAAACCGTCAGCGGCGGTATCACCCGCGACTCCGTCCAGGACGCGAAGAAGATCATGAATCGGACGCCGTCCCGGCTCGAAGCCGAGACCGCTCTGATCAACATGGTCACCGCGAAGGAGATGGAGAAGTGGGGCCGGGATGAAATGGGGGGTGATATCTCCCAGGACATCCTGAAGAACGGCTGGACCGAGCGGAACTTCATGGGTCTGAACTTCATCGTGACGATCAAGCGGGATTTGGTTCCCGACGACTCGATGTACATGTTCGCCAACCCGAAGTTCATCGGGAAGCACTTCGAACTCGAACCGGTTGCCATGTACGTCAAGCGTGAGTACTGGATGATCGAGTTCTTCTGCTACCAGACCGGCGGGGCCACGATCGGCCACACCGGCGGTCTCGCCCGGGCCGACTTCGCGTAAGCGATTCTCCCCGAGACACCCGGCAGCTTCGGCTGCCGGGTTTTCTTCCGTTTCAATCCTCCAATCGGAGACGTCTTCAATGGCCGATACGAACGCCGCATCTGAGCAGCAGGCCGCACGAGACCATATCTTCGCAACGGTTGCCCAACCGGCCTTCTTCCAGAAGTTGGCCAGCCACGGTGTTCCGGTCGAGAAGATGTCCAGTGCCGACCGTGGGAAGCTGCTCCAGATTGGCGACATGCTGTTCCAGCAGCACGTCACCGAGCAGACCAAGCAAGCGGCTGCTCGCGGATCCCTCCTGGACGAAGCCTACGCTGGTCTGTTCGAAGCGGTCGGACAGCAGTCGCAGGTCGACGAGGCCGAAAAGTTCGCCGCCCAGGCGATCAAGGCCGATCCGAAGCTCATCAAGAGCGCTGCCGCCATCCAGCAGGCCCTGCTGAACGGCGCGGCGTAAGGAGTAGCCTGACCCGATGACCGTTTCTTGCCTCTACACGACCGTGATCAACACGGGGGCCACTCGCCCCATCGGTTATCTCGGTAAGCACGGCAAGCGGCTCGCGGCCGGTGAACAGTTCTCCGAACCCGGTCACCTGCCCGACAAGCTCCGCGACAACCTGCGGAAGTTCCACTCCCTGGAGCGGGACCTCGACGAAGGTCGCCTCGCGATCCTGAGCACGCCGTCCGTGCACCTGTACGACGACACCCTCGACGTTGCCAAGGTGCTCGAACTCAACAACAACTCGCTGTCCGCACAGGATCCCTGCTGGGGCTCCTACGTCAGCGAGTAGCAGTTCGAGTCGCACTGATCTTCCACGCCGCTATACTGGGTCCGCCCGGTGTAGCGGCGTTTTCTTTTGGAGGGTTACGGATGTCCCCGAAGGTCAGTGTCTTCACTCCCACTCACAACCCCGTCTACCTGCTGGAGGCTTACGAGTCTCTCAAGAACCAGACGATGCCCGACTTCGAGTGGGTGATCGTCCCGAACGCCGGAGCGGTCATTCCGGACGAGATCCTCAAAGACACCCGCGTGGTCGTCAAGCCGTTCCCGGGCCGGCTGAACCCCGGAATCGGCGCCCTAAAGCGCTTCGCCTGCAAGCATGCGAAGGGAGAGCTGCTGGTCGAACTGGACCATGACGACTTCCTGGTCGAAAACGCCCTGGCCGTTATCTGCGAAACCGCCGATCGGGAGAATGCCGACTTCCTCTACTCCGACTTCGTCCAGTTCTACCCGGACAAGACCTGCAACTACTGGAAGACGGACGGCTGGGAGCACTACCCGTTCAGCTATAAAGGGCAGGGCTACACCGCGGTGCGGGCCTTCCCGCCGGGTCCGCATTCGCTGGCCTACGTCTGGTACGCTCCGAACCACGTTCGCGTGTGGCGCCGGGCGCTTTACGAGAAGATCCGCGGCCACGACCCGCTGATGTCGCTCTGCGATGACCACGACCTTCTGATCCGGACGTACCTGGCCGGCGGACACTTCGTCCATATCCCCGAGGTGCTCTACTTCTACCGCGAGCACGGCAAGGATGGGGATACGGCCAATACCTACACCAAGAATCGCGAGAAGATCAGCTCCGAGACGATCAAGCTCTCGAACCGGAACTTCTACAAGCTGATGGACGAGTGGGCGCGGCGGGAGAACCTGCGGAAGATCCAGTTCTGGGCCGGCGGGGAGGAACTCCCGGGTCACGAGATCATCACCCTGAAGGAGTTCGAGGCGAACGGGTACGTGCTGCCGGTCGACGACGACTCCGTGGGTCTAGTCCGGGCTGTTGACTCGATCCCGCGGGTCGATCAGATGCACCGCGTCACGATCATGAACGAGATCTACCGCATCCTGGCTCCCGGCGGCTTTCTCCTCGCCCGGCTACAATCCAGCGACGGCCTGATGGCGGATGCCGATCCCAGCGTGCGAAGCCGGTGGAACCGGATGTCGTTCCAGTACTACTGCAACCGCGGAATGGCAGCGCAGATCCCGGACATCGTGTGTCGCTTCCAGGACACACGGGTCTGGGACGAAGCCCTGGATAAGTGGCACTCCGACAACAGGATGATTCACACCTACGCCGACATCTGTGCCCTGAAGGGCCAGCGGCAGCCCGGAAAGACTTTCTGGTAGGAGACCAGCATGCCCACTCGACGCACACGGACGAGCGTCACCCGTCACGGAGTTCCTCTCGTCGGCCGCATCCCGGCCATCAAGGTCGGTCAGCGTCACAAGGTGACCGTCGAGGTTGTCGTTCGCGACGACGAGGGGAACCCCCAAGATCTGACCGAGTACGGACTGTCGGAAGAGTCCATCTCGGTCGCCGAGTACGCCAGCTTGCAGGTCGCGATCGTTGAGAGCGTCGGCAAATGCACCATCGCGACCCTAGATGCCTGGGTCACGGATGCGGCGAACGGCGTCGTTCAGTTTGATCTGGACGCCACCCACACCCGTGACGCCGGTGTCTTCATGGGTGAGATCCTCATCCAGAACGACGAGGACACGGTCGCCGGCTATCAGTTCTACCTGCACGTCGACCCGACGCCTGGCTCTGGCGACATGACCGGTCCGCCGACTGAAGCGGAGATCCGGCTGCACATGCGCGACAGCATGCCGGACGAGAACTATCTGATCGACGAGCTGGACTTCGACCTGGCCGAAATCGGCGCGGCCATCGGCCGGCCGGTCATGTACTGGAATGAATCGCTTCCGCCGATCGGCACCTACGACACGACGAACTTCCCGTACCGCTATCACTGGCTGGAAGGGATCGTCGCGAACCTGTGCTTCATGGCCGCGGAGCATTACCGGCGGAACACGCAAAACCGCGCAGCCGGCGGGATCGTCGTCAACGATCTCGGCCGCGAGCAGCCCTACTTGCTGGAGGGCCAGCGGCGGTGGGAAGAGTACAAGAAGTGGGTCGCCAACAAGAAGGTGTCGATCAACATCCAGATGGGGTACAGCACGTTCGGATCGCCCTACGGGTACTAAATCCGTCTCCGATTCGCGTCACTAACAGTAGCTACTTCCTAGTAGTGGCAGCAGAGCTCAGGCTGGGCTTGTTGCAACCTTAGTGCACGGAGACAACATGAAGTTTCTGACCCGGATGTTCGAAGGTTTTCTGTTTGAAGTGGAAGCCCTCTTTCCGCAGGCGAAGTGCCCGACGAAGGAGGAGATCGAACGCAGAATCAATGAGGGAAAATGGGTCTCGGCCGTTCTCTATTACGACATGGAGCGGCTGGACGCGGTCGATCAGTGCCACTTGCGGCGCCGTCTCTGGGCGCTGCTTCGCCTGGATCTGAAGTCGATCCAGTGGAACCACAACCGGGCGAAACTCCGGCGGACCTTCGAATGGCTCGGCAAACTGGCGGTCGGTGAGCGCCTGGTCTTTGTCAGCCACGTGGGCGAGGCTCCCTACAGCTCGCTCATCGGGGCTCGTACGGTCTGGTTCACCGAGCAGTTCGGCTTTCCTGTCAACGTCAGTACGTCTCTGTAGGCGGCAAAGACTGCCGCGATCTCTTTCCACACCCCTATTTGAGGAACCGTCCATGTCACGTCTCGCGTTAGCCCGCGTGCTGCTTGCGATGTCAAACTTTGTGCGATACAGCCTGCTGCTTATTCTGCTCACGCTTGTCTTCGCTTTCGGCCACGTGATGGGCGGCAGAGAAGCCAGCGGGGAAGGCGATGTGTCGGTCAGAAGCATTCAGGCGATCATGACGTCTCGCACGGAAAAGTTTCAGCGAGATTACGAAGAGCTGCTGGCAAGATATACCAGCACGCACGCGCAACTGGTTGAACTTCGGTTTCAGCACACCGAGCTCATGATCCAGTCCGCGGAAAAAATCAAGGAACTGGAACAGCGTTGCAAGTAGCCCCGGCAAGGTCGCCGGGCGACATCCCACACCACCCACGAGAGAGACATTATGTTTCGAGTTCGGACACTCATCGCGGCGTATCTGATCACGGTTACGATGTTCGCGGCCCTCGGGATTCTTCAGTATCGGGCTCTCATGCTTCAACCCGCATTCTCGGGTCCGAGCGGCAAGCCGATCCCCGAAGGTCAGCCAATCGAAGCGCAGTTGAAAGAGGCGATGGTCGACTCCTTTCACAAGAGGCTGCCGATCACGGTTTTCCAGGTGGAATACACCCTCACGTTCGATAACGGAGGGGAAGAGATGACACCCACACAAAAGGAAATCATTGCCCGCCTGACCGGTCCGGAAGGACCCCTCGGGCGGAGGGCCATATATGAATGGTCGATTCGCTGGTACGCCGACTTCTGCGGCCGGGCGGGGTACTCTCCGAACGACGTTCAAAGAATGTCGAACCTGGACATCCACACTATGATGATGAGGGCTCACAGGTTCATGCAGCGTGACCTGTCGACCTTCATCCAGAACGTGTGTGCGCAAGCCGGCGAAGAGTCGATCATCATTTGAGTTTGGTGTGGGAACGCCGGCAGGCCAGGAGGGTCTGCCGGCGACCTGCCCTTTCTTTAGCTATCAGGGACGAACTCATGACCAATCCGACCCAGACGATGACTCGCGACCTGGTCTTCTCCCGGGTCGTCGTGAGCTTCGCCATCTCCGGCAACACACAGATCGCCTGGTCCTACCACACGAACTTTGTCGATCCGGAGCCGTACACGACGCAACTGCAGGTCGGCTTCACCGGCAGCAATCTCGCTGACGACTGGCGCGATGTCGGAGCACCGCAGGTCAACGCTGTTGCCGCTGCGGACACGAATCGACGGTACGGCGGGAAGGAGTGGGAGGTCCACTACCGGATCAAGCTCGTCACCCCAGATGGCACGTATTACTCCGAGCCATGCCCTGCGACAGGCGTTCTCAACCGGTCCGACTGGCTGGAGGCCCGGGAAACCGTCCGGCAGAACCGGCTCCTGCTCAATAAGTTCACCGGGTGGGAGGGGTTCATCCTCAAGCGGAAGCGGGTTGGCGACAAGGCCGACATCAACGTTCCGGCGGGACGCCGCGCCCGGGATCCCCTGACGGGTGAAGTCATCAGCACGAAACGACCTGAGACGGCCGGCACAGACTTCAAGGGCGGGTTCTTCGCCCCACACCCGGCCTTCATCCAGCTCACCGAGCAGACGCACTACCCGCAGCGGGGCGACAAACCGGTCGGACAGCAGGACGTGAACGTCCAGCAAGGCGTTATGATCGCCTTTCCGCCCCTGACGCACGGAGACGTGTTCATCCATGCTGGCTCGGACCGCCGGTACGTCGTCCGTCCGGTCAAAACCCTGGCAGCCATGCGGGGTGTCGACATTTTGCTGCAAGTCGAGCTGCGGCAGGTCGATACCGCGGACCCGGTGTACCAGATCCCGATGCCGTAATTTGAGGTCTCGAATCCGATGTCGTATCCTAAGCTCCTGATGCGGAAGATCCGCCTTTTCGACTACGCCCCGTCACAGCGCGACGTGCTTCAAGCGCTAGGCATGGATGCCAATGAAAAACCCGCTGCTGCCGGAAAGTCGAATTCATCGACCAAGTTCCCTCTGCAGTTTGGGCCTTCGGCCTCTGTTGATGACGGGGATAGTGGTTCACATTCTTCGCCAGCATTTCGCTGACGAGCGGAACTTCGAGCAGGATACGTTCCGGGAGAACCCCTACGAGGCCATCCCGGACACGCCCTGGAGCAGCTACCGCTGGCGCCCGACCGATCGGACCGGGATCAAGATCGAGTCGATCAACAAGTGGCGCCCGAAGGAGTCGAACTGGTCGCCGGCGCTGATCGTCAAGCGAAACAAGTGGGCCGTCCAGCGCCGCGGCATCAACGACATGATGCAGGGAACGCTCGCGGCAGACGGTTTTGACCGGTACGCCACGTTCATGTCCGGCTCCCACACGATCTTTTGCGTCGCCGACGAAGCCGGCGAAGCGGAATTGCTGGCGCAGGAGGTCTACACGACCCTCATCAGCTTCGGACCGGTCATCCGGCGGAACCTCGACCTACACCAGTTTCTGGTGATGGAAGTGGACTCCGTCATGCTGATGGCCGAAGAGGCGACGGAACGGTTCGTTGTGCCCGTTTCGATCGCGTACGCTCATGAAGTGGCCTGGGTCCTGACGCAGGACGTTCCGAGGCTGCGACGGATAACTATTTCCACGAATCTGCTCAGGCCGTAGATTACAGACTGCCGCTGAGACGGATCTCACATTCAATGCACGGAGGCATTTGGGATGCCCTATATCGTTCCGCAGGCCCTGGTGTTCCAGGAATTCAACCTGGTTCCGGCCGAAATCACTGATCCGCTGCGCGCTCTCATCGCAGGGCCGCACGCGTATCTCCTTCGGTACGCCGAGGCCGACGAAAAGGGCCTGGGTGCGCTGGGTGCGTACGACGCTGACGATGACCAATCCTACGCCTGGCCCACAAAGCCGGTGGGATCCACGATCGACGAGTCGTACGTCAAGCTCTTCATGGAAGACGCGAAGCTGGTCCTGTTCGAGGACCTGATCGCCGCCGACGAGATCGTCGCGCCGGTCGAAGGCTATCGCAACCGGATCCGCCGGGCGGGGTCGGGTGGTTTCGCCCAGAACGGCGACTACGCCCGTATCACCGAGCTCTACGACCGCGACGTTCGTCGTGGTGACCGGGTCTACCTCCGCGGCGTGGCCGATGGTGACGAGTTCGAACTCAACACCTACGTCCTCGACATCGTCGGCGAAGCCGTTGCGGCGACGGTCGGTGAAGTCGAGCTGGCGGAAGCCAACCCCGAAGACCAGAACGTTTCGGCTACCACGAGCACGGTCTCCGGCAGCTCGCCGGGTGTCACGTTCGCCGCGAACGCCGCGAACTACAACGGGCTTGTCGACGGATACATCAACGACACCTACACGATCACGGTCACCGCCAGCTCGGTCGATGACGACCACACGACCGCCAAGCTGAAGGTCACGACCGCCAGTGGGCTGGACGAAGACGACGAGCTGATCCCCGGTACGAACGGTTCGCTGTTCGACGTCGGTGAGCGCGGTCTGCGGATCAGCTTCACCGGTGCCGCCGACCTCGTTGTCGGGACGGTCTACCGCGTCGTCGTTCAGTCCGCCTTCGAGCAGGCCCTCGCGGTCTCCGGCGGGACCTACAGCGGTGCGCGGGACACGACCTACATCGTGGAAGTCACCCGCGGCGGCGAGTTCGACGACGAAGACGAAGACAAGCGGCCCCAGGTCACGGTCCGCACGGTCCACGGTGTCGACGCCAGCAACGGTCCGGTCAACGTCACCGGTGACAACGTGGCTGTGGCGGTGGGAACGAAGGGCGTCACGATCACCTTCTACGGTGGCGGCGCCGAGAGCTCCAGCGTCGACGAAGACACCCAGCTCCTGGATCCGGTCGTCGGCCTCCGTAAGGGGGACATCTACTTCATCGACGTCACCGCGCAGGCGGAAGGCCGGATGAGCACGCTCGTCCTCGGCCACAACCTGCCGGGCGAAATGGATGAAGCGGAAGACCTCGACCTCCAGATCTACCTGCTGAAGGACCTGGAAATCGACAAGAACCGCGCCGGGTACGATCCGCTCGTCAACTGGGAAGTCTCCCAGAGCCAGCTGACCGTCAACTCGGGGATCGTCGCTTACGACACCACCTGGACGGACGGTGGGGAACTGATCCCCGTCGTGATCACCTCCGGGGACCTGTTCGTCGAGTACCGGGCCTGGCGCTCGGAACTTGCGAGCGACGTCGTTTCGGCCGTCGACGAAGACGAGCTGAACGATCAGGTTTCCGGCCCGATCCACCCGGACAACCCGCTCAAGTACGGGATGTACAAGGCCCTCGCCAACGCCAACGGCACTGCCGTCAAGGGCGTCGGGATCGCCGAGCCGGACGAAGACGACAGCTGGGCGGAAGCCCTGGAACTGCTCGTCGGCCGGGAAGACGTCTACAACCTCGCCCCGATGACGCAGTCGCGGTCGGTCCAGAACCTGTTCGCTGGGCACGTCAACTCGCAGTCGTCGGCCGAAGCCGGCCGGTGGCGGGCGGCGTTCTTCAACGTCGCCGCCGTGACGGAAACCGTCAAGGTCAGCGCCGCGACGTCCAGCGACGAAGAAGAGGTCCTGGCGACCCTGGTGGACGACCCGGATTCGGACGGCACCCAGTACACGCTCCTCCAGGTCAGCTCCGGCAACGCGTCGGTGCTCGAACTGGGAGCCCGCCCGGGCGACATCGTCCGGATGCTGTTCGGCACGTCGTTCGGCGAGCAGACGTACGAGGAGTTCGTGATCGACTCGATCCCGAACGAAGAGACGATCAAGCTCGTCTCCGGACACACCTCGGCCATCAACTCGCCGGAGAAGATCGAGATCTGGCACCCCATGACCAAGAACGAGATTGCTGCCAACGTCGGCGAGCAGGCTGGTTCCTTCGGCAACCGCCGGGTCAAGGTGGTCTGGCCGGATACGGTCATCTCGGGTGGCCTGGAAGTCGCCGGGTACTACCTGGCAGCCGCGCTCGCCGGCCTCCGGTCGGGCGTCGTGCCGCACCAGGGCCTGACGAACCTGCCCGTGACCGGATTCGACTCGGTTCCGCGGTCGACGAGCTACTTCAACAGCACGCAGCTCAACACGATGGCGGAAGCCGGCACGTGGGTGGTCACCGCCGGCCGGGACGGCACGGTCTACACCCGGCACGCGCTGACGACGGACAACACCGACGTCAACACCCGGGAAGAGCAGGTCGTCTCGAACGTCGACTCGATCTCCTACCTGTTCCGGCGTCGGCTCTCGCCGTACATCGGGATCAGCAACGTCACTCCGGGGACCCTGTCCCTCCTGCGGGTGGAAGTCCTGAACTGCATCGAGTTCCTCAAGGCGAACGGGTTCGTCGAGCGGCTCGGCGGTCAGTTGATCGAAGGGGAAATCGTCCGGCTCGAAGCCCACGACATCCTTCCGGACCGCGTCGTGATCGTGATCAACCTCACGATCGGTTACCCGCTGAACAACATCGAAACGTACCTGGTCATCTGATCCGGTGCCGGTAGCCGCCCGGCGGGAAGATCCCGCCGGGTTTCTCTCTTAACCCTTCGCAAGTCTGGCAACTTGCGTTTTGACACGGAGGTCAGATCTCAATGGACATCTACGGTCGTCAGGGGAACGACTACAAGGGCTCGTTCGCAGCGGACGCGGCCCGTGTCGTCTTCGGCGGCAACAACAACGTGACCGGCGTTGGTCTGCTCACCCAGCAGATCTCCGTCAACTACGTGCAGAACATCACCCGGCTGTACGAAATCGGCACCCAGTTCACCTATCTGGTCGCCGGCCGTACGCAGGGGAACATCCAGCTTGGACGCGTGCTCGGCCCCCGGGCCATCCAGGTCGGGTTCTACACGAAGTTCGGCAATGTCTGTAACGCTGCCACGAACAACCTCAACTTCGAGGTGGACGCCGGCTGTAACTCGCAGGGTGAATTCCAGGGCATGCGGTTCTCGATCAAGAACGCGGTGATCACCTCGATCGCCGTCACGGTCGAAGCCATGAACATGCTCATCAACGAGACGCTGACCATGATGTTCGTCAGCCTCGACCTGAACGGTGCAGCCGCGGCCGGGAACATCGCTGGTGGCGCCGGCGCCGGTGCTTAGTTTGCCGTCGCGGTAGCGACGAGATATCTTCAGCCAGCGGGTTCATTATCGGACCCGCTGGCTGGGGCCTTTGTGCCCTCTAAAAGTCACCCTCTGGGTGGGATGGATCGACAATGTCTGACAAGCACTCCGTGGAGATGGAGTGGGCTGGTCTTTTGTCGCGGCCGAGCGCTGCTGGCAAGTCCGCCCGTGACCCGCTCAATGTCGGCCAGTCCGCTCGAAGCGGGACAGCCGAGCTTCTGTTTGGCCGTGTGCTGGGCTCGGTCGGTGGCCTCTACTGCTACCGGGTCGCACTTGAAAACGGCCGTGGCATTCGTCCTTGCGTGCTGGGAGCCTCGACAGGGCTGCTCCCCTTCGGCGCGAAAGAAATCACGACGATCCCGCCGAACTCGATGGTGTGGTGCATCGTGCACCCGCAGATCACGTACGGGGTCATCGTGTGCGTCGAGCCCGAGGCGGCGACAGATCCCACGCGATCGCTCGCGGGCTGGGTCACCCGCGCTTCCCGCTGCGGCGTGCAGGTCGACCGAAGCATCAACGCAGTCCTCGACACCCAGGAAGGCGCGATCGTCGACTGGGGTTCGAACCGGCCTGTAGACGTCGTTGGCAACGAATACGGCGTCATGACGGAGACCGGCCTGCGTCTGACCGTCGACTCCTTCATGGGTCAACTCGCGATCGACGAATCGAGCGGTTTCTTCCTGTTCTATCACGACCAGCTCGTGCGCTGGGGCGGCGTGAACTCTCAGGAGTGGTCCGCCGGCCACGTGCGGGAGATGCTCGACGACGAGAGTGAGATCCTCTACTACCACGGGGTGACGCCCTATCCCTGGGAGCAGATGGGTGCGCTGCGTCCGGAGACGGCCACGACCACAGAGAAGACCGATCGAGAGGTTCAGCTCGACCCCGGCCACTTTGCCTCCGTGGAGCCAGTCGATCAGAAGCAACAGCCGTTCCACCGGCACGTTGAGCTGAAGGGCTACATCGGCCAGGGTCAAAAGCATCTCGTCCAGGCCCCTCCGCAGCAGGGGGATCTGTTCAAGTACGAAGAGCGGTCCGCACCGCTTGGTCTGCTGGAGGTGCAGGAGGGGCTCTACGGCCACTACAGCGTCCGCGCGGCCGGCGGCATCTTCCTCTCGAAGCGTCTGCCAATCCCGGCTCCAAAACGGCTCCGGCTGCCGCACGATCCGAGCGGCGATACGGCCTCCAACTACAAGGCTGCAGGTCAGAACGGTGAGGGACCGGACCACAAGGTTACCAATCGGGTTGCGAACGAGGGGGACTACCCGCACCTGCAGCAGGCAGCCGGGTTGTTCGATGTCCACGCACACCTGTTCAACTGGCTGAACCTCAACGGCGTCTACTACCACCGGAAAGACTTCTTCATTCCGGAAGAGAGCGATAACGGCGAGTTCAACAAGGTCACGGAGAGCATCGACTTCAGCGAACTCCTCGGTAAGAGCTACATCAGCCGGCCGTCTCCAGTCCAGGTTCGGCTCGACCACCGTAAGCAGCAGGCTGAGTTCTTCCCAAACGAATCGTCGATCAACCTCTTCGACGACGGCGGGCAGGTCTACGCGGACGGCTACGGCGCTGAGATCCGCATGGTTGGCGGCAACATCCGGCTGTCCTGCCCGGGAGACATCTCGCTCGAAGCCGGGCGGAACGTGAACCTGCTGGCAGGCCACGACATCATCCAGCGAGCGAAGTACTCGGTCGACGTCTCTTCGACTGAGAACGACGTCCGGCTCCGCGGCTGGAGGAATGTGCACGTCGCCAGCGGTCAGAGCGGCTCGGGTAGCTTCCTTGTCGAGAACAACGCCTCCGGAAGCATGAACTACCAGGGTGTTGGTGAAGACGTTTCAGCCGGCGGGATCCACTTCAAGGCCAAGTCAAGTCAGATCGTCTTCCTGGGCGGAGACATCTACCTGCGAACGGGCGGAGGAGACGTTCAGTCGGGCTCGATCGTTCTGGACGCCGCTCGGGGCGACGGGCAGATCGTCACTCACTCCGGCACGTTCACCCGGTACATCGGGATCAGCGCGGAGGACCGGTTCGGGTCTGGCTCGGTCGAGAAGGTCAACTTCTATTCGTCCGCGGCCACTGTCATCGGCAGTCTGATGTACGTGGACGGAGGAGCCTTCTTCGACGGCCCGGTAGCGAACCGCGGCGGGATGTCGACGATCGAAGGGGCTTTCGGCGCCGAGGTTGATCCGCCGGTCGGGATCCTCAAGAACCAGGGGCTGCAGCAGGTTCGCGACATCCTGCAGCAGGTCGATCAAGTCGAGCAGCAGCAGGTCACGAGCGGAAACGCAGCTCGGCAGAAGGACCTCGACCAGAAGTGGTACGGCGACAATCAGGCCGGAAACGACGGTGCGATCTCCGCAACGAAGTTCACCTGCCGAACCGTCGAACAGTACATGACGAGCGACTTCGTCATGTTCGAGTCCCGTTGGCAGCAGATGGCTCGGCTCGGGAACGGCATCGGAACAGTCTGGACAGAGAAGCCGTCCGGCGGCGAGTATCCGTACCCGGGGACCCTGAATCTCACGAGCAAACCGGTGTTCTACACCCAGGACATCACACTGTTTGATCTGCAGAACGGCCGGTCCAAAGACCGAGAATCGAACCAGACTCAGTACGAAGAACCGAAGTTCCCTGCGCCCACCGCGCAGCCCCTCAATTCCAATTACCGCGTTTTGACTTAGGAGACCATGATGGATTTCCGGAAGAGCAAACCTCCCGAATCGACCACACCTCAAGCCGGTCAGATCCGCCGGACGCAGAAGGCTCCCGGCCCGGTTAAGGGCCTGCCTATGCAGCCCGGCCGGGTTGTGCGGGCTAAGAGCCGCACACCTTTTGAACTGGAGCAGCTGGCCAAGCTGGGCATCAAGGAAGGGGACATCGTTCCCGGTAACTTGCCCAGCATGATTCAGCAGCTGCAGAGTGAAGCGATCGCCGACGCTGACGACGACTCGCATCTGCCGGTTGCGCCGGACACGCCGCCGATCCTGTCTGCGGAATCGGCTGAAGCAGACGACCTCAGTGAACTGGCACCGGTCGATATCCGCCGACTGACACCGGACAAGCAGAAGGAACTTCGTCAGTTCGTCAACCTCGCAAAACAGCAGGACGCCGCAATCCGCGGTGCGAAGTTCGTCGAAGCGGCCGGCACCGGGGTCAACGAAGCGATTCAGGCTGGACTGGACATGGAGCTCCAGGAGATCGTTGTCGTCGAAGACGAGGAAGAGGAGCCCCCGCCGCAACCTGTTCGTCGGGCACAGGCCAAGCCGCGAGCCGTTCCTGAAGTCGCGGAAGTGCGAGAGCCGGTACAGCAGCAGGTCGCTGCGGCGAAGGCCCACGCCCAGGTGGCGGTCGAAGAGGACGTTGCTGTTCTCAAGGAGGCGGAAGACGCTGCCAACCGCACCGGTATCAAGAATCCGCTCTGTCCGCACTGCGGCTGGGACAGCACCCGTCCGGACGAAACGGAGCCCACGGTCGACGAGAAGCGGGACTTTCTGCAGACGGTCCTCGGTGGCGTCCGGTTCTTCAAGACCTTCACGCTGCTCGGCGGGGCTGTGAAGGTCACCTTCCGCACGCTCATGTCGACCGAATCTGACATGGCACTGCAGCAGATCGCCTTCGACGCCCGTCAGGGCCGGATCGCGACCCAGGCCGAGTGGCTGCAGAAGGTCACCGACTACCGGATGGCGATGGCGCTCGACTCGATCTCGCTCCGCGGGACCGGCCTGCAGAAGCTGCCACCGATCGCTGAGAACGAGTTCGACGAGATCGATCCCAGCAAGGAGACGAAGGCTCCTCAGCAGGCGAAGGCGATGTACGAGCACTACCTCACGTCCGAGTCGATCCGCCGGACTGTCGGGGCGTGCTTCCACCGGTTCCAGCGGCTGTGCGAGAAGCTGGAGGCTCGCATGGAGGATCCGGATTTTTGGCAGGGGATCGTGTAGCCGCTCTGATGTGCCAGTGTGCCGCCGATGGCACACTGGACTTCACAAAAGCCGATCCCCAAGACCGACGCTGGTACACGAGGGTGTCGTTGATGATCTCGGAGAAGTCCCGAGCTCAACGACTCTTCATGTACGACCTGTTGCATCGCCGCAACGGAAACCTGCTCAGCCGGGACAATCTGACCGAGGAATCGGTCGAGAAGCTGAATCAGGAGTCCTACCGTCTGTTGCAGCAGATACTGCAGCTTCTTTTCCCTTGGAATACATTCGAGTCTCCGGATCAGGCTCAAGAATCCGCCAACAAGCGGCTGTACGATGCCTGGGTAGCCGCCTGGGGCGACCCGGAAGATCCGGAGGTCCAGCGAAAGATCGAGCAGACGGCGCAGTGGCTCGTCGACAACGACGCATCCCGCGACCAAGGAAGGAAGAGGAATGGACGAGCAGCTCCTGCAGGAGATCATGGCGCGGTCGGCGGTCGGGCCAATGTTCGGTCGGGTCAACGCGCCCGGGATGCCGTTCGACCTCAACATTCCGGCCCTCCAAAGTAACCCGCTGCTGGGCATTCTTGCCCAGATGCTGGCGTCGCCGTTCACCGGCGGCGGAATGCCAACGCAGTTCATGCCGATGCAGAACGTCTTTGACCAGTGGCGGGTCAAAGACTTCTGGAATCAGCGGAACCAGGCTGTCCAGATGGCCCGCGGGGCGGACGAGCAGACCTACATCCAGATGATCCGCGGGATAGCCCAGATGACGGGCACCCGCATGGGTCTGGAGGAGGAACGGCTCGCGTCCGGTGTCGCCCGCGACATCGGCGGGCTGATGCCATTCATGGTGCAGTTCGCCCCAGACTTGGCCGATCAGCTCCACGGTAGCCGCGGTTCGGCGATGGTCATGGCCCACTACCTGAGCCAAGGTGGGCGGTACGCGGTCGATCCGGTCACCGGACGGATCGGGATGTCGGGTGAGTCCGCCGGCTTCATGGCCCGCGAGATCCAGTCCCGGTTCTTTGGACCGGGCGCCGACATCACAAGCTGGCGGGGTCTTAGCGGCGGGCAGGTTGGTCAGCTCTACGACGAGATGCAAACCCGTGGACTGATGGGCCGGTCGATCGGCACGTACTCGAACGAAGAGCAGAATCGGTTGATGGCCGATTCGGAAAAGAAGCCGATCGAGACGATCGAGCAGCTGCGGCGGGATTCACCCACTGAGTTCGACGCGAACCTCCGAATGTTCGACGTCCGCCGCAACACTGACCGGCTCAAGAGCATGGCCGGCGTCGTTTCCGCTATGCGGGACATCTTTGGCGACATGGGACGCCCGAACGCCCCCATGAAGGAGATCATTGAAGGGCTGAACATGCTCACCCAGGGCGGGCTGGCGACGATGGCCCCGGGCGAGATGGAGCGAATCGTTCGAACCACGCAGTCGCTGGCGACGCAGACCGGAATGGGTATTCAGGCGATGACCGGCCTGACCGCTCAGGGTGCAGCCCTGGCCAGCCAGATCGGCCTGGACCGTGTCTTCGCCGTGACGGCCACCCAGGGCGCCGCGGCCTTCGGTGCGGCCTTCCGCGACGTCGGCCGTGGGGACATCTCGGCCTGGGGCCGGAAGTCACTCGAAGAGATCACCATGCGTGATCAGGAGCTACGGCTGCGCGGGGCCAACTCCACAGTCGGCAACCAGATCGGAGCCACGATGCGGCTCGCCGAGGAGCGCGGCTTCAAGGAAGGCTCCCCGCTGGCGGCTCTGGCCGACGCCATCCGCAACGGTCAGACGGAGTTCGTGAATCCGATCACCGGCGAGAAGATGTCCGTCGACATGGACAACGCCAAGTGGATGGCCCTGGCTGAGCAGTCTGGCCTCGATCCGCGGACGGCAAACTCCGTTCTGATGGACAAGTACTCCAACCAGGAGTACACGTTCAAGTTCGGCGGTTCGGACATTGTCCGGCAGCTCCAAGGTCGCGACATCCAGCGGCTGATTGCTCAGGAGATGAACGCTGGGCTCGTCGGAGCCGCGACAGCTGCGGGAGCCTCGACCGAGGATGCCCGGAACGCTGCCGGTGCTGTCTCGCCGCTTGTCGCCAAGACGCTGCAGGAGATGTCGGCCGAGGACCGCCGTGTGGCCGGGCGCCGCAACAAGATCCTTGCCGACAAGATCAAGACGTCCTTCGCTGAACGTGGCATCACCATCACGGACCAGCAGGCCCTCGACGCGGCGATCACTGGATGGGGCGACTTCGAGCAGCGGATTCGTCAGGATCCGGCCTACAAGTGGGCCGACTCCGCTCAGAACATGCTGGACCTGATGGATCCAGAAGTCATGAAGCGGCAGCAGGTGCAGACACAGCAGGCTCGCGTCGACGCAACAATGCGCAAGGCGCTCGCCGGGCTCGGACAGTCCGGTCCGCTTCGTCGGCTGTCGGACGTCATCCAGAATCCAACTGAGGACTTCGGCAGTGCGATCGCGGAGATCCTGAACGTCCAGGACCCTGTCGAGATCATGAAGCGGATCGCGAAGATCGACCCGAAGGAGCTAGGCAAGGTTGGCGACCGGGAGGCTCTGGCTCTGCAGGCCTACGAGATGACGGCCCTGCAGAAGGAGTACGAGAACATTGCGGCCACCGAGAAGGATCCCGCCAAGCGAGCCCAGCGTCAGGAGTCGATCTCCCGCTCGGTGTCGGCGCTGCGGGCCGGCGGCGAGGCTGCCAAGACCGAAGCGGAGCGAGTCCGGGAGGAGTACCTCGCCGCGAACCCGAACGCGAACGGCTCCAAGCGAACGGACTCGATCGACGACCTGCTCCGCAACCCCACCACGCCGCCCGAACTCAAGAGCCGCCTGTTGGCTCTCAAGCTCGCCGGTGGAGGCGGGTACGACGATCGCGCCGGCAATCTTGGCTACAACACCAAGGTCAAAGTCGGAGAGCAGGACATCGAAGAGATCATGGCGGCAAGCGAGCGGACGCTCGACGGGGTCCGCTCCGGGTCCAAGGACACAGAAGAGGGGAAGGACATCTTCACCCGGTCCGCGGATCAGTTCGTGTCCGGCAAGAAGCTCGTCAGCCAGATGCTCAACGACGAGGCGTCCATTGAGCAGCTTGGTGCCGGTGGCTTCGATCTCGTTCAGAAGGCATACGAGGGCTACTCGGAGCTGGAACTGATGGCCCGCAAGAAGGGCTTCAACTCGGTGCAGGATCTGTTGGCCTCTGGCGACAAGGAGGCACTCGCGATCCAGGAGCGAATCACGAGCGGAATGCGAGCCGTCAAGGAAAAGATGAAGCTCGATCCCTCGGCCCGACCGAAGATGACCGAAGAGGAGCGGAATCGCTTCAAGGACTACCAGTCGAAGAACCGGCGATCGGACGACGACTTGAACGCGGAAGCGATCGAGCGTGTCGTGAAGACCACCGGATCGCGAATGAGCGACGAGGAAGCGAAGCGGCTGGCTGACTCGCTGGGATCCGGAGAAGACGCCGCTGCAGCCCGTCGCGAACTGGACCAGGCGGTCGAAGCAAAGGAACGCCTCGACAAGATGGCCAAGGACCAGGGCGTCAGCGTCGACAAAGTCCAGGGACGAGAAGCCGATGAGCTCCGGCGGAAAGCCTCCGGGCTCCTCCGCATCCGCGAAGTCGGCAAGGGCGGTGAAGGAACTGGCGAGCAGGTCGTCAGCTCCTACATCTCCGAGACAGTCAAATCGCTTCGTCCGAAAGACGAGGAAAACGTCGACTCCCAGACTGCCCGGCCGCAGACGGTGCGGCTGGCTCAAGGTACGACGATCACGGTCGAGATCAACGGTCAGCGTTACCCAGGACGGGTCACAGGAGGCGTCGGCTACGAGCCGATCAAGTAACTATGGCGATGATCTTTCAAACGCAGCCCGGGGTAGCTGTCGCTTTCCGCACGGAGGGCGACATCCCCGTTCCTGTCTCGTTCGACGGCTGGAGTGGTCGGCAGTTCTTCGTCCAGAAGAGCATCATCACCCAGATGGCCATCGAGCGCGAGGGGAACTTCAAGTTCGTTCATACCCTCAAGGACCTGATCCATCTCTACGTCTTCGGAGAGAAGATCGGCCGGATCCGGGTGGCGGGCCTCTCCTTCTCGGACATCTGTCCCGGAAACGGCACGAAGACCGGCATCGAGCGGGTGGCAGAATACTACGACCGGAACTCGATTGCCCGCCGCCCGACCCCGATCAACATCCAGATTGGCACCACGCCGTCTGGCAACTTCGTGAGCTTCCTGACCCGACTCAGCGTGAACATCATCCAGCCCGAGAGCCGGATCGCGCAGTTCGGGTTGGAATTCAGCGCGATGCCGCAGCGTCGCTCGTCGGGAGGCGGGACCGGAACATGATCAACCACATTCGCACGCTGCTGCTGAACCTGCCGGGAACGACTCAGAGTCGTTACGGAGAGGAGTACGTTCCGGTCGACTTCCGGCCGGTGACTCGCTCCTCGGCTCTCCGAACGGTCGATTCGATCCTGTTCGGACGTCAGGCCGATCGCGCCGCACGGAACTATCGGCTGCAGCAGTTCATGTCGCTGCTCCACTACAGTCCGCTGCGAGACCTGGTCGCAGAGCTGGACAGCCGGGTGTCGTACGACCCGACGCAGATCTCGACTACCTGGGATTCGCCGCTTCCCGCGGTCGACGTTGGAGACGCCACCAAGCTGACGGTCTATGGAGAGCCGCCGACGTACACGCAGACCGGCGGCAAGATGGACTTTCAGTGGATCGTCCGTCTGCTGGACGATACGCCCGGCCTGTTCGAGATCGAGATCGACGGAGACTCCACCCTGACAGTCATTCAGCCAGATGGCTGGTCAACTCCGGTTCAGCTACCACTGTCGCCCACGTTCATTCGGATCAGCGAGAATGCCTCAACGGGGGATAGCTGGGTCCTGTCGCAGCTCGTTCGGCCCGAAGTGGACCTTTCCGAGATCTCCCGCATCATGCGGCAGGTGCCGGAGCCCGTGCAGCTGGAGCTGTTCGGAGTCGGACATGATGAGCCTTGGGAGTCACTCCGCAACGCGTCTCAGTCCCCTGTGGATGTCGTGGCGCTGAGCGGATTCATCCTGGCGTACGCCTATCGTCTTGAGGAGCGCCGCACGCGTGCCTAGTACAGATTGGGTCTACCGCAAGGTCGAATGTCGGATGGAGATCGACGGCAAGAGCCTGCCGATCGTAGGAGTCCGTGCGTCCTGGGACCTTAACGGGATCCCGGTCGCGTCGGTGTCTCTGCCGCTTGGTCGAGACACTCAAAGCCTCAAGCCGTCCGAAGTCCATCTCATCGCGACTGCTCTCCGGGATCAGCTGCCAGCGAAGGTCTATGCTCGGCTCGACCGGCTGGCATTCTCCCCGGGCGGTAAGGTCGACCTGGGCATCCCGGAGGGAGAGTTCCTTCTGTTCGACGGTCTGACGGCCGGCGTCGGCGACACGATGGCGATCGAAGCCTCGCACGCCGAGTTCACGCTTCAGTTGACGCATAAGCTGTCCGAGCTGAACAACTCGTCCTGTTTCAGTGACTCGTCCCATCCGCGGAACCCCACCCATTACTCCTACGGGGCTCTGATGCCGGACACCCGGACCGGTGCCCGCCACTGGACGGGATCCACGCTCGCCGCGCCGTACGTGGACCAAGGCAAACTCAAAGAGGACCTGTGGGGCTCCTGCCTCTATCCCTTCTTCCAGAACCTGACAGAAGTCGATGCCATCTTCGTCGACGAGGTGGGTCTCAAAGGCAGCGGCAAGAACGACGGAGCCGCGGCGGGCCTTGCACTGCTGGCGCCGACCGGAGACGACTACAAGAAGCTGGGCGTCGGGATCGACTTCGACAACGACCTGGCATCGAAGATCATGCAGGACATCAGCCTGACGGTGGCCAGCCCGGACGACATCGGGAGCTTCACGTTCTGGGATTTGATCGTCGGCCGGTTCGCTCAGGACTACATGTTCTCGGTCGTCACCCGCACGAAGGGTGGACTGATCGTGCCGTTCGTGCCGGGCTACCGGAAGGAGTTCGACTACATCCCGGCCGGCACCTACAACGTCAACCAGTCTCAGCTCCTGTCCGAGCGACCGTTCCGGGCGATGGGAATCCTCTCGCAGATCAGCTCTCGGCTTGGGGTCGTCGACCAGAGCATGGACGCGATCGTCGACATGGGCCTGCTGGGTGTCGGCGGCTGGTTCGAGCCGCGGGAGAAGGGCATGGTGCAGATCCGGCAGGGTCCCCGCTGGATGGGCAGCCTTCTGTCCGCTTCGCGGTTTGCCGGGGAGTCGTCCGGCGGCAAGCAGAAGCTCCGTGGAACGACCGACAGTCCTGGCGCCGGCACCGCTCCTGCCGATCTTCCGAGGGACAAGGCAAACGACCGCGTCAGGCTGGTCAAGCGGTTCCTGGACGAGTACGCCAAGACGGCCTATGCGATCGAGACACTCCGCGACCGGCAGGCCAGCATCAGCTGTCCCTTCCGCCTGGACATCGCCCCAGGCTCAACGGTGAAGATCGAAGGTTCGTCGGAAGCGTTCATCGCCAATGACGCACTCGGTGCAAACTACTTCGGGACGGTGCTGCGGGTGTCCGTCTATCTCGATGCCGAGAGCGGTATGGCCGGCACCGCCTACCATATCGGCTACATGCGGAATGAGGAGGAGAACACCTCCGACGAGACCTCAATCGAGAAGCATCCGCTGTACAATGAGACCTTCTCAGGCTGCAAGCTCGTAGAAACGTAGGAGGCGTGATGAGCAACTTCGACTTTGGGAACCTGGAGGATGAGTTCCGTGAGCCGTATCGGGCCTACAAGCTGAACCAGTCCCCGTCCAGGCGGACAGCGATGGTCAAGGCCGTCGACCCGATCATCCAGACAGGCATGCGGACCTTTGGCGGTGGTGCAAACAGCCCTCAGCTCAAAGGGCGGGCGCGTCTGATCGCCGCCAACGCTGTCGACTCCTACGATCCAGGCCGGGGCTCGCTCCGGACGCACCTCATGGCCTCGCTACAGGGGCTTCAGCGCTACGCTGCGCAGCAGAATCAACTGATTCACGTTCCAGAGCGAGTCGCCCAGGAGGGTGCAGCCCTAGCGGCAGCGGAGAACGAGCTGTTCGATCAGCTTTCCCGCTCGCCGTCCATTTCGGAGCTGGCCGACTTTACCGGCTTCTCTCCGAAGCGGATCGCCTACGTCCGTTCAACCCGGCCCGCTGTGACAGAAGGGCAGATCTCCGAATCCGGACAAGACGACGAAGGCTTCGGCTTCGAGCCTGGCGTGATGGGGCCGGACGCGTTCTTGCATCGGATCCAGTTCATCTACGACGATCTGGATCCGGTCGATCAGGTTCTGGTCGAGCACTCGGTCGGACTGAACGGTCAGCAGAAGATGTCCGGCAAGCAGCTGGCGCGAAAGCTGAATCTTTCTCCGGGTGCGATCAGCCAGCGTATGGCTCGCATCCAGGCTCAGGTCGATGAACTGGACGGATTGGGGGTCGTATGAAAGCGAAGAGCGTTGCACGCGTTTCCGAGGTCTTCTCGAACCTGATCACCGACCTGGTTGAACAGGCCGGCAAGATCTCGGGAGCCTTGCGCAATCAGGAGCAGCGGGTCTGGCAGAACCCGGGCGAGTGGGAAGGCAACCCGCTGGACCTGGGCAGCATCACGACTCCCTTCGATCGCTCCGAGATTGGCGCCAACTACGAAGAGGTCATCGCGGATGATGCCTCTCCGGGAACGGTTGGTGACGAGATCGCCTTGGCCGAGCAGAACGGCTACGTGGCCCACGCCGAGCGTGCCTTTCGCGCCAGCCGGCTGACGCCGGTCCGAGCCCTGGCTCACGCGGCCTCAGCCCGTCGTGGGCACGCCAATGCGAAGGGGATCTTTGAAGGCGGCGTCCTCAAGTACGTCGAAGACACAATTCAGGCGGGGTCCTCGTGAGAACCTACGATCTACTCATCTTCCAGCGCGATCTCGTACCCGGCGTGATGAAGCCGACTGTGCAGGCGCTTGCTTTGCCCGGTGACGGCGGGCTCGGCTGCACAGGGATCCAGAAGCTCGCACAGCTGGTCCTGACGGACCTGTTGAATGAGCAGGCCTCCTCGCCGTACGTCGAGGGTGGGACGAACCTGATCGGGGCTTTTGCCCGCGGAGAGGTCCAGAGTGATCTGGATGTCTTCCAGGCCTTCGGCTTCGCCGCCGCTCGGACTACGCAGACGTTGCAGGGTCGCGAGCTTGATACTGACGAGTTGGACGAACGCCTCGACGAGATCGTTCTCGACCGGGTCGCTATCCTGCCTGGATACGTTCAGCTTTTCTTCCACGTCACTTCCCTCGCCGGGTCCAGCTACCAGCTGCAGCCGACGATTCAGACCCTGGTGTGATCCATGCCGACTGCTGTCTCGGATCTGAACTCCCTTCCAACCGACGACGTCCTCGCCACGCGGGATCTCCTGGCGCAGATGCTGGGGGACCTGTATCCGCAGATCCACACCCGCGGCGGTTTCATCGGAGACGCGGTGCTCCTGATGGCCGGCATCCTCAATGAGGGTGTCGCCAACACGAATATCCGCCGATACACCGACTCCGGCAGCTTGCTGAAGATCTCGGAAGACCCGTCCCTGGCGGACGAAGACACGGTCGACGCGATCCTCAGCAACTACCGTGTTGCGCGGAACACCGGCTCGCAGGCCACGGGAAACGTCACCGTCGTCGTCAGCAAGCTCCTGCCGTTGACGATCCCCAACGGAGCGATCTTCAACGCGAACGGGATTTCGTTCGCCACCCAGGCTGTCCACGCCATCCGAACGACCGAGGCGGCGATCACGCTTCCGACTGACCGGGCGCTGACGGATCTCGGGAACGGCCGGTACGCCTTCAGTGTCCCGATCACGGCCCAGACGGTCGGAGAAGAGGGAATGCTGCGGCGGGCTGCCACGCTCGTTCCGGCGATCAACATCCCGAACTTCGTCACTGCGTACGCAGAGTCGGACTTCGTCAACGGCGTCGATGCCGAAACGAACGCAGACCTGCTGACCCGCCTGAACGAGGGAGCAGCCGTCAAAGCCTGGTCCAACCGGACCACAACGTCGGCGATGATTCGCGCCCAGGAAGAGTTCGCCGACATCAAGGGGATCTCCATCATCGGCATGGGCGACCCGGAGATGAATCGCGACCGGCACACGATCTGGCCGTCCTCGCTGGGCGGACGCTGCGACATCTACATGCGTTCGCAGAACATTGCCCGACTGACGGCCATCACGAAGATGGCCACCCTCATCGAGAAGAAGGCAGTCGGCGGTGTCTGGCAGTTCGAGATCGACGTCGACGATGCGCCTGGCTTCTATGAGGTCGTCCAGATCACCCAGCAGAGCGACGTGAGCGAGACCAACCGCTTCGACGCTGACAGCGTTACGCGGGGCTTCGCGCTGGGATCAGGATGGCAGCCGGACATCGAGCAGGACTACGAGGCGGCGTTCAGCCCCTTCCAGACCGCGGTCGTCCGGTTCACGGACACGGTGACCAACACCGACAGTCTGACGGTGAACAGCAGCACAGCCGAGTACATCGTCATCGTTCGGCACATGCCGCTGGTGGCGGAACTGCAGGAGTACATCAGCGGCCGCGCAGTCCGCGGACCGGCCGGAGACGTACTGGTGAAGGCCGCTATCCCTTGCCTGCTGACCGTCCAGTTCGACATCAGCAAGTCGACGACTCAGGAGACCCCGGACACCGCGGCGATCGCTAACGCCATCGCCGACAAGGTGAACAACCTGGGCTTCGTCAATGTGCTGCACGCATCAACGATCGTCAGCACCGCGGCCCCGTTCCTGTCCGGCGAAATGGCGATTTCGAACATGGACATGTTCGGTCGGATCCTTTCGCCGATCGGGCGGACGGTCTTCACCCGCAACCGGGACCAGATGTGGATTCCGGATCTTCCTGCGGAGTACATCACCGGCCGCACGACGGCGATCCTCCTCGATCCGCAGGACATCGCCATCACGGTCAAGAACGTCGCCCTGATCGGAGACTGACGTGTATCCCGAGAATCAACTGCAGACTCCGGAGATCCTCCCGGGCCTGATCGGCAGCTTCTGGTCCCATACCTTCCAAGGTCGGGGCGAGGTGTTGGCCTACGCCACCGCTGTCGCAGAAGCCTACCTGCAGACGGCCCAGGCTTCGAAGGAGATGTTCGACACCCAGAGCCGGCTCACCTGCCCGGTCTTGCGGCGTCAGAACTGGACTCCGATCCGGCTACGTCAGAGCGACGCTGGAGCTGTGCCCTACCTCCTTGGTGCGGCCGGAGAGCTAGGGAACGCTCCCGGGCTCCTGGGAGCAACCACGGGCAACCCACTGACGTTCAGCGTCGGACGGTGGGCCGCGCTTCCGTTCCTGACGACCCAGCAGGTCAATCCGACCGTCCTCTGGACCTCCGGGCTGGACTACACCTACGACGGGTCCCTGCTGACCTTCCGTACAGACCCCTTCGACGACGACCGGATCCCGCGGCTGCCGATCTACAACGAGGCCGGCGAGCAGACCGACTGGCAGATCGTCCTGTGGGCTTACGCGGCCCAGGAAGACGTCCAGACGCTCTACAGCCACTACGGCTACGTCTTGGGCGTCCAGGCCCCCTCCAGCGACGCCTACAAGGGCCTCGTGAACGGTCTGATGGACTCCCTGACCGGCGGCTCCTCCAGCCAGACCCTGCGGGAGACGGTTAGCGCCATCACGGGCGTCCCGGTCACCCGGGAACCGGAAGAGACGGTGGAAGTCGTCAAAGTGATGACGGATCACCTCGTGATCGCGACAACCGCACATGCCTACAGGCTCCCCAAAAACGCGACACCCGCCGTTTCGGTCGGGGATGTCCTGCCGGCGGGGAGCTTCCTGGTTGACACGGTCCAGCTGTTCGAGCTGAACCGAAAGGCCGTTCCGGACGTCACCTGCATCAGCCTGGACAGGAATCTGCTACCGGGCGGCTACAACGACTCGCTGCTGTTCTTCAACCGGAACGTGCCGCTGCTCATCGACGACTCCGAGGAGACCGTGCGGGTCAGGTTCCACCTGGGAGGTCACCCGCTGGATGTGGACCGCTTCTGGCGACATCTGGAATCCAAGGAAGACGCTTACGGCTACACCCTGGCCGGCCTCCTCGATACACGGGAAGAACCCACGACTCCGCCCAGTGCCCTGACGCTGCCGGCAACGGTCAATCCACTGGAGTTCCTGGTCCAGAACGTCTTGACCAACAACGCGCTGCTGCTGAAGGTTCGCTGTGGCAGCCTCGGCGCCGGGGTGGGACTGCAATGGACGAAATCGTTGCGACGGATCGTTCCACCGCACAACTACCTGCTCGTGATCATCGAGATGCCCGAACTCAGCGACTCTGCTACGATTGCTGACAACGACGAGCTCGATATCGGGCCGGCACAAGAGCCGTTGGCGGATTCCGCTCCCGCTCTCGCTGCGGACGACATCGTGGGCATCCGGACGGTCGGAATCGAGTGTCAGTAGGTCAATACCCGAGGATTGAAATGAAGCGGATCGGCCAGGGCGATTACGACGTCTTCCGGCGATGCGACCTCACCGGTCGACGGGATTACCTGTTCAGCGGCAAGAACATCTGGCTCGACACGTGGGGTGCCATCGCGGCCCGCGTGCTGGGCCTTGGTGACACCGACTACGTCATCAATGCCGCCTACATCGAATTCGAAAACGTCGACGCTCCGGAGGACGAAGTTACCGTTCCGGAGTTCGACGAGACGAGCGGCCTGGAGTACTTCGCCAACCTCTCCGGCAGCCCGAACCGCGACTTCCTGCGGATCGCCCTGGACGTCGAACCCTCCCTGTTTGTCGTGGACGGCTTCGAGATGCCGGCAGACCACGGGAATGGTGCCCTGCTGTACGCGACGACGTCCGGCACGACCGGCGTTCACGGCAAGGAGTTCTCCGACGCCGTCAACAGCAAGATCTGCGGGGTTGCCATCGTCGCGGCGCCGGTCTGGGCCGATCAGACCCAGGACCTGATCTTCGCCCGCAGCTACTTCGAGGTTGCGGATCAGGCCCTGAAGCAACCGAACGCCCAGCACACGATCACCTATCGCCTGAAGTTCGCTCGCGAACTCTAACTCTGAGGTGCCAAGGATGGCAAACACATGGCCGGGCAATGTCCGCCACGTCCGGGACGGCGAGGCGGTCAATGCCAGCGTTGTCAGTCGACCGGACCGGGATAACGAGTCCCGGTCTGCCTATTTGCGGTACCGGCAAGATGCTGCGGAGCTTGGCGAGAACGTCATTCTGTACGAGAAGACGGTCAAGTCCGACGTACTGATCGGCTCCGCGGTCTACTACAACAGCGAGACGCAGCAGTTCGAGTTGGCGTTGGCTCAGGCGGTTCTGGACGAAGAGACCGGAGCCTTCGTGATCAGCCCCAGCGCTGACGTGATCGGCATCGTCCGGAAAAAGCACAATTCGCAGCTGGCGGACATCGTCGCGCTGGGTCTCAGCGCCATCGATCTCTCAGCAACGGTCGATGACCCGGACACTGCCGGCCGGCTCTACCTCTCCACGCAGACGCCCGGGAAACTGACGCCGCAGCGACCCGCGGTTTCCGTTCCTGTCGCCTACAACCTGGGCAACGGACAGGTCTCGGTCCTTCCAACGCTGAAGGACTTCATGGAGGACCACATCCACTTTCGTGTGGAGCTGGTCGCGGAGCCCGCGGGCGACCACGCCCCGCCGGCCGAAGGGCAGCGGCACGAAATCACGAACGCGGACGAAGCGGTCCCCGGCTGGCTGCCGGCCAGCGACGACTCCTTCAACGGGCTCGCCCCGGCGGGAGCCGCCTTCGGCTACAACCTCGCCGCACACCCTGCGCTCAGCCGGATCTGGCCTCCGATCCCTGTCGAAAGTGCCGCCCTTTTCTGGGACAAGGGCGCGGACCGCGTTGGCGGCACGCTCGTTCCCCAGGGTCTCGACGGTCTGGTCGTTATGGACCGGAACGGAATCTGGTGGATGAGCGACTGCTACGGGGATGTACCGTGGCCGACCGATTTCATCAGTGGAGAAAGCCTCTCCGAGAGCAGCCTGGGCTCGATCGAATGCCCGCGAACGGAGAAGATGAAGTTGGTCCTGGTCTACACGACCATGACCTTCGCCACGAGTCGGAGTGTCGTGACGAGCCTGAAGGCGGCAGATGGCTCGCCGCTACGGATCCTGAACTGCGACGGTGAAGAGGCCGATACGGGTGCCCTGGTCATCGACCTGGACCTGGAGTTCCTGGTCTCAAACACGCTCGTGTCCGGGGCTACCGTGTTCAAGTCCCTGGACGGCGTTACGTTCAGCCGCGGATTGGTCGTTGAGAAGCTGGTTGCCGGCGCCAACATCACCCTTTCCTCCACGAACCCGATCGCGAATAACGGCGGGCATCAGGGGACGGTCACGATCAACGCCGATCTTGACGCCTTCGCACGGGACCTGCATCCGCAGATCACCCGGTTGGGCGACGCTGTCGAACGGTCGGACGACGACATTCCGTTCATCGGCTTCCGCGCAGGGCGAGACTCCGCCATCCGCATGCAGTTCTCGGTGCCGAGTGCGGGGCTGCCCAACACGCCCACGGCGATCCTGCGACTGACGTGCCTTTCCAAGTCGGCAGGGACGTTCCCGGAGCTGGCTGCGGCCTATCGCCGGCTACCTCGGGAAACGACGGCCACCGCCCTGCCCACCGCGGACACGTCCATGACGATCGATACCGAGATCGCCGTCACGGCCGATTCCTACTTCGACGTAGACAGTGCGGCTTTCGCCGTCGCGGCTGGCGATGCCGTCTACATCACCGTGGAGCGGTCTTCGCTGGACGCGTTTGCGGGCGAGATCGGCATCATCCGCGGACGCCTGATCATCTCGGGCTCGTAAGGAGACATCATGGCCCGATACTGGGGAGCTGGCTGGCCGGACGTCAATGGACTCCGGCCCTATCCCATTGCCAGCCACGCAACGCGTCTGGACACGTCCGGGGACTTCATGATCCCGAACACGTTCCTCGTGGCGTTGTACCTGCCTGTTCACGCCGGACTGGCCGTCGAGCCAGATCAGTTCTTCATCAGCTCGATCGTGCTCTTCGGGACCGGATATGGGATCACGGTCTCCTACTACGACGGGGCGACGAATCCGGTTGTTGCCTCGGTCACCGTACCACGCTCCACGCACACCGAGAACGCCAGCTACTCCCTTATCGGGACCGGCGACTTCGAAGACACGATCGGCAAGATCGCGATCGGGAAAACGAACGAGATCGACGCGCTGCCGGCCGGGCAGTACCTGTTCACCTTTGAGGGAGCCTGCCTCGACCAGGACTGCATCCGGCCGATGATCCGGAGCATCTCCTCGTTCCGCGTGGTGAATGGAAGCGAAACATCGCCGCGGTACTACGGGGACTTGGAGTTCGCCGCCGGCAACAACACACGACTGACGCCGATCGTCGTCACGAACCAGCCCACCCGGATTCGGTGGGACGCAATCGAAGGTGAGGGACTCAACAACGAGTGCATCTGCGACGACAGCGACGCCGAGGCACCGCCGATTCGAACCATCAATGACGTGCCGCCGACACCAGAAGGAGAGTTCACTCTCGTCGGCGTCGGCTGCCTCAACCTGGAGCCTGCAACGAACGGGCTCAAACTGACAGATCGCTGTGCGGAACCGTGCTGCGGCTGTCCAACCCTGGAACAGATCACTGAAGACGTCAACAGGCTGGGCGAACAGGCTCGCTCGCTACAAACCCTGGTCAACACTCTAAGTGGGCGTGTTTCTCAGTTCGAGAATACAATCTTGGCAAGCACGCTCGGGGATCGGGGGTGCGTTTCCTGTTGAGAGGCAAGGATGCCTGACACAATTCGCGAATGGGATGACTTCCTGGGTCCGGACGGGATCTTCAAGGATGGCACCCGAAAGTGGATCAAGGCGCAGTCGATGCGTGACCTGGTGGTCACGATCGAAGCCAAGATCGCAGAAGGCCTCTCCGGGCCACAGGGAGCGCAGGGAGCCCAAGGCGCCCAGGGTGCCGCCGGTGCTACTGGCGGGGCGGGTCCTCAGGGCGCCACTGGTGCACAAGGTCCGGAAGGTCCGGCCGGCAACGACGGGGATGATGGGGACACGGGTCCGCAAGGGGCCACGGGTCCGCAGGGACCTCAGGGAGCTGCCGGCGCGGCCGGCGGAACGGGCGCTCAGGGTCCGCAGGGTGCGACCGGACCCCAGGGGGCTGCAGGATCCAACGGGGCAGCCGGCGCTGACGGCAACACGGTTCTCAGTGGCGTAGGCGATCCCGACGCGTTGTACGGCAAGACCGGCGACTTCTACATCCGGACCGACCTCAACGTAATGTTCGGCCCCAAGCTGGTCGACTACAACTGGAACGACGCCGTCGTTGTGTCGATGGTTGGTCCACAGGGACCTGCCGGCCCGCAGGGACCGCAAGGTGCTACCGGTGCGACCGGCAACACCGGCCCGCAGGGTGATGTCGGACCCCAGGGCGATATTGGCCCACAGGGTGAACCCGGGGCCGTAGGTGCGACCGGTCCCCAGGGACCCGCTGGCCCGCAGGGACCGCAGGGGAATCAGGGCACCCAAGGCAATCAGGGCAATCAGGGTGCCGCTGGGGCGCAGGGTCCCCAGGGGAATCAGGGTGCGGCTGGAGCACAAGGTCCGCAAGGCAACCAGGGAGCAGCCGGAGCACAGGGTCCCCAGGGAAACCAGGGAGCCCAAGGCGCTGCCGGTCCGCAAGGAACTCAAGGTCCGCAAGGCACCCAGGGAAACCAGGGTGCTCAGGGCGCCGTTGGTCCGAACCAGGTGACGTCATCGACAACGACGAATCTCACCGGCTGGCTGTTCGCCAACAACTCGACCGTGGCGGGATACGCGGCCAACGTTCCGATGTCCGGACGGCTGACGCTGACCACCGGCGTGCCCGTCACAACGAGCGACGTCACCGGCTCATCGAGCGTCTTCTTCACGCCCTACAACGGCAACCTTGTCACCATCTGGAACGGCACCATGTGGGTGCCATACGTCTTTTCGCAGATCGGCCGAACGCTGACCGGCCTGACGAGCGGCAAGAACTACGACGTCTACGGCTACGTGAACAGCGGTAGCTTCACCCTGGACTACGTTGCGTGGACCAACGATACCGACCGGGCCATTTCAATCGAATGGCTCCACGGTATACAGACCAACGCGTCCCAGATCACCGGCGTGATCAGCGGAAACGTCGTTAGTGCGAATCAAGCCATCCTGCTCGGTACGATTCGTACGACCAGCACGACCACGACCGAAGACTCTGTGACAAAGCGGTTCGTGTCGAACGCGCTGAATCCTGTGCCGAAGTTGCTGGCTCGATCGGACTATGTGAACAGTCACACATACAGCTCCACGACCATTCGCGGATGGAATAACGGCAGCGGAGCGACTTTGGAGTGGGTATCCACTTTCCCGTCCCGAGCTCCAATGTTGTCGCTCGTCGGCGCGATGTTGCCGTCCGGTGCTGGTACTCAGGGCGCTCGTCTGGGTCTCGGAACCTCGACGTCGACTACGCCGGCCCTGGTCATTGACCATAGCGCTGCCGCCGCTGTTGGAGACGGCTTTGCGCTGCCACTCGCACCCAGCACGGGTTATGTAATCTACTACGTCAGCGAGTCTGCGACCGGAACGAATAACTCGACCTTCTACTACTACGATGTCAAAGGACTGGTGTGGGTGTGAGCATCTCAGCTGAGTTGGAAAAACTGGGTGGACGCCTTCAGGACCTTCACCGGCACCTCCTGGATCTGGGACTTCCCATCGAAGGCGTGTCACAGTCATCGATCTCATTCCTTCCGGAAGCGACGGAGGAACAGCAGACCGCCGCCAACGCTGTTCTTGCAGGCTGGGACTGGAACGCATCGCCTGTGCCGGACACCGTCGCCATGCACGGCCTCCGGAAAGCTCTGCGGCGGCTGGTCATTTACGATGATCCGGAGATTGTCACTGCTCTAGACCTGATTGATCAGTACATTCTGGCTCCAGGCAACGAGGACCTCATGGACGACGTACAGTACGCCCCGTACGTCCGTCGCGATCATCCCTCGGTGCTTCTGTTCAAGCAGTTCCTCGGGAAGGACGAGAACGACGTAGACGACCTGTTCCGCGAAGCCCTCACTCTGTCCACCTCCAACCCGGTCTAACGATGCCCGGCGAATTCAACGAAGAGTTCAACTTCGAGTTCGACACGCCTGACGGCGCCGCCCAGCGGTCCGGACTGTCGTACACGGTCAACATCGAAGGTCGGGACTATCCGCTCATTCGACCGAGTTCGGACATCAAGGGTCTCCTCTCGGACATGTACCTGAACCACCCGGATCCGGCTGCTGAGCCGCTCCGGGTGGAGTGGGTTTACGGCTTCGCAAAATACATCGCTGAAGAAGAGTCACTGGTCGAGGAACCGGAGGATCTCCCGATTACTCCAACCCACGACTGCGACATCAAAATCGTGGACGCCAACGGTGTTACGGTCTTCGACACAACGGAGGCGACCTACTACAGCGCCGCGGACTTCGGCGATCGGCTGCGGGTTCACGAGTGGTCCCTGGGTGAGATGGTATTGAGGGTCGTCCAGTGGACGGCCGTCATGAACGTCGACGACGCGACCGAGTACGAGCTCTACATTGAGCCGGAGTCGGCTGTCATTGACGCCCGCTGTGCGGACAAGCGGCCGAAGCGGGTCACATCCGTTCGCACCGGATTGGTCACGGCAACGAACGACATCGTGCTGGAGGCCGGCTTCAACACAGTGCTCGACGTTGCGCAGCGCACAGAGGGGCTTCGCAACATCACGCGAATTACGGTCACGTCAGCGCCAGGCGGCGGGCTGGGCCGGTTCGAGGCGTGCCAGGAGCCGGACATCCTTGTCCGCCGTATCAACGGTGTGAGCCCGAATGCGTACGGGGAGTTCAAGCTGGAGACAGATCTCTGCCACTACGTCCGGCAACCGACTGAAATCGTCGACGGCAAGGTGCGACCGACCGCAGCGACCCTCAAGATCGGAAACGACTGCTCGCCGTGCTGTAAGAAGGAAGACTTCATTGCGACCTACGAGAACTTCCGCCAGGTCTACAACCGTTGGGTCGGCGTCGGCAGCAACTACATGTCGACACGTGACAGCCTTGTGGATCAGATCCAGCGGTTCACGACCGTCGCGGATTGCCGTCGACTGGATGTGCTCGATCTCGTCGCTCGGGCGAGCGGCGGCTTCAATGTTGAGGTGCTGGCGTCCTTCTGCAACATGCAGAGCGGCTGCAATCGCAACGTCGAGATCCGCTTCGGCTTCACCATCAACAACCCGGCAGAGGGTTGCGATGAGGAGGTTTCCTTCCCGAGTTGCTCAGTCGTCTTGTCCTCGGATACGGGCGGCAGCACCCTGGGGAACGTCGCACCGATCCTGGACGACGACGGTAACCCCACCGGCGGCTACTCGGTGTTCTGGGACTATCTTAGTCCGGGACGTCCGGCGACGGTCCGATTCCGGGCTATCGTGCCTTGCACTCAGGAGAGCACAAGCCTGACAATCACCGCCACGGCTTATGTCAACGGCGTGCCACAGCCGTCCGCAGAAGCCCCACAGGTCAGGACGATCACTGTGGCCGTTGGTAGTGGATGCTGATGGGAACGAGCGGACACCAGTTCTTCAATCGGAATGCGAATCGCGCCTACCCGCTTGACGACAATGCCACCTGTCGAGACGACGCCGGCCAGATCCTGCCGAGTCGTCTGATTGTCGACTGCGCGCTGCGATTTCCGCTGACTCTTGGCCGGTACGTCTGCATCAGCGGCATCGCGTCCACCGAGCGGCTTCTGACCGTCGCCCTGGTGGCCTCGGACCAGCCGGCCGGTGGATCCACGCCAACGCTCGCCCCACTCGGGGCTGTCACGATTCTGAAGTCTGCATTCGTAGCTGGCAAACCGTATGCGATCACGGGTCAGGTGCCCGGAGTGGGTGGCTGGCTTGTCTTCGGAGAGGCTCTCCACACGCTCTACTCCGGCCGCTTTTCGTCGCCCAACCAGTCGATGCTGCTGCCGCGGTGTGCCCGCCCGTACAACCCGATTCCCGTAACGGAAGTCGGCAAGCTGAATGTCGATCCCGCCATGACCGGGATTGTGCGACTCCGCGGCGGGCAGGACCTGCAGATCGTCAGCGAGACGCTGGAAGTCGAAGGCAACGAAGTCGACGCGATTGTCTTCCGCCTCCGAAACCAGCTGAACCGGAACGTCTTCGACCTTTACCGCGGTCCGTGCGGTGACCGGCCAGAGTCAAAGACTTGCCTGCGTCCCGGGATTGAACGTCTCGGGCCGGCAATCCCGGACTGCGACGGCAACATTGAGATCGAGTTCACCGGAATCGAAGTGCTGCCGATCGAAGGTGACGTTGGCGGGATCGGGCTCAACCTACCGATCGGGATCGAGGAGGTCTGTGCCGGCAGGCCGCAGGTCGACGGCGACTTCAATGACCTTTGCGACAGTCTGAATTCCTTCTCCATCTCTGAGGACTCCTCGGACGGCGGCGGACCTGGGCCTGATCCAGATCCGAGCGAATCCAGCAGCGCGGAAGATTGCGGGAACTTGCCGTTCACCGACTCTTTCGATCACGCGGTGGACCCGGACTGGGAAGTCAAGTTTGGTACGTTCGCGATCCGGAACACAGACTGCCCGCAGGAGCTCGGCGCGGGGTACGACTCCGTCTCGTCCGTCTTCACCTCGGAGTCCTGCTACAGCGACAGCTCGATCGACAGCGTCAGCAGTCTTGTCTCGTCGCTGGTCAGCTCCCTGCCTGGGGTCGACGAAGAGGATCCGCCGATCCTTGTCTGGGAGACCCACTTTGAGCTGTTTGCGCTGACCCGGCGCTTCCTGGTCTGTGTCGACGGAATCGACGAGGCAGCGTCCGGACTCTTCCCGGTCCCGATCAATCGCTCCTACTCGGCCGTCAACCTCAGCCGCCGCAACGTCGCAATCTGGAACAACTGCGCTTACACGTCCTCGCTCGACAAGCGGTGCGAGACGGTCTTCCAGCTTGTCGAGGGAATCGAGCGGAACGGCGGGATCATCGTCAACTGGCACCTGGTGGGCACGAGCCAGATCGAGCAGTACTACTACGTCAGCCTGAACAAGAACAGCGACGCATTGGAGATCCGGTTCTTCAACGGAACGATCATGAGTGCTCCGCTGGTTCAGGCCGGGCCGCTGGGCGTTATCGTGGGCCACTGCTATCGGCTTACGGTTCAGACGACCCTCTCGAACGTCTCTGGCAGTGTCGATATCTTCGCTACGCTGGAATCGGTCACAAATCCATCACTGCCCTCCGCGGAAGTGACGCTGACCACTGCCAGTTATCTTCCCGCCAACGGCAAGTTCGGCATCGGCTCGATCAAGGCCGAAGCCCGGTTCAGCTACTTCCACCTTGAGGAGGACGTATGAGCAATCGAATCCGCACCTCCGACTATCGCGAAGAGCTCCGACCCGGGCGGTATCCCTTCCGAGATGACGCCTCTCTGCTGGATAGCGGCGGAGTCGCCATCCCGGACGATCTGATCCTCGACGCCTCGTTGTTCCCAATCGGGTCCTACGACAACCTCCAGATCACGAAGATTGCAATCACTCCGCAGTCGGCCACGATCAGCATCGGACAGGCGAACGCGCTAGCGGTCCTGACGGCCACCATCGACACAGCGGATCCGCCGGAAGTACTCAACCTGACCGACTCACGCGGCCGGGCCGGCGGTGTGCTGGTGCTGGATACGAGTCGAGCGCTGGAGTTGCAGACCTGGGCCACTGGTGATCACGCCTTCGCCTTTGGCGCTGCAGCTTTCGTCGCGAGCTGCATCATTCCGACGCCCGAAGTCGGGATCCGCGGGTTTCTGACTGACGATGGCGTGCTTCACACGGGAGACGTCTGGCTCGTCGGGGCGGACGGTGTCGTGCTCCGCCAAGTTGATGACGGCGTTATCCGCGTCGACGTGGTAGGTGACCCGCTGTTCAAGCGCCGGCTGTGTCGACCCCTGGAGCTCTTCCAGGCGCCTCGGTTTTTGCAGACAATCAACGGGATCGGTCCGGACGAGTACGGCATTCTCAATCTGCTGGTCGTGGACGCCCAGAAGGGCGACACGATTCTGCGAATCACTCCGTCCGGGGAATCCAGTTTGACCATCGCGGCTGTTGGACGGCCGCTCTCAGGAGCCTGACAGGATGTCGCAGCCAGGATGGCTCAATGACAATGAGTTCCGCAGCTATCCTCTCGTTGACCGGGAGGATCTCGGCATTGAGTTCCCGCCGGAAGCTGTCATCGTTGACTTCGGGTGCCTGCTCGGTCCCGAGGTCGATTTCACTGCCGATGATTACGTCTGGCTAGTTGAGATCCGGCGTGTCGACGCAGACACGTTCGAGTTCGAATTTGGCTGCTCGGTCCTGTCGGAGCGGCTGACGTTCGAAGTACCGGTCGCCGCGGGCGAGTTCACCATCTACAGTGCTGAGTCGGCTGCTGGGGAGAACGCCTGCGACGAGCCGCCTCTCTGGGAGGGCTACCTGCAGGTCGGCCGGCTGTCGAAGCTCAACCTGGAGATCAGCGAGGCCCTCACGTTCGAAACGGGCGTGCGTATCGAGCCTTCCCGGATCCAGACGCTGCACGGCACCTTTCTGCGATCGGTCAGCCTCGGCAACGAGGACCGCGTCCGCGCAACGCTGCCGGATGACTGTGTTGAGGAGTCCCTCTCCCTGGACGACTCACCGCCGATCTTCGTCGACAGCCAATGCTTGTCTGGAAGCCTCCGTTTCATGGAGGGCTACAACTGCGCGATCCGCACGAACACGACAGAGAACTCCCTCCTGTTCTCGGCGAGTGTCGGCGCCGGCGCCGGCGCCCCTTGCGAAGAGATCCCGATCTCCGATGATGAAGAGTCCCTGTCGAGCCTTCTGACCGGCGGTCCGGCGTGCAATGACCGGATTACCTCGCTCAATGGCGTCACAGCCCGGTACATACAGCTGTTGTCGGCCCGCGGTGTCTCGATCTCAGTTGCCGAAGACAACCCGTCGAAGCTGATTATCGACTTCGGACTCAGTGACCTCGACTACTGCCAAGAGGTTGAACAGTTCTCGCTGGGAGGTGAATAGTGTCCACCGACCAGCCCTGTACCGGATGCGATCTCGCACGCGTCACGGACTTCAACCTGTTCGACACGTGCGAACAGCCTGACATTCCGGATCCGATCCGCGGATGCACTACGCCGCCTCTGGAGATCCCGCCCTCCGGCGCAGCCGGTCTGCAGGGTCCGCAGGGGATCGACGGCCCTCAAGGTCCGCAGGGACTTCAAGGTCCTCAAGGACCACAAGGTCCACAGGGACCTCAGGGACCACAAGGACCGCAGGGGCCTCAAGGACCACAAGGACCGCAGGGTCCTCAAGGACCGCAAGGCGTCCAGGGGCCAATCGGCGTACCCGGGCAGCCCGGACCGATCGGTCCGATCGGCTTCACCGGTGCACAGGGACCGATCGGTCCTGCCGGCGGTGATGGCGCCCAAGGTCCGCCCGGTCCGGCCGGCCCGCAGGGGCCTTACGGTGGACCGCAGGGGCCTCCGGGTCCCCAGGGCGGGGACGGCCCGCAGGGACCTCCTGGCCCTCAAGGCGAAGGCACGCAAGGTCCTGCCGGCCCGCAAGGACCGCAAGGACCTCCCGGTGAGGGCAGTCAGGGTGGCGGTGGTGGGGAAGAACTCGAAGTCGTCACCGACGTGTCTTGCGGTCCTCAAGGCCTGCAGGTCACGAAAACTACCATCATGGCCACAGTCCCGTAGCGATGCCCACGACAACGTTCTTTGCTGATTGCCCTTGCTGCCCGGACGGTGTTCGCTGCCCGGGTTACGAGGACTGCGAACTCCCATTCGTTCTGAATGCTGAGTTCTCAATTAGCCTGCCGGAGACGAACGACTGCCTTGTCGGTGGCTGCGCCCTGATCTGGGATCCCGATCTCGGCGGCTGGGAAGGAGAGTACGACTCAGACTGTGGCAAGATTACCGTTTCATTCTTCTGTGGAACGTTGAGTGCATTCGTTGGCAACATTGTGTTGGAGGGTGGCGCCTGTTATGCCGCAGGCGGTCCTTACGCTGGAACGATCCTCCAGAACTGTGACCATCCTGACGGATTCCTATGGCAGGCCGGCGTCGGCCTGTGGGATTCGAACTTCGTGACACCCACGCCGTGTCCCTGCTGTCCGGCTAGTGCAACCTGGAAAGTAACTTTCTGATGCCTCAGCACAAGAAGAAGCTACCGCCACTGGCAGAGGCCAAGCTACGGGCCGGCAAGCTCTCTGAACGAGAAGTGGAAATTCTCCGGAAGTACGGCTACAACGTCGACGGCGAACCCGACCACCCCATCCCCAACCTCTTCGTCCGAGGGTACAACTTCACGAGAGCGCTATTGCGATGGGGCTGGGGTGGCGGTGAGCACCGAACTCAGGAGGAGATCGACGCCATCTTGCAGATCTGCGAGGGCTGCGAGCTGCTGAACACAGGCGTGTGTACGGCCTGCGGCTGCAACTGCAACTCAAAGCAGACCTTTCTGAACAAGATCTACCTCAAGACCGAGATTTGCCCGCACCCTGACGGGCCGAAATGGAAGTGACCATGCACATCGGCATCACCGCGGTTCGCGACAATCATCTCGTCGACTTCGAGCACTACAAGCTCCTGCAGGCGGCTTTCGAGCGTCTCGGACACACGGTGGACTTCGCTCTCCTGAAGGCCACTCTCCGGGGCAAAGCCGAGCTCTCCGCACTGCTGACGGAAGCGGGTCGCGATCTGCCCTTCGACCTTCATCTGCTGTGCCAGGTCTACCAGGCACCCACCTTCGACGTGCCGCTCCAGGCAAAGAAGGCATGGGCCTATCGACAGGACGACTGCCCGGCGATCTATTCCTGCCGCTCGATCCAGAACTGTCTCTGGAAGCCGCACTACTCGATGGATCACTTTCGAAACGAGCGGATCGTTGACGTGCAGATGCCGTACGGGGTGCCGGCCATTCCGCTGCAGCAGATCCGTGAGGCCCTGTCCCAGGATCGCACGTATGACGTCGTGTGGTCCGGGAACGAGAACGTGTTCATGGGCAGCTCGATGGTCTATCGGGTGACGTGGCTCGACGAGTTTGAGTCCATCTGGAAGGCGGCGGGCCAACCGTTCAGCTTCCTCCGGAACGAGAAGCATCTCGGGCAGCAGGGTGGATTCGCCAACCTCCTCCAGCAGTCGAAGATCCTGCTGTGCCTCCGCGGATGTGCCGACTACAGCTTTCGGCTGTTCGAGGGGCTGGCCTCCGGCTGCTGCTGCATTGCACAGCCCATGCAGAAGGTCCTCGACTGGGCGAGCCCGATCGGAGTCGAGTGGACAGAGACGCCCCAGGAAGCCTTCGACCAGATTGTGACGCTGCTTTCGGCAGGGGCCTACCAGTACGTCGCTGAAACGGGCAAAGCCTGGTTCGATCTCGCGTACGGCGCCGAGGCCTTGAACGAGTGGGCGGACAAGACGGTCCAGACCATGCTGGCCGAGTAGAAAGGATTCATCGTGAAGCTGGTGCTGAAGCATAGGCGGGCGCCCGGCGATATCATCGCCATGACGGGTGTGGTCCGGGATCTTGCCCTGGCTCGACCGGATGTCGAGATCGGCGTGATGACGACCTACAGTGCCTTGTGGGAGAACAACCCGCATATCCGCCTCCACAACACGGGATCGGGCTTTCCGAAAGAGAGCCGAGTTGTCCAGCTGGAGTACGGCGAGGGGATCAAGGCCCAGCGGAACGAAGTCGTCCACTTCATGCCGTGGTTTCACCGAGACCTGCAGAAGCGGACGGGCCTCGTCGCTCCGGTGACACAGCCCTATCCGGATCTCCACCTGAGCGCGTATGAAAAGACGCGCATCTTCAGCGGTCGGTACTGGATCATGATCTCGGGCGGGAAGGCCGACATGCCTGCGAAGGTGTGGCGGATCGATCGCTTTCAGCGTGTTGTCGACATGCTGGCGGAGCGTGGCATCAACGTCGTCCATATCGGAACCGACGCGAAGAACAACTGGCACCCGGAACTCAGGGGAGTCATCAACCTCGTCAACAAGACGACCCTTCGAGATGTCCTGCGATTGCTCCACGGCGCTGATGGCGCCATCTGCGGTGTGACGATGCTGATGCACGCCGCCGCAGCTCTGCAGAAGCCGTGCGTCTGTCTGGCCGGCGGACGTGAGGCGTGGTGGTGGGAGGCTTACATCCGAGAGAACTCCGGCCTGGTCTGTCCCGAGAAGATCCAGGTCCCACACCGATTCCTGCACACGATCGGCCAGCTCGACTGCTGCGAGCATCACGGCTGCTGGCGAAGCAAAGTCGTCGGCGACGACCCGAGCCAGAACTGCGTCTATCCGATTCGGCAAGGCGAAGAGACCGTGCCGAAGTGCCTCGACATGATCTCGCCGGAGATGGTCGTAGACGCTGTCATGTCGTACTACACGGATGGCACGCTTCAGGCGATCGACAAGGCCGAGCCGCTCTTCCAGATTGACCGGACCAGCCTGGATCACAAGAACGATGGAACGGTCCGCCGCAGCCTGACAAAGAAGCCGGCGCCGGCAAGCCAGTTCCAGCTGAGAGTCATCGGACAGCCTGTGGATCACTCCATCTTCGATCACCCCAAGATTGGTGGACGCTTTACGATCTTCGGCCTGCTGTATGGCGACTACCCCGAAATGCACCGGCGGTTCCTACACGCCATCACCAGCACCGTGCCTCGCGATCGGATGGATCTGCGGATCGGCAGCAACGAACTCGGACCCGAGTCGTTGAAGCTGGTGGAAGAACTCGTCAGCCAGAACCTGATCCGCAAGCACTACCAGCACGTCGAGAACGCCAAGAAGTACCCGGTGATGCGGGAGATGTTCTACGACCCGGAGCTGCCGATCGAGACGCCTTACCTGATCTGGATGGACGACGACACGTTCTGCGATCGGGATGCCCGCTGGATGCAGATCCTGGCGCAGAAGATCGTCGCTACTAACGCGGACATGCTCGGTCCAGTGAAGCACTATCGGCTGACGCCAGGGCAGAAAGCGTGGGCCGCGGGTGGTTCGTGGTACACGGGCCGGCCCTGGCAGGACAGCTTTGGACGAACCCAGGCGAGCGGCGACCGTGTCCACTTTCCTGTTGGTGCCTTCTGGGCGATCCGGACATCGGCAATGCGGCAAGCAAACATCCCAGACCTGCGTCTCGGTCACAACGGCGGAGACGTCATGAATGGCGCCGCGGTGTATCAGCAAGGCCTCAAGATTCAGCAGTTCTCCCTGCGGAAGGACGTCATCGAATGGTCGGCAGTTCCCCGCCGCGGACTGAGCGAGAAGCATCCGGGCCTAACTTCCTGATCGTCACCAAGGAGCTGCTCCGGCAACTACTCGGTGATCCCACCTTTTTCGCGGCCTGCCCGGAGTTCCGCGGGTTCGGCGTCTACACCGTGCCGGCGTATCAGGTCATGCTCTCGGAGCTGAGCACGAATCAGTGCTGCGGGCCGGGCAGCAAGACGATCGACGGCTATCGGAACTCCTTCGTGGAAGTCATCAGCAACGCGAGCCCTGAAGTACGAGAGCGAGTGCGTCTCTTCATCCAGGGCAAGATCGGATACCCTGTAGATGGTTGTGCCATCCTCTACCGCAAGAATGGAAAGCACCTCAAAGTGACCTTCTAGGAGTTCATGGATGAACTACGGCATCACGCTGACCCCAGAGTTCCAGACCTACCAGGCCGGCAACATTGACGGGTTCCGCATGCGTGTGACAGCCTCGGATGGGCTCAACATGCCCAACGAGGTCTTTCGATATCGGGCGATCCCTCTGCAGCCAAACTCCCTCAATGACGAAGAAGAGGAAGTCGAGAGCGAGCAGTGGGGTGTCTTCGACGGCGTCTGCTCGCCGGCCGACCTGGAAGAATTTCCGATCAACGAACCGTACACAACGGCTGATCCGCCTTGGTTCCGTCTGGCCTACGTCGACCTCGTCTTCCGATCGCGTCACGAGCTGGAGGAGGCCTACCGCACTCTGGTCGATGAAGTGTCTGCGCTGCGAGACACGATCAAGCTGATGGAAGACCTCAGCGAGGAGGATGAAGTTCGAATCGGAGATGCGGCATGAAGAACCTGGTCTACATCGAAGATGCGACGATCGACGCGCTCATCGCCAACACGACTGTCAGGGAGGCGGTCCCATGTCTACTTCAGGCTCACAAGAATCGGCCCTCGATGTCTGGCTGCAGACCCTGCAAGCGTGGTGCCGTCAGAGCTCAGCTCGACAACCTCTACTCGAATGCCAAGGAATGCCTCGTCTCGCTTTCGGGGACTGCAAAAGAGGCGGTGTTCGAGGCCCTGAACGCGAGGCAGATCCGGGTCGTTGTTCGTCGCGGAAGTCGTCGTAAGGAAATCACAATCCGCCGCGCTAAATCTTGAGCGGTTTTGTGTCATTATACTTGCTCGATGTCAGCTTAGCCGTTGGCGAAAGACCAGGAACAATGAGGTGTATCATGCTCTAGCACTGACCACTGACTGACGGAGACCGTGGTTGGCCACCAGTTAGTGGTCGACAAGATTGAGACTTTCCCTCACCCATCCGACACAACCACTCGTACAGGTGCTCCAATGAAGTAATCCCAATCACATGAGCGCGAGCCCGGTCAGGCACCCCCTGACCGGGTTTTTTTTTGTTTAATACCCGTGCATTGAAATGAGGCTCGTCGGCACCTCGGAGAAGCCGGCAACTTGAGGACTTCTGCAATGGCCACCCACACCTGGCACCCCGTCGTTGACGCCATGCTGGCATCAACTGGACTGAATCTCCTTCACCTTCGCGGCCTCAGCGATCGGATCGCTGAAGTGCCTTTGACCGCCGCGGCCCATGAAATCTATTCGGCTGCTGCTGAGCGAGCCGAACTCCGGTTCCCCGAGAACCCCACGTACACGGTCGATCAGCGTCTGCTGGTCACTGTCTGAGGCACGTCCTCGCGCACCTCCGCAGGGTGCTCAATATCGAATTTCGAATAGGCCCGTTCCGGCGGGCCGCGAATTCCGAATTGAGCATTCTGCGTGAGGTGCCTACTATGCCCTGCCCCTTAACCATCAGCCTTTCTTTTAGCTATTGGCTGAATCCCGGAGACCCAAGATGGCACTGCGAATTGGAAAGATCGAAGAGCGCGGACCGAACTCCGCCCTCGTCAGCGTGGAGGGAGACAACCCCACCGAAGTCACCACGACCGACGCTCGCAACTTCGCGATGAAGAACAGCAAGCTGCCCGGCCAGATCAGCCTCGACCCGACCAACCAGTCGGGCTCGTACCCGGTCGACGCCGCGGGGAAGGAAATCGACTTCGAAAAGTTCCAGTCCCGCGAAGTGACGCCGGCCGCTTACCGTCAGGACTTCGTCGTCAACTGCAAGTGATGGTCACTCTCGAATCGATTCGACCAACCTGCCCGGCGCTGTCTCCCAGTCAGATAGCGTCGGTCTTCACTCTCGTGCTCCGCTACGAGCACGTGCCGCCGGACACCCAGGAGTTGATGCCCGGGGAGTGGATGATGCTCTGGACAGCGGATCTGCTGTCCCGGCTGAACATGTCCACACCCGAAGCGCGTCTGATGATCCTGAAGCGCTTTCACCGCGAGCTGGTTACGCACGCGCTGACGCTGTTTGCGGCCAGCCGAGAAGGCAAAGCTACCGAGGCGATGCACCTCGGGTTCGCGGATCGTCGGTTCGTCCGAAGCACCCGAAGCAAGGCGTACTTCGACTACACGACACTGACGACTGTAGACGAGCTGCCGCATGAACCGCTGGAAACGATCGCCTACAATGTGACCGTCCTGTTCATCCGACGTCTGGCTGAGTGCCGGCGCGTCCAACAAGGGGCAACGGTCAATGAGTCGCAGCAAGGACAGCAAGCGCAAACTCCTCCAGAGTCGTGACACGTACGCGACGCCGCTCGTCGTGATCCTGATGGACACGTACGGTCCTGAGAGTCTTCAGTGGGACGCTGAGACGATCCGGATGGAGCTGCAGTCGGATTTCAATCTCCAGCTAGCTCGCGGGATCCTCGACCGTCTGATGGCAGGGATCGCCATTCTGACGTCGGACCGCTTCTTCAAGCTGACCCCCGACTTCATCATGCTGTGCAACGTGCTTTCCGGCAGCACGTTCGACCCAACCACATTCGACCCGGCGGATGCCGAGGAGTGTGCCTGGGGAATCAGCGAGGCCATGCTCCTCAATCCGCCGGAAGAAGACGACCCCTTCTCGCCGGAGATCTGCCGGTACATCGGGGTCGTGCTCGATCAGGAGGGCATCATGGTCCCTCCGGATGTGCTCAAGATTGCCGTGCGGCCAGAGGCTGCCAACGTGCAAGGCGACTTCGCCGACGATCCCGTCATGTTCAACGCAATTTTCGACATGGAGCGGTCGAAAACCGACGAGATCAACGCCATCATCCGTGAGGGGGTTCAGGCCCTGCTCCGACAACTGAGCTCGCTGGTTCTGGAGAACGGAACCACCGAGCAGCTGATTCAATCCATCACTGCCAACGGAAGTTCGAATGGCCGATCTGAAGATCAAGCAGCATCAAACTGAGTTCACGCGACAGGCCACGAATCTGGTTCGTGCCGGCTTTCAGGCCGTCGTCGTGCAGACCGAAGAGCCGCGAAACGCGGCCATGATTCTTGAGAGCGTCGCCACTGAGATGGACGCTCGCCGGCAAACGAAGAAGGACCTGGCGACCTACAGCTTCATTCAGTGGGACGTCCACCGCGGCTTCATCGTAAAGGGCGCCGCCGCGACTCAGCAGAAGGATCTTCTGGGCGAAGCGAAGTACCGGGATCCAATCCAGGCACTGAGCGTCCTGACAGCGCTCCCGTCGATGATCCAGTCGGCGATCGTCGTCATGCACAACCTGCATGCCGTGCTGGACCAGTCGGTCACAGCCAGACAGCTGCTCCAGAACCTGATCGTCGAGCAGCAACTGTCGAACGCGACGTTCTCGCGGCCGATCTTCTTCATCCAGTCGGTGCCGACGCTCCATCCGGAGCTGCAGCACCTGCTGCAGCCCTTGCCGCTTCCGCATCCGAATCAGGAAGAGCTCGGATCGATCGTGGACTACGTCCATGCGTCGTTCCAGCACGGTCGGGGCGATAAGACGAAGGAACTCGAACCGGGGATGCGGAACAGCATCTCCGCGTCGCTGCGGGGCCTCTCCCGACAGCAGGCATCCGACGCCCTGTCGCTGGCCATCATCGAGCAGAAGGGGTTCTGCCCCGAGATGATGCTCACGATCCGGGATCAGAAGGCGCGGCTGGTCGGTTCCGGCGGTGTGCTCAAGTACATCTCGCCGAATCAAATCCCGAACCTCGACGAGGTGTGCGGCTTCGACAACTGCATCCCGGATATTCGTCGTCGAGCCCTCGCCTACACGGACGGCGGCAAGGAAGCGAAGCTCGACACGCCTCGCGGCATCGCGCTGATCGGCGTCCCGGGCTCCGGGAAGTCGCAGTTCGCGAAGATCATCGCAGGCATCTTCCAGGAGGTCTGCGGCCAGGCGTTCCCCAGCTACTGGGTGAACGTCGGTGAGATCTTCGGACAGTACGTCGGTCAGTCAGAGAATCGGCTGGAGAACGTGCTGACCAAGCTGTCTGCGCACCGCGGCTGCGTCGCCGTTTTCGACGAGTTCGAAAAGACGATGGGGCAGAGCGCGGACGGCGGACACGAAGTCGCCAACCGCGTCCGCGGCCGGCTCCTGAACTGGATGCAGGAGGAGCGGAACGACACGTTCATCGTCGTCACGATGAACTCCGTCGCCGGCGTGGCGCCAGAGTTCTTCCGGCGGTTCGATGAGACGTACTTCACGGATGTCCCCTCGCCCAACGTTCGCAGGGAGATCCTGGAAGTTCACTTCGCCAAGCGCGGAGTCAGCATCGAGCGGCTCGAAAAAGAGCTCGGCAGCGACAAGTGGCGCTCTGTTCTCGATATGACGGAAAACTTCGTCGGATCGGAACTGGAGGACGTCGTCATCAACTCGCGGCTGACGGCCTTCGAGCATGGCCGTCACGTGCCCACCCTGGAGATGATCGAAGAAGCCGCCGCCAAGCGCGGCGAGAGTACGATCTTCAAGAGCCAGAAGGACATGCTGGATGAAATCCGCAAGTTCTGCAGCTCGTTCGCCCGTCCCGCCACCAAAGAGTCGAGGAGCACGAGACGGCCCAGCCGGGCTCGTAACCTCGACACCAACTGAAAGGTTCGTCATGTCGCATCGTGTGAACGTCCAGACCGAGTTCAAGGACCGCGTCCTTTTGGAGAAGGCTTGTGCGGCTCTCGGTCTCAAGGCCCCGGTTCAGGGCAAGCACAAGCTGTGGGGTAGCCAGACCGTCGACGGTCTGGGATTCTGGCCTCGCGGCTGGCACTATCCGTGCGTCGTCGATCTGACCACCGGTCAGGTGTCGACGGACGCAGACGCCCGGCGTGCTGGGCAGAAGGCCTTTGATGAGGTCGTCTGCCGGTACGCGGAAGAAGGCGCCCTCGCCTACGTCCAGGAGCAGGGCTACTTCATTTCGGAGCGAGAAGTCCTCACGGACGGCTCAATCCGGATGCGTGTACCCGTCCTCTGATCCATTCCTCACCCTCAACAGAAAGCGCGAACTCGGATGGAAAAGTACATCGAGATCACGATCAGCCCGCAGGGGAAGACCAACATCAACGCTGTGGGCTTCAGCGGCGATGCCTGTAAGATCGCCACCCGGCCTCTCGAAGAGAAGCTGGGCCTGGTCGAGAACCGGGAAGACAAGACGCCCACGGAGACGGAACGGGAGCGTGTGTCGCAGTGAAGACTGTCGACCTTGTGATTCGTCCGGACGGTACGATCGAGTCGGTTCACGCTGATTCGCTCGTGCCGTTTTTCAACAAGATGGGTTCTATGACGCGGTCCCGAGCCAGCCGCGTCGAGCCAACCGAGGAGCTGTCGGATGAGGCGATACACAGCCTCATGACGCAGAAGGTCATGCCCGAGACCGGTCTCGACCTGGGTCTTGCGTTTCTCCTCTTTCACTTTCCCGCCGCCTGGTGGGCCGACATGACTCCTAGCGCTGGACCGGTTCTCGGTCCGTTCGATCTCCATCAGCAAGCCATCGAAGCTGAACTGCGGTGGTTGCATGACAACGTGTTCTGCGAGCGGAAAGATGCCCACAATGACCAAGACCAAGCCGAAGGTGGAACTCCCGCCGGCGCCGAGTAGTGATCTCGACAAGAAGTTCTACATGCTGTCGGTCCGGCGGAGCCAGTACCGCGGCATTCACACGCTGCCCAACCTGCAGATCACGGTCGACGGACAGAACGTCCCGAAACAGGCCGTGAGCAAGGGTCGGGTGAACCTCATCCCGGACAAGTGGCACGACAAGTTCCAGGCAGAGTTCGGCAAGGTCGCCAAGATCCTGGACGTCTATACGGCTGCGCTTCGCATGACGGAGCAAACCGAAGACGAAGCTGATCCGCTCCAGGCAGGTCCCAGCATCCTCAACATGCGGGTGCTGCCGGTGCGAGCCTCGACCGACGTGTTCAAGGAACTGCGACAGATCCAGGGCGCCGTCAATCGGCTGGCCGCGGAACTCTACGCGGCCTGGGAGTACGACGTCGTCCAGTACAACAAGGACATCTGGGAGCCCCTGCTCGGCGAGCAGGACTGCAAGATCAAGATCCTCGGCCGGCTGCCGGAGAAGAAGAACATCACGAACCGCTTTCGCGTGTCGTGGGGGATCTTCAAGATCGGCGAAGCGTCAATCGGCTCCGTGACCGACTCCACGATGCGGGCGGAGATCGAAGCGGCCCGTGCATCGGCCCGGACCGAGATCAACACGGCGATGGCGTCGATGCTGGAGGAGCCGCGGCGACTGCTGGCGGCTTCGCTCGACAACATGGTCAAGAAGCTGACGGACGCCAAGTTCGTGAAGGACGCCACCTTCAACGAAGTCCGCGATGCGATCCGTCGCGTCGAAGCGTTCGCTGACATCGGCGATAAGGAGCTCCTGCAGAAGGCAGCCAAGCTCCGCACGGAAGTCGAGCACGTCGTGGAGACGGGTCGAGCCGGACAGGACCGAGGTGTCGGGTTCTCGGCTTCGATCGCGCCGTACGCCAAGCAGCTGGCGACCGTGGCCAACGCTCTGAAGGACCACTGTCTCGACACAGCGGCGATGCAAGTCGTCCGTGACAGTATGGGTCTGGAGGCTCGCAGCCTGGATCTCGACTGATGGACTACAGTCTCGTCATCGTCATAGGGTGGACCGTCCTGGTGCTGCTCAACGTCCTGTGGTGGGTAAAGCCGCAGCGGACGGGTCCATTTTTACGCCAGCCGGAGATAATGCACGTGCCAACTGCCTCCTGGTCGTTCCAGAACGGCCGCAAGCTCATCAACGGCCGACCTGCATCGGCCTCCGTCACGCTGCAGGAGTACAGCTCCAATGGCACGACGATCTACACCGCCATCAAGTGGCCGGACAATACAGCGAGCTGTAACTGTCCGGGATGGTCGAATCGCAAGGAGTGCAAGCACTCCAGAAAGGTCCTGACGATGAGTCAGGACTCACTCATCAATCAGCCGCAGACCGGCTCGAACTCGCTGCCGGCGGCGCCGAAGCCGCAGGATCACGCGAGGAAGCTCGACATCGATTGAGCCACTGCGGACACCCACTCCTGGAAGGAGCAGACGTGGTTGTCCTTGAGAATCGAAATGTCGGGGAGGATCTTCTTCGATCGCTGTGCGTGGGAAACACGAAGCTGGGGGAAGCCATCTTCTCCTTCAGCCTGCCAGCGGTTGACACCTGCCCCGGGTCGACGGCTCACTGCCGTCGTCACTGTTATGCCCGCTCCGGCCTGTTCCACATGCCGAGCATCCAAGAGCGCTACATGAAGAACTGGGAGGCCGTACAGGATCCCAGGTTTGCCGAATTGATGGTTCAGGCCATTCGTCTCAAAGGGATATCGGTCCTTCGGGTCCATGTCTCTGGAGACTTCTTTAGCGCTTCCTATACCGCCGCCTGGGGCCAGATCGCCACACGGCTACGCAATGTGCGGTTCTTTAGCTACACACGGTCCTGGCGAGATCCTGAGATCCTGACAGAAATCGAAAAGCTGGCCCTCTTGCCGAACTGGCGCATGTGGCTCAGCGAGGACCGAGAGACAGGTCCGGCGCCAAAGAGCCCCAGCACGCGACGCGCTTACATGTGCATCGACCCGCTGGATGAGCTGGTGGCCCCATCTGACGTGGACCTGGTCTTCCGCGATTCGCCGAAGTCGGTCCTGAAGAAGATGAACGGGGTGCAGGTCTGTCCGGTCGAAGCTGGGATCAACTTCAAGACCAAGATGACCTGCGCCCGTTGCGGCATCTGCTGGCGTAAGTGACTAGCGGTTGCCAGACGCCTGCATCGCCAGGTCCCACATCTCCGTCCGGCTGAGACCGGCACGGGCAGCTGCCATCTTCGTCACCGGCCGGATGACCGACTCGACCACCCGATCGAACGTCTCCGCGTCACCGCGGGGCAACGTCGGGAGGATCGTGGCAGCCTTCTCCAGGCTGACAGTCATGCCGTCGTCCGTGAGGGCGTCAGCCAGGTCGGTGCCGAGGTAGTCGCGAACGTCCGCCAGCTTGACGTGGTTCAGGTCGGAGATCCGGTAGACCGAGCCGCTCGTCATCTGGATGTGATCGGCCGCGGCCTGCTTGACCGAAAACTCGTTGACCTCGAACAGCACATCCGCCGGACGCTCAATGTCCTGGTGATACCGCTTGTTGAACTGGAAGCGGCGATCGAGAACGTCGAGCTGCTCAGCGAGCTTGACCAGGATGGCCGGCTGGCGGGCGTGCTCCGGGTTATTCCGGATGGCCTGCGCGGTGTCGATGAGCTGCTGCGAGAGCTTCCCATCCGAGTACTTGATCATCGCGGCCCGCTTCTCTACGAATTCCGCCGTTCGGGAGGCAGCGCACATCCCGAAGCCTGCACACCGGGAAAGGATCTGATCGACCTCGTTCGTCAGGCCTGCTCCCTGGGATGCGGCCTTGTCGAGGATCCGGACTGCGACCTTCTGCTGCTGTGGAAAGGTGAAACGGTCACGGTGCTCGACGAAGAAAGCTGCAGCGGTTTTCGTTTCCAGGGCCGTACGCATCGGCATGTGCCGCGTACGATTACCACTGGCGTCTTCCCCAAGGAAGGCGAAGGCGTCATCCGGCAGCTTGTTCTCATCGTTGTCGACTTCGGCCTGCTTGTATAGCGAGTCGACTTCGGCACGGATGCCGTAGAAGTCTGCGGCCTTGAGAAGAGCGGTCTGGATGCGTTGCCGATCGGCGGGCTGGACATTCGCCCGCTTCTCGCACCAGAATGCGTTCGACAGCCACGTCGCTGCCTTGGTGTGCACCGGAAACTTCCGCTGCACGGAGTCGGCGTAGAGGCGCGAGTCTGCAGCGTTCTCGGGAGCCGTGGAGACAGATGCCTGCTTCACGTAACCCGGAGCCCTGTAGGCCTGCATCACACGCGCAGTCTCGATGCCGGAGAGATCCGAGGTCTGATCAAGGATGGTCATGTGTCAATTCTCAGCTTGGAAGCGCCCAACCACGTCGCCGATTGGGCAACTGTTCTTCGGGCACTTGGGGTGTCAGTTGAAACGGATCCGAATCAGCAGTTTCCAGCGCGAGTTCAGTGTCCGGTATGCCTGACGCAGAAGGCGTTGTCGGTGTACCGGGACCGTCCCGCTGGGTTCTGGTTCTACTGTCGCCGGTGCCGTGTCGCTGAGGACACGATAACACTTGCGGCAACTACCTGGAAGACGGACGTTTTCACGGCGGTCCGTAAGTTGCTGGCGCTGGAGGCCTTGCCAAAAGGTGAGGAAACCAGTGCTGATGCCATCCAGAAGTTCGTACAAGGGCCGGTCGCCGATCGCGCTCGTACGAATGCGTTCTGGAACAAGGTTCGGCAACTGCCGTCCGTGGACGACAGGATCCCCTGGGAGAAGCTCCTCACGAAATGCGGCTTCCCGCGACAACTGGTGAACTGGCAGAATCGCTTCGGCCGGTTCGTTGGTCTGTCCACTGGCCGGGAGACCTCGCTCGCCGTCGAGCCGTGCTTTGCGACCAGCAGCAAACCGCTCATTCCTGAGCTCGCAAGAGCCATCTGGAACCACCATCTCGTCCTTCCATTCGAGGATGTCCCGGGCCGGATCCGCTCGTTCCTTTGCATCACGTTGGAGCGAGACGAGACGCCGACCTTTGCCCTCCTCTCCACCGTCGATCGCCGCGGCCGGTCAATGCTGTTTAGCGAAGCCGGCTTCGGCATGGTGTCGTCGTTCGATGACGCCGCCGACAACCGCATGTTCATCGTCAGCGATCCGTTGCTAGCGCTGGACCTGCAGATCCGCCACATCGCCAGCAATCCGAACATGCTGCCGATCCTGATGGCGTACAACACGTCCACGATGCAGTCGCTCGACGTGCATCGCCTGGACGAAGCTCGCGAATTCACCGTGATCAGCGACCGTCTCGACATGCTGGCGATCGCCCGTGGGTTCAAGGCCCAGGGCTTCGTCTGCACCGGACGTCCCGATCGTGGTTTGCCTGCTCGGGTAGCACTGGCCGGAGTCGGCCGGTCTGCTCGTCCGTGGCAAGTCTGCCTGACCGAGTACTTGAGTGGGCTCAGTCGAAGTCAGGCTGAAACAGCCATGTACTCCTCCGCTCTCCCGGAAGCTGATCTGTCCGCTATGGCCACTGCTGCCGGAGGGACAGTCATGGAGATCCTGGATGGGTGCTTTGGCAAAACCCCGCTCTGTCCGCGTATCCGGATCAACGCCGGCAAGACGCTGATCGAGCGTGACGATATGTGGATCCACGAAGAGACCTCGTCGCCGGTTCTGACCGCGCGACTGGTCATCGAGCGGGAGATCTTCGATCCACAGCGGAAGTCCTACGTCTATGCCGGCTTCATTGGATTCCGCGGAAAGCAGATTCCATTTCAAGTACCGGAAGCGGACACCCGCAACACCTTCGAATGGATGCGGGAGCTGATGGCAGAAGCCGGACACGGGCCGCTGATCCTAAACGGGATCCCCAAGCCGTCCCTCATGGCGCTCGCCAAACAGTTCCACGAGCCTGCATTCGAAACTGGCGTAGCTGGTGTCGGGTGGCATCCCAAGAAGGCTGCCTTTGCCTTCCCGAGGTTCATCATCAGCAGTGCTGGTGAGGTGGAGTTCGTCCATCGGGCGATTCCAGCCGAGTTTCAAGCCAGCGACCTTCCGTACAGCGTCATGACAGACGCGTGCCTCCGTGAGCTCTCGTGCGAGCGTGAAGACGTCCGCGCGTTCTGGAGTCTCGCGACGTACGTGTTGTCAGACGCCGTCCTGACTGCGACAGGTTCGACACGGTCCAGTCTGGCGATGGTCGGCCGCGGCGCCGGTACGATGGGAGCTGGCCTCCTGAAGCTCATGGGCGTGGCTTCTCTCAAGAGCCGCGACCTGAAGGAATACGCGGACGGCAACACCTGGCCGGTTCACCTGCAGCTAGATGGCATGTTGAAAGACCAAGGCCAACTCCTGCAGCAGCCGAAGGCAACGCTGGCAGCGTCGGTTCAGCTTCTTCAGGCCAGGGCGTTGGCGATCCTGTCGCCCTGGTCGATCGCTCGGCTTCCATCCACCGTTGACTGCTCCGCCCTGATTGATCACATTCCGGCCGTTCTCGCCGGCTACCTGCAGGACGTCTGTCGCCGACGTTTTATGCTGATCGGGGAAGGATCGGTTCAGGAGCGGGTGTCGCTCGACATCCGTCGCTGGTGGACAAGGTTGGGCGGCAGCCCTGTTGCGTTCGATGAGGGCGCTGCACGGCTGACTTCGCCAGATTCGATTCGGCCCGAAGACCGACTGGCTCAACTCCTGGTGTGTCTGCACCGGGACGGAGAGGCCATCATCCCTCAGACGCGAGGTCGGAAGAGCGTCGAGGGCTCGACCTTCATTTCGAAGACGGCCCTCAACCGGAGCCTCATGCAGCGATGCGGAGTCTCCATCCCTTCGAAGACGATCGCAGAGCTTCTGCAGTCGTCGTTCGCCTCTATCAACGAAGATGGTGATTCGCCACACTGGGCCGTGTCAGCCGAGTGGTGGGTATCCCAGCGACGCAAATATCAACTTGAGCCCGAACAAAGCCAAAAGGATCGGACCAGTGCTTCATACAACCGGAGTCGCGTTTGACCGTGAGGAAGATCTCTACGCTCGGCTTGGGATCCCTTCTCCTGCCGCGCTGGCGGATGACTTCGAAGGAGAGCTCGACGACGAAGAGTTCGACGACGAAGAGGAATTTGAGGACGAAGAGTTCGACGACGAAGAGGACGACGAAGAGTTCGATGATGAGGAACTCGACGACGAAGAGTTCGATGACGAAGAGCTCGACGACGAAGATTTCGACGACGAGGACGACGAGAACGAGGAGTTCCTCGACGACGAGGACGATTAGGCCCTAAGGACGGTGCGGCATGGAAGCCATCGAAACGGAACGTGTGGAGAAGGGCTGGGGCCATGAGCTGATCATGTGCAACCAGCCCGGCTATTGCGGCAAGAGCCTGGTGATTGAACAGGGGAAGCAATGCAGCTTCCACTACCACCGGCTCAAGGACGAGTGCTTCTTCGTCCGCGCGGGTCACGTTCTGTTGTTCACGTCGCCGAAAGACTGCCTGGGTCCGGACGGCGGGCTCGATCTGAGCTCCCCAGACCTGGTGACGCGAGTCCTCAGCCCCGGAGAGTGCGTGCGGATCCCAACCGGGCTCCGCCACCGCTTCCGGGGTATGGACTTCTACAACGAGCTGATCGAGATCTCGACCCACCACATGGACGATGACTCGATTCGAATCGCCAAAGGCGACTAGGGCGTCTGGAAGTAGCTGTCGCCTCGGTCGTTCTCCCAGCCGTGGTCGCGGCTGCCCGTGGCCCACTCCTGCTCCTTCTTGACGTGCCACTTAGCGCCGCTGACGAAGTTCGGCCAGGCGTCCTGGGTGTGCCAGATCGCCAAACAACCGATGTTGACGGCCTGGGCGAAGTCGTCCGGGCCGGTTCCGCGCTTGATGAGGTAGACGTCGCCGGCCGTCCGACCGTGGATCTTCTCTTCGATGAGGGACATGAAGTCGAACAGCAGACCGCGATCCTCTTCGCCCTTGTTGTCCCACTTGAAGAAGCGGACCATCTGGCGACGGATGCACTGGCTGGTCAACAGCAGCGTGTGCGTCTTGTCGACGCGGTAGTGGTCCCGCGGCAGGTGGATGGTGGCTGGGACGTGCTGGATGATCCGGGAGCTGGCAGCCCGCACATATGCGACGGGCATGATGGTCTCCAGCGGCACCCCGGCGGAGACCATGAAGTCTTCTCGGAAGGCGCCGGCACCGGTGAAGTCGTGCGCGACAACGTCCGGCCGGAGCATCTGCCAGACCGCGAAGACCTGCTCGGCTTCCCGAAGGTGATCGTTCGGCGTGAGCAGACGGCGACCCCAGATCACCTCGATCTGGCCGTTGTGCCGCATGCCCAGGAAGGCCATCGTCGTGAAGCTGATTTCGTCCTCACCGCCACCACCCCAGTCGATTGCTAGAACACGGCAGACGTACCGGCTGTCGTTGGCTGCTTCGATCACCTTGGCACTCGGCATTCGACCACTGTTCTCGTAGTCGAGGCAGGCCGCAGACTGCAGCTCAGTCAAGCTGATGAGCTTGGTGCCCTTGTCGTACGATTCCCCGAGCACTTCGTTGAAGAACGTGGCGGGGCTGGTGGTTCCGCCCTGCATCTTCGACAGGAAGACCTGCCATTTGTCCGGACGGGCGTAGTGCAGCGGAAGGATCAGCTGCGGGATGTGGTATCCAGCACTGGTCCAGCGACGCTCCGGATAGCGGTGTACCCACCGGCCGTACAGTGCGTTGATCGGTTTGCGGCACTTGTGGCAAATGATCGCCGGATTCTGTTCCGAGATGAAGTCGTGGTACGGCCCGATCATGTCGAGCAGGTGGTGCTCACGGGCCGGGATATTCAGCGTCGGCTGCCCGCCGGTCGTGCAATGCGTGCAGGGAATGAACCACTCTGCCTGGGACGATCGGATCCACTTTTCTTCAAGCGTGTTGTCCAATGTCTTCGGCGTACCCGTCATTTGCAGCCAGCCCCAATCGGAGTGGGACATGGTTTCAATCATGATCGGGATATGCGCCGCATCCATGTCCTGCAGTTCGTCGATGGACAGCCGGTCCGCGGAGATACCGCGGGTCCGGTCCGCGTCCATCAGCGCGAACGAGAACATGAGCTTCGACTTGTTCAGGAACGATCGCTGCAGAACGCTCTGCTCGATCCCCACACCCGTCATCAGGTGCCGCATCGGCGATTCGTCGATGAACGGCCGCACCGAGTTGTTCGACAGACGACGCGCCTGCTCGTACAGAGGCGTGACGAACAGATTTGTGAAGTTCGGGATCGTGTTCGCCTGCAGGATCCCCGACGCAGAAATGGAGGTTGACTTACCGCACTGACGCCCTGTTTTGAAAATCACTGACCGCGCGCAGTGAGTAAAGAACAGCGGTGAGAAGGGCAAGTGTTCAAACAGCGTGAACGGCTTGCCCTTGAGATTCAGTAGGAGAGGGAGAATGGGCTCAAGAGTTGGAAGCTCCTCTTCCTCGACGTACTCCCGGACGATCCGGACAACTTCACGCTTGTCCCGCCGGCTGTCGGCGAACAGGCGATCCAAATCGGCTTTCAGCCGGTCATAGCGGTTGCACTCTCGTGCGGGAGCACGTGCAGCACGTTCCGAAAGGGTCAACGCTTCCATGCGTAATCAATTCCGTCGCGAGCGAGTCATTCGTTTGCGAGCGTGTCCGCCGACACACGGCACTGAGTTGGGCTTCCTGCAGTTCGCCTTCGAGGTGGCCGGCGGGTTGTTTTTCAGTGCTTGCGCTCTGATCGTCAAAGCCGTCTTCAAAGACAGTCGCGATGAACAAGGATGTCGGACAGAATGAGTCGTGTCAATGAATTCGCGTGCGGTCAGAGCCCGCACGCCTTCTCTCGGGACGATAGGATGATCATCTCCAAAGCCTCTTCTTACTTCTTGGAGCGAGCAGGCATTACGCCGACGCGTCGCGGTCCAATCCCGAAACTCTCCATTACTCTCCACCCGGCCCACTTTTTGTCTCTCACGGCGCCGTATCCCCTGCCGTACTTGCTGCAGGACACGAACGGCAATCCGCCGCCTGACCGCGTGCAATCGGAGGTGTGGCCGCATGGGTAAAAGCCAACTGAATTTCGCCGTTGGCCTGATGCTGGTTGCGTTCCTGTTGCTCTCAATTCTGCCGGGACTGGGCTATCCTGTGCTCGGCTTGCTGCTCGTTGTGGGTTACGGAACGTACCTCTGCATCGTCTTCATCAACAACCTGACCGGCCACACACCGCCGGCAAATCGAAAGCGAAAGCAATGACGGTTTTCGAATTCCTGATCGTTGTCCTGGCCAGCTCAGGCTTGATCACTGTTTGGCTCAAAGGCTCCCTCTTCGCTCCCTGGCGGGCGAGGGTCGAAACGTGGCAAGGACCGGAAGACTCCGACAAGGGGTTTGCCCGGGTCCGCGAAAGTGCCCTCGCACTTCTGGGCGAGGGACTGCTCTGCAAGTTCTGCCTGACCTTCTCAGTCCCCGTTCTGCTCGGACTCGGAATCGTCGTCGACAGCTGGTTCTACCACGCCGGCTGGAATCTCATGACGTATCAAGCTCAGACTGCTGCTGTCTGGCTCGTGATGACGATCCTCTACCTGCCGGGACTGGTGATGTTCCTCTTTGGCTCGTTCTTCTGGCCATTGACATGCGCTTTCGCAGCCGCGAGAACGTGCCTGGCTATCGACGACCTGGTCAATTCCCGCGGATTGAAAGGCTTCTCCGGTCTGGACAGCATTGGCCACGACTACGAACTTGAAGTTCAACAGCGACGGACAGAGCAGGAGTTCACCGAAGAGCTGCAGAACCAGCACGAGAAAGAAAACGACGATGGAGGAAAGACTACCAGTCGATCAGCAGGCGGTCGGCGAGCTGCAAGCCGCAGCAAAAGCAGTGATGGAGAAGATACCCGAGATTGACGGAGTCGCCTTCGTCCTCTCGTGGAAGTTCCCCAACCCCGGCGGGCCTGTCGCCAGTCTCATGATCGGAAACGGCACCCCGATCACTCAACCGGCTCGTCTCCTGCGACTCGCACGTGAAACGGTCGCGCTTCTCGAATTCCAGCTCGGCATGCTCCGAAACAGCATGGACGAGATGGAGTCCGTTTTCGAGTCCCTCGCAAAGGACATTCGTGACAAACTTCCACCCAAAGAACAGCCGCCGGTGTCAAACCCCGGATAAGGCCGTCAAGCCGAAGAAGCCCAAGGTCGTCACTGACGAGAGCGACATCAACGCCGTCGCTCTTCGTCTCAACATTGCGAATTGGGACGTGATCATTGTCAGTGACGGCAGTGGGACAGGCTGGACGCTCGGGTGCGGTTGGGCCGCGGTTCTGATCGACCGCCACAACCGGACCCGGAAGATCTTCAGCGGCGCTTTCAACACGGGCACGATCGGAATCGGGGAGCTGATTCCGACGATCCATGCCCTTCTTTGGTTTTCGGAAAACGACGGCCGGGCACTGCGCAAGCAGTACGGCCGTCCTCTTCGGATCCACGTCCTCACCGACTCAGAGTACGTTGCCGACACAGGCACCGCGCTCCGTTCGGGTCATACCGCCCTCAGCGACGTGAAGAACGCTGCACTGTGGGCCGGCGTCATGGAACTGGACCGTCGCGGGTTCGGAATCGAGTGGCACTGGATCCCTCGGGAGAGCCTGGCCCTCAACGTCTACTGCGACCATCTGTCTCGGCAATCGCGGCTTGGGATTCAGGAGGTACAGGTTCCCTCCGACCCGACGACCAACGAACCTCTCTCGGTCTTTGACCTTAACCCCCACCCGCGCGGCGTTCGCGAAAGGCGCCAGCTCCGCGGGGCCAGAAAGAAAGCCCAGGCCCATGTCCGTCCTGACAGGACCCCAGATTCGCGAAGAGATTCGGAAGGGGACGATTCAGATTGCCCCTTTTGAGGAGAAACGCCTCAACCCGAACTCGTACAACCTCTGCCTGTCGGACACGCTGATCCGATATGAGCAGACCCACCTCGACATGGCGACGTCGAACCCGGTGAAGGAAATCAAGATTCCTGAGGAGGGATTCTGGATTTATCCCGGAGATTTCTACCTGGGCGCCACAATCGAATACACGCGGACTGAAGGCTTTGCCCCTTTCCTTGAGGGGAGGTCCTCGGTCGGGCGTTTGGGCCTGTCTGTGCACGCCACAGCCGGCTTCGGCGACGACGGATTCGCCGGGCACTGGACCCTGGAGATCTTCACGGTCAAACCGATCAAGATCTATGCAGGGATCGAAATATGTCAGATCGCTTATACGACTCTCCTGGGAGAGCGTCAGCCCTACGCGGGCAAGTACGCCAACCAGGGAGCCCGGCCCAAGGAGTCAGGCCTGTGGCGGGACTTTCTGCGTTAGACGCTGTCCTGGGGCTCTGGAGGGCCGTTCCGGTGCCTCCAGAGCGAAAGACGTGGCACGTCTACATCCTGACCGACTCGCTGGGCGTTCTGCGGTACACCGGCATCTCCACCAACGTCCCACGTCGGCTGGCCCAGCACCAAAGTGGTAAGGGCGCTAAGTGTGTTCGCGGCTGGGGTCGACCGCTCCGGTTGGTCTGCTGTTCTCCTGGCATGCCGCACCGGGAGGCGGCTCAGCTGGAGATCGCAGTGAAACGACTCTCCAGCACCGACAAACTGCGGCTCATCGTGAGAGCGAATGCTCTTGAATCCAAACAGGGAAAGATTTCTGAAAATTTTTCCCCTCCCAAACCAGAAGGACCCTCCCGTGGGTAAAGACTCTCTCCCCCAGTTCCCTCCCCTCTTCAAGCGGACTTCCAGTCAGGAGGTCCAGGTCTGGAAGATCTCTGTCGAGCAGACAAAGGAAGGGTACGGCAGGATCATCGTTCAGTACGGCCTCGTGAACGGGAAGATGCGGACCGAAGAGGAGGTCATCAAGGAAGGCAAGAACGAGGGCAGGAAGAACGCCACCACTCCGCTGCAGCAGGCCTACAACGAGGCCCAGTCGAAGTGGAACGTGAAGAAGGACCGCAAGCATTACGGGCTCGACCCGGACGCCAACGAGTCCGCGGCGAAGCGCATGGCCGGTCCGATGCTGGCCGAGAAGTACGAAGACCACAAGGCGAAGATCGACTGGGACGACGCGCTCGCTCAGCCGAAGTTCGACGGACACCGCTGCAACCTGCGCCTGGTTGACGGCCAGATCACCCTGACGAGCCGCGAAGGAAAGGCCATCCTCACGATGGCCCACATCGAGAGTTCGGCTCACAGCTTCATGAGCGAAGAGCTGGTCGTCGACGGTGAGCTGTACAGCCACGAGCTCTCGTTCCAGGCGATCACCTCCGCGATCAAGCGGAAGCAAGACAACAGCGAGAAGATCCACTTCCACGCCTACGATCTTGCGATGCCAGATACCCCCTTCCGTGAGCGAAGCGAAAAGCTCGCGAAGTTGCTGCGGAAGTCTCCGGACTTCTTCAAACTCGTCGAGACCGTGCCGGTCTCTAATGAGGACCAGTTGCTGAAAGTCCAAAGCGAGTGGGTCGAGCAGGGCTTCGAAGGTGCGATGTACCGCGCTGGATCAGGTCTGTACCTGCCCGGCAAGCGGTCCCGCGAGCTGCTGAAGGTCAAGACATGGAAGGACGAGGAGTTCCTCGTTACCGGCTTCAAGGAAGGCCGTGGCACGCACAAGGGAATGTGCGTCTTCATCTGCAAGATGCCGGACGGCGGACGCGAGTTCGACATCCTGGCGCCTGGCACCCACAACGAGAAACGGAAGTTCCTCATTGAGGGTGACCAGTACAAGGGTCGCCTGCTGACAGTCAAGCACTTCGGCCGGACGACTTCCACACCTCCCTCCCTGCGGATGCCGATCGCGCTCCGCTTCCGGGAAGAGGCGTAATCCAATCCGCGGGTTTTGAAAGGACCCTCACAATGGATGATGAGTTTGAACGTTTCGTGCAGCCCAGCGTCTACTTCGTTGGCTTCACCCAGGTCGACGAGAACGAGGTCAGCCGCTACCTGATCGACACCGGGAATCAGCAGTTCCTGGAGTCAGTGGACCTGGCCCTCAAGCAGGGTCTGTCGTGGGCGGAGATCCTCTGCTCGATGTTCGCGAAGCTCTGCTACAAGAGCCTCACGCTTGGGAAGAACTCGAACGTGTCGCGGACCCGGGATATCTGGGACAACCTGGTCGGATGCTTCGATACGGCCCACGGGTCGATCTTCGAGCACGTCCAGTTCAACTTCCTGATTCGGGACTGCAGTCGGGTCTTCACCCATGAGCTCGTTCGACATCGGATCGGCACGGCGTTCAGTCAGACGTCCGGCCGTTACTGTCGGATCGAGAACATGCAGCTCGTGTGGGACCCGATCCTGAATCCGGTGCGGGACCTGTTCGAGACGTGCGCCGCCCAGATCGAGAAGACGGTCTACCTGGCTGAGTGCCGGCTCGGTCTTCGGAAGCCGCCTGGCGGTCTGTCGAAGCACCTGTTCGCCGAAGACCTCACCTTCGGCAACTACAACGCCGTGCGGAATGCCGGTCTCCTGATCGAGAAGTCTTACCGGGATCACGTACCCGACGTCATCAAGGCGCTGCTCAGTACGCCAAAGGATGCCGCGGGAGACTGGAGTGGTGAAGTTGTCGCTGAGCTGGCCCATCACCTGAAGTGGGAGCCGGACAACTCCTTCAACTTCGACATCCGGAAGAAGATGACCAGCGCCATTCGGCGGATCGCTCCCAACGGTCAGTCGAATGAGATCGCGTTCTCGTGCAACTTGCGGACGCTTCGGCACACCGTGCTGATGCGGACCGCCAAGTTCGCGGAGTGGGAGATCCGCTTTGTCTTCGCCAAGATCTTCGAGATGGTCAAGGCGAAGTATCCCCTGGCCTTCTACGGCGCGAAGACGCGCATGATCGAAGGCATCCCCGAGGTGTACGGCATGCGGATGCAGCCGTACGAGCTGTCGGCTCAGATGGCGCTCGACGAGATGAGCGACGAAGAGCTGACCCGCTACCTCAAGACCCGTCCCCGTTCCACCACACAGGCAGTTTGAACCATGTCCGCTGTGTTTCGTTCACTTCACGGAATTCCCACCGGCCCTTCTGAGGGCGGGAGGCTTGGCGGATACGCCGACAAGTCCGACGCGCCGGGAGCGGCCCCTCCAGCCGGTATCGGCGGTGCTCCACCACCAGATAGACCTGTCGATGTCGAGTTCAGTATGGCCGCATCACTGATCTCCGACGGATGGAAGATCGTCGAGATGCTGAATACGGCGACAGCCCGATATCAGCGACCGCCTCAGGCCGAGAAGACTGCAGGCGGCAGTCTTAACGCCGCCTCAGGGGATCCGGCGTCAACGTCGACGCTGGTCCACAATCTGCGGCAGACGCGAGAAGCGTTCACTGAGATCCTTACGGCATTTGCCAACATCGCCGCGAATATCGAACCCTAGCTAGGAGGTCTCTGTGAAACCAAAGACAGAGGCCCAGCTCACAGAGTGTCTGCGGTCTGGGCAGTTTGATCGCCTGATCTGTTTCGAGTGGTTTCAGCGAGAGCTGCCGAACAACGATGCCAAGCAGTTCGTGTCGGAGTTCTCAGGGATCGACGGTTTCGGCATTCCGACCTTCGTCCGCGATGACGACGAGACGATCTTCCGACTGAAAGCACCTGACGACAAAAGCGTCAAGTTCACTTTCGGAACCAACCACGTCGTCCTGCGCGGCGCCGGTTGGACGATCGTCGCCTACTATCCGATCGAGGGCCTGTCCCCGACCGGATACAGGGACGAGTTCAAGACCTGGGTCACGGAGCAACGTCGACAGCAGCACCTGGCCCAGGAGAAGGAATATGCGAAGGCAGCCAAACGCCGCCGGGCGCAGGATCCGGCGAGAAACTCCAAATTCGTGCTGCTGCTGTTCGGCTGCGGCCACGGTTGCGACCACACGATCGGCTGCAACCAGCGAATTATCCCGTTGAAAGCAAAAGACTGGGACTCCGCACAGCATGCGGCCATCAAGACAGTCTTCGCATTTGGCACGAGTCGGATCGAAGACGCCGTGGTCTTGGAAGTCGCACAACGGAAGTCCCTCAACCTCACTTCCCTGAAAGAAAAGCGAGATGCCAAAAGAAAGAAAGCAGCCGAAAAAGTCCAAAGAGCCAAAGACGAAGCCGAGCTCGAAAGACTCCAGCGAAAGCTCGGCAAGCGCGCTGACTGAGAAGGAACTCGCCTGCCGCGGACTGGCGGAGTTCTTCCACAAGACGTACGAGAAGCTCGCCCCGAGCTTCGGGTACGAGACGCGGAAGGACACCCGCAAGTTCAACCCCAATTCGTCAAACGGCATGCTCATGACGGCCGTCGCGGAGAAGGTGCTGGATCGGCTCGCAGAGCAGGCGCCTACTGTACTCGATCTGGACACCCTCCAGTCGATTTGCACGGCCCGCAGCATGGAATCGTTCAGCAAGAGCGCCGAATGGAGCCTGCTCGAATGGACTGGCGCGCTCTGTGGTGAGTCCGGCGAAGCCTCGAATGTCGCCAAGAAGATCGTCACGGAGTCGAAGGGCGGCACGTTCGAGCGTCTGGGCGAAGAACTCGCCGATACGGTGATCTACGCCGTCTTGGTTGCTAGTGCCGGCGGCATCAACCTTGCGCAGTCGATCGTTGAGAAGTTCAACCGTGTCTCGAAGAAGAAGGGGAGCAACTTCGTGCTCCCGAAACTTCGGAAAGGGAAGTCGTGAAGGCGATCATTCACGTCGATCAGCACATCCTTCGCGGTAATCGCAAGACCGGCAGTCGTAACCCGCCGCTCTCTCTTCGCACCTACCGGAGCATTGAGAAGGCGCAGAAGATCCAGATCGTGGATGATCAGGGAAAGGTGATCGCTACGCTGAAGTATCAGCCGGATGATCCCCTGAAGTGCGGGGCCACGGTCTGGCTCGAAGCTGACAGAGCACGACTGGTGATCGCGGATGAGGAGACACTCAGACCTGCGCTGGCATCGTGTCGACGTCGTGGATGACGGAATCGAATCGCCCGGTGGCGGAGCGTGGCCCGGTTGATCGAAGGATCGTGACACCGGGCCACTATTCATTCGTGGCGTGATTTTGATCCCATTCCGCCGACACGACGGCATACGCTCCGCCGCTCTTCGAGCGGAGCGGCCGTCCGTGGAGGCGCACTATTACCTTGTAATAGGTAACTGGGTTATGTCGACATAACGTAGTGGGGGTTTTTCGACGACATAACGTAGTGCAGGCTCCTCCGACTGGCTATTCTGCGTCCGGTTCAATCCGCGGGAATTGAAAGGAAGACCGTGCCGAAAATTCTGCCGCTCAAGATCCTCTACCCGAAAATTGCGAGTCCGTTCAGCCTCTCTCAGATCTACGCCGTCATTTCGACGATCGTCGGTCACCCTGTTTCCGGCAAGCAGGCGACTAAGGAGGCTCTGGCGTCCGTGCTTTCGATTTGGAGGGCTCGGGTCGGGTTGCTGACGAAGAACGGGTGGGAGGAGACCACTGGCAATCGGGAAGATCACCTCTCGTATGTTCTGAACTGCATGCCCGTCTGTTGCGACATCGGACTCAAAGAGGGTGGCAAGTCGTTTAACCTTCGACATTGCAATCTCGCCAACATCTGCCCCTGGTGTTGGTCCCGTCGCGTTGGCAACAGCTGGCAACAGATCGAACGAGTTCTCTTTCCGCAGCTGGCTGACACGTACCTCTACCCAGAGGACGACGGTTGGTCGATGTTCCGGCAGAGACTTGCCCAGCCTTGTACGAAGTACGACCTCGTTGTTCGATCGGAAACGTACTCACATGCCGTGTATGAGCATGTTCTGCACGATCCGCAGTTCTACTCGATTCGTCGTGCCGGCCTGAAGATGTCGTTCACACAGTTCATCGACACGCGGATCGACCGCTGGCGAGCCCGGAAGATGATGCGCCAGTTCGAGGCTAGCGGCGCGATTGAGGTGATGAGCCTGTCTGGCGACAAACAGGGAACCCATCCGACAATGCGGTTCCGACAGTTGTTGCTGTATCCGGCTGGTGCCCAGATTCCTGAAGCCGTCTACGGTGATCCGAGTCGGTCCGGTCTGGGTCGAATCCAAGTGCGGCGCATTGAGCAGCCCACGCCGATGGACGCAGTCAAGGCCCTGGCCAGCGTCCAGCGCTACCCGACGTATCTTCTTCGATCGAGAGATCTGAATCAGGTCGTCGACCTCTACAACGCCATGTGCCGCCGACGCAACGTCGCGGCGTTTGGCGAATTTCTTCGGTAGATTCCGGCCCTTGTAGTCGGTTTCCCGGACCAGTTACCCTACGCCCAGGAGGGCTATCACCACGTCAAAAGAAGGATTCGAAAATGCTCGTCCTGTCCCGTAAGAAAAACGAAAAGATCGTCATCGAGACCAGTGATGGTCTGATTGAGATCGTCCTCTGCGACAGCCGCCAGGATAAGGCACGGATCGGCGTCAACGCGCCGAGCAACTGCCGTATCTGGCGTGATGAACTTCAGCCGAAAATTGCCGGCCCCGCGGCCGAGATCCAGTCCTAGTTCGCTCTGCTCTGAGCACCCACTCGAAGGAAGAATGAAGCATGGCACCGAAGAAGAAGTCGACGAAGGTCCTCACTCCGAAGGAGCTTCTCGAATCGCTCCCGGCGGAGCTTGTCCAGGCCGGCGGCGACATCGCGCTCTGTGAGGCGTTCGTGATCGCCTCGCAGTACAACGAAGACCTGACGTTCGAGCAGTTCTTCAAGGACTCCGTTGTCGACGGAGAGCCGACGATCGATCTGCCCTCGTACCTGATGGGCAACCTCGCGGAAGAGGAAGGGCTCGACGCCGAAGGCCAGGCCGCGGCGTACATCGAGTACCTCGACTTCCTGCTGGAGAAGCCGGACCTCAAGTTCAGTGAGTTCGTCGAGCTCCGTCTCGCCGCGGTCGAAGAGGCCGAAGCGAAGGGCAAAGCCAAGGCCGGCAAGTCCTCCAAGTCGTCTAAGGCCTCGAAGGAGGAAGAGGACGAAGAAGAGGATGAGCAGGAGGACGACGAGTCCGAAGACGAAGAGGAAGAGGATCCGAAGCCCGCCAAGGGCAAGTCCTCCAAGTCGTCCAAGAAGCCTGCCGAAGAAGAGGAGGATGAGGAAGAGGACGAGGACGAAGAAGAGGACGACGAAGAGGAAGAAGAGGATCCGAAGCCGGCAAAGGGTAAGTCCTCGAAGAGCTCCAAGTCGTCCAAGAAGCCTGCCGAAGAAGAGGAGGACGAGGAGGAGCAGGAAGACGAAGAGGATGAAGAGGAGGAAGCCCCCAAGGGCAAGAGCTCCAAGTCCAACAAGTCGTCGAAGTCCAGCAAGTCCTCGAAGGCGTCCAAGGACGAGGACGAAGAAGAGGAAGATCCGAAGCCGGCGAAGGCGAAGTCCAAGGGCAAGAAGTCCCGGACGACGCCGGAGCAGGACGCGGAGTACGAAGAAGAGCCCGAGAAGGACGTCGAGGCCAACATGACCATCAAGGTCAAGGCCGAGAAGCTCGCGCAGGCTCAGAAGTTCCTCACGATGAAGAAGAAGGTCAAGGACGTCGGCGACGGTGAAGCGCTGCTGACGATCCAGAAGACGATCCCGGATACGACCGACAAGGTCGTCGTCGCCATCACCAATGGTGGCGCGTCCGAAGACGGCAACGAAGCGCCCTACATCGACGTCTACGTCGTGAACGAGAAGGGCAAGGTCGTCGCCGAGGGCAAGGAAATGCCCACGAAGTTGATCGGGAAACACCTGATCGAATACAAGAAGGCGACGTTCGTTGTGGAGCTGACGAAAGCCGCCGAATAAGCCGACCCGGATGGTCGCAGGTTAGACAAGGATGTCCAAAGAGAATGAATCGCAGCCGGGTCGTGAGACCCGGCTGTGTTTGAAATGTCGAAAGCCGTTCCCAAAGATCGGCCGGTTCAACTTCATCTGCCCGCCTTGCAACCAGAGCAATCGCGACGTCAGCGTTCGCGATCGAGGCCGAGGTCTCACAGGCGAAATTGCTCCACCGCATACCTCTCGCGGTTTCGATGGAAATTAATCCCCGGGAATTGAAATGCCCCAGCAGGATCCATCGCAGATTCTCGTGATCGGCGATGTCATGATCGACGAGGCAGTCTTCGTCGAGCCCACTCGGATCGCGGCCGAGGCCCCGATTCCGGTCTACCAGCGCCAGTCAGTGACTCGCTCCCTCGGCGGAGCTGCAAACGTCGCTGCCAATGTCGCCGCCCTGCATGGCCGTTGCGACCTGTTCACTGTGATGTCCGACGAGACGCATCGTTCGGACCTCGTCGCACTGTGCGGCCATCACGCCATCGACATCTACTCGGTGGGCAGCGAGCGTCGCTTCGCTGGCCCGACCGTTAAGCGTCGGATCTGGAGTGGCACCCGTCTGCTGACCCGGGAGGACAACGATCAGCCGCACGCACCGGCCAGCGCCGCGGACTACCTGACTCGCTTGAAGGCAGTCCTGAACGCGAATTCGTACAAGATCGTCCTGATCTCCGACTACGCGAAAGGTGCCCTCGGTACGAGGCACAGCCTGCTCTCCGAAGTGATCAAGTACGCGAACGCTGCCGGCGCCAAGGTCATCGTCGATCCGCGGCCGGTCCATTTTTCGTACCTCCGTGGCGCGTTCGTCATCACTCCGAATGAAACTGAGTTGGCTCAGATTTCCGGTCTGGAGGTTGATGAGATTGAGAATGGTTCCGAGAGCCTGGTCGACCTTGGGCTCGACGGAATCGTCAGCAACGTTGTCTGCACCAACGGCCGGAACGGAGCGATTCTGTTCGATCAAGCTGGCGTCAGTCGATTTCCGACGCGGGTTTCGCATGTCTATGACGTCTGCGGTGCCGGCGACACGTTTACGGCAACACTGGCGGTCGAGCTTATCTCTCACGACAACCTTCCGCTGGCGATTCAGATTGCGAACCTGGCGGCAGGTACGGTTGTGACGAAGCCCGGGACGTCTGTCGTCGATCCCCTCGAACTGCGGCTGGCGAAGGCTGCCGCGATTCATCCGTACTTCAAGATCGTCAGTGCAGAGGTTGCGGCCCTGGCCTGTGCTCAGTGGCAGGCTGCCGGCGAGAAGGTCGTCTTCAGCAACGGGTGCTTTGACATGCTGCATCCCGGGCACGTCCACGTTCTCGTGGAGGCCCGCCGCCGCGGCACCCGTTTGATCGGCGCGGTGAACACCGACAGCAGCGTGTCGGCCAGCAAGGGGCCGAATCGTCCGAAGACAAAGCAGGGCGATCGCGCTGAGATGGTCGCTGCCTTGGGCTGCGTCGATCTCGTCGTCGTCTTCAACGAGCAGACGCCGAGCGAGCTGATTCGCTTGATCCGTCCTGACGTGCTTGTCCGCGTCGCGGATGACATCGACCTGCCCGGCGGAGCCGTGGGCAGTGACCTGGTCAAGGAGACCTACTACGTCCCGCGTCTGCCAGAGTACAGCACGACGCAGATTCTGAAAGCCCTTGGATGCGAAAACCCCTAGCCATCTTCACGATCGTCAAGGATGAGCCGGAGTTTCTGCCGGTCTGGTGCGACCACTACATCAATCATGGGTATGGTTCGGACCTGTTCATTCTGGACAACCACTCGGACGACAACCTGGCGCTGGAGGATGCGGTTGCACGCGATATCCGTGTCGTGTCGGTCTTCAACGACGAGGTCGATCACGACTGGATGCTGAAGACGGTTCAGGACTTCCAGCACTTCCTGCTGAACAGCTATGAGGCGGTCCTCTTCGTCGAGGTCGACGAGTTCGTCCTGACTGATCCGGCCTCGCACTACACGAATCTGGTCGAGTACGCGGCCGACATGGTTCAGCCTGTCGTGCGATGCACTGGCTTTGAGGTTGTGCATCAGATCGGTGAAGAGGATCAGGCTCTGATCCAGAGTCGGATGCTGGAACACCGCGGTTGGTGGTATCCGACCACGCAGTACAGCAAGCCGCTTTTGAGCCGTGTACCGATGATGTGGTGCAAGGGTTTCCACGAGTCGATCCTCGTCCCGCACAAGACGATTTCGGTCGACCCGAACCTCCTTCTTGTCCACCTGCACAAGCTGGATTATGCTGTCGCCCGTCGTCGCCTGGAACGCTTCCGGAATCGGAAGTGGAGCAAGGCAGACATTGCCGCAGGTGCCGGCTTCCAGAACCGCTGTTCGGACGAAGAGTTCGAGAAGTGGTTCCGGACAAACGTGGACAACATCGGGGCAATGCAGCCCCTCGAACCGATCCCACAGTCAGTACGGGATGTACTGTAAGGCGAAGCAATGATTGCTCTGGCGATGGCCTCGAACCGCATCAAGCATCTGGAGTGGTTTCTGGAGAAGTGGTGCGACAGCTCAGAACGAAGTTGGCCTTTCGGCACCTTCTATCTGGTGTACGCGGACACCGCCACGCTGCCCAAGGCGAGGGAGTTGGTCGAACGTTACTCCTTCATCGACTGCGAGATCATCACGGTCGACGAGATTCAGAGCTGGGGACCGGACGCCGAGTGTATCTCGATCGGCGATCCCGGCATCAAAATGGCAGCCCTGCTGAAGGCTGTGCGGAGCAACGAGAAGCGGGTCCTGATTCTGGACGACGACTGTTTCCCGGTCGACGAACGGAATCCGGATTTCGTGGCGCGGGCTCACCTGGCCCAGCTCAGCGGTTTCCCCCGCTTCTCGTCTCCGCTTGGCCACCTGCATGTTCGTGGCCTGCCTTATGAGCGGCAGAAAGACTTGAATCAGGTCGCAGCCAGTGTGGGCCTGTGGGATGGGATCCCGGACTTTGACGCCATCCACTCCCTGGCTCCGACGAAAGAACGGTCCGGTATGGAGACGCCGGGTGGCTATCGCTGCCCGCGTGTCATGACCCAGCTGCTCAATCCGCGGCAGCTCACTCCGCTCTGCGGGATGAACTTTGCCATCAACACCGAAGCGGCGCCGGCCTCGTACTTCCCCAAGATGGGGAACGGGACGCCCTTCTTCCGATTCGACGACATCTGGGGCGGCTGGATTCTGCAACGGATCTGTCGCCAGCTTGGATGGTCGATTGCCGTGGGTAACCCGGTCATCCACCACTCCCGCGCCAGCAAGCCCATGATCAACCTGGTCCGCGAGGCGCCGGGTGTCCTGGCCAACGAGTTCCTGGTCGATATCATCGACAACGCGAAGCTGACGTCGAACACGTTCTCTTCGTGCGCGATGGAGCTCGGTGAGTTCCTCATGAATCCCGTGGCGGTCAAGGACGTACCCGCCGACTCTGTCTACGAAGACACCCGCAACTACGTTCCTAAGCTGGGCCTTTACCTTCAACAGTGGGTCCGGCTGATCGAAAGCCGATAATGCACGTCAAAACCTTGGTCGTGATGGCGACGAACCGGGGCCAGTTCATCGCCACAGACCAGTTCGAGGCGATCGAGTGGTCTCACAGCGAGTCATTCCTGATGGTGATCGTCGACGGCGGCGGCGCCATCGACTCGCCATTCGGGCCGGAGCCCGGCCCGCGTGAGTACGCTGTCATTCCCAACAAGCTGATGCCGAAGCTGAACCTGTCTGGCTTCATCACCTACCAGGGCATCCAGTGGGCGATCGATCAGGGCATCACCTTCGATCGCGTTCTCGTCCTCGACGATGATGCTCTGCCCATCGGTCTGCATCTTGATATCTGGGCTCGCCTGGAGATGGAGAAGTGCGATGTCGATCTGCTCGGGGTCCGGGATCGCGTCAACTATCAGATGTGGTGGCCGTCCCGAGGTGCGTTCGTTCGCGACCTCTGTACCGAGCTGCCCGCGGACTTTGCTCCGACCGCAGAAACGATCTTCTTCGCATCTCACTGGATGTCGCGGAAGTTCGTAGACCGCCTTGTTGAGCGACGCTTCCTGGCGCCGGAGAAGTACGAGACGTGGGATCTCTGGCCTGATGTCTACATCTCCTGGCTTTGCCAGGCCCTTGGATTTCAGACGCAGTTCGCTGGATCGATGGAGAACCCCGAGGCTCCGGTCTATGCGAATCATCCGAAGGAGCATCAGCGTTGGTCCCCCGCGCCGATGATCCTCCATCCGAACTTCAAGATCTATCACTCCATTCGCGGTTGTTCCGGTGTCGATGAGGTCACCATCCGTGAGCACTACCAGGCAGTCCGACATTCGCAGGTTTCTGACGGTCTACACGACTGTTGTTGAGAAGGAACGACCGATCTGCGATCGCTTTCACTGCGTTCGGTCGTATCTTGAAAAGATGGGCGGGCTTGCCAGTGTTCGGCTCGCCAGGTCTTTGGCTGCGGCCTCGGTTGAGTTCGAGAACTCGATCGGTCAGAAGATTGCCGAGCGCGATCTTGGTCTTATTGGTCCCGTCATCACTCTGAAAGGGAGCTAGTGTCGATTCGTCTCCTGTCCACCTCAGACTGGCACCTTCAGGAGCGTGCCTGGCGTCGTCACCCGGATCTGGCTGGCGATGCAGTTTTCTCTCTGAAGCAAATCGTGGATCGGGCCGTTGAAGAGAAGGTCGACGCCGTCATCGGCGCCGGTGACCTGATCGATACGGTGGATCCGACTCCCAGCATTCAGGTCCAGGCTCACGAGCAGTTCGACAGGCTGCAGGAAGCTGGGATTCCGTTCTACTTCATTCAGGGTCAGCACGAGCGGAACGCGGTTCGCGCCCGGTTCGATGCTCATCCCTGGCCGCGTCACTTTCATCGCAGGCTCGTCACTATCGGTGGCCTGAAGATGTACGGCCTGGACTGGCAGGCGTCTCACCAGCTTCTCACCGAGCTTGAAGAGGCTGCTGACCTCCAGATCGGTCTGTTCGTCTGTCACCAGGTTTGGGGTGGACCTGACTTCATGGGCACCCTGCCCGGCGTCGAAGGTCAACTCGAAGACTGCCCTGCTCCGGTCGTTCTGACTGGGGATCTCCATCAGCACAAGACGGTGAAGCTGAAGCGCGAGGACGGCTCGACGTTGCGTGTCTTCTCTCCAGGATCGACGTGCATGCAGTCGATCGACGAGCCGCCCGAAAAGGCCTTCTGGGAGCTGGAGTTCAACAGGAACAAGCTCGTCGACTACAAGTCGGTGAAGCTCATCACTCGCCCCTTCCACACCTTCAGCCTCGATGACATCGGTGGACTGGACGATCTGTGCGAGGACGCGAAGGAGGGCAACTTCTACGACGACGATATTCCGGAGGTGGTCCGTACGCCGATCATCCACGTGGACTATCCCGATAACCTGCCTGACGTGTACGACCGCCTGATGACGGCGTTCGACAATCAGGCCCACGTGTTCCTCTCTCCGCGGCCGACAGGTTCAAAGGTCGTTCGGATCGAGAAGACGAAGGACCGCGTCGGTCAACGCACCAGTCTGCTCTCGTTCCTTGAGCGAGCGACGCCGAAGGGATCCGATGAGTACAGGCTGTGCCGGCGCTTGCTGGAGATTGCAGAAAGCAAGAACGCCGTGCTCGATGAGCTGAAGAAAATCCAGACCGAGGTGATCACTACGGTCGATGAGGAGGAAGAGGAAGACGATGAATCTTGAGCACCTGGATGCTTTCGAAGTCTGCTACCACCGCAAGCTGTCGGTGGACTTCAAGCCGGGGATCAATGGAATCGTCGGCCCAAACGGCTCAGGGAAGAGCAGCATCCTGAAGATCGTCCAGTGGCTGATCACTGGCGACTTCACCACCAACGCCGGTGTCAAGGAGTCGAACATCTGTACGCTCGCGCCCGAGGGTGCGAAGTCCTACGGTGTTCTGAACATGACCCACGCCGGCGACCGCCTGGAGATTGTCCGGGGCTTGCAGAAGTGCAAGACCCAGATGACGGTCAACGGCGGCAAGCCCCTGTTCGGCGAGACGGAAGTCTCGGCTGAGATCGGTCGTATTCTCGGAGCCGACATGCGGCTCATCTCCGACAACTGCTTTATCGGGCAGGGTCGGCTGTACGACTTCATCGATCAGACGCCCGCGGTTCGGCTTCAGTCCTTCCAGTCGATGTTCGGCACTAAGGCGGCTGAGCTCGTCGCAAAAGCGATTGCTGACTGGCTCCCCTCAATTGAGATCGGAGATCCCGATGTGGAGATCCGAACGATTGAGGGCTCCCTCGCGGAGAACGAGGCGTCCGCTCGTAAGGCCGGCTCAAGCCTCAAGCGGTATCGGGATGTCGAAGGGTACGACGTCGAAGCGGACCCGCTTCAGACGTTGATCAAGCAGCAGGAGTCGTACGATCGGATTCAGGCCGATGCCGACCAGCTGCTACGCGACATTGCAGCCCAGGAGAAGAAGGTCCAGGAGCTGGAAGAGGACACCTCTGCAGCCGATGAGGTGGATCAGCTTCGGACTAAGATCCGTGCCATCGATAACGAGATCACGGCCACTGAGCAGGGTCTCGCTGAGTCGCAGGCGGACGTTGATGACGCCCGGGCTGTGCTCAAGAACTTCTCCGCCTACCAGCGTGCTGCTGAGGCCAAAGAGAAGGTTGCCAAGCGCCTCAAGGAGTTGCAGGCGCAGCTCAAGACTCTGCGAGAGGCTGGCGATCCCGAACGCCCGAAAAACTATGTTCCTGAGGAAGAGCGCGACAGCTACACAGAAACGCTCGACAGGGAATACGCCAGCACGAGGTATATTTCGGATCTGGTCAATCAGTATGTCCGGGTCCGGAATCCGACTGGGCTGCTGGCGAAAATCTATGAGATTGCAGACTCTGCTGACGATCGTGTTGAGGAACTCGTTTTCAAGCTCGGCACTGCGGAGCAGGTCCTGGCCAAATCTCGTAAGCACGATCAGGCCTTCGCTGAGCGGCACCGTGCGCTGGCGGAGCTCCAGAGGGACTTCCATCGAACGAAGGATCAACTGGAAGAGACTGTCGTCCCCGCCGCGCCGAAGGGCGACAAGGAGACGCTCGAAGAGCTGGTCTCAACCTATGAAGAGCTGACAGAGACTCTCGCTCAGAAGAAGGAGGATCACTCGGACGTGTTCCTCGAAATTCAGGAGGCCGAGAAGGACGTTCAGACTCACGACAAGGACGTGACCGCTGCAAAGGCGACGCTCAAGTCCTTGAAGGACCGGAGGCACAAGTTGCTGGCCGGTCAGCCAAAGGCGGTCGATCCCAAGAAGCTGACTGAAGCTCGGGAGAAGATCGAAGAAAAGAAGAAGCGACTGCTGGAGCGATCTGGTCTGGAAGGGGAGATCACGTCCCTGGACAAGACGCGGAAGACTCTGACGGCCCGCCTGGAATCTGCAAAGGTTCGGGCGGAGAACGGCAATGCCCTGATCCGGTTGAAGCGGGACATCTCTTCCGTGAGGGAGGTGATGCTCGAACTGCCGAAGATCGTGGCTGCCGATTACTTGTCGATGATTGCGGAGGACACGAACGACCTTCTGCATCGGATCGATGCGAATTTCAGGATCGGGCAAGCGGATGGACTCACCTTTGCTGCTCGGTTCCTTGACGGCCGGGAGCAAGTTGCAGATCGAATCTCAGGTGGCCAGAAAGTCCTGCTCGGAATTCTGGTTCGTGTAGCCCGCATCACGTTGTTCACCCAGGACCTGGGTCTGTTGACGCTGGATGAGCCCACGCAGTTCCTCGACGAGGAGAACGTGCTGGCTCTGGCACCGACAGTGGAGCGTCTGAGGGAGCTTTCCGCTTCCACAGGCCTTCAGTGCTTGATCGTGACGCACGAACCGCGTCTTTCGGCTATGTTCGACCACATGATTGACCTGCACCCCGTCGCACGAATCAAAGAAGAACGTCGTCGGAGAAGGAAAGTTGATGTCGATTAAGTCGAGCCGTGCAGTGACGGACGTCGCGAGCGTGAAGCTGCATGTGTGCCCCACGGGCCAAGTTTGGTGCGCGAACGGCGAACACCCGCCGGTCCTTGCCGCTGAGAATGTGGACGCTCTCATGGAGACGCCCACGATTAGCCGTGGCAAGCGGTTTCGGGTGATTGCCTCTGCATCGAACTCGGTCCTGATTGCCAGACTGTTCGTGGCGACGCAGGCTCCTATTGAGCTGTGCACGCCACGACTGTCTTTGACCGCGGCTGAGATGGACGACCCGCGGATTGCTATTCTTCGTGCTCGTGAGCTCGAAGGCCTCCCCTCTTCGATGGGAGGGTGGCACGTCATGTCCGCTGTCGAATATGTCCCCTACGCGCTCGCCGATGCGATCGCCCAGAAGCGTCCGGAGAGTGAGCTCCGGAACATGCTCTGGACGCATCCGGCGGCGAAGATGTGGAGCTTCTTCCGGTATCACGATACAGCGGCTCTGGCTCGTATCGTGGCTGCGATCCGGGATCCCCGGTGGTACGTGAAGCGGGACAAGCCTGACAGTCTGTCCTGCGTCATGCAGTACATGGGGATGAACCCTCAGACGATGGCGTGGGTGCTAGGGAGAGCGAAGCGACCGTACGGGCCGAATGATCGAGCCAAGCTGGTGTTGAACTCCTGGCAGTGGCAGCCGGGTCCGACCGCCGCGCAGCTGGAGGATCCCCGGAACTTCCTCTGGCGGCAGTGCCGGCTGAACAAGACGCATGCCGAGCTGCGGGTCTGCAAGCTCCTCATGAGCTTCCTGTGCCGGACGTGGACTGACGCGGTTGTGGAACGGAAGGGGGATCGGCTGTTTGTGCCGGACTACTTCTTCCACGATCCGCTGGTGTGTAAAGCGTTCACACAGCATGTTGAGTCCTGGAAGCCGGAAACCCACCATTCATAGGCCGCTGCGACGGTTGGTGAAGGTGTGTTTGACCAGAATCGAGCCGGCGCTTAACATCGGCTCCTCGACGGAATCCACGGATGGATGGTCATGCGGGAGTTGAAGGCTAGACTGCGATTTTTGCAGCCATGTTACGGAGACGTGCGCTCCGAACAGGGTACGCAAGTGGTCTTCCGTATGCCCAGGGATTCCAAGGGTCGGGTGCTCTTCGCACCTACCTGGTGGCGTGCCATCACACTGTTCGCAGCCAAAGGATTGAATCTGCCGCAGGCGGTCGTTCGCAACGTGTCCTGGGACCCTGTCGTATCTGGGCCAGTCAGCGAGCTACGGCGTTACCTGCGAGAGGCCCCCGAACCCGGGAGGAGGAAGCGGTACGCGATCCACGAGGCTTTCGCGATTGATGCAGTGATCGAGATAGGGCTGATGGCACCGCGGGAACTCTCGGATGCTCAGCTCCGAGACCTGCTCAACACGGCGGGCAAGTACAGGGGGATCAGCCCCTACAAGCCTGGCCAGTTCGGAAACTTCGAGGTGATAGACCTGTCAGCAGTGGCTGAAGAACAAGCAGAGCAATAAAGAAGGCCCGGCAAGCGACCAACTTGCCGGGCCTGTTTCAGCGACGTGGGGACGTGCTGTGTGCGCGGGTACTTTAGACTCTGTACCGGGCGTAGGCAAGCGCGTCTCCATCTATGGAGACCGGAAATTTGCCAAAGACCATTTGTGTCCGCCGGCGCAAAAACGCTCTCGACGTGTCGTACAACGGCGGCGTCCTGCCGGCCGATCTGAACGCTTCGCTGCGGCGCCAGCTCGTCTACACCTACGTGCAGACGCTGCATGGGAAAGAGGCCTACACAGAGGCAGGGGACTACGTTCCGGTTCGAACTGAGGCGGTCGACATGTACCGCTTCGGGCGGAACGATCGGCTCCTTTGTCCTGCTGGCTTCCGCTTCCGCATCTTCGAAGAGATTGAGCGGCACGGCTTCGAACTCGACTACCAGGACTCGACTCCACCCTCACCGCGGAAGCGTGCGTTCGAGGTGGATCTGGAGCACTGTGTCGCGAACTTCGAATTCAAGGAACGCCAGGATGAGATGCTGGCGGCGATGATCGACAACGAGTGCGGCGTGCTTGTCGCTGCGGCTGGTTTCGGTAAGAGCTATGGTTTCGCGGCGTTCTGCCTGGCGTACCGCTGGGCCAAGATCGCGATCGTTATTCCCGGGCTGGCGAACGTTCGAAAGACGTACTCCCACCTGTGTGAGTATCTGCCATCGGTCGGGATGATCACCGGCACCGAGAAGAGCCGGGGACGCGTCACAGTCTGCAGCGCAGACTCGATGCACCATCTGGATGAGGAGGAGATCGACATCCTGATCGTGGACGAGGTGCATGCTCTGGTGTCTGACAAGCACGCGGAGTCCCTTGCTCAGATTACAGGCTCGGCTCGATGCTTCGGCTTCACGGCCACTCCGGAGGGCCGTAAGGACGGCACGGACATCCGCATCGAAGCGATATTCGGCCGGCAGATCTTCTCGATCCGCTACGCTGAGGCCCGCGACATGGGCCTCGTCTTGCCGATTGTCGTCAACTGGCACAACGTCCATTCGAGGTACAACCCGATCGTTGGCAGCGACGGGTCTCGGATGATGGGCATTGAGGCCAAACGGTTCGGGATCTGGCGGAATGAGTTCCGCAATCAGGCGATTGCAAACGTCGCCCGAAGCATCCCGGCCAAGTCGCAACATCTCATCATGTGCGACGCTCTGGAGCATGTCCTGCACCTGCACGAGATGCTGCCGCACTACAGCTTGATGTACTCCACGCTCGATCGGAAGAAGCAGGAGAAGTTCTACAAGATGGGCCTCCTGCCGGAGGACTACGTCAAGCTGACCGAAGTCGACCGCGAGGAGATGTACAAGGACTTCCGTCGCGGGACGCTCAAGAAGGTTATCTCGACCAACTGCTGGTCTCAGGGTGTGAGCTTTGAGCAGCTGGCAAGGATCAGTCGAGCTGACGCTCGAAATGGAAGCGAGATCTACGACGAACAGTTGCCTGGCCGTGTCGATCGACTCGACCCGGACAGTGGAAAGCAGATTGGGGAACTGGACGACTTTGTCGATCTCTGGGATGAGGGGTTCAAACGTGCCGGCGAAACGCGGAAGAGGATCTACCGGAAGAAGGGATACGAGCAGCGGTGGCCGAACCTCACGGGCCGTCAAAAACTCCTCTTCGTCCGATGAATACGATGACGGAACGTCGCATCCGTTCGTGGTCCAGCTCCAGAGGCTGTACGCTTCGATGGTCCGGGAGTTTTACTACGCGCGGACGGGCAAGGAATCCACGTACGGCCAGAAGGGGACGGAGCTTCAACTCTACGGTGGCTACATCTCTGATCGAAGGGTCCACGTCCCGTCGCCCATGTTGCGGCTGGCGGACTTTTTCCTGGATCGGCAGATCGAGCCGCTGCCATACATGCAGTGCATTTTCCGGAAGTGGCGTTCACCGACGCCGCCTCAGGTCAACCATCTGATGTCGGCTCAGGCGCTCGGTCTCTACGAAGACGAGATGCGTCGGGTGCCGGACGAGCTTCAGCGCAAGCTGGAGATGTGCGACCGCTTGCTTCGGCAGCGGTTCTCGCTCAACACGCTGCATCATCACATGGATGAAGAACAGGCTGCGATCCGCGCCCTGCTCGACATCCGCATTGAGCTGTCTCCGCTGTTCCGATACTGCATGGCCTACGCTGGCAACTACGCCAAGATCGCGGCCCAGTTTCAGAACGCGGCTCTGCTCGAATACACACCACTGCGGGATCAGTACGACCAGATCTGGGGCGACTTGATTCCGAAGGTCCTTCGCGACGCTGCACGACGCAACTTGCAGCAAGGAGCTAAGCGCTATGGCGGGAATTGAGGACGCAAAGAGGGAACTGCGGCTCACTCGCAACATCACCGATCGCGAGCTCCAGACCCTGATCATCCATCTGGTTCGAATGCCGTCGCTTCTGCGGCAAGCACTCGGAACGGTCGAGTCGCACCACTGGGACGACGCCGGTCACCCGGAGTATGCCGTCCTGTGGACCGCTCTCGGCGATCTGATGGAGGAGTATGGGGAGCCCGGGATCCGCTACCTCGCAGTTCGCGATGAAGTGGAGTCCCTGCTGAATGACTCGGATTCGGCGATCGACAGCCGTCTGATTGCGAAGCTGCTGGACGACCCTCGCTCGTCCAACAAGAAGAAGCCTGGTCTGCTGTTTCACGCCTTCAAGCGGATTGCCGCTGAGGATGTTCAGTACGACTACGGTGCGCAACTGTTGAAGCGGTTCATGACCAAACACGCCGTGATGGATCCGCTGCGGCGGGTTTTGACCGACGATCAGCTGCACGAGAGTACTCCGCGGAACCTCAGCCAGTTCCTGGCGACCGCACAGATCTCGGCTCAGCTGGTGGAATCGCTGGATGTACGGGGCAGTAACAAGGAGCTCTTCCCGAAGAACTGGTCGCCCAAGCGACTGATCGGGCTGCCAACCTACCTCACGTTCCTGGACGCGTTCCTGAACGGAGGACAGATTCCTGGCGAAGTCTTCGGACTCCTGGGACCGTACGGTGGTGGAAAGACGACGATTGCCTTGGCGTTGGCTGTGGCATCGGCGCGGGCGTTTCTGCAGGAGCATCTTGAGACGGGAGCTCCGCTGAAGCATGCCTACTACTTCGGATATGAGGACGGACTCGACGCGTATCGCGTTCGGCTCCTGTCCAATGCCGCTCACATCCTTCGTGATCGGCTGGAGGCAGATACGGATTGGGAGACCCTGACACGGACCGGCAGCGAGCTGGAGCCGTACGAGCAGGAATACTGGCAGATGGCGCTCGCCGGAATCGACGACGCCGATGAAAGCCTGATGCTCGGTGAGTACGAACGTGCTCAACAGGCCATGACTGAACTGAACCAGAATTGTCAGATTCGGGACATGGGTGCAGATGGCCGCGGCTTTGGCGGCGTGGATGAGATCGCAGGCATCATTGAGCGCGACATCCATCAACTCGGCGTCGAACCAGGGATCATCATCGTTGACTACGCAGGCACCCTGGCCCGCCGGCATCTCGAAGCCTCCAACAAGCAGCACACGACCTCTGACATGTACGCGGCGATCAACCGCCTGCCCTTGCAGTGCAAGGCTGTTGCTCGTCGCTTCAACTCCCCGCTCTGGTTGCTGCACCAGTACACCGGGGAGGCTAACAAGCGTGGCCCCACCCGGGACATGCACCACACTGATGCCGGCGGCGCGAAAGCCTTCGGCGAAAACTGCGACTTCTGTATCTGCATCGGGCAAAAGGACCCGCAGACCCGTGTAGCTCGGGTGCAGTGTACGAAGGCGCGCCGTGCCGGAACGGACGGCCAAGAGACTCTTATGCTCCTCGACGGGGCGTTCGCTCGCGTGCTTGATGTTCGGAACGCGTACGTTCTGGACCACGAAGCGAACCAGATTGTGCCGCGGACCTCCTTTGAGTCGATCCACGGCGTGATCGACGATGACGAGGACTCCGGGCCGAGCGAACGGCACCGGCGAGCTGGGCGAACCCGGCGGCGCCGCACCGAAAGTTCGACTGACGACAGCACACCGTGGAGTGGGATCTGATGGAGACTGCGAAGCCCCTGAACTCCTTCCTCTACGGAAGGCTGAAACGCAGGTTCGGGGAGATCATCGTCGCAAACGAACGGCAGGCGATGGTCGCCGTTCGGAAGCGAGATCCAGTGTTGAATGAGATGCGGTTGGAAATCGTCTCCAGTGGCGAGTACTACCGCGTCAACTGCCCATTCTGTAACGATACCCGCAAGCGGTTGTGGGTGAACCATCGGTACGGACTGGAGGAGCCCTGGCAGGACAACGGGGAGCGGCGGACACTCTGGTGGGTCGCCTGGTGCTACAACGAAGAGTGCATGCTGGAGACGAAGAATCGGACTCTGCTCAATGAGGCGGTCTTCGCGCACGTCAACCGCAATGTGCGAAGCAAGATCCGCGTTGAAGAGGGGGAGAAGCCGGATACGGATCGCCGGAAGCTCTCCTATGTCGACCTGCCTGGTGCGGTGACCCCGCTCCACAAACTCGATCGAGACCACGAAGCCTTCAAGTACATGGCCAGCCGCGGATTCGATGTGTGGAACGTCTCGCGACGGTTCATGCTCGGTTTCTGCACTGAGGCTGACGATCGTTGGGCTCCGTGCGACAGCCGGCTGATCATTCCCATCTATATGAACGGGATGCGGGTCGGCTGGCAGGGACGGTTCGTGGGCGAGAAGAACTGGTCCGTCATTCCGAAGTACTACGGGATGCCGGGTATGCCCAAGGGCAAGATGCTCTACAACTGGGACCACGCTTCTCGGACGCCCCTGCTCGTTATCGTTGAAGGGGCGCCGGGCGTGTGGAACGCTAGTCCCGAGCACGGGATTGCTCTCCTCGGCAAGAAGCTGTCCGCTCAGCACCTGTCGCTCATCCGGCAGTGGGCTGGTCAACTCGATGGCGAGTGTGCGATCGTCGTAGCTCTGGACCCTGATGCTCAGGACAACGTAGAGGGGACGCTTCGGGAGCTGCGTCCTCACGTGCATGATCGCATCTGCAATGTCTCCCTTCCCGACAACCACGACCCTGGCGATATCGACCGCGACTTCTTCTGGGAGTTGGCGGAAACGAGCGCCAGTCGGGCTGGCTTCGACCTTGAAAGGTATCGCGCTGCATGATTGCCAAAGCAGACAAGAATGACCTCCCCTTCATGGATGAGGAGGAGTTCCCCATTGTGCCGTTCACGGCGCCTGGGATGCCTCTGCCTGGTCCGGACTTTGTTCGTGCGGCAGAGTTGCTCGGGGATGCTCCCCTCAAGGTGGATGGGAAGTCCGACAAGAAGCGTGTCGTTGAAAACGGCAAGTGGCTGGAGTACCTGTACCGGCGAGCTTTGTACGACCCCGAGTTCTGTCTGGACATCGTGGTCAAGAAGACCCGGACAGTGAAAGACGTCCCGTTCGTCGCGGGCCATATCTGGGGACAAGAAAACCCGGATGGCCCGCGGCCGGCGGACGTGATGGTGATCGGCAAGCATCCCGGCATCGACGAGGTGGACAAGTTTCGGAACTTCGTTGGGCAGGCTGCGTCTGACCTCTATCGGGCTCTGGACGAAGTGCAGATCCCGCCGGAGGACTGGCAGAACTGGTACGTCACCAACATCTGCCACCACATGAAGCTCGACCCGGCGTCGGATGGTTTGGCCACGGATTGGGTCAAGAACTGTCGGCCTCTCCTGGAAATGGAGATGCGGCTGATCCTGCCGAAGTTCATCCTGTGCTTCGGTTCGGAGGCCGGCAAGCTGCTCCTCGGGAAGACGGGTGCCGTTGGGACGATGTTCGGCATGACCGCCGACTACAACATCCCGCTGCACCAGGAAGGCGAAGAGCCGAAATACCACACGGCCAAGGTGATGGTCGTTACGCATCCGTCTGCGGTGTTCCATCAACCGGAGCAGTACGAAAACCATCGCGACGGTTTGGCTCAGTTCTGGGGCCTGGTCAACGGCAAGTACGCTGGTCGCGTCGAAGACGACATTCGCCACGTTGTGTGCTTCAAGGAGCGCCATCTGGAAGCAATCGTCGACGAGATCATCAACGACCCGGATCCTGAGTCGCTCAACATCGCAATCGACGCCGAGTGGCACGGAGAGAGACCCCAGGACGCCGGAGCCTACCTGCGTACCATCCAGTTCTCCCACAAGCCGAAGTCGGCGGTCTGTGTGGTCCTGCATAGTCAGGGTGGCGTTCCCGCGTTTCGGCCTGGGCTGTCGCGTGCTGTCTATCACCTCAATCGTCTGCTGAAATCGACGAAGAAGCGGAAGGTCCGGATCATCGGCCACTTCCTCCGTGCCGACATTCCGTGGCTCCTCAGCATCGGGATCGACATTCGCGACGAGTTCGCGGTCGACCTGATTGATGATGATGCCACGGACGAAGAGCGCGGAGAGCAGACGAAGTGGTCCGGCGGTTTCGACACAGGAGCTGCAGCGCATGCGCACTGCGAGACGGCCGAGTTCAAGCTGGAGACGCTGTGTGTCCGGCACGTCGGTACGCCGCGGTATGACCACGCTCTGCAGAAGTGGAAGGAGTGGTTCTGCAAGAAGCATAACCTGACCGCGAAGAACATGGAGGGATATGGCGAGTGTCCGAACTGGATTCTTCATCCCTACGGCATGTACGACGCTGACGGGACACGTCGGCTGTTCAGCGCGTACAACGGCCGCGGCAAGAAGCCCGGCATGCTCGACAAGGATCGGTACGGTCGTAGCTCTCGTCAGGCGTTCCTGCACACGATGATGTCCTCCCCGGGTTACCTGGAGATGGAGATGCGTGGGCTGAACGTCGACCGCGAGCGAGGCAGCTACCTGACGAAGATCTTCATGGAGGCGAAGGACATCAAACTGCAGGAGCTTCGGAACAAGGTGAGATACGACGAGTTCAATGCGAACTCGGCGCCACAGTGTCGCGAGCTGCTGTTTGGTGAGGAGTACAACGGCACTCAGGGTGCAAAACGGTTCCTGCCGCTCACGGTCAAATCGCTGAAGTTCACTCCGATCAAGGCCGCGGGGAAGCGTCCCCAGCCTTGGGAGAAGATTGTCAAGCAGAAGAAGACCCATGAGTACGCACCCAGCACCGACAAGGAAGTTCTGGGGATCCTCTCGTACCAGGACACCTCTGGTACGGTCGGCTTGCTCCGTGACGTCCGATTCGTGTCGCAGGTGCTCAAGGGTGTGCTCCGCCCGCCAAAGACGGACGACATGGGCCAGGTCATCGTCGAAGACGACTTCGAAGTCTTCCCCGGTGGTCTGCTCGCTGCGGTGGCCTCAGACGGTCGTGTGCGAACGCACTTCTATCCCGTGGAAACGGGACGGGTGTCGTCCAGCCGGCCGAATCTACAGAACCTCTGCTATGACGACTTCACGGAGTTTCTGACGCCTGACGGCTGGCGCCGTGTCTGCGACCTGCCGAAGAGCAAACCGTTCCATGTGGCTCAGTACGATTCCGAGACGGGTGAGATCTCCTTCGCCAAGACGAATCTGCTGAAGTTCAGCCACCGTGGCGATCTGGTTCGACTGGAGTCTCGATCGACCTCGCTTCGGGTGACGCCGAATCACCGGTGCCTTGTCCGGACCGATGAGGGCGGTGTTCGTGAGGTGGAAGCAAAGGACTTCCCTACAGACTGGCGGTTTCTTCATCTCCACAGCGGTCAGTACAAGGGGGTCGATCCAGCCGAGGCTGTCGAGCTTTCGCCGGAATCTCTGACCGTTCTCCTGGCGTTCCTGCGCTATGGGGAGTTTGACGCCAAGGGAAACGGAAAAATTTCGCTTCCCTGTGCGTCCAATCTGATCACACCTCTCGTCACCGCCCTGTCCTTCCTCAGTGGCTTCCGACACCGCTTCACTCGCGAGAACCGTCAGGTGATCTTCGAGTTTGAGGACAGTCCGGGGCTCTGTGATCTTGCGGCGAAGACCGGCTTGGAATTCGGCTCCTGGGTGTTCCAGCTTCGGGCTGAGGTATTTGCAGCTCTGCCGAAGCTGATCCAGCGTTGGTTTCGGAAGGGACGCCATTGGGACTTTACCACCGCTGATGAGGATCAGGTGGTCTGGGTCCAGACGATCTTCGCGCTGAACAATCTGCAGGCCGTCGTCAACGCCGACAGCGATCGGGTTCGGGCGATGAAGAGCAACACAACGCTCACGTCGACGATCAGGAAGACTGTCGAATCGTTTTCGGGTCCGGTGTACTGCGTGGAGGTGCCGACGTCGTATTTGGTGGTTCGCCGCGAGGGGAAGATTTCAATCTGCGGGAATTCAAAACGGCGAGAGGGCGACTATGCCCGTATCGTCGGCCCGAAGTACACCTTCCCGATTCGGAGCATGCTCTGTGCGTCGCCCGGAAAGATCCTGGTCGAAGTCGACTTGAAGTCGGCGGAGCTGTGCGTGATGGCATGGCTTTCGCAGGATCCGCGGATGATCTCGGACGTGTCGCGGAACTTGCTGCCAGAGGACCACAAGGACTACCTCGATCTTCACTCCCAAACGGCTGTGGCCGCGTTCAAACTGAACTGCCCACCGAACAAGAGCGGACTGAAGAGCATCAACAAGCTCCACCTGCGAACCGGGGCGAAGACCGTGAACTTCGGTGTTCCGTACCAGTCTGGTCCGGACGCCATTGCGCGGAAGTCGAAGGAAGAAGGGACGGAGCTGACAGTCGAGGAGGCCCAGGGCCTGATCGACGGTTACTTCACCCTCTACCCCGAGACCTATCCGTACCTGGAGGAATGCAAGTTCAGCGTGAGCGAGCCGGGATGGATCTGCAATCCGTTCATGCGACACCGGCGGTTCGCGATCACAGACGATCGCGCAAAGTTGGCTGAGCAGGAGCGTCAGGCTTGCAACTTCCCGATTCAGTCGACGGTGGCGGACGCGATTTCGATCGGCATCCATAACTTGCTGGCGTACCGGGAAAAGTACGGGTCGCGTCCGAAGAAGTGGTTCCATCTGGTGCTGCAGATCCACGACGCCCTGATGTTCGAGTTGAGCCCGAAGGCGTTGCCGTGGTTGATTGAGGAGGTTCTGCCGGCCTGCTTGGTCTATGGCGTTGACGTGTGGCCGAAGACGCTGCACGGAGACGACATTGAGATCGCCAAGCCCTACCATTTCGGCTTTGATGCCGAGATTATGACGCACTGGGGTGAGGAGCTCACCCAGGACCAGGTCCGGTCTCTGGGCATTCCGGATAAGTTCTGTCCGAAAGCGAAGTGAGATGGCCAGTCGAAGTGACAAAGTGAAAGAACTACGCGAATTGAGACGGCGCGTAGAAGAGTCGCGTCGGCCGAAACCTGAGCCGGATGGCAAGAAGAAGAAGCGATACCGTCTCAGTGACATTCTGTCCCGCGATGACAGCGCAGCTGCTCTCGCACGTCGAAAGGAGATGAGCAATTTTGATGATGAGATGGACGAGTTCACGGTGCGCGTTCTCAGTGCTCCAGTGAGTTCGCCCAGGCGGTACTGGGGTGAGGTCCTGCATCGTCGACCCACCGATGAAGAGCTGGGATGGCTCATTCGGTGGGGTCCGACGAAGTCGGGTAACCGGATGCTGACTGGCTACCTCAGTGCTGAAGGTTCGGAGCCGGTCAGTGTGCGGGTGATCGTCTGGGCGATCCCGAACTACCAGGGAGAGCCCGGGTCGAAAGCCTTTGGGGTAGGTCTGTGCATACCAGCCGACTCGAATGACTTTCGCCCTGAGACGAGGCAGTTGAAGTTCCCAAATCCGGCAGAGGCTATGCTCTACGTCCAACGTGAGCTCTTCTCTGGCGGGATGACCTATACCAAGGAGAACCCGGGTCGTCTCTCCAGCGCCCTGCTGGACGAACTCAGGACGACAACTGCCCAAGTCCGCTATCTCGAAAACCAACTCAATCAAGAAGTCGTTGTCGGGGCTCGAAGCCTCGACGTGGAGTGATCATGTCTCAGAAGATCCTGCTGGTCGGACCCAGTCGGTGCGGTAAGGATACCGCTGGTGAGATTCTGCCCCGGCTGACTGCCGGGCGGCTGAAGTACGGAGGGACAACCAGTCTCTATCTGTGTCCCCACGTAGCGAGGCGCCAGGGCCTTACGACCGAAGAGGCGTATCGCGTCCGTCACGAGTACAAGATGCTCTGGTACGAGACGGGTAATGAGTTACGTGCTCACGACCCTGGAGTCCTCCTCCGCGAAGCGTTGGCGAATGGAAATCTGGTCGCCGGCCTGCGCGATGCTCAGGAGATTGTCGCTGCTTGCGATAATCACCTTGTCGATCGGATCGTCTGGATTGAGCGGGATGTTCCCAACGATCCAACCCTCAAGTTCGATCTCAACTTCTGCGCCTATGCGATTGCGCGGAGCCAGAAAGAGATCGTCTTGGACGTCATTCTGAACCACACCTCCACCGACGATTTTGAGCGTCGTTTGGGTGTGTTTGTGGCTCAGAACGGCCTCTAACTGGCGTTGAGAAAATACCCTCAATCCAGTACCTTTCCTGCTGGCATTTCTTTGCTGGCACCACTCAGAAGGACCCTCTAAATGAGTAGGCTTTCTGGCCGGTCTCAACCCAAGTCCGGTCAACAAAAGAAGGGTCGTCGCTACCGTCACGGTGAGCACGGCCAAACCGAAGGATACGGATCCTATCGGGGCAACCATTTCTGTGACGAGAAGCTCGTTGAACCGAGCAAGCTCTCGTTCACCTTCAAGGAAGGAGAAGCGTCTACCACCACGCTCCGCGTTCTGCCGAACTACAACGTCGACTACGAAGAGGGCAGCGATCTCCCGAAGTGGGATCCGTTCCTCCTCCCTGACGAAGAAGACTTCGGTGACTTCATTCGCTCGTACTGGGCGATGCGCGGGATTGGTGGCAAGAACGGAATCACGTACCTGATCTTCGATCCGCTCGAAGACGGGAACGAGAACAAGGGCAAGGACTTCGCCTACGCCGAGTCGCCCGGTGGCCTGTTGTACGCCGGACTGAAGAACGCCATCAAGAACAAGAAGGAGAAGCGCGGCTGGGCCGGACTCCTCGAACGTGGCGATCAGTCCGGTGCGATCATCATTCCGCCGAAGAAGATCAGCTTCATCCAGGCCCTCGTGTTCGAGCACGGCTCGAAGACGATGGAGGTCCCCAAGGGCCTCGCGGACGAGGACAAGCGGATTCCGCTGATCGACCTGGGTGCCGACGCTGGCGTGCAGATGATGAATCTGTTCGAAGAGCGTTGGACCGAGGAGGAGATGGTCAAGCACAAGCTGGACCCGGACGATCCGATCAACTGGCACAAGATCGGTCGTGACCCGATCAGCTGGGCTCGCGGGTTGTTCCTGCGGTTCTTCCCGGTCGGACACGATCCCCGTGTGCTGGCGGAACGCGGCCGTGAACGTCAGCGGTCCCGCTCGATGAGCGGTGGTTCGCGACAGGCCGGCGCCGACAAGGGCGGGAACGATCGGAAGGGCTTCGACCTGTTCGCTGAGCGCGAGTTCAACGACATGTCGGCGGTGATCCCGAAGGGCGAGATCCGCGAGAAGCTGCAGAAGAAGGTCGTTCCCTGGGATCAGGTCTTCCTCTTCCCGACCCTGGAAGAGCAGGCCAAGCTGCTCCAAGGCCGCGGCATTCCGTTCAATCTGATGGAGTACTGCTGGCGGGACCACCCCGAGTGGATCCCTGAGCACGACTCGGACGACGCACGGGAAGGTCGCGGTGCCGTCTCCTCTGGCTGGCGGAAAGGTCAGAAGGATGACGAGGACGACGAAGATCAGGAGGATCGTGAGGACGAGGACGGCGACGAAGACGACGACCGGACTCGCAGCCGTAGCAAGAAGGACCTGAGCGTCGAGAAGTACGAGGAGGACGAAGAAGACGATGAGGAAGACGAGGCTCCCAAGGGCCGCAAGTCTTCCAATTCGTCTCGCTCGAAGGCTCGTGACGAAGAAGACGACCAGGAGGATGATGAGGAGGAAGAGGACGGTGAAGCGGCGAAGCCCAAGGGGCCACGCAATCCGAAGAGTCCGCGCAACCGCAAGGACCTGACCGTTCCGGACGATGAAGAGGACGACGAACCGAAGAAGTCGTCGACCCTCGACAAGCTCCGCAGTCTCCGTTCCGCGGCCGGCAAGAAGAAGAAGTAGCCGGTCCGATACTGTTCTGAACCCGAAGCCCGGATCCTTGTGGTCCGGGCTTCTTTTCTGTGAGCACGCGCATGACTGCACGAAGCACAAACCGCAACCGAATTGTCGCAGCCATCGAGGATGATGACGAAGACGAAGAAGACGTTGCAGCACCTGTTCGGCAACCGCCGAAAAGGCAGCGCCGGCCGATCAATCCGTCCGCTTCTGATGACGACGCAGATGCCAAGCCGGCGAAGGGCAAGGCCCGGACGAAAAAGGGAAGTGATCCGAAGGCGTTTCTCTCTGACACCCTGATCGACGCCATCGTTGCGAAGGTTGCCCAGGAGACCGGCAGCGATGACATCGTCAGTGCTGACGACATGGATAAGCGGATCGTCGGGATCCCGTTCCCGTCGTTCGCTCTGTCGTACCTCTTCGGCATGACCGTGTGGGTGTTGGGCCGCATCACCGAACTGTTCGGTCAGGAAGGCTCCTGCAAGTCGAGCTTCCTGTTCGAGATCATGCGGTGGCATGCTGCCCAGGAAGCCCTGATCACGCTCGTTGAGAATGAGAACAAGGATGCAGCGATCCTGATGAAGTCGCTGCTGGCAAATCCGCGATTTGCGAAGCGGGTCAAGTCGCATCCGACTAACTCGCTGCAGGACTGGCAGAAGGCGATTACGTTCTGGACGAACCAGATCACCGACGTTCAAGCCAAGCACGGAAAGCTGTTTCCGTACTGTCTCGGGCTGGACAGCCTCACCGCCACCGCTGACGAAGAAACCATCGACAAGATCAACAGCACTGGAAACGCCGATCGCGGGTTCGCGATCGAGGCCTACAAGATTTCAAAGTACTGCAAGACGTTGCCTGACCGGATGCGGCAGAAGCCCTGGTCGTTCATTGCAACGAACCACCTCAAGCCTGGCACAGACGCGGCCGGCCGGCCGCAGGACAATGTTCCGGGCGGCAAGGCCATGAAGTTTATGGCGTCACTGCGGGTGAAGATGGTCCGCGTGAAAGACGTCGACACGAACCAGTTCGGCGGTGTTCGCATCAAGTTCCAGATCATCAAAAACAGCCTCGCGCCGTCCAAGCGGTCGATCGAGGCTGAGATGAAGTGGCGGTCCTACGAGTACTCGCCTGGGGTGTTCCGTCAGCAGACGTACTGGGACTGGGATCAGGCGACGATCGATATCCTGCTCCATACGCAGACGTTTAACAAGACGCTGTGGAAACAGATTCAGGACGTTGTCGACCTGCACCCCGCGAATCAGAAGACGATCTGGTCCAAGGCGCTGGGCATTCCGAAGACGCACCCGGTGAAGTACTCGGTGGCGGGAAACATGCTGGAGAATCGGCCTGATCTTCTGGATCAGCTCTATCCTCTGTTCATGATCTCGCGGTACTGTCCGTACGAACCCGGAGTCGACTTCGACAAGATGCTGAAGCGATTGGAGAAGGGTCGCAACAAGCCTTACTACATGGCTGAGACGGATCGCGCTCTGGTCGGCAATTCTAGCGTGGCGGACAACTTCGAGGGCGACGTTGACGCTGCGATGGACGCCGTTCCGAACCGTCAAGTCTCCGAAGCAGAACTGAAGGACTACAGTGACTGACGCACGACGTCGGCTCATCCAACGAAGGCGTCCGGACATGGAACCGCGTAAAGCGGATCCCGCCCGGCACGCCTTCGATCGTTTAGACACCGTCTGGCAGGACACGATCGTCGAGCGGTCGAACACCTACGAAGATGCTGTCGTCAGATCGGTCATCGCGAAGCTCGGCCGGCAGGGTGATCTGAAGCCTCTGTTTGAGGCTTTGCAGGAAGCGACCGGGCAGCGGAAGCCGAAGCTCTCCTGTGCTTGGTTCCACCAGTACTTCGAATTTCCGGTGACGCTGGGGATTGCCAAACTCTGGCACCTGTCGGATCTCGACCTGAGCGACCTCTTCAAGCGGTTTACGAAGACGAAGATCTTCAGGGCCTATGCTGAACTGCAGCGGAATCTGCAGCCGGACGGGTCGATGGCGATGGTCTTCAACTGGCCGCGGATTTCGAAGTTTGTCGTCCTGCACGACTCGCACGTCGACTTCTCGGTCCGCGCGCCGATGTTCGTGCGGCCCCTCAAAGTCGGCAATCTCACCTCGATTTACACGATCGAGACTCTAGAATCCTTCGTGGAGGCACACTGCTAATCAAAACGCGGGAATTGAATTGATGGGCAAGCCGACACTGTTCGTGCAGCCGGAATTCCGACGATTCGGGACCGGACAGGAGAAGGAACTGATCGAGGCCTTGGCAGAGTCCAAGGCCAAGACACGGGTCGAACCGATCCACTCCCTGTCCCTGGTCACCCTCGACAACCAGGGCTTCCTGCCACACGGCTACCGCTTCTCGCAGCTTGCGTTTCGACAGCTGTGTGCCTTTGCCTGTCGCGGCCTGCAGAATACGCTCCTGGATCTTTCCGGCGTGTTCCGTACGCCCGATCAGCCGATATCTGACTTCTCGTACTCGCTCGCGATCCGGATGTTCAACGAGGTGATCGGGCTTCGAGCTCGCAACCGAGTCCTCAACCGGCTTTCTGCGATCCGGGATGTCAAAGCCAAGGTCATTGACGGAATCCTCGGACCCCGGACTGTCTACGTCGAGAACGGCGACCTGTTCGACTGGGCTCGTAGCTCCCTTTCGACGGCTCGTCCGCCTGTTCGCCTTCTGGAGGCTGAGCTGGCTGGGCGCCGTATGGCCCTCAAGTACGTTGCCGACGAGGTTGTTGGCGAAGTCCCCGCGCCATCCCGGATCGTTGACGTCTTCCAGCCCGGGTTCTACTTTTCGAATAGCTCCAGCGCTGGTGAGTCTGTCCGTGGCGGTGTCATGCTGTATCGTCTCTACGATTCGTCCTCAGCCTGTGGAGCCCTCCGCTCCGCTGGAAAGGTCCGGCACACGTCGAAGGACTTCCGCCGGAACGTGACGAACATGTTCAAGCGAGCGTTCATGCACTATGAGCGGCTGGCGAAGGCCGGTGACTGGCTCAACCGCCTTCGTGGGCAGAACCTCGGCTTGTCGGCAAAAGACGATCAGAGGGCCGAGCGCGCGGAGTCCATTTCTCGCCTGCTCTACAAGACTGGTCGCATCACGAAAGAGATCAGTGATCAGATCGTGGCGACCGCCATGCACTTCGGAAGCTACAACTACCAGACCCGGCTGCCGACGTATGTTGGCAAGGGATCTGTTGCATCCAGGACTGTGTTTGACCTATACACCGCAGCAATGCACGTTGCTGTGGAGCTGCCCGTCCAGCTAAGAGAGGATGTTGAGCAGGTCGCCTACAGGCTTCTGACCGGCCGCATCTTCGTTCCACCCTCCCTCGTAGTAGAAAGCTGACTCTCATGGTTACGAAAGCTCCCAACAAGAAGGCCTCCGCCAAGAAGGCCGCTTCCGGGAAGGCAGCGCCGTCCAAGGCTGCCGGGAAGAAACTGCCGGCCAAGGCCGCGTCGAATGGCAAGGTGGCCGACATCAAGTCCGCGGTCGAAAAGCAGAGCAAGTCTCGGCAGGCCCAGGACGAATCGGCGCGGATCCTGCTCGCCAAGTACAAGACGGAGGACTTCGACGCCTTCTCGCTGTACAAGGAGATCATCGACATCACTCGCGAGCAGGAGGGCAGCCAGCTGCTCGCGATGTACGAGCTCGGCGCCAAGCTGTCGACGATGTTCAAGCGGTACGAGCGGAACGGACTGGCCGATATGGCGACCGCCCTCGCGCTCAACGCCGACACCTGCCGCAAGGCGGTCGCGTTCCACGCCCTGTACGCGAAGAAGGACGTCGAACTGGCGATCAAGGGTGGTCTGACCTGGTCGCACTTCCGTCTCCTCGCCGGTGTGCCGGACGAGAAGATGCGGAAGGACCTGGAAGCTCGGGCGATCCAGCAGAACTGGGGCTGGCGCGAGCTGACCAAGGCGATCCAGAAGTCGCTCGGGAACCGGAGCAACCGGACGCAGAACGCCGGCCGGTCGCCGAAGATCCTCGCCAACGCCATCGGCAACATGGCGACGATCTCCGGGAAGTGGCTCACCTCGCGGCAGAACGTATGGGAAGCGAGCTTGTTCCCGACGCTCGCCTCGATCGGTGAAGGAGAAGTCGAAGCGGAAGTCGTCGAAGCGGCCCTGCCTCAGCTCGAAGAGCTGAAGACGAACCTCGACAAGATGGCCGAGCAGATCGACGCGGACCGCGAGCGTGTCGTTGACGCGATCAACGCCGGTCGCAAGATCGTCGACGAGAAGGCCGAAGAGCAGCCGGCGGAGGCTCCCGCCGCGGAAGCCGAAGAAGGCGAGAAGGCCGAAGCGCCGGCAAAGGCGACCAAGGCCGGTCGTCGGGAAGTGGCGCGGCGTCGGTAATGGAGCCCAACGCCCAGGCCTACACTGCATGCACCGTACTGTACGGGGACAACACCCTCTATGCAGTACGGTGCGTTTCTTCTTTGTTGAAGCTGCGACTCCTCGGGGCTCAGCTGCGTATCGGGCTCAACGAAGCGTGCGGCGCGACACGATCTTACCTGTCTGGGTTGATCCGAGCTGAGCAACTCACGCCGGAAGAGATCTACGACTCCGGACGAAATGCTCACAAGTACCCACTGATGCGGTACATGTTTGACGGCGATCATCCGATCGACACACCCTTCGTAATCTGGGCAGATGACGACTCGTTCGTTCGCCAGGCTGGACCTCTGATCCGACATCTGAACTCGCTGTTCAAGATGGAGCACGTGGGCTTGCTTGGTCGGGAGTACCTGTATCGTCAGCTGCGTCCAGAGCAGATTGCGTGGATTCGCGCCCAGCCGTGGTACAACGGTCGAGACCTGGCACGTCCGAAGATTCGATTCATGCCAGGTGCCTTCTGGGCCGCTCGAATGGACATCGTTCGTCGGCTCGGCTTTCCCTGGAAGGAGTTGGATCACTGCGGTGGCGACATTGCTTTTTCCATCGCCGTTGGAGAGCTCTGTGCGGCGGTGATCGGCATCAATCGCGACCTCGTTGGTTTTAACGCATCATTGGAGGCTCCTGAGAAGGAGAGCTCGGCCAGTCGCCGCGGCACCAGTCAGAGGCCGCTGGGTCTTTACCCGGATCATGTCGATCCGCAGCCTGTCACTTCCATCATCCCGTTCCGAGACCATGAGAGTCACACACTCTGAGATTCCGCTTGAGGACATTGTGGCGACCATTGGTCGTCGCGAGACACCTGCTGGGTTCATTCGAAAGAAACCCGGTGACACGTGGTATATCGCCGCTTCGCCGATCAAAGCTGATGCCCAGACGTCGATCACCCACTGTCGCACGGAAGCGATGGCGGTTGCACAGATGTTCGAGTACCTGTCGGTGAACAAGCCGACGCACGCGATCGCGTACGCGGCTTCCTTGGCGCTGCAGCTCGCCTTCGAAGTTGCGGCGGCTGGTGTTCAGCCGAACCACATCCACATCTTCCTTTCTGGAGACATCGAAGAGACCAGCGATGGTCGTTTCCGGTTCTACCTGGGGTTCGCGTTTAAGAAATGAACATTCGATCCATCAAAGTCCATCAGGAGAGCGTGTGTTCTGCCGCACGGCGCCTGGAGGTCGCGATCACAACCGGCATGCGCTTGCCGGACTTGCTCAAGAAGCTGGCGAGTGGTCGGTACGCCGATATCGACGTTGGCGGCACTTCGATTCGCATTACAAATCTGAGTGACGCGGCCACTCAGGATCTCGTCGTGAGAATTCAAGAGAAATGCTTGGCGGATGTCGACGCGGCAATCGAACTCGTTGAGTCTACCGCAGCAGACATGCGTCAGGCCTTTAAGGAAGCGATCGATGCGGCAGCAGCCCAATCTGCACCTGGTGGGGTGGTCGAGCCTGATTCGACCGGAGGCCGAAGGCTACCGGACGCTACTTCTGGTCCACACGAACGAGAAGGGTGAAGTCGGCAGGGAAGCTGTCGTTGCCACCTACGGGCCAAATGACGATGAAGCTGACCTGCAGCTGGTTCAGGCCGCGGCGAATGCAATCGCAACGGCGATCAACTTCGGCATGACGCCGATCTTCCTGGCTCGCATGGTCAAGTCTCTGTACGGCGCGCCGAAGTCTGGTGCAGCGATTCCAGTCGATGGCGAACTGATCGCTGTTGATCCGCGTCTGGAGTTCGCGATCTTCGGCCGCAAGGACGAGGACGTTGTCATGGTCAAGCCAGGCGTGGAGACGATCTGGATGACCGCAGCGGAGGCGCAGGCAGCCCTCCAGGCAGGATTGCTCGATGAAGGTTAAAATCTGCAACCGGTGCAACAGGGAGATTCCGCCCGGCGAGTACGTCTGCAAGCGAGATGGCAATGTCGAGTTCCGGTGGGAGGAAGGACGAGCGACTCGTCCGGCGCGAACAGCAAGAGGCGGAAAGGCAGCGGGCCGACCAAAAGCAACGAAGAAGAGCTCCAAGCGTTGAGTTCTACTCGACGTCGCTGAAGCGGGTCTTCGAACTGCGTCGTTTGATCTACCACGAGGCCTTCCACGGCTTCGAGGAGTTTGAGTTCGGGATCGAGGACATTCCGGCTCTCGGCCAGCGGCTCGACAAGCTGATCAAGGACGTACCGGCCAGTGTCTGGTTCGAGACTCTGCGTTCGCTCGTTGGGGTCACCCTGACGGATGCGTTTCTCAGGGACTACAGCTGGACCCTGGCTGGGAACCTGCGGCTGCTCAAGAAGGGCCGTCCTGTGCGAGCCTGGCGGAAGCAACGCTCTGACGAGTGGTGCCCGGTCCAGATCACGAATGTGCGGAAGGCGACCAATCGGAAGGGAGAGCCCGGGGCTTGGGTCACGTTCTGCGTCCTGGCTGGTGCTCCGGCCGGCCAGATGTTCGACAAGTTCTGGACTCGCAAGCAGTGCAAGTTCTACGCGCAGGCACTAGGCTTCTCCTCGCCCTACAACAAAGGCAAGAAGGCAGTACGGTTTGCGGACGTGCGTCAACTCACGCTGATGCGGCTCTATGTGTTCTTCTCCACGGAGCACTGCGCAGATCGGCTGACCTTCTTCCACTTGCGGGTAACGGCTTCCTTCAAGGGGTTTAACCACAAGCTGCTGGCGAAACGTAAGCGGCAGGGGTTCAAATGTCCGAAGGGGTTTCATCACCCGTGCCACCATTGTGCGATCGGATACGACAAATGTCCGGTTGCGACACACCCCAAGACCTTCATCAAGCGGAAGTGCTTCCGCTGCGAAAAGATGTCGGTCTTTGATCCCGCGGACGCCGAATCGGGTGTCTGCATTCAGTGCTCCTCTCAGTGAAAGGTTCGTATGCTCGAACTTGGAATCCTCTTCAGCCGGGCCACCGCACACTTCCGACGTGTGTGGGATTTGATGGTCGGCTGGGGTCAGAACGTCCGTGTCATCCCCGCGGCTCCCACAACCGAAGAGATGCGGCTGCGGCTAAATCTGATCTTCGAAGAATGGCGTGAGCTGGCCAAGGATGGCTACGGCATGAAGATCGTGATCGACATCCGGGACCACAAGGCGCTGCAGGGTCTGACGCTGGACATCACGGACCCGGAGTCGGCGGCGTTGATGTGCATCCAGACGGCCGTCCCGAACGTCAAAGAAGCCGTCGACGCCCATAGCGATATCTCCGTGGTCAACGAGGGAGGCCTGTGCTGCATGGGCGTCCCCGACATCCCGGTCCTCGAAGAAGTCGATCAGAACAACCTCATGAAGGTCGGTCGGTCCACCATCCGTCCTGAAGATGGAAAGCGGATCAAGCCCAAGGACCATGTCCCGGCTGATCAGGGTCGCGTGCTGAATGCCCTGATCGCGCATCACCCGCCGGAAGTTCAGGAGCGGATCAAGCTCGGTTGGACGGGTGCTGTTGTGGAAGTTCCGCATCCTGGTAGCGCAGTGGATCCAGTTTTCGTCAGCTTCCTGACCCTGACGGAGGCCATCGAGAGCGAGTCGCCTATCTGCAAGGTTCTTGCATCCGTGCCGGTCGGGCTGTATGTTCTCACCGCGGCTGACGGGCGTGAGACAGTCGTGAAGCTCACGCCTGGTCCGCGCACCGGCGCCACCCCGAAGATCGAGGTACTCTACCGTGACGCTTCAGTTCGCGCCTAAGGGCGCAGAGAATGCCATCCCCTACTCGCCTCAGCGAGATCTTGCCTACGCGGTTCCGCCGCTGGTGAGGGCAGCGGTAATGGGCCTGAGCTCCTCTCGTGAGCCCTGGATCGACGACTTCATGGCGAAGGAGGGAATCACCCACCAGCAGCTGGGAGCCGCCTGCGCGGTGTTCTCGCGGGCCATGCAGGAGTTCCCGAACTCCGCTGTCAAATCGCCTCGTGAGGCACTGGAGACGGCTGGCTTCTTCCTGCTCGATCCGCGGCTGCAGCTGATCCTGTCGGCCAAGATTGGCCAGATGGTGACCGGTGCCTGGTTCATGTCGATTCGCGATGTCACGTTCGACGGCAAGGTGCCGGCGATCGTAGACCTGGCTGGTCTGGTGAGCGCCGCGGAGACGGTCTTCGCTCAGCAACCCCTTCCGTTCTGGAAGAGAGTCCTCAATCGGCTGACCGCATGGATGCCTCGTGGCTGAAGCGGGCCTTGCAGTATCTGGGAGGCATCCCGGATGAGTACCTCGTCATTGACGTGGAGACTGCTGGCAAGGACGCAAAGGACAATCGCACCCTCTTGATCGAGGCCGGCTGGTGCTACGTTCGTAACGGGAAGATTCTGGACAAGAACGGCATTGTTCTCGACTGGACGAATCCCGAGCTGGGTATCGATCAGGAGTGGCTGCGTCAGACTCTGGAAGAGACGGAAACAGCTCTGCAGAAGAAGGGCTTCCAAACGGAGTTCATCTCCTATCGCGAAATGCAGAAAGACGGCGTGGATGTTGTGGATGCGCTCCGCAAACTCCACGAGATCTGTCTGCAGGCTCAGCAGGAAGGCTTGCGGATCGTTGGCCATAACTTCTGGTGTTCCGACGCGAGGGTCATGGAGCGGCACTTCTTCCGCCGGCTGATGAAGGGCTTCCGGTTCAAGGCGCAGGACGTCTTCGATACCGGCATGTTCGAGAAGGCCATCCGCCTGGAGCGATCCATTCCTGAGGATGGATTCCCGCTCGACAAGTGGTACGAGAGGCTGAACGCCTGGCAATGCAAAGCAAAGTGGAGCCTCAGTAACTGCGTTGAGGAGTACAAGCTGCCCTTGGCTGCAAGCGAGCAGCGCCATGTTCACCGAGCGCCTTTCGACTGCGAGCTCAACACTCGATTGGTCGAGGCCATGAGGAGACGTTGTCTTGGCGAAGAAGGAACGTGCCGTCCAAAAGCACAAGGACCCCGCCGAGTTCAAACTCGTCGTCGCTAAAACGAAACCGTCCGGCAAGAAGATCCTGTGCCTCGGGGCCGACCTAGGTACGACAACTGGATATGCCTACGCCTGGATCCCTCCGGGAGAGCTCTACGATCCGAGCAAGCACGAGACGCACCTCGGACTATGGGACTGCTCGGCTGGCCAGTTCGACAGTGGCGCCATCCGGTTCCTCCGGTTGCGCTACTTTCTGTCGATGGTCAGCCCGGAGCTCGTGTTCTTCGAGCATGTCCGCTTCACGCCGCCCTCAGAGATGATGCGGTTGGGTGTCGCCGCGGTGCTCGCGCGATCGGCCACGTCGACAGAGTTCTTCGGCGCCATGATGGGGACGGCTACTGCCTGGTGCGAAGAGCACGGCGTGGCCCAGGCCTCGGTGCCGATCAAGACGATCAAGCTCCGTGCGACAGGCAAGGGGAATGCAAACAAGGAGGCCGTCATCAAGGCCGCTGGCGAGCGGCTTGGGCTGAACTTCGACGTCACTGAGCCGGGGCTCGACAATGCCTGTGATGCCTTCTGGGCGCTGACAGTCGGTGTCGAAGAGATTCGCCCCGGACTCAAGCCTGTGGAGCACGTCGACGTTGTTGAACCGATACGGATCGAACACAAAGGCAAGAAGACACGCAAATTGGTGCCACTGGAAAGTGAGGATGACGAGTAATGGATCATGAGATCCGCCCGGGGGACTGCATCAAGGGAATGGCCAAAGTTGAGGAGCGATCCGTCGACTTGGTCTTCGCAGATCCGCCATTCAACATTGGCTTTGACTACGACGTCTACGACGACAAGCGGACCGTGCAGGACTACCTGACGTGGTCGAAGCAGTGGATCGCTGGCGTTGAGCGTGTTCTGAAAGCCAGCGGGAGCTTCTGGCTGGCCATCGGCGACGAGTACGTCTCGGAGCTGGACATCGTCTGCAAGAACGAGGGGTTCCGGAAACGTTCTCACGTTATCTGGCACTACACGTTCGGCGTGAACTGTGCGAACAACTTCACGCGGTCCCACACCCACCTGCTGTACTACACCAAGCAGAAGAGCAATTTCACGTTCAACGCTGATCAGGTCCGTCTGCCGAGCGCTCGGCAGCTGGTCTACAACGATCAGCGCCAGAACCCGGATGGTCGGCTTCCCGACAACACCTGGATCATGCGTCCCCAGGACATCCCGTTCGTCTACGAAGAGACCGGTGATGTTTGGCACTGCCCGCGGATCTGCGGCACCTTCAAGGGCCGTCAGAAGCTCGTGAAGACGCAGATGCCGGAGCAGATCCTGGGGCGGATCATCCGCCTGTGCTCGAATGTTGGCGATCTGGTGATGGATCCGTTCTCCGGATCGGGTACAACAATCGCCGTCGCGAAGAAGCTGGGTCGTCTTGGCCTGGGCTTCGAGCTGTCCAAGGAGTATGGGAAGGCGGCGAATGCGCGGGTGGCGATGGTGAAGCCAGCCAGCCTGCTCGACCCGCCGCACATCGATCCAGCTCCAAAACCTCCCAAGAAGAAATCAAAACGCGGGAATTGAAATGGCAGAGAAGTACTCCAAGGACGAACTGCTGGAAGGCGGACGTGAGCTGGTGGCCCTGATCAAGGGCAACCCGAAGCTCAATGTTGCTTTCCAGATCGCCGTCATGGCCGAGCAGGTTTACGCCGTTGCTCGGGACCTAGTGGTTGAGCTCCTTCAGCAGCCAGGAACGATTCCTGTCGATAAGTTCTCGCCGGCTGCGGTCGAGAAGTACGCCTTTATTCTGATGCAGTCTGCCCTCAATGCTGGCGCCCAGCCATTCGAGATGGACGACATGCTCACGACGCTCCGTGGTAGCGTTCTCCCCTACCTGACCAAGCGGATGGAGGAGAAGAGGGCTGCTGAGGAGGACGCGATCCGCGCCAAGCACGGCGACCTCGAAACGTATCGTCTCAGCAAGGACATCAACGTCGGCTTCATGATTGTGGATCGGAAGCGACCGACTGTCCTGGCTGGCCATCCGGATGTGCTGACCTTCATCTGCCGAAAGGCAATGGAGGGGGCTCTGCTGATGCCTCCGGATACGAAGGGCTATGACCGGCAACGTGTCGTGGCCTTCACCTCCGCTTCCGAGCTGACCGACAGTCCTTTCCTGGCCTCCTATGCCGAGAAGCTGTGGAAGAACGCTGGAGCGAACAAACTCAATGAACTGCTCGACACGGCTTCGATCTACCTCAAGGGCAAGATTGACCTGATCGTGCTGGAAGATCTGACGCTCTTCAACAAGAGCATTCCGGAGGCGATGAAGCGCCTCTCGCGAGCCTCGAAGAAGTATGGTTGTGCCGTCTTCGCTGGGATCCCCGGCGGACGACTGGCTGGTGTTCCCTGGGAGATCCCCGGGGAAGCGGAAGTTCGGCAGCATGCCGATCTCCGTGTTCTTTCCATTGGTTCGATCAGAGACGGCATTGCCGATGTCCACCTGGGGATGATGGGGGACATTACGGTGCAGGTGCCCGCCGGTCTGGTCGGCGTTTCCTCAGGACTCATTCTGTGAGCAAGTCAACCCGTCCCCTCCCATCGGCGATTGCCTTTGGGTTTGTCTCGATTCCGCTCAAGGCGCTCGAAGACACGTTTATGCCTGCCCCGCCGTCGACGTACAGCGCTCCCAAGCAGGGCGAATGGCTGCAGAAGAAGTACGTCGAGACCTTTACGATGCCCGGCAAGAGCAAGATCGACAGCTGGTGTGCCGTTGGCCCGACTGGCGAGCTGGTCGCCCGGGCTGCCGGTGACGATGCTGGGGTCAAGCTGGCGGACTTCGGCCACAAGATGGTCGTCCAAGAGACGCAGCGGATCCTCGGCTTCGAGGTCAACGCCCTGTTCCGGATCGCAGCGCTCCACAGCTTGCTGACGGAACGCGCCACGCTCCCTCCCGAACGGTTCTGGGTTCACCCCGTTCGCCACTGGGGTGAAATCGACTGCGGCCTGGTCGATCCGTACAAGGCGATCATTCGTTCGGGCGAAGAGGATTTCGTCCCTCGCGAGAACCTTCTCGGTGATCTCAAGATCACCTACTCTGAGGTCGAAGACCTCGCCGAACGGGCAGCCAAACAGGCGATGGCCCTTGCGAAGCTGAGTGGTCTGCTCGGGAGCTAGTTATGTCCACCCCCATGCGTGAAGGCGTCAGTCAGATCGATCGCGACAACGATCCCGAGGATCTCGCGCCCCTACGCCATTCCACGGCGGTGTCCTTGTCTGATCTCGCTGTCGACTACGCGTTCTTCACGCATGGGGCTCTTTTCACCTGGGGTGGGTTCGACACCGATCCCCTTCAGGACATCATCAATGAGAGCTCTCTGGAAGTTGTCGTGGCCGTCCTCGACTACCCAGTGATGCTCTTCTCGAACATCTACGTCCCGAACAAACACAGCTCGGAGTTCGCGGTCTGGAACCGTCGACTCCTGGCCACACCGCACAAGCACTTCTCAACGATCAGCCACGCGTTGGCCCAGGTCGCCGGTGTCGACCGAGTCCGTAAGCGGTTCATGCGGACCTTCGCTCAGCAGGTGAAGGTGTTCGATCCGGTCATCATGCTGAAGCCTGGTGTCGTTCCTTCCCCGTTGCCGACGATCGACGTTGTCGCGTATGGTGTGGACGCAACGGACTGCCATCGCTCTTTCTCTGACGTAAACGTGGGACAGGGTGTAGCGGTTAAGCTGATGCCGCTGCCCGTCCGTCCCGAGACTGTGGAGCTGGCAGAGAAGGTCCTATCCGGCACGATGTCAGGAGTGAATCTCAAGTGAGCAAGACGCCGCGTAAGTCGAAGAGTGAACCCGAAGCACCGCAGGCACCGGAGGCTCCGGTCACGGCCTTGATTGAGGCCGCAGTTACGCCCGAGCCAGAACAGGTTGAGTCCGGGCCTCCCGTGCCGGATCCGACGCCAGTACTGCCGGCCGTCGACGCACTGAAGCTCCTGCGGGATTCCATCGACATTGCGATCGCTCAGGCGGCGCTTCCGCCGGTCGCGCACTACGCCGTTCTCGTTCCGGATTCCGGTTCCGCGCAGTGCATCTCCGCGGCGACAGCCGAAGAGCTCGCCAAACTCCTGCGGCCCTTCCACGGTAAGGACTGCCAGGTGTTCGCGTTCTCCGGTCAGAGGCTGGGCATCTCCAAGCCGCCGCGGTTCCTTGTGACTCCTGGCGGACGCCACGCCCTGTTCGACGTTGGCGACGATGAATCGCTCGACGAGACGGGTTTCATGGGCACTGCGAAGTCCTAAATTGCGTGCGGATACGCGTCATTATCCTTGATGCTTTCTAGCCATGACACGTTGTCGAGGCGGAGGGCAGTGCGAGGAGTGTGCAAATGAACGCGATGCAAGGCCCGCCTGTTCACGACAGGCTTTTTGCGTTGGGTGAAACGGCCAACCGAGATCATGAAGATCTTTCCCGTTTCGCCGTCCTCACTTGGAGGTCGGACCGTCCTGACGGAGCCGGTGGAGGAATCCTACCGGACTTCATTCCCCTGCAATCTCTGCAGGCTGTTGTGTTTCGTCGTCAGTTCGTGCAGCCTCGCGGGGGTCGTCCCTGGAAGTCTGCACCCCTCACCGTGTTCAATCTGGTGCTGAACGCCGACAACATCGTCGTCGCCAAGCCGGATCCTCACGCTGAGTTCGAACTGCTCCTGCCCGCTCAAATGAAGTGGGACAACCGGCGATTCAACCCCGAGCGCAGCCTGGCGATGTCCACGCTGGTTGTGAATTGCTTCGATTCGATCGAGGCGGTTCACCACGGGGCGCAGAATCCCGTGTTGTCTCCGCGGATGCCTGACGTCTGGTTCGGTTTCGCCGATGGGGCTCTCCCGAGCTACCAGGTGACGCCGGCACTGGAACAGGACGGGTTGAAGTACGTTCGTGGTCTGGTCACGGTTGGCGGAGCGCCGGAGATTGAGCACTGGCCTGTTGCGCCCGATTGGGCGGCGGCGAAGGCTCGCTACGGTGATGCGGTGATTGCCGATATCCTCGCAGCCTGTTGGGTCGGAAACACCTGGTCGCCGGAAGGCTTCTCGGAGTCGTTTCTCCCGCAGGCGTATCTGATCGGCAGACGGGATGTGAAGCCGGATCGGGTGATCGTCGACACGGAGAAACTCCGGGGTCTGGTGGTCAACAACCCGACGATCGGCGCGGTGCAGGACATCGGCATCTGGCCGAAGTCTCTTTCCCCTGGCAATGTCGAGGCGTATCGGACTCAGATCGAGCAACTCGCTGAACCCGAGCTGCGAGGTCTGATTGACGAGGTTCGCAGTCGCCTGGGGAGTTCGGCTATCGGTCTCGCGGAAGCCGACGTGGTCGCCGCGATTACCGATCCGTTTGAGCCGATTGTCAACATGAAGCAAGGACGTATCGACGTGCTGGAGATCGGATATCCGAGTCTCGAAGCCCTGACCTTCAAGGGAAGGGGCCTGGACTTGGATCTCTACTCCCTGAGTGGTAAGTTCGACCCGGTGCCGAAAGCCTTGTGGAGGGACAGAAGCGCCCGGATGCCGATCACCATTCCGAAGCCCGTGCCGGCGCCTCCGCCGGCGTCCAAGCCGATTGGCAAGAAGCGGAACAAGAAGCGCCGCAACAAGAACCAGGGTCCTGAGAATGAGGCCCCGGAAGAGACGCAGGTCCTGCAGGCAGAAATGCCTGAAGAGCCGGCCCACACCCAACCGAAGTCTCCGGAGATGATGCCCGTTTTGATGGGTCACTCCTCAGTAACAGTGGAGGCAGATAGCAGTGATCACCCGTCCGAGGGATCTGCCGAAGCCTCTTCCTGATGGTCTTTGGGAAATCGAATCTGATGATCCGTGGCAATGGATCGACGACAACGCAAGGTCCCGACCGACGACAATGCCGCTCGCTCCTCTGGATGCGAACGCCGCAGTAGTCGTCTTGGCGATGTGTCACTTCTACGGTGACGCACCCGCACAGGCAGGTGAGTCGAAGCCAACACTTCGACTCGTCATTGCCCATACGGTCCAGGGGCTTGAAACACTGGTAGCGAGAGAAGACTACGTCCCCAAGATGTACTATCTCGCACCGCGCGAAGTCGTTCGAAACCACTTGCCACGATCGTTAGATTTTGATTTTCCCACTGACCGATGAGCACAGATGCCCGGTCCCGACCGGGACCGGGCAATCCGTGCTTTTCTTTAGCTATTGCCTCTGGCTATGATGCCGGCGTCCCAAGGAAAGGATTCACATGGCCGGACACATTCTTCTCAACCCGTTCTTCAACGAGGCCCCGCCGACGCAGACCGGTTCGCTGGGCTGGGTGGCCCACACGCCTGATCCGAGCAACTACCACAGCGGCGCAGCCCTGGGGATGAGTTCGCCGAGTTCGGACGGTGTTGCCGTCAACGCCCCGCGCTTCTCCGCAGGTGGCGGAGCTGTGATGCTCTCCCGGGCGACTGAGAACGGCGTTCCGAGGGCTCTGAACGGCCAGACCGACTATCGGAAGATCCCGGTTGTGGTCGATCCGGACGAGGACGGCTTCTCCTCGCACGTCATGAATCAGTGCAACCTCACCGGCGAGGCAATGCAGCAGGCCCTGGCGAACCTCAAGGCCAGACTTCAGAGCCAGGGCATCGAGATCACCGATGACGAGGTCGGTCGCCGCCGGCTTCTCAGCATGTTCGTCGCCGGTCTCGCCGACGAGACGGCAGGTCCGACGCGTAAGTCCCTCATCCTGCCGGACGACGTCAAGACGGCACAGGCCCCGCCGGCCGCTCCGGCCCCCGCACCACAGGCCGGAGTCGTGGGTGCGTTCCGGTCGAATGCGAATCGAGCCCAGGCATCGGCAGCAGCTCCGTCCCGGCAGATCATCCAGCAGTTCTCGGGTGAGAACTTCGGCGCTGCACCTTCGCCCGCGCCTGCAGCACCTCGCTCTCACGCTGCAGAACCCGAAGAGCAGGTTGAGTTTGAGATCGACGGTTCCGGGCATCACGAGAGCTACTACCACCGGGTTGTCCTGTCGCTCAAGACGGAGACCACGGGCTTCCTGATCCTGGCCTTCCAGCGATCCTACAAGGGCTACCGCTACTTCCCTCCTGCATCCGACGATAACATTGGAGTTTACGTCGCAAGCCACCGTTGCTCGTACCTCTGCCGGTCGGTCGGCATGGACTTCCAAGACGGCGATACGCACTACTGCGTGTTGATGGTGTTCGACGTCAGGAGAGATCAGGATGATCAAACGCGCTGATATCGGAGCACACACGCCCGACCTTGACGACCGTCCGACTGAGACACGCCCGACGCCGCAGCCACGGTCCAAGTCCGCAGAGGACAACCAGGCTGAGTATCGCCGGGACCTGCTCGAACGAGCCAAGGACCGGATTCGGCGTTCGTAGTTCAATCCGCGGGCATTGAATCCGCGAAGTCGAAGGATCGACGATGGCGCAGGGACTCCTCTCCAATCGAGCTGGCAGCGGCTCCTACTACAGTTCGCTCCGTAGCGGCGAGCTGTTTCCGGATCCGTTCTGCGACATGGCCAGCACGGCTATGCCGGACTCGATGCAGGATGCGCTGCGCTGGGCCGAGTACATCTGGATGGCCAATGGCACCTATCGCCAAGCGATGGAACGTGTCATTGCGTACTTCATCACGACCGTGGAGTTCACGGACACCGAGGCCAGTGATGAGGAAAAAGAGAAGTTCAAGGAGTTCCTCGAAGATCGCCTGAACATCTACAACCTCTGCCGGGAGGTTGCGAGCGACTATCTGTGCTACGGGAACGCGTTCCTGTCCTTGCTGGTTCCGTTCCGTCGCTCGCTCTCCTGCAAAGGTCACGGGCCGGAGGGTCGAGGCTGCGGCCACGAAGCACCTCTGCGCGAGATCTACAACAACGACAAGTACAACTTCCGCTGGAAGGACTTCAACTTCCATGCCAAGTGCCCCAAGTGCGGCTACGACGGCGAGTGGAACCACATCGACCGCAGGTCCGGGGAAGAGGGCGAGGTCAAGATCAAGCGGTGGAGCCCGCACGAGATCGAGATCAAGGAAGATCCGAAGTCGGGAGACTGCCAGTACCGCTGGAAGATCCCCCACGACTATCGCCAGCAGATCACCCGCGGCGACGACCTGTTCGTGTTGGAGCGAGCCGACTGGGAGATCATTCAGGCCGTCAAGAAGAACCACGACCTGCTGTTCGATCCCGAGATTGTCTTCCACATGAAGGATGCGGCCCTGTCCGGGCTTCGCAACCGCAGCTGGGGGATCCCGCGGGCCATCACGAACTTCCGCCAGGCGTGGTACGTCCAGGTCCTGCATCGCTTCAACGAAGCGATCGCGCTCGATTACGTCATCCCCTTCCGCGTCATCACGCCCATGCCCCGCGGCGGTGCCAACGAGGCTGCGTCGGATCCGCTCGTCGGAACGAACATGGGTCAGTTCGTGTCGCACGTCAATGCGATGCTGCGGCGCCGGCGCCGGGATCCCGCGGCGTGGAACGTCTTGCCCCAGGCCGTGCAGTACCAGGCTCTTGGTGGCGAAGCTGCGCAGATGGCTCCGTACCAGCTCATGGAGTTCGGCCAGAACACGCTGCTGAACGACGTGGGTGTGCCTCAAGAGCTCTACAAGGGCACCCTCACGGCCCAGGCAGCTCCGGCAGCCCTGCGGCTGTTCGAGAGCCTCTGGACGCCGCTCACGCACAATCTCAACGGATTCCTGCGGTGGCTCATCAAGTCCGTCGCCCAGTACTTCTCGTGGGAGCCGGTGTCGGCCCGCCTCAAGCCGATCACGATGGCGGACGATCTCAATCAGCAGATGGCGAAACTGCAGCTCATGATGGGGCAGCAGATCAGCCAGGAGACCGGGCTGGCCGCGATGGGTGTCGACTTCCGCGAAGAGCAGAAGCGGCTTCTGGAAGAGCAGCGGTACGTCATGCAGCTGCAGAAGCAGTTCCAGGAAGACATGCAGGGTCAGGCCGATCAGCAGCAGCTCGGCGCGATGGCTGGGCAACAGCCTCCGCCCGGGGATCCGAATGCCGCGGCCGGCGGTCAGGGAGACCCGAACGCTCAGGCTGCAGCTGGCATGATGGGTGGCATGGGTGGCGGTATGGGTGGAGGAGCGGGCGGTCAGACCAGTGCCGATACGCCGCAGGACCTCATGGCCCAGGCCGATCAGATTGCTCAGGAGCTGCTGGGCATGGAGGAGACGCAGCGGCGCTCCGAGATGATGCAGCTCAAGAAGGAAAATGAAGCCCTCCACAGCATTGTCAAATCGAAAGTGGAGCAGTATCGAAACGATGCCCAGACAGCCGGTGGCGCTCAGATCCTGTCTCAGCAGTTCGGAGGCGGTCAGAAGGCAGCGGCGCTGCCGAAGCCCAAGCCGAAGATCATGCCAGGAGCCTTTGCGTGCCGGGTATTCAACCTGGTGAAGTAGGACCATGCAGTCGCTCGCGATTGGAATCCAGACCGCGTTTCGTCCGCGGTCTCTCCTTCTCAAGACGCTTCGCAGTATCCGTGAGGCCGGCTTCAGCGAGACGATCCACGTCTTCGCTGAACCGATGGAGCGGCCTCAGCTCGTGGACAGCTGCGAATGGCTTCCTTCGGATCATCCGCTCGGGTGCTTTCCGAACTGGAAGCGCGGTGTGCACCATCTTCTGACGCATACGAATGCCAGCTGGATCCTGATGCTTCAGGACGACCATGTCTGGCGTCCCGGAGCGGCGGACATCCTCAAGGATGCGTTCTCTCCGCATCCGACCGTGGGCTTCCTGTCGCCTTACACGAGCCCGAAGATGGTCCCGCATTACCAGCGGGAAAAGGTTCGTGAGCCTGATCATTGGCAGGAAGCGACGTTCCACGACAACGCGTTCGTGGGCGCCCTGGCCATCTGCATGCCGCGAGAATCCGCCAACGCCCTGCTGGCTCACCCTCGCTTCCAGAAGCACGACAGCCACCGCAAGGTGGACGTTCTCGTCGGGAACGTGTTCCGTGTCGAGCTTCGACTTCCTATCCTGGTCCACGTTCCCAGCCTTGTGGATCACACTGGAAATGAGTGGAGCACCCTCGGACGACACAAGATCCCTAGCATTCAATGGGGCCGTCGAGGTCTCCTATTCGATGAGGGTCGAGATGTCGCAAGCAATCACCGCGCTCATGGTCACGCAGGCTTCCCGCCTGCCGATGGTTCAATGGAGCTTGGCCAGCTTGAGTCGCCAGACTCATCGCGTTAGTCAGCTCATCGTTGTCGAAGACGACTTCACGCCTCGTGACCAGGATCTGCTGCTGAAGCTCTGCGACGGCTACGGGTTGAAGGTGAGAATCATCCACTCGGAGAAGCAAACGTTGGGCTTCCTGAGGCAGATCGCCGTCAACGCCGTCCAGACGCCGCTCGCAGTCCAGTGGGACGATGATGACCAGTCGCATCCGAACCGGTTGTTCACGCAGCTGGCGACGCATGGGCCGTCGATCACCGCCTCGTTCCTGACGTCTCAGCTTTACTGGTTTCCTGCGGATCGCGAGCTGCATGTTGTTTCCTGGGATTCGGTGATCGTTCGCGACTACCGGAAGAAGTTCATTCCGGGCACGATCATCCACCGGGTCCCCCTTCCGCTCCTCTATCCCGAGCAACGGATTGGCGAGGATTCCGTCATTCGCGACGGGATCGACCTTGACAGCCTCTCCTGGGTTAAGGGAAAACCCTGGCTGTACATGCGTGTTTGTCACGGTCAAAACACCTGGGATCACGACCGACTATGGGCCAACGTGCGAACAAAGGCGCCTAGCCGCTCCTCAATTCGCGAGATGCTCCCTAAGATTGAGGCCGAGAGTCGGTTCTTCCACTTTGGCGATGGTCCGGTTCGAATCATGCACCGCTCAAAGTGTCTGACCGTTCTCGGAGGCGGAAAGTGAATGTTGGAATCTGCTTGCGTTACCAGCGTCAGGACTCAACTCTGGCCGTGCTCGCGCTTGCCGACTTCCTCTATCAGCGCGGCATGACTGTCACGTTCCATACGTCGCTGCGACAAATCCCTGTCGTGCGACCGGAGTGGGACAAGAGTGTTTTCAATCACAAACGCCTTCGCTTTGCTGAGTGGGCTCGCAAGCAGGAAGTCGTTATCTGGGCCAACTTGCCAGATGACGATCCCACCCACGCCATCGCTCAAGTTGAGTGGGTTAAGCGGCAGAAGATTCGGACGATCTTCGTTTATCAGTGGCATGAGGACGCTGGGAACTGGAAGGATCTGCTGAAGAAGTTCGACTTCGTTGTCGCGCCGAACGCTGCAGCGAAGATGGTCCTGCGACGCCGCTATGACTACGGCAGCCCCTTCCATGTCCCTTGGGCTCCACCGCGGCCACAACAGCGAAAGCTGCCCAAGAAGGATCTGTCCCTGTTTCGGGTGCTGATCCCTCTGACGTACTCTCAGACTGAGTTCGTCGACCAGTCGTTCTTCGACGTCTGCAATTCGCTTCTGGAGAATCCACGAGTGGGCCTGACGATCTTGCACGGTCGTTTGTCCTCCGGGGCGGATGTCCTGCTCAAGCGGATGTCGCGTCAGGTCCGCGGCCGACTGGATCTGGTCCGGTTTGCTTCGTATACGGATCAGCTGCTGGCCCTGGCTGCTCACGACGTGACGGTGTTCCCGGTGGCTCAAGAGATCTTTGGTCTCATGCCGTACCTCTCGGTACGAAGCGGTACGCCCGTTGTAGCGCCGAACAACCCGCCGATCAATCAGCTGCTAACCGATGGTGAAGACGGGATCCTGTTTGAGGGTCGCCTCAAAGATAACTGCGGCCACATTCCGACTGTGAAGGTGGACCCGCAACTTGTTGCCGATTCGGTCATGCTCCTTTCCAACAACGTGCGCGTCTTGAATCACCTGCAGAATGGGTGTGGCGCGACGGCCGTCAAATCCGAACAGCTTTTCAAGAAGCGCTGGCTCGATCTGCTTTCCGAAAGGGAACCCCTGTGCTGACAAAAGCTCAAAACTACATCCTCGACTCGGTTGGCTGCACCGTTGTTCGAAATGCGATCTCGGCCGACCTGACGCAGAAGGCCAATGCCGCTATCGTGTCCCGCTTCGGTGAAACTCTCCCGCACCGGTTCCCGATCCTGGATCTTGGGGCTGTGTTCTGGGACATCATGGCGCTGCCAGCGATTCGTGACATCTGTCGCACGCTGTGCGGCGATCGCTATCGGCTGGATCACGCAGTCGGGCTCTCCAGCAACTCCTCAAAGCCGAATCTCCACGGCGGCCCGCTCTCCTCCCAGAGCACCTGTTTCATCACCGGCGTCGGCGAGCGCGTGCTCTACAGCCAGTTGACGATCGGTGTCACACTCCGGGGTCAGCTCAAAGACGATGGCGGGTTTTGCTTCATCCCGGGCTCTCACAAGTCGCGGTACGACGCAGACGGCCACAAGCTGATGGCCGAGGTGTTCGACACTATGGCCGAAGCGACCTATACGCCGGATCTGTTTGAGGGCGACGTTGTTGTCTTCAGCGAGAGCCTGGTGCATGGCGATCGCGGGTTGAAAATTGGCGCCTCAGAGCGCCGTGTCTTGTACTACAAGTTCGCTCCCGGCTTCATTGCCTGGCGCGATCCGATCCAACAACAGAATCGATACGGATCTTATCCGAGGAACGATGAGGAGAGACGCCTCATTGCTCTGCCGTGGTCTGGTCGGTTCGATGATTCCCCCGGAAAGCCGATGCCGATCGGCAATGAAAGAAGGCCTCCCACATGAGCTATGTTCCGAGTCGTGAAGAGTATCTGTTCGACTCCCTCGGCTTTGTCCACTTTAGCAAGTTGCTGCCGGCGGACTGGGTTGAGGAGGTTCGGGTGGGTCTTGAGGCCCGAATCAAGGAAGCCAAGTCGGTCAAGGTGCCCTTCCTTGACGTCACTCCGTACGGCGGGCTTCGCTTGCTGAAGAGCATCAACTTGATGAAGTTGCTTGAAAAGGTCCTGGGCAGCGGATTTCGCTTGGACCACGCTTTCATTCGACTGCAGCCAGACAGCAACGGGGTCGAAGTCAGCAATCTTCATGGCGGTCCAGGCGCCGCCCAAGGAACCCATCTGTTCTTCAACCAGAACGGATCGCCCTTCTGTACGCAGGTCTCTGTCGGGATCCCACTTCACGCACAAGGTGGTGACGAGGGTGGCCTGGTGCTCCTTCCGGGCTCTCACAAGAGTGCCTTCGCTATGCAGGGTGGTGCTGTCCGAAAGCATGTCTTTGAGGATGGCTATCCCGTGGCTGACGGTGCTCTCGTTGCTCCGCGGCTGGAACAGGGCGACATCATCGCTTTCACTGAGACGATGATTCACGGCGCCAGGCCGCTGAAGACGACGCAGCAGCGTGCCACCCTCTACTACATGTTCACGCCTGGGCATGTTTCCTGGCGTAGAGCGACCTGGGCACCCAACATCATCCAGGCTGCGATTCTTCTCGGTCTGGAATCCCTGCTCCGGCCAGCGTATGTTGCGGAGTTCACGGAGACCCCGACCGCGATCGGTGGCAACGTTCCCAGGACGCGTACAACTTGGTAAGTCATGGACGACTTGGTCTTTGTCACGGCGATGATCGGGGCGACCGATGTCATTCCACGGGTGCCGTCTGTTCAATACCCGTGCATTGCTTTCTGCTCCGATCCTACGGTTCGTGAGCGAATGGGACGGAAAGGCTGGATTGCGGTCCCTACGATCGACGTGGCGCTGCCGTCCCGCCGGACCGCCCGGTGGCACAAGACCCACATCCTGAGGCTCTTCCCGAGGGCGAAACGCGTCGTCTGGATGGACTCGAACCTGATCGCCAAGATGGATCTGGCGGTCTTTCGGGACATGAAGCTCCACGGGCCGATTGCGGCCTTCCGCCGGCCCCTGGTTCACTCTGTGGCCCAGGAGGTCGACTGCATCAACCGTGACGGGTGGGACAAGAGCGGTATTCAGAACCGCCAACTCCGCCGGTATCGCAAGGAAGGGTTCCCTGACAAGGGAGACCACTTCGAGACAGGCGTTCTGATCGCCGATCGCGCCGCGGCTCCGATCTTGGCCTCCTGGTGGAAAGAGATCGCCCGTGGTTCCTACCGGGACCAGATCAGCCTGCCCTATGTCTTGTGGAAGCACAAGGTGAAGGGCCACGTTCTGGGACCCGGGTTCATCCACCACGGACCGCCGAATCAGTTCGTCACGATTCGGCGCCGTGGATCCCGAAATCACAAGGTGGAGCTGCCTGGCAAAGAGGTGCTCCGTAAGTTCTCGTTCTGCGTCGTGCGGATCGTCGGCAACGAGCTGCCGCCGCGGGACAACGCGGGCTCACGGCTAGCCACGCTGGAGCACATTCTCCAGATGCCGGCTCAAGAGGACTGTCACGAGATCTACATCGTGAACTCGCTCCACAACGAGGAGCTTCGCGCAAAGTACATCGAGCTGCTGGAGAAGTACCAGCGGCATTGGATGGAACTGCCGTTCTCTCCTCACGCCTACCGCAAGGCCAAGTCGACCGCACAGAAGGTCGTGCGGGCCATCCAGATCAACCGGGCTCGCAACCTCGGGATCTGGTACGGCTCGCTCGTGGCTCAGGTGACAGTCGTCTTCGATGGTGACACGTTCTTCACCGATCGGCAGTGGGAGGCGTTCCGGCAGGGTTGTGAGCAGCATCAGAGCCGCCGCTACTACTCGATCCCTTGTCAGCGCACATCGCAGTCAGGTCACGTGCTGTCGCCGGCCACGGAGTGCATGCTTGCTTTCCGCGGGTTGACGAAGGAGCAATTCCGGGAGGACATCAGCTTTGGCAACAACGACAAGTACGAGCTCATGTACCGGCTGGGGCACGTCCGGGGCCGCGAGCTTCGCGTACTCTCCAAGCATGCAAAGACGGTTGTGGTCGGCCACTGCAACCACGTCGCTCTCGACAATCATCAGGTTGAGCGGGACATGGGGCACCGCCTCAATGTCCGTCGTCAGTCGCTGAGGCGAATGCTCAAACGGCTGGACGACCAGTGGCTCGACCCAGCGGAGAAGACAGCAGGCCGAATTGTCGTGATCATCGTCACCTTCAAGTATCACGACATGACGACCGGGCTCGTGCATAAGGCGCGGGACGCCGGGTTACCGGTCGTGGTGGTCGACAACAGTGGGGACTACCACGCTGTTGCTGACGAGACTGTACTGGTGCCGGGCAAGAACATCGGCTGGTCGAAGGCAGTCAACATGGCTCTGGAATCGGTTATGCCGAATCCGGCATACGACCGTTTTCTGCTGCTGCACAATGACGTGGCTCTGAGCGCAGGCTTCTTTCACGAGATGGCTGTCGTCGCTCATGACCACCCGCAGCCTGCGGATGGAATCATCGCCGCTGTGTCGAACGCTCAGGAGTTGCAGAACCGTGGACATTTCGGTGATATCCACCACTACGAAGCTGGCGTGACGACTGAAGAATGCCCCGTCGTTTCGACTGAGGCCATGATGGTTTCCCGGTCTGTGTTTGATCGCGTGGGCCTCCTGGACGAGGACTTTCCACTGAGTGGATTTGGCGCAGGCCACGAACTTCAGAAGCGGGCTCGGGATGACGGATTCCGGGTTCTATTGACAGACCGGTGCTTCGTGTTCCATTATCGCTCGCGTCGGGTATACTTGGACGGTCAAAGGGGCGACCAGATCGCTCATCACCAGATTTGTGATGCCGCGGCTGCCAGAGACGTCTTCCGTGCGAAGTACGGCTCAGATTGGCAGAAAGAAATCCGCTGGCACTACGGACTTAACTCGTAATGGATTCCGAGAATGAGTCAGATCGACTACCGCGAACGTCTTCGGCAACAGGGCAAACTGGTGGATCGGGCTCGGCCGCGGTCGGCAACAACCCAGCCCGCTCCCGAGCCTGTCACTTCCAAACCTGCAGCAACTGCCGAAACGGTCGTTGCACCGGTCGCTGCGTCCCCTGCTCCGGTGCCAGCGGTTGTCGACCCGCCGGTGACCAGCACGCCGGCTCCTCAGGTGGTTGCCAGCGCTCCGGCTGAGAAGGCCGCGGAGCCCCCGAAGGCGACTGCCCAGGCCCAGAAGGGCGGTAAGGGCCAGCAGTCGCGAGAGGACAAGAAGGACAAGGATCAGAAGGGTGGCCGGTTCTCCGGCAACTCGGGTAAGTAGTCCTCACGCGAGGCAGGGATGTCACTGCAGTTCTCTCCGTCCATTGACTTGGACGCGCTCATGGATCAGGTCAATCGGCAGCATGTCTACTTGCTTGCTCGCCGAAAGGATCCGACCATTGCGGACCCAGAAGCGATCGGAGACATCGCCGATCGCTATGCCCGCGAGTGGGCCGACCCGACCCTGGATGACATCCAGATCTACGTCGCGGTCATTCGCTGTGCCTCCCGCATGATCTACTGTGTTCAGCACTACGGCATGACCTTCGAAGAGGTCTGCGACATGAGCGAGCTTTCGATCGCTCGGGCCGTCTGCATGCTTTCGCCTGATCCTCGCATCGGCACCGCCAGGCGCCATCAAGCTCTCCGCTCCGCCATCGTCACTGCCGAGGAGCCTGAGAAACTCGCCAAGCTGGCTGAGCTCCGCGCCGCGGCCGATCTCACGATCGGATTCACACCGTTCACCTACAAAGACCACGGCGAAGCTGTGCGAGTGTGGGTGGAAGACTGTCGGGATCTTCTGGCTGCGTTTGAGGATCCCCTGTGTCAAAGTCCATTCTTTCGCAGTGAAGTGAAAGAGATTGACCGGCTGTTCGAGGAGGCAGGACGCCCGCTTGATCTGGCCCGGACCCCTCGCCGCAAATGAGCCTCTTCCCGGGACTGAGTCGTAAGTGCGCCTGGACGATTGAAGCCATCCGGCAGTCGCTGTGGGACATCAACACCCACGACATCGCCAGCTCACAGCTGTTGTTGATGATCCAGTTCGCTTTGGATCGCCTCTTTGATGTCCGGTGTTCGATTCACGATCTGGAAGGCACCGTCAACACCTGTTCGGCCAAAGACGGTGAACTCTCCGTTCTGCTGTCGAGTCCGGTTCGCTGCCGGCTGCTGATCACGGAACGGGTCAATCGCTTTGCCCAGTTGGACTGGACGTTCCGCCTGGCCGAGAGGTACGACCAGGCAATTCCGTTGTCGGAAGAGTTGACGGTCACGTATCATGAGGCCGTTCAACAGACTCCATCTGAAGCCCGATACATAGACACGGAATGAACACCGATGGATGTGAAGACGATCTACGAGCATGCGCTGGACGAGTTTTCGGCCGGCCGATCACTACCCGAAGCGGTCTCCTCCGCGCTGCGAGAGTTCGTGAACTTCTCGAACGAGCGGCTCGCGCGAAATCCCGTGACCGGGAACGGGTATCATGCGGGGTACAACTCCCTCCTGCTCCAGGACGGCCGTCAGGTCCTGATCCAGAAGCCGGAGGAAGAGCTGCAGATGCAGGATCGCGACGTGATTCCGGTGACGGGCGAACTGGCGGGGAACCCGCCCGCACGCTCAACCAGCGCGGACTTCCGGGCGATCCAGATCACACACTGAGGCACCTTGACCTCGATTGAGACCTAAGCGATGGACCGCGTCAAAATTGCCATGAAGGCACTGGAGAAGATGGGCATGGGTCTCGGCAAGCCTCCGCTTCCGCAGCCACCCAGCGCTCTGCCCAAGCCCCTTGCCATGCCGCAGAAGCCGATGTCGCCGATGGCTCCTCCCGGGGTCAACGCACAGGCGCCTCAGGCGACGATCGCACCGGTGCCGACAGGGGGCTGGGATATGACCAAGTCCCACTGGATGCGTTGATGCTGAATCTTTACGATCCTCCCCGACAGGTCGAAATCGTCGACATGTTCGAGGAGCCTTCTTTCGTCCGCACGATGTCGGACGGTCGCCAGGTCGTTCTCACGCAGGCTGTGCTTCGCCTGACGGACGACGACCTGGGCTCACAATCGCTCAATCTCGGCGTGTACGGGTTCGGCATTGGCCACCAAAAGTACGTCGGGAACTTCCAGTATGTCCGCAGGTCGATCGAGCAGCACAAGTCGGAAATTGATCTGTCGTGCTGGCACTGGTTCGAGCAATTCCTCAGCATGGGTCCCGCCGAACCGAAGGCAGCTCGCCCTCGCGGCGACTGCTTTGGCTGAGGCGAAAGGCGAGATCACTTGCGGGCGCAAGCCCGTCGTGAGCTCGAAGTGCGTGGCCCTCGCTCTCCACTACTACGTCACCATGCCAGTCACCTGGCGTGATCTTCCGTCGTTTCTGTCAGACGCCGCCGGCCGCACCCACGGGCCTATCAACTGGGTTGCGATTTACGGTCGATATCGACGCCTGGCTCAGCGTCGACTTCTTGGCGTCGTTCTTTCCGCCCTGGGTCTGTCCGCAGACCTCTCACCGAGGAGCACGGTTTCCAAATGTCGCAGCAAGTCACCCTCTTTCTCATCAAGAACCACGCCCTGAAGCGAGAGCTGGCAGGGACGATCTTGGCCCGGCTTGAGCGTCGGTTCGATATTCTCCATGTGGAGATGATTACGCCGAACTACGGCAAGATCGAGAAGCTGTACGAAGAGCATAAGTCAAAGGACTTCTTCGAGCGGTTGATCGACGTCACCGCGGACTTGGAGATGATCGCAGTGGTCATCTCCGGAGAGAACGCGATCGAGAAAGCCCGAGCAATGCAGGGTTCTACTGTGGACCCGGAGCCGGGCACCATCCGCGGGGACTTCATGCGGAGGTTGCCGTTCTCGGTGTCCCACACGAGCGATAGCCCCGAAGCGGCGGCTCGCGAGCTTGAGATCTTCTGGCCGGGGCGGTTCAAGACCGGTGCCTGACCTGCGGCCGAACGCTATCCTGACAGGGAGTCGCGTCTACGGATCGCCAAAGCCCAACTCCGATGTCGATCTTGTTCTGCTGATGACTGGTCCGCAGGCGAATGCGTTGGCTGTCTTCGCTGACCAGGATCCAGGACCGAAGCATTCGCAGTCGGCTTCTGGCTTTTCACTCCGCTTCGGCCGACTCAACCTCATCATCGAAACAGACCCCGTGAAGTTCGAGGTCTGGGTTCGCGGCACTGAGCAGCTGACGGCGATGAAACCTGTGACACGTTCTCAGGCTGTCGCCTTGCTCGACTTTCTGCAGCGTCAGGCTATGTTGTCGCCTGAATCACCTCCTCCACCAGCCTCGCCAACAAACGTGCGAGGCATCGACATCGAATGAAAGCGAGTCATGAAGCTAGTTCACCCGCTTCTGCGGACTGACGTCTACAAGATGGGCCACATGGAACAGTACGCACCCGGGACCACCCGGGTGATTTCGTATCTGAACGCCCGAAGCGACAAGTACTTCGAGGAGCTCCTGTTCTTCGGCTTGCAGTACTACCTGATGGAGTACTTGACTCAGCCCATCACGACGGCCAACGTCGAGGACTTCCTCAAGCGGCGTCGGCGGATCCTCGGGTCCGAGCCGAGCGACGACATCAAGGAGAAGCTCCACGGCATCGCTGACCTCGGTCAGTGGCCTGTCGAGATCAGCGCCGTGCCTGAGGGCACCGTCCTGCCGGTGAAGAATGCCCTGCTCACGCTGGAGTCGACGCACGACGACTTCCCGTGGGCGCCGGGCTTTCTGGAATCGTTGCTGCTGAAGGTGTGGTATCCCTGCACCGTCGCGACAAACAGTCTGGAGTATTACCGAATCGCTCGTCGCTACTCGCGACAGCCTCTGGAATTCAACGTGCACGACTTCGGCTACCGGAGCGACACGTCTGAGGAGTCAGCGGCAATCTCCGGCGCAGCGCATCTCATCGTGTTCCGCGGCAGCGACACGATCGTGGCCGAGCCGTTCATTGAGGAGTACTACAGCCTCCCAACGGAATCGCCGTGCATGATGTCTGTGCCCGCCTCCGAGCACTCTGTCATGTGCTCCTACGGTCGCGAGTTCGAGTTCGAGGCGTTCGAGCGGATGCTGGAGTTGTATCCGGACGGCTACGTTTCCATCGTCTCGGACACCTACTCGATCTGGCACGTCTGTACGAACATTCTGCCGCGGCTGAAGGACAAGATCCTTGCCCGTAACGGTCGGGTCATCATCCGTCCCGATAGCGGTTACCCGCCGGACATCATCTGCGGTGATGCCAAGGCTGAGCCAGGTACGCCGGAGGCCAAGGGTGTGCTGGTCCTGTTGGACGAGTTGTTCGGCAGCGAGCGGCTGGCCGACAGTCCGTACCGTATCTTGAATCCGAAGATCGGGCTGATCTACGGGGACGGGATGTACCATCAGCGGTACGAGGAGACGCTGATTCGCTCTGTCGGCTCTGGGTACGACGGATCGAATATCGTCATCGGAGCTGGTGGTCTGCTCCGGGCCGGCACGCGGGACACTCTGGGGATGGCGATCAAGGCCACGCAGATCACGCGGAACGGTCGCAACGTCAACATCTTCAAGGACCCGATCACCGACTCTGGCAAGAAGAGCCATGTTGGCCGGGTCGCTCTCCGCGCCGGGGTCACCTACGACTCGGCACCGCCCGACGCGCCCAGCGAACTCATGCCTGTTTTCCGAAACGGGCAGATCCTGCGGCGCTACACGTTCGACGAAGTGCGAAGGAACTTCCATGCTTCTGTCCAGTTTTAAGACGCTGACCTTCTCCGCCGGGGAGCAGCATGTTGTGCTGCAAGCCGGCATGGAGAACGACGGGTTTCTCCTGGCCGACATTCGATCCAGTTCCGCGCTGATGAATCTGCTCCTTGCGACAGACGTCCTCAAGCGGAACGGTATGCAGCCGAGGACTCTCGTTCTCCCTTATCTACCGTACGGCCGGCAGGATCGTGTGACTGACCCTGAGAAGCTGTCGCCGTTCTCGCTACGCGTGTTCGGCCGGCTGATCAACGAGCTCGGTTACTCCCGCGTGCGTACCTACGAGGCCCACAGTGCGGCAGCGTTCGCTGAGATCGACAATCTTGAGAACGTTTCGATGTGGCCCGAGGTCGACACTCTCCTGCAGCGCCTGGGCTGGCCAAGCGAAGATACGGTCATCCTGTTGCCGGATAAGGGAGCCTTCCTTCGCAGTCAGCAGGAAGCGGCGGTTCGTGTTCCCTCTTTTCACGTCTGGTACGGCGAGAAGTCGCGAGATCCGTCGACCGGATCTCTCGTCTACAAGGAGATCCGCGGCGTTGACGACAAGCCTGTTGATGCCACTGGTCTGCACGTCCTCGTTGTGGACGACATCTGCGATGGTGGAGCAACCTTCAAGATGCTTCATCCGCGGCTCGCCGGCGCCAGATCAACAGCCCTGTTTGTGGCCCACGGAATCTTCTCCAAAGGCCTCGACGCGCTGAGTATGTACGACACGGTCGCGACGACCGACACCTTCCAGCATCCCTCTCCGTGGCTCTGGAAGGTGCCTGTGATTGCGCGTCTCAGTCGACCGTAACTCGGACAGAAAATCGAAATAGTTCCAGGAAAATCGCCCAAAACCGGTCTTGTTGACAAATGAAACCGGATTTTGGAGACCACGTGGGCAACTTTCTCAACGCCCTAGGAGGCCACTTTGGACCGCCAAACGACCGTTTTGAAGCTCGTCTGCACCATTTGCGGAGCCGTTCGTAGCTTCGAAGCGCGCAACTTCAGTACAGCTGTACAGGAGGCTAGGCGCTCGAAGTGGGACATTTATCGAAAGGCCAAGCTGCACCTCTGTGCGGCTTGCCATGTCAAGAACTACCGGATCGATCGCGAGGGTCGAAGGATCGCGCGAACGGTTCCGGTCACCGTATAGGCCGAGCAGGGCACCGCGGCACATTCCCCATCCAGGGACGGTGCGGCCAGCCCTACCCCACACTTGGCCGTCCAGAGGCGTCACCTGCCGTGTGGTGAGTTGGCCGCTAGGCCCTCCGTTCTCTTGCCTCGAAAGAGCCATGACCAAACCGCGTAAACAAACAGCCTCGGAGACGGTGGAGGGCTTCGCAGATGTTGAGGCCAATCTGCGTGTGCTCGGCCATCCTGCCATCGCCGAAGGCGTCAAGCAGCTCTCGAACACCTACAACCGTGCCGAACAGGCCAGGAAGGAAGTTGATGCCGCGGTCAAAAGCGCAGAGCGACCCGAAGATTCCGACTAAGGATCCGGAGCTTGGAAGCGGTGACATCCAGGACCCAACAGAACCGGGGTGGTATACCTGCAAGATCTGGCAGCAGGACCACCTGGCCTGGATCACCGTCGACTTCTTCAATTTCTGGACCGGCGAGAAATGGCTCTTCCACATGGCCCCGTCAGCCATTGGACCGAAGATGCCGACCTTTGAAGAGCTGTCCGCGGGCGTCCCCGCGCAGTTCTTCGCTCATTTGCGATCACTCCCTGCTCTCCAGCGGGAAGAGGTGATGGGACAGCTCAGGCATGACTTCTGCGTTCATTGCGGAGATGAAACTCCTGCTGGACGCATGTGCCACTGTCTCAATGACGAGTGAGCACCGGATGTTCCGGTGCTCTGCTGGGCCGACCTCTCATTTCGAGAGGAGCCAAAACGTTTCTGAGGAGTTCGCCATGTGTGGAAATGAACCGCGTCACGGGTATCGGGGTCGTCGGGATGAGGGCGGCGTGGCCGTTGCTGACGAGAGCAAACTGCCCGTTGAAGAGGCCAGCGCCGATGAACCGACGCCGGGCGAGCCCACCGAGGCCGGCGCCGAGCAGTCCGATCCGCCCGCGGCCGGCGATGCCGACAGCGACCGTTAGTTCTGAGTAGGTCGTAAGACCTTAACTAGATGAGTTCGCACCGGCCCGGGAAACTGGGCCGGTGCTTTTGGGGAAACTCATGGCAGACGAAGAGGCTATAAGGGAAGAACTTCAGAACGTCGCGCGTGAGCTGACCGACGCGCTTACCCGAAAACATCCGAGCGTTCTGTTGATGACGATCGTGCTGCATACGGAATCCGGCTTCAGCTATCTGTCGACGAACGCACCGGACTCTGTTGCTATCGACATGCTTGACGCGGCCCGTCGAAATGTAGAGGCCGAACCGCCAGACGTTGACGACGATTGGCAGCAGAAACTGGGTGACTGATCTGCGGGCGTTTCAATACCCGCGGATTGAATGGAGAGAACATGAAACCGAAGTTTGCGAACGAGCAGAGATCAATGTCGGGCTGGCTTGAAGCAGCTCGGGACGACTTGCAGCGGATCGAGGATCTGCCCGATGTCGTTGTCAACATGCGAACCTTCCTCTCAAGCGGCAGCGATGGAAAGTGCCATGTCTGCTTGGCGGGAGCAATGCTCTACAGGCGATGTGATCCCGCGTCACTACCTATCGACTTCAACGCCTGGTCTTCGACGCTGCCTTCTGAGAGATGGCTTCTCGATATGGTCGACTCGCTTCGCGGCGGTGATTTGCGACACGCGATCGCCTGCGCAGACAACATTCCGGAGCTACTCGATCGCGAAACTCGTAATCGGGTGAGGACAGTCGTCAGGAGATTTGGCGAAGGTTTGTCTTTGGCGGAGATCCTCGGTCAACCCCGACCGCTGCCTGTTTATCCTGCACGTCAGTGGCAGTGGGCGAAGGGTGATACGACTTTCTACACGCAGATCAACCGGACGATCGAGATCTTGAAGATCGTGGGTCTCTGATGCGCACCGATCTGAAGAGTCCGTGCTCGCAGTGCCCGTTCAGGAGCGACATTCCCGTCTTCCTGACACTGGGCCGAGCGCGGGAGATCGTGGCTCACATGGATGGGGTGTTCCCGTGTCACAAGACCGTGGACAACGATGAAGGCGACGTGCCGAAAGTCTTTGCCCCGCCGCCGACCGCGCAGCATTGTGCTGGTCATCTGATCCTCCAGCTCAAGGAGGAGAACCTGGGCCAGATGGCCCGTATCTTCGCTCGAACTGGGTGGGACTACGAAGCGATGGACATGAACGCGCCCGTCTACGCGAGCCGTGAAGAGTTCATCGAAGCCCACATCCAGGAGCGCGTGAAAGCTCGCAAGAAAGGAAAGCGCCGTGGCCAAACGTAAGATCTACACCGCCGCATATCGGCCGTTCCTGTTCGGCAGTCCGCATACCCCGATTTCGATCGAGGTCAGTCTCGGACGCCCGAAGAAGTACAAGCACGGAGTCCAGCTTCATGTCGTCAATCTGCCGGGCGTTGACCGAACACTGATTGTCGAGCATGAGAGTGGAGGCATTGTCGGTAACGATCTGGACCAGGTCGTCAAGGATCTGGAAGCGACTGACCGCAAGACGGTTAGAAAGCAGATCGCCGACGCAATCGAGGAAGGAAAGCGGGCCACGCCGTACTCCTTGGCGGAGTTTGCCGCGGCCTACAACCAAGCAAAGGACAGGTGACATGGAGCTCACAGGGGAGAACGTTGACGCAGTCGCATTGGCGTGCCTGCTTGATAGGAAGGACTTGATCGACGGTGTCACGGCTCCGGAGTGGGCCAAGGTTGTCATCGGGCCAGTTCACAGGCTCGCGTTTCATCCCGAGAGGCTGGAGGAGCAACGCAAAAACGTGATCGCGATGCTCGACCAGCTCCCGGATCAATTCAAGGAAGGATGGAGCTTCCTCAACCTCGTCACTCGCAAGGATGGAGTCATGTGGACGGGGTTCCACATCCAGGCCGAAGGGCTGCTGTGCTTGGGCATGGCCCTCGGCTACGCCGCGTTCATGTCTGAGCGTGAGACCTGGCCCCTTCTTCCTGGAGGGATGCCGTACGTGATGATCAACACCGCCGGGATTCCGGCCCAGAAGGAGACTGAGACCGATTCTGTTCAACGGCAAGACCCTGAGCCAGGAGACGGTTCCGGAGCTGCTGACCCTGGTGGAGAAGGGGCTACAGAGCCTGGAGTACATGCTGGCCAACCCTCCAACAGTGGAGCAACTTGAGCCGGTCGACTTCACCGCTACGATGCACGTGATGTCCATCTTCGACGGGCTGCAACCGGCCCTGGACGAGGCGACAAAGGCTGCCTGGATCCGGTCCGATATCGCCAGTCGGTTTGCCGAGGTGCATAGTCGAACTCGGTTCATGATGCAGAACGTCTTCTTTGACGCCATGCTCAAGAACCGCGACGAAGTCGACAAAGCGGAGCCCGCCGAGTGAAGACACTCGCCGTCGATCTCGACACCGCAAAGCGGCTGTGGACGACTGGGGTAGGAGCGATCCTGTCCCAGTCCATCCCGATGGACCCGCAGCCGACGCCAGACCCTAAGCACCGGAGTGTGGATCCGCCTCATCGTGGTGAGCCAAACTGGACTTGGTGGGGAGGGAACCATACTCAAAACGTTTACCACTCGGCGAAGCCACTCTATAAGTCGGGTGAGAAGATCCTCCTGCTCGAAGAGTTCGGCTTCAGCCGATTCAAGTTCGTCGAGTTCAAGGGCGGGGAGGCCACGGTTAGACTCCGTGTCCAGTACCGAGCTTCAACTCGTGAGAACATTCCTGTCTACCACTGGGAGTCTGCTAAGGACATGGCGCCGCTGATCGCGCGGATGCTGATGTCGGTGGATTCCTGTGAGCCAATGGCGACGGCGGGGAAGTGGATCTGGCTCGTCACGGGCCATCTGATCGAGTACCCGGCGCCGCTCGAATCGAAGTCCTGATAGCTACAAGAAAGGAACCTGGCCGCGGGATCTCCCGCGGCCCTCGTACACATGCAGACAGCTCAATATGGCAAGGGGATGAAGCCCCAAGGAACGGCGCCGGCAATCGTCTTGTGCCGGCCCAAGTACGCCCACAACGTCGGGGCTGCGGTGCGTGCTGCAGCCTGCTTTGGTGTGAACCAGGTTTGGTTCACTGGGGACCGTGTCAGCCTGGACCCCGCCAAGGGCCAGCGGCTGCCGCGAGAAGAGCGTATGAAGGGCTACAAGAGCGTGGAGCTTCGGCAACACGATTATCCCTTCGAGCAGTTTCCAGGGGCCACACCGGTCGCTGTGGAGCTCAGACAGGGCAGCGAGCTGCTGACCTCGTTCGAGCATCCGGAGAATCCGGTCTACGTGTTCGGCCCGGAGGATGGAAGCCTCGACAAGGTCGAAACTAGGCACTGTCACCGCTTTGTCGTGATCCCCACGCGGCACTGTACGAACCTGGCCGCGGCAGTGTATCTTCTGCTCTACGACCGCTTGCTGAAGCGGCATCAGGCAGGCATTGAAGAGGTCTGGGACATGGATCAGATCCTGGCTGAACCTCGGGGATGGATGCTGCCTGAAACTGATGGCCTTGTTGTCTAGGAGGGATCTTGCCCACCGTCAGACCGCTGAGAAATTCTCTCACCGAGAAGACCTTTCGTCGGCTTCTGTTTGCGCCCAAGGGCTCAACAGAGAAGACGCAAATCAGCTTCGTCGTCCAGGTCTCGTTCGAGCATCTCATGAGTCAAGAGATCTCGGGTGAGGCCCTGGCCGATGAGTACTGCAGCTACGGCGCTTCCTATCTGATGGAGCTGGAGTACCGCATTGTTGGCATGGACGAGCGGAAGCAACTCGTGCTCATCGAGATCACCGGAGACGCCACGGAGATTCTCAAAGCGTACCAGGAACAGGAGGCAGCAGATGAAGACGCTCGGCGACTGGCGAAGAGCCACGGCGAGTCTCCCAGACAGCGTAAGGCTGGTCGTGCCCGCGGACGACCACGCGTATAGACCGGTCTACGACATGTCATCAGCGACAGCTTTGGAGCTGCCAGATGGCAGCCTTGGTCAGGCACCAGATCCGGAGGATCTCAAGCCTGAAGATTTCGAAGAGGGCGAAGCCCTGGTTGAGGTCTTCGTCATTCAGTAGGTGAGCCGCTTCCTCATGGAAGTTTGCCGGGAAAGCCGACAGCCGTAACGAACAGGGAGCCAGTAACGAGTGGTAACCAGCCGGGTCCAACCGACCAGATTTGCCGGTAGTGCATTGCTCGACATACCGAGTTGAGGCTGCCAAGCCATATTCTCAGAAACAACAGTCAGCAGAGGCCCTGATCATCAACCTCTGCGAACAGGCCCACGGCTAGGGCCAAGCGCGAACCAGGCCGAGAGCGCTAGCCGCCTCGGTACACTCGCGGAACGCTGCGAAAGCATTTGGGATTCCGGGCAACGTGCCCACAGCCCCAGTATCACCTACGTCGTCAACCGAAGGCGGGTGCCGGCCATAGTGGAAACATTCGCCGCCCAGGAGTTGGACAAAGCCGTACCCGAACCGGCTATACAATGTGCCGCAAAGAGAAAGAGATGCTGGTATGACGCATCCCCGGATCAACGCCGAAGTGCTCGCCGAGATTCAACAGGCTTGCAGCCAGGTCATCAACATCGCCAAGCGTGAATTCTATAAGCGAGGCATTGATGTTGAGCTACTTCCTGAGATCGTACAAGGCGCTTTGCAGGAGCTCATCGACGATGCTGGATACCCGCTTGTTGTCGTGGCTCATCTCAATCCGCAGCAGCAGATCGCGGTCAGCCTTGCTTTTGACAGTAAGCACCTCGGAGGAGCTGATCCTCGTGAGGTTGTAAACGCGGCAGCAGTGCCGGGTGAGTTCTCCCCCAAAGCATGGGACATGATCCCCATGTCTGGCCTCCCGAATGTGTCTGCTGCCAGCAAGGGAGTGGTTCGTTTGTTTGATCGCGAGAGCCTTGAAGAAGCTATGGCCTTCGGGCATGGCATTCTTGTCGTCGGCGCTGATGCGGCTTTGCTCGCCTACGTTGACGACGACGGCAAGTATCGCTGTGACATCAGCAGCCCGAGTATCAAAGCTGACATTCAGACGATGGCCAATCTTGTCGAGCTGAACGCGTGGCTCGATGAGCAATGGCCGCGACTGGGTGAAATTCCCCTCAAGGAACTGTGATGGTCGTCCTCAACGTGGACTTCGTGGAAGCCTTGGTCAGAACCTACAGGGCCGGGTTCTTTCCGCACGCAGAGCCCATCCGCGGCCCTGTCGAGAAGCACTGGCCTAAGTGGACTCAGGATGAGAAGTACGACCACATAGCCTATCTGGCGGAGCGGATCAGTCTGTACGGCAGGCAGGACCGGTACGCTGGAATGTGTGCCACCCTGGCGAGTCTGCAGAACTACCTGATCGTCCTTGGCCATATCACGGTCGAGGAAGCTCAGGCTCACATCTCGCCGCCTCCCTCCGGCCCTGAGCCGGATTCAATACCCGCGCATTGAAAGGACAGCATGTCCGCGGACGTCTTTGTCCATGCTCTCTTCGGCGTCCAGGTGCCGCAGGAGTTCTACACTCGCATACATCTCCTGGAAGCTAAGCGTCTGCAGGAAGCGGAAGGCGCGGACGACGAAGAGTTCGATGATGAGGAACTCGACGACGAAGAGGACGACTACGAGCCTGAGTGGTTTGCTGCGGAGAAGCTGACCCTCAAGCAAGAGATCCTGGCCAAGCTCAACATTCGAGCCGATCTCGAACCGGAACTCGGTCTTCTCTACAGTGGCTCAGAAGACGCCCGCGTAGGGCGTTGCCAAGTAGCTCCCGAGGAATGGTTCATCGGGATCGGATACATCAACATGGTGTCAGCGTCGGTAGCCGTTCGCCTTGCATTGATTGCTGCTGGCGCAGAGTGGTTCTCCTGGGCGGAGGGATGATGGACCGCAGAGAGTTTCTCAAGACCACGCTGGCAGCCCTCGTGCTGCCGAGCATCCCTGTTGCCGGTGCTGTCGAGAAAGACATCAGGCCCTATCGGCTTGCTGAGCTGTCGGACGCACAACTGCAGCGTCTCATCTACATCTTCGACGACCTGGTGAAAACAAGCCGGATTCGTACGATCATGCTCGGCACAGTGGGCAGCCACGCTAACAGCCCAGACTATGTCGAAGCTCGCCGACGAGAGGTCGTCTACGACCAGAATCTGTTTGCTCTTCGGGCCGAGCGCATACGTCGAGGCCCGGTCCGTGCAGACTCAAAACAAATGCTCGATCAGCTGCACGCAATCTACGAGGAAAAGGCTCGTGAGAACGGGCTGCTCAGACAGGATCCCTGATGACGTTTCTCAAATGCCCCAGCTGTGGCTCGACTCAGGACGCTCCCTACGCTCCTGGAGACGACTGCCTCTGCGGCGATAAATACCAGGAGCAGCTGGCGCCCAACCCTGGGACCAAAGAAGCGATCGCGGCTGGCTGCCAGTGCCCTGCGATCGACAACTGCTACGGCCGCGGCTATCGCGAGCGGCCTGGCGAGTTCATCTACGTCTATGGCTGTCCTGTTCATCCAGGGAAGGTGACGAAGGAAGAGGTGGAGGCGGCTGAGGCCCTTCTGACCGAAACCTTCGGCAAGCCGCCGGAGAAGGAGTTCACCGTAGAAGAGTTGCGGACGTTTGTGTTCCAGCTCTTCGAGTTGCCTTGGGTGACCCGCCACAGGATGGCAGAGAAACTCGGCCTGACGAAGCCTGGGGATGATCACTCCGAGACCAAGATCCAGTGTGAGGCCTACTTGGAGCGGGCTGACGCTGTAGGAAAGCGGGCCTCGCTGATCGAGGCGACCGCTAAGGCCCACAAGGAATTCAAAGAGCGGAGGTGAGTGTGGCGAAGAAGAAAACGTCATCTGGACCGATTGATCTTTCACTCGAAAAGCTGTCGAGTGGCCCAAAGGCGACGATCTGGCGAGACGCAACAAACTCGATCATCGCCAAATGCTCAGGTACGGAATTCAGCGACGCCACTGAGCAGATCACAACCGAACGCTTGATTGCTTGCTGGAACGCCTGCCGCGGGATTTCGACAGTCCAGCTCAAGACTGGTGCACTCAAGAAGGTGGTCAACGCGGCCCGTGCTCAGCTGCTGGATTTGCAGGATACTGGCGAGGACAGGAACGATGAGACTGGCGAGGAGTACAGCGCTACCAAGTCTCTACGTCGCATCCTGGCCCCTTTCAAAGCATGGTTCTGACCCACCCCTTTCAAAGCATGGTTCTGACACACCTCTTCCCCGAGGACTTTCGTCTCTCCCGAGACGCCCTTGCGACTGCAGCCCTAGCGGTAATGCAGCACGAGGAGTTCCACCAGCGACAGAGGAACTACGATATGCAGGGCTGGTGGAAGAATCGCCGCCTGCAGCTGACTGACCTGTATCGGAGGAAGTCGCCATGAGCCTCGGTTACATTGTGCGATGCACGCAGCTGGTGCCGACGCAAAAGCTCGACGCTGACGATCGTGTGGACCTGCCAGCCGGCCTCGACGGAAAGCTGTCCTATCGGGACTACGAGGTCCCCGCCGGCCGCGACGAAACAGAGGATGATGCTCTGGATTGGTTTCACGAAACTGTGCCGATACGGAATCTGGAAGATTTCGATGTCAGCGCCCACGAGAACGAAACGCCATGAACAGACGCGACGCTCTACGAACTATGGCTGCCACGGCCCTGTCGACCTTTGTCGTCAGCAGGGTGCCGGCGGCTGCACCTGTCTACGGACGCAGCCATGCCGAGGTATTCAGGGAGCTGCACTACATCTGCCAGAAGTACATGCCGCGTCTGGTCGATATCACCGCCGCTCACGAGTTCCTCACTGGCCAGAAGTACGCCCTGCGAGGGATCCGCATTACGTTCCCACAGCGCAACTGGCCGACTCTCACGTTGGCTCTGCATTCTGGCGATCGTATTGCGCCTCACTGCCTCTGGTTTCAGGAACCCGATCCCGAAACCTGTAGAGAACTGTTGCGGAGATACAACGCGTTGTCCCTGGAGTATCTCTTCCACATGTGGTGCTCGGTTCTGGGCGGTGAGCTACATGCTCTCGGCTTGCACTACGAGTCTGTCTACGCGGACGAGCTCCCGTGAGCTACAAGGACCAGCTACGCGAACGCCTCCAGGGCTTCATTGGCAAGCCTCTGACACCAGAGACCCACGCGAAGTTCCTGCAGGCGTTCAAGGCTGTCGCTGAGGAGGTGTACGGCCCGCCAGAGATCAACGTAGAGGTGACGAGCGACCCGAACGGGGACTGGATGCCCGTCCGGATCAACATCACCTTCCCAGAATGGATGATGCCCAATGAAAGTTGAATGGCAAGCCGACGACATCAAGCCTGGGCGCCGCTATGGAAAGCCAGATACGAAAGAACGCTGGCTGATCGGCTACGTGGCAGGCACGGAGTGTCTGGAAACGCCGTCGAAACGCTATGTGTCGATCTCGCTGTCCGATGGGATGGTGACTCAGTCTCTTACGGCAGCCGATATGGCTGCCGTTCTCAACAAGTATGGCTACCAGCCCGAGGAACTTCTTCCACCAGCCTGAAAGGAGCCGCTTTGCCGCTCTATCGTGTTCCCGTCATCACAACTGAGATGCACGGGTGCGACTACACCGTGGAAGCCGACTCACTTGAGGCGGCAATCCAGAAGGCCCTGGCCGGCGACACCAAGGATGAGGAGTACACGACCGTCATGGGCGTGATGAGTAGGAAGCTCGATCCGGAGGACCAGGCTCACGAAATCAACCCTGGGAGTTCCGATGACTGACCCCATTACGGTCCTGATGGTGTATCCCAAACTCCAGAAGGACCAGGACTACACGAACGCGGTCCCGGCGAACTTCTCTGGGACTGTCATCTTCACAGCGTCGGATCCGCAGGACGCTGAGCGCCTCGTGGCGTGCTGGAATGCCTGCAGAGACATCTCGTTGGAGGATCTCAAGGCGGGTGTGGTTTCACGCCGCGACCTGGAGACCGACAGCGTCGAAGCAACGATTGAACGCCTGACGGACAGGAGGATCTACAACCCGGTCAACGGACACGAGTTCAGGATCCGCTTGTTCGACAATGTGTTCGAGACGCATCTGAGCAGGCCGGGCCGACCTGGTCTCGGCGAGGATTTCGCTCGCGACGAATACGAGGACGTGGCGAAAGCGCTCACAAAGGGGCTGCAGCTGACCGATCTCACGACTGGGCTGAAGAGCTGCAGCATTTCTGCCCTTCTGTAAGGGAGTGGGCGCCCCGCGCCGGAGCCTGCCAGAGAGCTCCGGCCTTGGATGCTCACTTCTACCCACGGGAGGCTCTATGAACGTCACCAAGGCCCAAAGCCAGCACCGGATCTCTAAGTTCGAGACCGGGAACCTCATTCTGAAGAACTGGAATCCCTACCGGGAGCAGGTTCTGGACTTTCTCCAGGAGCGGGATGCTCCGCCAGGCTCTTATTCGGTGCGGATCTCGCGGCGAGTGAAGTCGGGCCTCCCACCAGGGGAAGTGAGGCTGCGCCCGTACCAACGAAACGCCATCATTGTCCTGCTCAGGCCGGATGGAATGGACAACGGCGGAATCTATGAAGCCCTGATCATCGGGGACTTCAAGGAATGGGACGCCCGAGACATCCACATGCACTTCGAGCGGTACGACGACAAACTTCTGCCACCGAACGAGGAACCAGAGACGCTGGAGGCAGCTACCCCAGAGCCTGAGCCACCAAAGCTGTCCCTGTCGGAGAAACTCGCCCGATTGGAGACGATTGCGAGCCGAGCCCAAGTGCGAAAAGAGAAGCTGACACGCATTGACGCCCTCATTGCGCAGAAGAATGCTGCAGTGAACACGATCAAGGATGAGATTGCTGCGCTGGAAACAGAGCAGTACGCGGTCATGGAGGAAGACTCGAACGATACGGAATGCCAGAACGCGATTGCGGATCTACAAGCCCTGGAGAGATTGCTGGGGCCGTGAGAGGAGGTGATGCGAAGTGACGTGGGGAGAATTGGAACGTGAAGCCCGCCAACAACGAGAGATCAGGCGGATTACGGGCGAAAGAACTCCTGAGAGAGAAATGCGAAACCAGGGATGCGTCTGAAGACAACGCAGGAAGGAGTGAATGTGTACTACGAGGTGAGCAAACACACGTGGTACGGCGATATCTGCCCGTATCCACAGAAGACGTGCAAAACACGGTTTCTGATGCTGGCGTGGATTATTGCCTACTTCTGGTCACGGGAGCACGATGCGGCCCTTGTTCGCTGGCGTAGTGTGAAACGCCGAATTTGACCATCCCGTGCGATTGCGCCCCTCTGGGCGGAGCGTGGGAGAGTGATGCAAAATGGCGCGGGGAGGGTGAATGAGTCAGGCAACCCCGACACTCATTCACCTTTTCCGGGCCAGGGCTGATTCCAATACACGAGGACAACGAACATGGGTGACGGACCAGGAAGTGCCGGTTCCGCGTTTGATCGGGAGCCGCGGAAACCGGCGCCCAGCGAGCAGACGAGCAAAGAAACAGAGGACGCCCGCCTTGCGCTGGGATACGTCAGAGCTTTGCTGGGTGGCCTGTTTGTCAAGCAGCTGAATAGCTCGTGGGCGGATGCGGATGTGGACAAATGGCTGAACCGGCTCTGGGAACACGCCTCTGAGGGGCTGGCACTCCCTGTGCTCATAGGGCCGATCTTCGGGGTTTACGAGATTCCAGAACTCCTGCTGGCCGGCCAAACGGAGTCTCCGATCCTCTGGTACGCGGACAATACCTCCGTGGTGAACTCGACCAAGACCCTTCGCATGCGGCAGGTCGAGACGGTGATTCTGGGCCAGGTCTTCAAGCACAAAGAATGGCGGATTGAGAGCGTGGTCGATCGCGACGAGGATCTGCGTGTCGTGTCCGCCTACGCATTCCCTTACAAGCGTCTCAGAAAGGAAGTCACCGGATCATGAGCGCAACCGAAGAAACGAACCCGGCGCATAGACAACGGATGGAAGAAGCGGCCAAGGGTCTGGAGATTGTGGCTTGGCTGGTCGCGGCTGTCGGAGTTCGCCAGTCGCGTCGAGGGACGGCGGATATCGACAAAGCGTTGAAAGCTCTGTGGGATCACGCGGAATTAGGACGGGCTCTGCCGGTTCTGCGCGGTGCGATCTTCGGAACAACACAGCGCGACACCGGCGAGGAGCCGTATCCGTACCTCAGACGGCAGGTGATCAAATCGGTCACTAACTCCACTCAGTCGATCCGGATCGTGGAATTCGAGGAGCACACCGACGATCCAGATGCGGCGCCCGAGCGGCGCTGGCACATCGAGTGGATCGAGATGCAGCCGAATGTCTTGAAGACGGTCAAGTCGCACGTCTTCCCGTACCGTGTTGCCGGCGACTACTGACCCAGGAAACCTGATGCACTGCAAACGCTGCAACCGAAACAACCCGCACTGCCCGGCTCGCTTTCCCGTTCCGCTTCGCTACGTCTGCCTGCACTGCGACCGGGAGCGGTGGGGCTGGAGCTGGTACGAGTGGGTGCTGCTGTTCTTCTTCGCTCTCTTTGCCATCGGTATCTGGAGTTGAAAAGACGCTGTGAAAAGACCAACTGACATACCGAAGCTGCCAAACATCTTCAGCAACTGCCCGCACTACGAACTCCGTAAGATGGCAGGCGATCTCCCCATGTTCGACGCCGGCCTGGCGGAGGACGTTTTGGCCCGCGCCGGACAGCACAGCGAAGGCCCATTGCAGAAGAGCTTCATCGAAAAGTGCCGGGGTCTCGTTGCTGTGCGGCTGCGGCAGCACATCTACGGTCTACCGGTCGATGCCTTTGCGGCTAGCGCTCAGAGCGGGGCCTACCACGTTCAGGCCTTCCTCCGAGATCTCAACAGAAAGGACAAGTTTGGCGTGTCAAACGCATCCCGTCATACGACTTTCACGCCGCTCGCAGACGCCGAGGAACTCCTTGGCAAGGTCAAGGCGTTCCCGATCGGCGAAAAGCGGCGGGTTCAAACTGCGTACTTCTACTTTCACGGCGCGGCGGAGCAGCCGAACACCGTACTGGCTGGTGCCGAAGTTATCGCCATGTTTGGCCCGCCCGCCGACATCAAGTTCGGTCAGCTCCTGTTTACGATTGGGCTCGATGCCGGAAGTGCTGCTCGATTCGTATCGACGGTAGACCAGCTCTACGCTCGCTACCTCACTTTTACGAATCCAGGCGATGGCGACCTCGTCAGCCTCACGACTACGCCGCATCTGTGGGCCAATCGGTTCAATGAGTTGGAAGTCGAGTTTTCGATGTGCTGGTGCTGTCGGTTTGTGCCGCGCATCACGCCTGCGCAGGAGGCAGCCGTCGCCCTGTTTCTCGAAGCTGAGGTCTGAGTAGTGTCTGATACTGAAAATGCTAATGACGAGCCAGAGCCGGAAGTCCTCTCGCCCGAGATGACGAAGCCAGACTGGTCAAAACCGTGCAGTGTCTGTGGAAGTGTGCCGACGCTTCCTGCAACGGGCATGTGCGGTCCCTGCTCCTTCGGCGACGCCAGCACTGCCGGTGGAAACTGGTAGATCCGACTTACCAACTCCAATACCCGAGGAGAATCCCGTGACGGATGAGCAGTACGAAATGCTCCACAAGGAGGCTGTTCGCCTCCATCGCAACGCAGCCGGCGTCGACCTGGATCAATCCAAGGATCTGACGGCGCTGTACTTCCTGCTGGCGAGCTCGATTGAGCCTTGCCCACGCATCTACCTGGTCACTCCGCAGGTGCTGGCGATTACCGGGGAACCCAGTGATCTGCAGCACGGCTACCTCTCGCAGTCGGCCGCTGTCGGTCAGCCGGATCAGACTTACCTCGCCCTGCGTGAGATCTACAAGCGCTTCACACTGGCCGGCGACCCTGGCGAGAAGAGCGGCCTTGTGGGTCTGGCCTGCCTGCCGCGGATCCGCGTGACCCGGGCCAGCCCAGAAACGATGGATCTGGGCTTCTCGTGGGGCTGGCGATTCCGCCCTGTGCCGACGCCGCAGCAGCTGGAGTCGATCGCGGCCTACCCGCATCCGGACCACACTGGCTGAAATTCCCAATTCCCGATCCCCAATTCCAATACCCGCGCATTGAACACAATGACCACTACGAGATTCGGAATCGACGAGGCCCAGTCGAGAATGGGCGGTATCATCCTGCTGCAGTTCGCCATGAAGCTCCTGATGGAGCAGCTTGGAAAGCTCATGCTGGAGCCAGTCGGGACCAAGCAGCCCGTCGAGCACTTCTGGTTCGTCACCAAGTACGTCAACGGTGCGCCGTACCCGAGGGTCCACAGCGTCATGCCGATCGTCATGGCGACCAGCAGCGCCCCAGGAAACATCAAGAAGCGGGTGGCCTTCTACACCGCAGTGCTTCTTTCCAACTCGGTCGAACTGGCGATGGAGACGGCGGTCGGCGACTTCATCCGCGAGAACCTGATCTCGGACGGTCAGCGATTCTTGACCATGCCTACGATCGAGGCAGAGCGACAGGAGGCTGGAGCAATCCGCCTCACCTTCACGTGGTACTATCGCGACTACGTGGACCCGTCCAACGATCAGCTACGGGCGGTGGGGCTGCCGGACAATCCCCAGATGCCGGCTCGGCCGGAGGACATCGTTCCAGCCCAGGCGCCTCACCTCTCAGATGCCGAGTTGGCTGCCATGAACCTCGTTCGAACACCACACGGCGACATCGTGGACAAGAAGGCGTTCGATGCCGATCCCGACTCGTTCACGCCGCAGAACTGACGTGGGCGGTCCGCCATTCCGGATTCGCTTCGACAGCCTGCCGGCTGACATGCAGGTGCTGCTCACCGACCTGGTCAGACGAGGATTTCGGCCTGACCAGGTCATTCAGGTGTGGCTCCGCCCCATCTCAGACCACTGGGACGAGTGGGACGATCTGTGCAACGACGACCGCAGCAGCGGCGCCTGCTGGTCCAGTGAGGACTACAAGAAAGCTGCGGAGTACGTGGTTGCGATGGCTCGTGGCTGCCAGTTCCCGCCGCTGATCATCGACTGCCTGCGTGGCCTGCTGCGAGACGGCTACCATCGCCTCTACGCTCTGAAGGCTCTCGGGGTCACGCACTATCCGATGATCCCGCTCAACCAGTTCAACCCGGGAGATTGTGATGGCTAAAAAGAAGCCACGGAAGACCATCGAATACTCCCGCCTCAAACGGCTGGAGTTCACCAACAGCAAGGACCTGCCGCAGGTAGTTGTCGCCGGAGGCAAACGCCTCCGTTGGGTCGGCATCGGCTGGGTCGATGAGGGCGAGCCGAAAGGCAACGAGACCCTCGTCGTGGAGGACAAGAGTGGCTGACGACTCAACGCCCCTATCCAAGCTCCCGAGGATCTCCGCGAGGAGTTTCACGGTCACACGGATGGTCGCACACCAGCGAATTCCGATCCTGATGCAGATGCGGAACGGGGAGCTGTTCACCTACACGCGGACCCCGTACGCCAATTCCGCATACCGAGACTACATCATCATCGGCTGGAATCCGCTGACCGGACATCGACTCAACCGGCCAGGTTGCTTCGGCGTCATGTTCGCAGACAGCCACGGCAAAAAGGTCTGGGAGCACGGGTATCTCGTTCCCGATGCACTGCCCGACGAGGAAGTTCGCTTCCACAAATCCCTTCTAACCCGATCTGAGGAGTAATCATGCGAAAGGGTCGTTTGCGAAGGTTGATGAAGTACCTGCTGGAATCTCCGCCCGAGAAGTTCAACTACAAGATCTACTTCGGGCGCTCGATAGCCGAGCGGAAGTTCCAGGCGAAGAAAGGCACGAAGGGTGCAGTCTACAACTGCGGGACAACTGCGTGTGTTGCTGGGCACGCGTGCATTTTGTTTGATCTGCACGGTGACGACATCCACGCCCGCCAACGTGGAGTGTTTGATGCAGCGGCCGCGCATCTTGGATTGAACGGGCAGCTCGCGTCCTTTCTGTTCCTGATGCAGGCCGGCTGTGCAAATCGGAACGCGGCCGTTGCCCGGATTAAGTGGTTGCTTCGCCACGGAACCTCAGAAGGTTATGACCTCACCGCGGAACCGAAGACCTGCAGATATCGGCTTCCAGAGTCTGACCGCCATGTCGACATGGCGGTCGTGTACCGCCAGCACAAGGTCGTCTGAGGAGAATCGACGTGAAGAAGATCGAAGCGGTCATCCGCCACTACAAGCTGTCGGATGTCCAGCAAGCACTTCTCGAAGCCGGCATCCACGCGATGACGGTGACCGAGGCTCGTGGAATCGGTCGGAAGCAAAACCCGAAGGACTTTTGCGCCGACTTCCTGCCGAAGCTGAAGCTCGACATCGTGGTCCTGGACAGCGAGGTCGACGCGGCCGTCGCAGCGATCGCAAAGGCCAGGACCGGTAAGACTGGAGACGGACTCATCTGGGTGAGCAACCTGGAAGAGGCGATCCGTATCCGGACCGGCGAAACAGGAGAGACGGCAGTCCGACCCTAATGAAAGGAGGGCCACGTGGCCCTGGCAACTAAATTGCTGGCTCGGGTAGCGGAGGCCTGCGCCGGCGCCGACCTGATCAGAGAGGTCGTCAAAGAACTGTCCCCACCTACGACCTACGCTTCAGAGCGTGCCAGACTCGCATTCCACCTGCGAGAACTGTTCGAACGGATGGGGACCGTGCAGTACGACATCATGCAGATGTTCGACGACCGGTGGGAAGACGATCTCGCCGTACAGCAGTTCCGACCGCAGTATGACGATCTTTCCGATGCCCACCAGGCGATCCAGATCGTGCGGCGGGTGGCTGGAGTTCTGGCTGAAAGTATGAGTCACCCCGGGGCAGACGGTTGGACGAAAGTCCAGGTCAGCACTGAGCAGTGGAACGCGTTGGCGTCCGCCGCGAAAAAGTTCATCGAGCGGACTCGGCTTGAACCGATTCCTGCTCCCGAGAAGCCATCATGACAACGCCCACGAACGACCAACGGGCTGACTGGGCGCAGGAAGCGCTCGAAACATTCGTGAAAGCCTGCGGGGATCACCCCTCAGTGCTGACCGCGGATCCCATGAGTGCCATCACGGATCTGATGGTCGACTTGTGCCACCTCGCTCATCGTAACGGTGAGTTTTCGATCCATACGCTGCTGTTCTCAGTCGAGGAGAACTACGCCGAAGAGATCGGGGAGGAGTTGCAAGAGCTGGAAGCGGACCTGGAAGAACTCGACGAAACCGAGGAAGACGATGACGCTGACGAGAACTGATTCCCGTGAAAAGCTGGTGGCTGCCTCTGGCGGGCTGGAGGTGGAGTACCCGCCGCTGGTCGCGTTCATCTACCACCTGATGCGGGACCACGTCACACCCGGAGTGATGGAGGCCGTGCTGCTGGAAACTCCGAACGCGCTTCACCGACTGTGCAACGGTTGGCTCGCCCAGCACGCCGAGCACCTCGTGAACCAGCTGACCTCGCCGGCGTTCGCATCGCCGCAGGAGAGGTCCACGCGATTCCAGGTCGCTTTCTGGGACAAGGTCGACGTCAAGGACCGACGTGTCGAGGGGCCATTCTCAACGGTCCGCTTCGCGAACAATGATCTGCCGGGCATGCGATCCGGCGGCGGTACGTTCCAACCGATCGCCCGTCTCCAGAAGGAGAACCAGTGGTGGATCTTCAACTCGAATGACGACTCCTACTACGATCACGTGCAGATCGAGGAGTACGTCGAGACGAAGCCCATCATCTCGGGAGGAGCGTCCGGGTGAGGACATTCTTCGTACGCCTGTGGCTTCTCGGCGAGGACGGGATCGAGGTTGAGACCTGGGCACACGAGCTCGTTCCAACCAGTGGCTCAGTGATCCCTCTGGCGACGTGGGCCAAGGAGGTCATCGAGCTCACCTACGATGATGCTGAGCTACGCGATCTGTTCAAGCTGCCGGCCGAAGGCAACTACCAGGTGCTGACAGTAGGCACGCTCAAGAGCGTCCGCTCTGACTACGATGGCACGTGGGAAGACGAGGTCGAGTTCAACGCACCTGAGGTCTTGTTCGCGGCCGTTCCCGACGAGTACCTGCGGCAACGTGATGGATGGGAGGATGATAATGCTGTTCGGAAACCTGAGAGCGCTCAGCCGGATCCACCCGCCCAAGCCTGAGCGGCACGGCCCGTCCCGCGTTGGGATGCCGGCCTATCGCTATCTGCAGGAGTTCGGTCACCAGGTGTGGCACGCCTTCGGGCATCCGCCGTACCTGGTTGGCTCCGCGCTCCACACTCGGGACTGGCGAGATGTTGACGTGCGGCTGATGCTGCCCGACAACGAATACCAGGCCCTGTTCGGTGACGTGCGTCACCAAGGCCTGAACGGTAAGCTAGCGGCGTTCAACATGGCCTTCAGTGAGCTGGGTCACAAGATGACCGGCCTGCCGATCGACTTCCAGATCCAGCAGTCGACCGACGCAAATCGCGTCTTCCAGGAGCCGAGGGAAGCTCTCGGCGTCGTAGAACTTCGACACGCGAGATGAGCATGACTTTTCAGATGCCTGTCGAGGTCGTTGGCGTAGAGCTCCGCGGTCCACACGACGAGCTGTTTGTGGACGGTGCTAATCCGCCGCCAGCCGGAACGCAGGTCACCTTCAAAGGTCTGCTCGGCGAGACTGTCAACGCCATCGTGGATCCGAGTCAGAAGAGCGTCACCGGCACGCATCTGCTGGGGTCGCTCGGCTTCTGTCCAGCCCGACAGTGTTGGGTTGTCACGTGCATCTACAGCCGTGCGGCCCTTGATCGCGTCAACTTCGCTTAGGGAGACCATGACCACCCAGCCGATAGGATTGCCTATGAGAACCAAACGCCACGGCAAGTCTCAGGTTGAGGTCAAGCGCGAGCAGACCTTCATCCGCACCATCTGTGGGATCCTTCAGAAGCACGGCGCCGAGCCGGCACTCACCGAGGATCCCACGCAATACACCATCGACACCCAGGCCGGCGAGCTGAAGGTTCACGTCTACGGGAACTGGATCGCCTGTCGGTTCGATGATGTCGAGAAAGCCAAGCGGCTTCTGCCGCACTACCCGAAGGATCCCGGGGCTCGCCTGAACGGGTTCTCTGGGAAGTGGAATTTCCACTACCAGATCACCAACCTGGACATCATCCAGATCGCAGGCGAGGACTTCGAAGCCAACCTCCGCCAGATTCTGTGAGGAGTTGATGAGGTACACCCTCTGCCTGTACAAGACCGAGCCCGAGACGCAGCAGTTTCCTAACGAGAGGTCGGCGGTCGCCGCGGCACGGAAGACCTACCCGAACTGCGTTCTTGGTTCCCACTGGATGCAGTCTGGCCTCGGCCGCTCTCGGCGATTCCTGTGGGAGAGCGAAGCATCCCGGCGGGCGGATCCCGGCCACAAGGCTGTCGGCTATCTGCTCCGCACACACATTCTCCAAGGAACACCCATGAAATCGCCTCTGACCGAAACGCCGATTCTGCCCGTCGTTCTGGGCGTCCGCGTGATCGCCTTCCTGGCGGTGATCGCCTACCACGCCGTTAGGGGAAACCACAAAGAGCCCCGCGAGATTGCCCGAGAGGCCTTGGACGTTGCCGAGGCCCTCCTCAAGAAAGAGAAACCATGACGATTCGTGAAGCTGCCGCTGAGGAACTCCGCACGTACGGCATAACGCCGGCGGAGATCCAGGTCATCTTCGACTCCGCCATTACGATGGACGGCTTCCAGCGCAAGGAGGAAAACAGAGACGAAGCCAATCAGGTTCTGGACATGGACCAGGCCGAACTGGACCCGTCGACTGTTGCGGCTGTGCTGCAGTCGACCAAGGCTCTGGCTGTCCACCACTTCACAGCAACGAACCCGCTGCATCCCGCGCTGCGCAGGCTGACGGCGAAGAGCCCGTACGACGTGGCGCCGGTCCAGTTCCGTAAGGTCGCTGCCGGCCTCTACGTGACGAGGGTCGTCCCCTGGGATTCGCCCCAGGAAACCGCCATCGCCTACGTGTTCTATCGGCTGCATCCCAGCAACTACATCCACTACCACCGTGCGGTCGGTAGCTTGACGCTGGTCCAGGCCGTCACCGAAGCAGTTCGCACGATGCTCGCCGGGGAGATGACCGAGCACGGCCTCCACTGGTCGTCGCTCGACGCGTATCTCGCCTACCACGGAGAGATGCCGCCCTTCCTGCGCTCGCCCGTTACGCCCGAGATGATCGAGGTCGAGCGGCAGAAGCTGAAGAACCGTCCGTATGAGGATCTGAGCTATTCCCAGCGGGTGTGGCTCGATACCGGCGATCGGATCCACGTCCCCGAAGACCCCGCGCCTGAGGCCCCTGATGCCAACCGTGGAATTTCCCGACCTGAAGCTGATGCTGGAGATGGAGTTCTCTCGGGTGGTGCGGTCCCTGGAGACTCCGGGGAAGAAGAAAGCCCTTGAGAGCTCGCTGCTGGCAGTCCTGCTCGGCCATCGCAGCGATGTGATGATGAGCGAGTACGTTCAGGTCGTGCAAGACTGCTTCCTGGCTGTTCTCGCTCCGCACGGCCAACTGAAGCGGCAGTCGACGCACGCTGTGATGGAACCGACTCTGCCGGCCTTCCGGAACTTCGCGCAGACCTCCTTCGGGCGGTACATGGAGGTCTTCGAGCTGCAACCGAAGCACTCGGTCCTGGCCTCCTATCCAAAGCTCGTCCTGCATCCGCTGGCGAGCGGGCTGGTCGAGATGTGGTACACGTGGTTCTGGCTGCCAATCTCCCCGCCGAGCGAGCAGCAGGAAGCCCGCCTGGATCCATTGTGGGTGGAGGAGCTATGACCGAGATGTACGCCAAAATGCGCCCGCCCAAGCGCTATTCCGTTCCCGAGGGATCCGAGTTGATGCAGTGGTTCATGCGATGGTTTCGCAGCTGGTTCCAGGTTCAAGCGATCAGCCAGGTCAGCCCGGAGATCCAGCAGCCTGGCCGCGGGGTCTATATCGAGCTCTTCCACGGCCGCAGTCCGAAGGATGAGGAGCTTGATGACTGGGGCGTCAACGGTCCGCTGTTCGGTCCCTACACCTGCGTCCACCAGACGTACATGTCGACCATTCGCCTGATGAAGGCGAACGGTGACGAAGACATGCTGTGGGTCGTCGAAGACCTCGTCTACTACGACGGGGTCTACTACGGCGACTTCACCATCTACTCCGAGGCGTACATCGCCACGCAGTCGCGCAAGCCGAGCTCCTTCATTGAGGCGAAGTCTGAGCGCAAGCCGGAAGACAAGTTTGCGGAGCCGAAACCCGATGAAGCGAACGCTTGATCTGACGCCGAGGCAGTGGACGACGCTGGCCTGGATTCTTGAAGGGGTCGTCGGTGTCACTGTCGACCACAAGGTCTGGCAAACAGCGAAGGCAGGCGTTCGAGAGATCGACGCCTCCATCGTCCGCGAGAAGAAAGGACAGAAGCCGTGATTTTCATGAACACCTGGGAAGTGAGCGAGGCTGCGGATCGACACAAGTCGCATCCCGTCCTCGGTCGCGCAACCCGCCTGCTGTCCGAGTTTCAAGACCTTGTCGACGCCAACTCAGACGGCTGGGCCTACTGGAAGGCGCCACAGAAGGCTGTCCAGAAGCTCGTGGCTCTGATTCAGGAGCCGACGACAGCGACAGAGGCGAAGCTCAAGGCTGCGATCACTCCGATCAAGGCCTTGTGTACCCGCCACAAGCTGAAGTTCCCTGCCGAGGCGCTGGAGGAGCCTGTCGATCCGCACACGCTGCGGGCGCGGAAGCTCTTCGCACAACTCCGCATCCAGCTCGGCGTGGAGACCACCGAGCTGGCGATCCTTACAGTTCTTGCCGAAGCCCGGCATGCCTGTGACGATGCCAAACTCGACTACGCAGAACTCGATGAGCAGGCGCAGTCCCTCTACGCGAAAGAGGTGGTGATCGGATGAGAGACAAGGACCTCCGCAACCTCGAACTACGGATCGACCCCAACAACCCTCTGTGCATTGAGACGACCGAGGGTCAGCTCGTTGCAAACGGATGGGCAAACAGTGAGCTGCGCACGAACCCCGACACCAAAGAGGTCTACGAGCGGCTCGTCACCAGCTGGAATGCCCACCGCGGGCTCACCACAGGTGACATCAGCTGGTTCAAGCACTCACTGCTGACGGACTTCCTCGCCATCATGGAGGAGGCTGCCGGCTACCTCGACTTCCTGGGAACGGGGAGCAGTGACGCCGCGGCTCGTCGTGAGGAGGCCGCGTTCAACAAGAAGGTCGAGGCCTTCAAGGAGCGACTGAAGCCGTGAGCGACGTCAGCCTTGGTGACGGAAGCTACTTCGTTCGGGACGGGCAGCTGACTCATGTGGTGCTGGTGCCCATCCCGTACTACGACATCTCGTGGACTCTCCTGGTCGACATGTGCCAGTTGACTCCGAACACCTGGGGCGTGCAGGAACGTGACGGCTTCTTCGTGGCAAAGTCGAAGCCGGAGATGCTTGCGAAACTCAAGGAGCTGATCCCGCAGCCATGAGCGACGACCTTGACCCCTGGCTGCAGGACGCCCTTGACGACACAGATGCCCTGACCCTGCGTCTGATCATCAACGAATCGCCGGATCCGGAAGAGCGGGCGCAAGCCGAGCGTGCTTTGGCCGAGATCCACAAGCGGCGGGCGAACCGGCATAAGGAGCCTTGACATGACCTTCCTTCAATTCCTGGCTGTCTGTCAGCTCACCATTGCTGGTTGCTTCATCCTGGTTGTGGGTCTGGGCGACTTGGATCCACTGTCGCGTCTGCTGACAGGCTGGATCGCAATGGTGCTGATCGCGCTTGCCATTTACGGCTGGACTCGGAAAGGAGCACTCTGACATGCTGACAGCTCAAGAGATCGCTCGACGCCTTGTTGAGTGGTACGACGAGGACCTCAGCGACGAAGAGCTCGACCCGCTCATCACCGAGTGTCGGGAGCTTCTGAAACTGAAGCCGGATCCGAACGGCAGTCTGATCGCCGCCTTGATGGCGAATGAGACTGAAGCCGTCGCAGCGATCACAGAGGCCGTTCGTGAAGAGATGCACCGCTTGCGGCACATCCCGACGCGGTACTTCATCGCCGGCGTTGATCCAATTGCTGGCACGAAAGAGCAGAAGCAAGCAGCCAGGGACGCGTTGCTCAAGCTGGACTCGGAGCTCGATTCAAAGGGCTTCATCGACCTCGATAAGGACGGCGAGCCCTGCTGCCTGTCCGGCAATCCGCCGGCCTACGTTCCAAAGAAAATCGAGGCGTTGGCGGACTGCCCATCCTGTGGCGGAGCGGGTGAGGTCCATTCGCACAACCCGATTTGTCCAACTTGCCGTGGGAAGAAAAAGGTCACTCAAGAAGTGCACGACCGTGCCCTTGCGAGCGAGCGACAGATCGAGGCGACCATTCCCAGAACCACTGGCGACTACCAGTAGAACAGGAGCACCATGAAGCGACGAACCTTTCTGGCACAGACTGCCGGGCTTACGGCGGCGCTGGCTCTTCCCGGAGCTGTGCCAGCCGCACCGAGCCCCTTCAAGTACGTTGTCGGCCAGCAGTATCTGACTCAGGCCGGCAAGTGGATCACTGTGCTCGGACGCACGACCACGAGGGGCTACGAAACGCTGATCTGTAGCGATAAGCGCCATCGCTACGATCGTTCCACTGACAGTGTGGACGCCGGTCGCTGCACCGGGACGCACCACGACTACTCCTATCCCCACAACATCGTTCGCGAGGACCGTCCGTGCAGCTCACAGAGTTCACGATCACGACAGATGACGAACTCTTGAAGGCCGTCATTCGGGCGTGGCTCTATCTGGAGGACGTCTGCGGAATCAGTTTGTTCTCAGGCATCTGTCTGCTCGCCATGTTCTGTTTCGCGTCCGGTACTTGGTACGGCTATGCTCTGTTCGCGGAGCGACGCCAGCCCGAGGAGAGCATCTATGCTGCGGCAGAGGAAGCTGATGGCTAAAGAAAAGCGGCCGGTCGAGGCAGTCATCTGCCTCTGGAGCTATCGAGACGCACCGAACAACTCGATTCAGTGGGATCTCGAAGAGGCGTTCGCCATTGACGACAATGGCAGCGTGCTCACCCCGAGTCAGCATGCCTCGCGGGGCGAAGTTCCGTGGCAGGACTGGATGTTCAAGAACCCCAACAGTGATCGGGATCCGGAGCCATCCGGCGTCGTCTGGTACTTCTGCAGCGCGGATTGCCGTTTCGGGGCAACGCTCCCATTCAGTCCTGGCCACGCCCACGACTACAAGGATCTGTCGCCGTCAGTTGTGCCAGGCGACGCCAAGTGCGCTCGTTGCGAAGCGCCGATCAGTGCCTGACAAGGAGTTTGCTGATGGCTAAGCCACGGCTCGATCCGACTGTCAACTGGGCGGAGGCTTGGCCGATCCCCGAGATCTCCGGCGCCAAGCTCTGCCCGTACGTCGAGCCTCGCCCCAACGCGAGGTCGCTCCCCGATCTCCTGAGGGAGACTTTCCCGGACTTCAAAACCCGGGTGGCTTTCACCGCGCTGGTGATCCAGTGCGGAGACATGATCGACGGGTCAGACCAGGGCCGGTTGACGGCCGCGGAACTACCCTCGCCGGTCGCACACCGCCAGACGAAAGGCATCTACGGCCAAGAAGAGGTGGCCGCATGGTGGAATGCAGCTCGCCAGATCGTAGAGAATTGGCGGAAGAAGAAAGGCCTGGTCACGGCTCATGACCGGGCTGAACAGCTGAAGGATCTCCGGCGCCGGGTGAGATCCAGACGCCGCTGACTTGGGAAGGATCCCATGCAAGATGCTGCGAGCGACTGGCGTTTCTATGTCGCGGTTGGGATCGTTGTTCTGATCATCCTCTTCTGGGGACGGAACGACGACCCTCCGCAGTACTGGAGCATTTGAAAGGCACAGTGTGACGAACGAAAAGATCATTGAGGTGGCGCAGCTCTACCGAAAGCTGCTCAAGGGCGAGCCGGTCCGCGGTCCAGTCGAACTGGATTGGAGCCTGTGGACTGACGAGCAGCAGCACAACCACCTGATCTACGTCTGCGACGGGATCATCGGGTTTGTGCGGGACAACCGGATCGACAAAGCCTTCCGTTGGCTGGGTTGGATCCAGGGCGTTCTCGCGGCGACTGGAGTCTTCACGGTCGACCAGACTAGCCGGCACAACAGGCCCAATCCGGATCCGGATGGGGGAGAGCCGGCGGATGACTGAGGTCGATTACTGCATCTGCCTCGGTCGGAAGGATCCGAGCGAACCTGTGCCGCGGATCCGGGTCGTCAATGTCAGACGTATCTATGTCCGGCAATTTGCTGCGTCCTGGCGAGCGAGATTCTCGCCTCAGTTCAGCGATCTGCCACATCAAGCCTGGGACGATCTCGATCCTCTCGCCTACTGGGAGATGAGCTCGTTCGATCCTCAAATCCTGGAGTCGAAATGAGACTGATCGTTGACGCGGAGGTCATTGCCGAAGGGCAGTACTTCCGGAAGCGGAGCGGTGGCAAGGTCCATCTCCGACTGAGCGCAAAGTCCGTGCAGCATCACGGGCTCAACCCGCGGCTCGTTTACGGCGCTTCGCCGACTGGCGACCTGATCTCGGTTAGCCCGACGTCGCTCGTTGAGCTGTGCACTGTGGAGGACTTCGCCGAGAGCGCGCCTGAGTTCGCTCACGCCGGAGGGTAGTCATCTACATCCAGATCACGACACGCTGCGATATGGCCTGTGCCCACTGCTGTTTCAGCTGCAGACCGGGCATCGGTGTCGACATGTCACGTGAGGTCTTTCTGCGGGCGCTGGGCCTCACGCACGACCGCGGTGATCACTTCTGCCTCGGTGGCGGTGAACCGACGCTTCATCCGGAATTCTGGCCGTTCGTCACGCGGGCGCTGGAGTACCACGAGTGGGACCGCCGTGAGGAAGTGATGCTCTCCAACAGCGGTATCCCGCTGCTGATCATCACCAACGGCTCACAGACGAAGACGGCTCTCCGGCTGGCTCGACTGTGCGCTGAAGGAAAGCTGGAGGCTGTGCTCTCGCAAGACGAGTGGCACGACCCGATCGACAAGGCTGTCGTTGTCGCGTTTCGCGACCTGCAACGCCGGAAGAACCACGAGGGTGTGCGGTCGAACACGATCATCACTCCTCACGGCTCGGCTCTCAAGAACGGCATCCAGTCAAACGACGACTGGTGCTGTTGCGAGGACATGCTGATCAGTCCGAAGGGGACGATCTGGGCTTGTGGCTGCCGAAAGGTTAAGTTTGGCACCGTCTTTGAGCCGGACATTCCGGACGGCTGGTCGCGGGCGTGTGGCAAGACCTACACGGGAGAGGCAAGGGAATGAACAAGTTCTGGAGTGGCGTCCTGACCGCCGTTTTCGGCGGTGCCGTTTTGTACGGGCTGGCTCACCTTGTGATCCAGACCCGGGAGGCCAACGAAGCCTACAACGCCCGGATGCAGGACCTCGAAACCCAGTGGAAGGGCAAGCGGGTGCAGCCAAAGGCCGGTTTGCCTGGCTATGTGCGTGAAGTCTATCCGGAGATGGTTCGTGTCCGCTCTGCCGGCAAGGATGGTGAGGCGGTTGACGCGCTCTACTACTTCTGGGAAGTGACGCTGGTTGAAGAGCCAGAGAAAGGAACGCCTTGAGACCTGCAACCAATCCAGCGTCGTTTGACCACGTCACGACGCTGGAGAATATGCTGTTGGAGGCTCATCGCTTTACAGCACCGCCCTACACTGACCTGCCGGCTGCGTATTACGAGGAACGATCCATTGTTCTTCGGATCGGTCGCTCGATCGGGAAATCTATGGCTCTGCCTGGCGCATGGATGCGCTCGCCGCTGGAAGCACCGGGCCAGCCGGTCTTCATGCACCACCTCCGTATCGGAGTTGGCAAGCAGGCCAAGGAGGAGCTTCGTGAGCTGGGATATCAAGATTAAGCCTCACGACACCCTGCAGGCGATCGTTGCGGCCTGGGGTAGCCACCACAACGGCTACCACGTCAAGCCGACTGGCGAGGATCTGCAGAGGCTGAGGGCCAAGAAGAAAACCCAGCGAAAGGAGCGACGCAAGCTCCGATCTCGCGACCGCTGGAAAGGGCTGCGATGAAACGCTTCCTGCTGTGGGTCCACATCATCATGATGGGCGGCACCTTCGTGGCTCTGATGTGGACTGCCTTTCACGTGAAGCCGCTCTCGCAGGTTGTGCTACTGACGCTGCTTGCCATGTACTGGGCGATCAAGCTGCTCTACGCGTTTGACGAGTTCGACGACGAAATTACGGGGATCTGACATGCTCAAGCTGCAGGTGCCGGGCTTCGATGACTGGCATGAAAAGTTTCTGGCCTACGAAGCAAAGATGCGGACCGGGAACGCACAGTGGGTGTGCGATCAGAACGTCAAGATCGCGGACATCCCTCATCTTCGGGAGGTCGTTCAGACCTGGCCCGGCCTCAACATCGAAACGACCGAGCCCGGCATCCTTGGCGTGCCGACAGCGATGCCCGGGTATGCCCTGGTCACGTTCTACGGAGCGCAGTACCGCGGCCGGCTCGGTCTGATTTGGGATGAGCTCAAGGCGCTCAAAGCGCGGAAAGGCATCTTGTGACGCCGCAGAAAGTAGCGATGGAAACCGCACTTAAACAGCACGACATGAGCCCTCGGAAACTCTCCGAGTGGCTCGAACTGGCGGTGCAGGACCTGAAGCTGGTCATGCAGGACCCCAGATACACGCCGCACATGGATTACTTCCTGGCGACGCTCCACACGGACACGTGCTACGTGTGCTTGGCCGGTTCCATTCTCGTCGGAGCCGGATTGGATCACTGGACGCCGGCTGGCACGATGGAAAACATCACCCGCGGCGACGCGGACCTCGCTGGCCTCCTGTTCGCGATCGATAAGCTGCGACGTGGTCGCATCGCGGGCGCTCTCTACAACCTCATGCTTAGCAAGGACGAGAACCGCTACATCGTCGAGAGCGACTGGAAGCGGATCCGTGAGCTGCTCGACGAGGGGTCTCGTCTACCGAACTTCGAAGACGAGATGGCGAGTTGGGAGCTGAACGATCCCGACAACGAACCGTTCTTCGAAGACATCCACTCTGTTCTTCTCGAACTGAAAGGTCTTGGGCTGTGACTGAGCCTGACACGAAGACGCTGCTGGGATCTCTTCTCGAATTCAAAGAGGAGCAGATCGTACACGACATGAGTCCGCGGTCCCTCTCCGCGTGGCTCGAACTTGCCGTTGCGGACCTTCGACGGTTCGCCGTCACGCCCGGGTTCGTAGTGAACATGGGTGTGTTCTACGTGCAGTCGAGAGTCAATCCGCATCACCGCCATGAGGATTATTTGACTCCGCAATGCCAAATGTGCCTGGCTGGCTCTGTCCTGGCCGGCGCCGGCGTCTCCACGACCTTTGAACGAGATGTCTTCAACTACCTCAGTGCCGATAGCCAAGAGCTGCTGCAAGCGATCAACCAGCTACGGAACGGCAACATCGACGCGGCACTTGATGAGCTGGGTAGCGAAAACCGGTTCATTGACGCTGCTGTGCGGCCGAGAATTGCTGAGCTTCGCTTTGCCGGCGACGACTGCTCTTTGGAAATCGGCTACTGGGAGCACAAGAAATCGGCTTCGGACCAACAGCCGTTCTACGACGGCATGGATCGGGTGGTCGCTAAGCTGAAAGAGCTTGGGATATGACGCCAGCCCACGACATGAGCCCGCGGAAGTTCTCCGCGTGGCTTGAACTCGCTATTGCTGATCTCAAGCGGGTCGAACTGGACCCAGTCTTTGAGGTCGATATGACCTGCTTTCTCAAACAGCACTACACCCGTCCGGGTGTCTGCCGCGTCTGCCTGGCTGGCTCTGTGCTGGCCGGTGCCGGGCACAACCCGACAAGCCGGTTCGCGGACGAGTTCCACAGCCTCACGCAGTTTGAGCGAAATCTGCTCCAGGCAATCGACGCTGTCCGTGGTGGCCACATCCAGACCTCGCTCATCTACGCTCAGGACGCAGTCGGCTACATTCCTGAGGCAGATCGCAAAAAGATGAGTCCACTCGGTTTTTCTGGTTGGCCTGTTAGCCTGCCGGACGCTGTCGAGTGGGTTTACAGCCGCAATGATTCGAACGCTGAGTTCTTTGCCTACATCCAGGCCGTCGCCGACAAACTGAAAGAGGTGGAGTTGTAATGCTTGCCGAGATGATTGTCGGCCACATGGTTGGGGACTATCTGCTCCAGAACCACTGGATGGCCCTCAACAAGAAGAAGGCGTCACTGCCCTGTGCGGTGCATTGCCTTGTCTGGACCCTGGCGGTGGCGACCTGCAGTGGCTGCTGGTCGTTGCTGCCGCTTTTCTGGCTGTTCGCGACGCACTTTGCGATCGACCGCAGCCAGTTTATCCACTGGTACATGGGGCATGCCGGCCAGGCCGGCTTCCGTGACAACATGGGGCCTTGGAGCAGCATCGTGGTGGACAATGCGTTCCACCTGCTGACGCTGCTCTTGGCCGCGAAGATGCTCTGAACTCAATCCGCGGGTATTGAACAATGAACGGTCTCTCGACGCTGATTCTCAACGCCAAGGAGTCGTTTTCGAACTACCGCTCCTTTCCGAACGCAGACACGACGTCGCTTTACGATTTGGCCGACAGCATTCGTGGTATGGACGGCCCGGTGGCTGTGGTGCGATTGATCGCGGCTGCGCGACAGCATCCGGAGATCCTGAGTGAGCAGCAGCTCGTTCAGGTGCTCTTTGAAATGGTCCCACCAGCGCGGGGCGAGCCCTGCTGAAGGAGTCTATGTCGGAATTTGCTGCTGTTGATCAGCTCCAGCCCCGGGCTTTGTCCGAGTGGCTGGAGCTTGCCCTTGAGGACCTACGCAAATGCGAGCAGGATCCTCGCTACGAAATCGACATGAGCAGCTGGCACCACCCGGCGGAGGGTGTGTGTCTGGTCTGCTTGGGCGGGGCGGTCATGGCTCAGACCGGCGAAGTGCCGCTTGAGCGAACCACCTATCCGCACCACATGACGCCTGAATTCGCACGAATTCTTCAGGCGCTGGATTACCTTCGAAGTGGTGACATCGAATCCGCTCTGTGTGATGTGCGCCATTCGCTGCTGATCCCTGCCGCGACGCGCTCGCGGTGCGAGGAGCTCTGGTTGCGCAATGAGATTCCAAACGTCCACGTGACCCGGTATACAGACAGCCCGGAGGACTGGCGGACTGGAATGGACGCCGTCCTCGCTCTGCTCAAAGCAAAGGGAGTCTAGGTGCTACATGGAACGTAGAACTTTCTTCGGCCGGGTTGTGGGCGGTGTCGCCTCGATGCTCGGTCTCGGTAAAGTGGCGGCTTCGGCGCCGTCTCCGCTCTATGACATGCCGCCGATGTCCGGAGCCATGCCGTTCCGGCTCGCCGACTACAGCTCGATGGAGCGGCAATCGGTGCTCACGATGAATCGGCTGTCGCCGGCCGACTGCGAGAAGATCACTGGGCTTCTTCGGAATCCTGGGGCTCTCGGCCAGCTTCAGATCCTTCCGCCGACGCGGATTTATGAAATGCCCAGCCCGGGGCAGGAGCCAACAGTGTCTCGCGACGAAATCTATCAGCAGATGATCGACCGTGCTCAGCGGCACGGCGAGGAGTCTGAACCGGATCACGAGATCGGTGATCTGCAGCAAGCCTTTCAGATCGCGCTTCGGTTTGTTTCGGATGCGGATCTGGCTAAGCTCCAACACCATCTCGACGTCGAGATCGAATTTGCGCCCGACGAAGACGAGGACGACTCGTGAAACGCAGAACCTTCTTCGGCCGACTCCTGGGTGGCTTTGCCGCTGCCTTGGGAGCTCGGCCGGCCACTCAGTACTTCGCACCGTACGCAGGGCTCACTATTCCGTTTGCGGGGCCTATACCGAATGGGATTATTCGCGGGCCGGTCTACGTCATCGAGTTGTCGAAGACAAGGCCGTTCTACGACACAGTCCAGCTCAGCGCGTGTCTCGCTCGCCGCTTGGGTTTTGCAGCGGTGAATGCTCCCCTCGGCGATACATTCCTGAGGAACCTCATGGCAACGCATGTTCTCGAACGCACGAGCCCGAAGGGTCAGGACTTCCTGGGGCAGTGCGTCTACTGTGGGACGCCGAACCTGACGGCGTTCCAGGCGAATGACGAGTGCTCTGCGGCTCCGGACAACCCGGAAGTCCGCTTGAAGGACGCTCTCCACTTCGGAGCTGAAGATGAAGACTGAAGCCTTCCGCATCACTCTTGGCATCCAGCCGGGTTACAAACAGCTTCAGGGCGAAGTGCCGATGAATGATCGTCGGCTCCTTCAGCACGCGATCGACAGGCACAACCTCCACATTCGCGACAAGTGGGGCAATGCAGTCAGCTGTGTTGTCATGCTTGGAAATGCCCTCTACGAGATGGCCCGCGGCTGTCCCGAGGACGGCGAGCCTGTCTTCGTCATCACTGGTGTTCGTAATCCAGAGATCTGGAAGCTCGGTGACACCTGGCATAACTTCCGCGCCGCCGTCCAGCATCTTGCCTTCGCTCTCGGGCAGGATTTCCAGCAGGCCCGGGTCTATCTCGAATTCCACGACGTCGATTTCTTCTACCTGAAGGTCGACGCCCATCCCGAGGCAACTCATGACCCACTTCGAAGCTCCGAAGTTCCTGAACGGTGAGTATCCCGAGACGCCGGAGGAGCTGTCCCCGGCGATCCAGGAGCTCGACCGGCTCTTTCGCCCGATGAAGCGTCGGGTGACCCACCTCATCGCCCCGCCCGACATGTGGCAGACGATGTACCTTTGGAACGACAATCCGCAAGGCGTCGTTCCGCTGCCCACCGATCGGGACTACACAAGGTCGATCTACGGCCTCCAGGTTCTGGTCGGCGCGAAGTTCGATCTGCTGTCGGCTCAGACGGCCAGTCTCGACCACATCGACCTGCAGGTGTGGCGGAACATCTACACCCGAGACTCGATCGGCGAGGCAATCCAGCACTCCCGCGGTCAGTTCGTTGGCGCTCGGCCAAACTTTATCGTGATCCCCGCCGCATTCGAACAGGAGCTGCTGAAGTACTGCCGCGAACCACAGTGTGCCGGACATCGGATCTTCAACGAGAAGCGGGACGGTATGCAGTTCCTGATTGGGGACCAGTTCCAGATCCTGCGTGGCATCAACGGAAAGGAGGCGTGACCTGGATCCATTGCTTTGCCTTGAACGTCTTCTTCGAGCCTTCCACGAGCAAGATCAGCTTGAAGTGGACATGGCTCTGAAGGATCTCTGGGATTGGGCCGAGAAGGATGGCTGGTTGCCAGTCGTCTATGGCCCGATCCTGGGAGTCTTTCGTCCGAAGCGGTACGACAAGCCACCGCACCTGATCTCTAAGGTCGTCAAAGAGGTGTGGGACCGGGACCGCCGGTACGGGCTCATCGCCCACCGCAGTGCCAATGTCGCCAACCTGGCGCAGTGGCGGCTGGAGAAGCGAGTGGCCGGCGAGCGGAAGGTGCTCGGCTTCCACGAATTCCCGCACGCCTTCCAGGGTGACGAGGTAGTGGAGTGAGCGACTTCCGTCACCGTTACAAGGTCACTGAATGCCCTGAATGTGGGGCCAACCTTCTGTTACCGAACTCGGTGGATGTCGAGTTTGTTGCGACGGGCAGCATGCCCTGGGTGACGCCGTCTCGGCTCGGCGCCGGCGCCGAGTTGGTCGACACAGACGGCAACATCGCTAAGGGCCTTCATTCAGACACTCGTTGCTCCGCTTGCGGCGAGTCTCTATCGGATCATGAGGTGCTCGAATGAGCGGAGTCCTTCAAGGGCGGTACGAGCCGCCCGAACACCGCACCGAGTTCGAGGATCTCGACTCGTCCATGAACAGCTCGAAGGCTGTCGCTTTCGTCATGACGATCCGCGGGGATGAGTTCGCGAGGACCTTCCCGTACGCGGTCATCGTCGAAATGTGGGACAAGACCAAGTACGGTCGTGTCCGCTGTGAGTGGCAGAAGCAATTCAGCGAAGCCGCTCGTAAGCTGATCAGCACCTGGCACACGAAGTTCCGGAAGTGGCATCTACAGACCGGTATGCCGGAACGCGTCGCCATCCGGCCGACGACGATGGAGCTGCTTCGGAAGGCCCTCAACTTCTTCGCGACGGTCTGAGATGAAAACGCAACTTCGCCTGGAGAAGATCGACACCGGCTTTGAGGACAGTAAAGCGGGTGCCGAAGTGGAGTTTCAGAACTGCATCGTTTCGCTGACTCGCCCCGAGACGCAGAAAATCGAGATCACCCGCTGTGAGCCGATGTACTACCACGGCTACCACTACATTCTCGGGCTGGTGACCTTCACGGACGCCGTTCCTGAGGACGCACCGCAAGAGTTTGATCGCATCCGCGGATTGGACACGAACTGATGTCGACGAGTGGACCCTCTAAGTCCTATGACGAGCTTGTCGCAGAAGCACGCGAGTCGTTCGCGCGGTCTGCGGCGGAGATCCCGACCGAAAACCTCCTCCTCGATCTGCTGGCCGGCATTGCCGCCCAGATCTTCGGACAGATCGGTAGAGTTGAATCTGAGCCAGCTTTCGCATGGATGAGTTCCGATGCGAAGCTGGCTTTTGGCGGGCTTATGGGTCACGGAGAGGCTCTCCGAGACGTTTTGAGGCGTTCCCGAGAGATTCGGGCCGCGGAAACGTCCTCGGAGCCGCCTGACGCGACGCCTGCGCTCGTAGCAGCCCGCAAAATGCTTCGGATGGCACACGCCGACGCCCGAGCCATGAAGGCTTGCTGGGACGCGGCCTGCAATGACATTAGTGTGCTAACGGAGCAGCTGACTGCCCGTACACTGGTGCCTGTGGCCATCCGGGTGACGCAGCCGACCCCGACGAGCTGTTTCCGGGCTTGTGTCGCGACCGTGCTGGACGTCCCTGTCGAGCACGTTCCGACCGCCTGCGACGGCGACTCCTGGGACTGGGACGTGTTTCAGGAGTGGCTGGCTGGCTTCGGACTCCAGGCCATCGAGTTGATTCTCGACGACCGTCCGATCCTCTACCCTGTCCCGCGCCAGGCCCCAGTGATCATCATCGGGAACTCGCCGCGGGAATGCACGACTGGTCGGCACGCGGTTGTCGGACGCTGTCGTGGCCTCATGGGCTTCGACTATGTCCACGATCCGCACCCGGATGGGACCTTTCTCACCGGAGAGCCGACTCATCTGATCTTCTTCACGCTGCTGAACCCGGCAGCGGCCGTTCGACTCCTCAAGAAGCGACGCTATGGCGACCCGGATCGACGAGGCAAAGACGAAGCTGGAGCAGGCCCTGACTGAAGCGACCGGGGCCTTTGGCAGCTGTATTGAAGGAAATCGAATGAAGACCGTTTCCATGCCGGAAGCCGGGATCCTCTGGGCGAAGGATCGAGCACTCGACGACCTGGAGATGGCGCTGTCTGACTTCATGGACGGCGCTAACTTCGCTTCCAGCGATTCGGAGCGTCGCCGGAAGATCACCACTTCGGTCGCCCGGATTGGCATGCTCCTGCTCCTGTCGGACGATCAGGAGCACTCCTTGCAGATGCTCCAGCAGGCCAACTACTGGAACGGTGAGAAGGACTCCTTCTGGGAGGCCCACGCACCGCCCGAGGGCTACTATCCTGCCAAGGCCTGATCAAAACCCGCGGATTGAATCGCAGCATCCACCGGACCGGCCGCTTTGGCACGGTCCGGTGGGTTGCCTTCTCTTTCTTCTCGTACTGGGCTTCGGCCTGGGCTGGCTCATTGCAGGGTAGTATGTCCGACGAAATCATCATCTCTCGTGATAGAGAGACGTTCATCATTGTCAGAGGTGCGCTCTTCATCGCAGGAGTTCCCATCTCTGACGACAAAATTCCCTGGGACCAGTTGCGCCGGGCTCTGATCACGCAGTCGTATCGCGGCGGTGACGACTCGTGGGACGACTACGAGCATCCTGTCACGCACCAGCACACTCGCGACTACCAGCTCGCTGACGACTGGATTAAGGCACTGCTGCCTTATCCGCCTCACCGCGCACCTCGCTGCAAAGGTTGTGGCAAGTATGCGATGGATCCGCGGTGCCCGGGTTGGCCGGCCGGCTTTCGGCCAGTCCATCAGCACCACGCGCCGGACGGCTTCTGCGACGGCCGATCCGGTCATCTGGGCGCAGCCGGTCCTCAGGATCTTCCGGGTCCGGCTGGCGAGCCTGTCGAGGACATTCGGATTCAGCGCGATCGGATCGTCCGGAACCTCAACGACCGCGTGCATACGCTCGAAGAGTATGCGGTTCGGCTTCGGTCCGCGCTGGAAGCCTCGCGGCAGATCGAGATTCTCGTTCTGCGAGAGACACTGGCTGGCCTCCAGGGTGATGAGATCGCACTGGAGAAGCACAGGCAGGAAACCGCAAGGCTCAATGCTCAACGGAAGGAGGCTCTCGATACCGAGGCCCACTTGCCGATCAACATGGGCAGCGACCGGCCGACGCTTGAAAAGGCACTGGCTGACGCTCTCCTCGATACGATCTCGGCTCACGGTCCCATCACCGCCGAGAATCGCTCCAGCGCTGCCAAGCGCATGATTGCCATGATCAAGGTGTGGGACCGGAACGGGCGCCGATCTGTCCCGGGAAAGCAAGAGCGCGATGCACGACTTTCATCAGAAGAAGTTCGGCGAGAAGGCACGCTCGATGGCGGACTGGTTGCAGATGGCGCGGAATGACCTCGTCACTGCGATGTCGACTCCGAATGTGGAGATCAACATGCACGTCTTCATCCGGCTTGATGCAGACAATCCTGATGTCTGTATGGTCTGCCTGGCTGGATCCATGCTGCTGCCAATTCGGCCGGTGACGTGGGGTCAGGAGGGCTATCACTTCTTGACCGAAGAGGTGCAAAACCTCATGCAGGCCATCGACTGCATTCGGCTCGGGACGCTGGCTGGCTTGCTCGGCTACATGGTCCAGATGCCGAGCCTTCTGACGCTTGAGGCGTTCGGGAAGGCGAAGTCTTTGCAGCGGAGGTACAAGCCCGGTTCGCGAGCTCTGCCGGAGTGCAAGTGGGATGCGACGAATCCCCAGCAATTCCTGGCCGCGGTGGACGCCAGCATTGTCGTGCTGAGAGATCTCGGCCTATGAACGAGCCCAACCCACAGCAGATGCAGGAGGCTGCTGAACGCCTCCAGGAGCGTGTCGGATCAGAGGGGAGGGTTGGGATCGGCGCCGCCGTCTCGACCCTCTTCGTCTATCTCGACCGCAAGAATCCGGAGATCGAGAAGATCGCGGACTGGGAGGGCTTTCCGGTCAAGGTCAGCGTCCCGGGTCCTGTGATCGGCGGTCCCCACTACCCGCGGAGATAGCTATGCCGGATGTACTTGGCAACTGGGATCGTCGTGCGGATGATCCCGACTACAACACCGCCTTGGATCGTATCGAGCGTCCGGTCGAGCCGGATCCGAATGAGCCTGAGATCCAGTTGGATTATGCGCTGGAGACGAAGACATCCGAAGGTTGGAAGCGGATCATCGTTCGCGATACGCCAGAGGAGCTCGCGGTCTGGTACCAGACTCGCATCGCTGACCTGCTCAATGCGGGTTACACGATCAAGCACCTGAGCACAGTGCGTGTTCGCCGTGTCGTTACAAAATCGGAGACCATTGAGTGCGACCTCTCCATCGAATCCTCGTCGCTGAGTTCTTCTACGCGATCTGTACCTCGTTCCTAGTGACTGTCGCGGGCGGGTTTCTGCTCAGTGTCGTGTTTGGTGCACGTGCTGAGCTCGCCGGCATGTGGCTCGGGTCGTCATTGAACATGCTCTGCGGAGTCTTGTTCGTCAACAAGCACTACAAGTACTTCCACAACAACCGCCTCGGTGGCGTCGCCATCAAGGACATGTCGCACAATGAACGCGCACTGCTCCTGACGACGATGGCCGCGCAGTGGATCTACTACCGCTATCGAGTCTGGCAACTCATGAGAAAGGCACCACCAGATGGACAACCTCCTGGGGACGAACCCGGCCAAACTCCTGATGGGTGATCGGGCGTTTCACATCCCGATGAACTTCATCGTTCAAGACACCGGTGATCCCAATCACGTGGCTGGTGTCTTTCAGACCACCAACGGCGCCCCTCTGCTGATGGGCTCCAAACGGCCGCATGTTTTGTTGCTGGGCGATATGATCTTCCGGCCGCACATGGCGTTCGGCAGCGACGCCTTCATTGGCAGCGGAATTGCGTCACTATATACGAGTGGTTTTACCTCTCAGGAGAAGTGGGTTGCAGGCGACGATCACCGCGTAGAGAACCTTGT